CTTCGCCGTGAACTCTTAGAAAAGGATTGATGTATGCTGAACACAGTTGGTGCTCTGATCAAAAACGATGAAGGTAAAATCTTGGTGCAGATGCACGTTAAGATCGGCGGGTATACGGTACCTAGTGGGAAGTTAGAAGCAGGTGAAACTTTAGAACAAGGTCTTCGCCGTGAACTCTTAGAAGAAATCGGAGTATCAGATTTAACCATCCTTGATGGGTACCACCACTGGTTTAATACGTATCCTAATTTGGGAAACGTGGAACAAAATATCTTCACGGTAGAAATCCACGAAGAACCTCGTAATATGGAACCTGATCGTCATTCTTATTTAGGTTGGATGTCGCCAGATGAAATCCTAACTTCCGGGAAACACCTAAGTAATTATTTAACCACCATATTAGAGAAAGAAACAACCGCTGCTGATTAAACACAGATCTATATTACTAGGGTGTAATATCCCTAGTAATATTCATTCAAACTTTATAGAGAGTAAAATATGAAAACCAAACAAATCACTGAACTACTATTCCAAATGGTAGACGCTTACGGTAAACTGACTAACAACCGTCCACATCGTGCGGTGCAAGATCTTAATAGTGGTTATTGTTACATGGTCGCTACTTTAGCACAACACATCTTAAAAGAGAAATACCGTATTGACGTCAATATGGTTTCTCATCCGCACCACTGTTTGTTAGAATATGAAGGTGAGTACTACGACACCATCTACCCAACTGGGTATCCTGATGACCCTTGTAAGGTTTGGAAACTAGAAGAAGCTAAGTGTCGTTCTACCTTAGATCTCTTAGAATACGGTGAAGTTGGTATTTTGAATCCACACCCACGCCAAATTGTTTTGGTCGAATGGATGTGTGAAGAATTTGGAGTATCTAAACCGGACTACTACCAACACATGTTGGAGTGGTACGATACACCAGACGCTTACCGTCGTTTTAAATGGAAAGGCTACCCTGACTTTACTAAGACTACGTATCGTCGTTTGATGACTCGTTACCGTCGTCGTCACCATCAGTATTTCGACGAACCTCTAACGAAATACTCCATGGGGTGGATGGCAGACTTCATCGCTTACCCAGAAGACTTGTGGGTGACATTACGAGTTACCGATTACCGTACTTGGTTGAAGAATGTCATCAGAACACGTTATCCGTCTTACGAGGAGGTGATGGTATCTTGTTTTGGCGAAGAGGTATACGATAGACCCAACATTCAGATAGCAGGGCGACTTTCCACCATCGCAGAACCGGGATTAAGTAAACTTCGTGGTTGTATTCCGACGGTCCAAATGATCGATGACGCGGGATACCAAAAGCACTCAGATGAACGTGGAACGGTTGAGTTGGAAATGCATTGGGGTGGATGTGAATCACCAATCAATACTTTACCTAAACTCGATTTAAGTACACCGCTTCAACTAACAGACCTTTCTAGTGGATGTGATGATAACGTCTTGACACTAGGTTCACCGGATATGTTAAAAGATGGGTCAGAGGAGTCGGAGGAAAATCACAACATCACACTCGCAGATATAGCCTTGGCAATAGCCCCACGTTCTACTGTGGAAACGAACCTTTCCACTGGAGACGGTGAGAAAGTATTGACTTCTGACTCCCCCGATTTATTGAAAGACGAACTTAAAGTCGAGGGGACAAATGAAGAAGAGAAAACGGAGCACAACGTTTATGTTGGTCGTAAAGCTTCTGGTGTTGGATCCTTTCTCGGAGGTGGTTTAGTTGGTGGGTTAATTGGTTACGGCATCAGTAAACTCCGAAACAAATAGTATGTAGACTATTTAGGAGGGTTTTATGTCAAGACTGGGATTGGCTGTGAGCGTGTGTTCGGTGTTAGTGGCAGGTTCGCTAGCCACTACTTCAATAGACGTGTTATATGAAATGGTGGAGGATAAGAGTTATAGAGTCAAATCTCATCCTCCTTATATTGTGTCAAGCTTTAATTGCATCCTAGGAAAAGGTAAGTTAAACTTGGATCGATTTTACTACTTCGCTAGAAGGAATAGTTAAATGTTTAAAAAAGAGAATGTAAAAATATTTGTTATCGGTGGCGTACTTGCGTGTCTGTTCCAAATAGTGTTATACCTTTTACCAAACACTTATGTGGTGGAAGGTGAAATCATAGAAATCGTAGAACACACGATGGATACGTCAACAGTACACTTTCCAACGGTAGGTGAACCAAGATTAATTGAACCTGAGTTAAATACTTTCAAACGTTATCATCTTACAATCTTGTTCGCCAACTACGTGATAGATTGTCCGCTAAGAGAAAACAATGAAGGTCTGATCAATGGAAGTAACCATGTGGAAGTGACTTACGAGATCATGGACACCGGTGAATTCCGTTGCATCGATGTTAATCCTAGTGTTGTTTGGGAAAGCATGTAATGAAAAGAACCACCTTAATTAAAACTCCTTTCTACGGAGTGATCTCAGCTCTACTCGCTTTCTTAGCGTGGTGTTCTATCAATTATGAGATACGTTCAGCAGAAGGGTATGTCACTGACATTTTCACCACGACCAGTCAAGGTGAAGTATTAACCATGAGCCAGTTCGATAACATTCGAATAGAAGGTGACGAAACTCAGATGTATCAGTACTTTGTACGAACACCAGATGGGCTGGTAGAATGTGAACTCGATCAAGAAGCTCATATGGAAGTGAACGGATTACGACATTTACAAGTAATCTATGACCGCTATCCTACCGGTGAGATAAGTTGTCTTTACTTAGGTTACTAAGATGGTGGGTCCTTCGGGGTCCACCATTTACCTTTCTTTTTATTTTTTACTTGGAGTTTATTTCAGATCTATATTACCAAAGTGTAATAGAACTATATTTAACCTTTACGTGAGGAACTGTATCATGGAATTTTTAAAAGACCGTCCATCTAAAGACGAAATCCGTTTAATAAAAGCGGGAACAGGTATAGCAGTTGCTGCACTACAAACCGCAGTGAAAGGTGAGGTGCAAGTTAAAGATTTAGTTTGTACTGCCATCGGAACTACCGTGTCCGTAGCGAACACCAGAGAGTCAGAACGTTACCGCATCAACGCACGCGAAGACGCAGTATGGAACACCGTAGGTAACATCTTAGTAACTAATGTTATCGCATCCCTTATTTCTTAATCTAACCTTTATTGAGGAATTTATTATGAAAGCACAATCTGCAATCATCAAAGAAGTCATGCCAATCAACTGGAAAGCATGCAAAGACGGGTCCCTAAAAGAGTTCGGTATTTTTAACAAAACGGATCCAGTATCTGGGAAACTTATCCTCCTAATGGTCGGTGATGAAAGAACTGATTCAGCTTTCACATTGGCAATCGGTGGGATGAAAAACGGTTGGGTAATCCGTGACCTAGCTCAACACGAAGCCTTGGGTGGGAATTATAAAGATGGCCTGTTGGAAGAACTTGATGGATGTGACGCTACAACAGCGGTAACTAAATTCATCGAAATCTTAGAATCAAACAATCTTTAAGGAGTTCATTATGGAAAACTTTATTTACAAAGACGTTAACTACATGGACTTGGTGAAAGCGACCTTTGGTAAACACAGCTTCTATATCAGTAAATGGGATGTGGAAACTAAACTACCAAATAGTGGAATCCAACTAACCGAGGAACGTCCGGTAGAGTTTAATACGGAATTACATATTGAACTCAATATAACTATGTACTCAAGTGTGACTATTCATATCACCGATTCTTTACAAGCACTGGAGATCGCTAAAGAACTTTCTTCTGAGCTTAATAAAGAAGTGGTTATTTATTCACACGCTCGTTATCTGGCTCGTTTCCTAAAAGGTGAACAAGTTGGTGAGCTACGCACATTAGATGATTTCTATACGAACATCACTGATGAAGAACGTGCACTGACTCGTTTAAAATAATTAGAAAGCATAAAACCTCCTACTACCCCTCGGGGTAGTAGGAGGAAACCTATGCAGATTATTTTTTTTTGCTTTGGATTATACCATCGCGTTTTTGTTCTTAACAGTTTTAGCGCGAGCGTCCATCTGTTCCATGATACCAGTATCACGTAGAGAGTTAAGAACCGCAGTACGGTCTTTAAAGCCTGACGGGATACTAGCACCGATGTTGTTGTACAACGGCAGTTTCTTCAAGAACGTGCGAGCTACTTCACGAGTCGCCAGAGTGTCGAACTCAGTAAGACCAGTGTATTCCATGTTGATCTCACGGATTTGACCAGCTTCTTCTTTGTTACGACGAATGCCAACTTCTACTGTAGAACGAGGCATGACTGCCATAGTGATAGCGGCGTGTGCGATATCACGCATGTTCTCAGTCGTGTTGAACATCAGTAGTGTGGCTGAACGTTCGTCGATCAGTAGGTCGCCCGGGTTGCTCAGTACCACGGCACGAGGTGCTGCTAGGTCTGGGTCGTAACCCAACCATTTCACCCAGATAGAGTGTAGGTTAGTGAAGACTTCACCTACTACGTCGTTACCTTGGAATGAAATAGGGCCTAGAGTACGAGTACCGCCAGTAGGAACGCTTAGCGTACGGCCAGACCAGCGAACGTCACCGAACTCAAGTTCAGTACGGTCAGTTGGACCTTGCCAAGTACGTGCACGTGTTTCGAACCACGCTTTAGCTAACGCATGCAAGTAGTTACCCGCCGGTAGCTTGCTGAACAACGCCGGTGTTGACATCACGAAACACCAACCTTGTTGGTCAACGTGCGGATGCTCGTTAACGTATAGGTAGGAGTCCGGTGCGAAACCGTATTGACCACCTTGAGTACCATCTAACGTTGGGCGTACACCTTTGTCAGTGTTGGTAAAGAAGGCAGATGAATTAGACACTAAAGTCTTATTACCGCGATGCGGTTGGTTAGAAGACATCTAAATTACCCCTCAGCTGCCAAGTCTTGCTCGTTGCGTGCAACGAGAGACATATCCATCATGTACTTACCTTTACGGAAAGCAACATAGCCAGTCACGTAAAGAACAGAACGAGAATCAGGACCACCTTCGTTGTAAGTTGGTTCTACAACCAAATCTTCGAACATAGTACCTAGGCGCTCACGACATTCTGTTTCAGCACGATCTTTAACAATCGCTGCGTATTCTTCAGCAGTGATCGTAGTATCACCAGAAACCAGTGTCCACGTATCTTGGATGATCTTCTCAACACACACCGAAGTGAAGACAGTAGTCCAATCTTTCAGAACAGAATCTGAATGTGGGTAAACCGTCGGTAGTGCAGGACGGTACAACTGTTCTTGGTTGTAAGGACGAAGCGTACACGCACCGTTATCGAAGTTAGCCGCAGCAACAGGGTCCGCTTCTAGATCAACCGTAGGGTTAAACATAGTGCTTAGGATACGGTTGTCCGCGTGATCAGGAGAATTCGCTTTGATCAATTGACCTTGAGCGTTACCACCCAATTGCGCCATGTGGTTAGCGATGTCAAGTACATGAGAGAATACTTCACCAGACTCTTCATTGATCTTGTTCATTTCCCACATTGCAATCATCGCACGACATGCGGGTGTGCCGTATTTTTCTGATTCAGGGATCAGACGAAGACGGTTAGTGATGTACGTTTGACGAGAGTATTGCTCTTGGATCGTTGCGTTTTTCAACCACTCCGCTGACGCAAATACCGCCACGTGGTCTTTACGTGTCGCCAGTAGTTGGATCTGTTCGTCTACGATGTCCGAATTGAAACCAACATCGAAGATGATAGATTGACGGTTACGAGTCCAGTCCGTGATCTCTAGAGATTTACGGTATTCTACGATATCCGCTAGCAATAGAGCTTGTGTTACTGCCCACGCATCCTTACGGCTAAGTTCTTCAACCGGACCGTTAGCAGGATCAAGGTTGTACTCACGAGACAACGTCACGCCAGTAGGTACTTTGTACTCTTTAGTTAGGAAAGGAGAGATACCACCTTTCGCATCTAGTTGAGCACCCATGTTGAACAAACGAGTTTCCGTAGCGATCTCGATTGCGTAGTATGGAATACCTTCGTGGGTAACTGCCGTTAGTGGGTTCATTTGTTTGTAAGGTTTAACACCTTCCAAGTAAACCAAGTTATCCGGCATCGCCTCTTCTTCAACAGCAAACATCAGCTTAGCTAGAGCTTCGATTGATTCGTTGTAGACATGTGCTTCGTAGAACGGAGCAGGGCGAGGTGTCATTGGACGATTAGCAGTTGCACCAGTGTAAGCACCGATCGCTTCTTTCATAGAGTAACGGACACCGTTAGCACGTAGATCGAATAGCGTGAATGATGCTTCTTCGGTATTAGTCAGTGTTTTCGCCATCACTGGTGTACCGTAGATTGATTTCTCGTACAACTTAATAGTGAATGGGAATACACCAAACTCATTTACGAAGTTAGCGATTTGTTGGAAGTCCGCAGATGGATTAACACCAGCGTAATGACCCATACGGTTGTAGTGGTCACCAATACCTGCTGGGAGTTCGTAAAGCGGGTAGATGGTGAAAGTTTCGTCTTCCGTAGCACCTTGACCTTCTACTGGTTTCAAACCTTTGTAGGCTAGACCAGTGGTGTCCATAAGTACATGTTCCATTTTAAGACCATCGTACTCAGTAACACCGTCAGTAACCGGGATACGTTTACCTTCGTCATCCAGTGTAAATTGTTGAGCAGCGTCACGTTTAAACTGAGCAACTTTACCTTTAGTGACTTTAACACCAATCGCCACACGAGCGATTTCTTTGTTCGCTGTTAGACGGCGATGACCAAACGACGCCTGACCACCACTTGACAGTGAATGGATCAGAGCAGCGATCGGGTTGTAGTACGGTCCATCAGTGTCTTGGACGTCACCGTAGATGTCGCCGTAATCACTCATGTTGATGTACTTTTGTCCGAGCGGTCCTTTAGGAGTAACCATACTGATAACTGGGAAGTTACAAGGATAGGTAGCAAGTTGAGGAACCACGACTGGGCGTGAATCGTCACCGATACCTTGGTTACGGACTTGCCCCGGAACTATATTAGTAAAGGACATAAATAACTCCGTTGGTTATTGTTTTGAACTGAAAGTTTTTTGATCAAAAAACTCACTTCCCATCAATCGTATGACAGGAAATACTGTCTTATAACTGAAACGTAGAAAGTAAGTTTCTACATAGGATTCAATACGGAGTTTATCATGTTTTCTAATGCTTACGACACTTACGTCGGCAAACCATTAGCTCACCTAGATCACGTCCCATCCACTCTTAAGCGTTTATCGGTTGTCAATGACCTGTTATCACTTGGAGACGGGGTGCAAGCTATCACCCACGCTAATGGTCAAGGTATTCCTTTCCTTAACTTTCCTCTGTCCATGATTGGGTTTAACCGTAAACCAATCACCGTTATGGATGACCGTCCTTACACCAACAAAAACGGTATTGTAACTAACTCGTCTGAACGTGTGGCTTTATTAGTAGCGGCTTTCGTTCAACAAGACATCATTGACGGTAATATGTCAGTGGTCCGTGGTACACAATCTACTGTTGCTCGCGCCTTAGCCCGTTCTTGGGGATCCCAAATCATTCGTCAGTCTGGCATCGAAGAAGATAAAGCGTTAACCGTTTACATCATTCTTATCCATTACTATAACTGTTTGGTGAATGGTAACGTCGGTGATATGACCTTTACTTCTCAGAATTTGTGTCAGCAAGTCATGGGTATTGATCGTAAACGTAGTCTAGAGGTCTTAGAGCAAATTGACTTCATCGATACGTTACCTAAGTTACACGATGCATTGGTGAACTACCCGGGCATGTACAAACTGAAAAACATGCAGGTGAAAGACTTGATCGCTTTAGGTCAACGTATCTGGTATTCGGCAACGGGTAAACAGATCGTTGGTGCAGGTCTAGAACACCCACCTTTGTTGATTGGTATGTGCGCGGCGACGATCGCAGATAAAAACGCGTACGGCAAAACTCCACTGGGTATGCAGTTAGATCCGAAGTACAACGAGAAAAACAACCGTGCTTTGGTAATGACCATTACTAACTCTTATCCTATCATCCTTTAATTCCTTAATACTTTCCTTATGAGGGGAACCTATGTTAGTCGATAATTATCGCACCCCTTTAGCGCGTTACGCCATTAAGGACATGTATTCCAATCCCGGTACTGGTCGTCAGTTTCAATTGATGCTGACGCAAGTATCACCGGACGTGGGATACATCAACACGTTCCAGTTCATGGGACGTTACCGCAAGACTCCGATTGAACGAGACTACTTCATGATTTACAACATGTCTGGCTTTGATGGTTCGACATGGAACTTCCATGAATTGTTCACTCGCATGGATCCGGTAGACCAATGGATTAACGTTGCGAAGATTTGTAAAGAACGAGGTATGATCATTGACATCTACGGAGATGACGGTCGTTTATATCCTCGAGACAAATGTTGGATCATGTCAACTTATGACGGTCAACAATTGTTAGCGATACAAAAGTTGCGAGCTTTTAAACAGAGCTGGAAAGAACCTCGTTATGTACACTGTTACACGATACAAACCGAAGTTTACAATCCACTTACCAACAATCAACAATTAGACTGGCCGCGGTTCAGTTCTAACAACGATAACTCAGCGGAAGAAAAAGACCGCATGAAAATCATCTACGCAGAATACCTCAAGTTACCGGGTTTAACCTCGGTATACCTTAACGGTTATTTGTGGGATGGATTTCCAGCGGACGCTAATTTGTTAAACGCCGAGGTCATCGAGATCACTAATGACCCGAGCGTGTGGAAGACCGAGTCTTATGAAGTCGGTTCTTTGCCTAACTTCCAGTCTAAACGAGATAACGTTCGCAAGTTGATTATTCACCCCCCTAAAGTAGAAGGAGAGTTTGGTTACCAATACGTAGCTGATGTCGCTTTCTATTTGGTGAACCGTAAACGACGTGGGGTGTATCTGAACCGTAACGAGGCGTCTCACTTCCGCCAGTTAACCCATCGCGACTACGCCGTCAGCGCATCCTTAGTGGATGATAAATCTAGCATGGAAGAATTGTTGAACGAAGATCGTCCTCAATTACTGTTAGTTTATCGCCGTAACAACTACGCTCAAGAGATTCCTTATGAGTCTAATGGTGTGCGGTGGTTGTATCGAATGAACGATGAGAACATCGTGGGAGCATTAATCGGGATTAACTCGACCATGAAAGAATGGTTAGCAGTGAATCTAGAACAATCTCCAACCAACGAGTTCTTAACGATCCCTTATAAGGACATTACTCATGAATTAGCGGTAGAGTCCATCGGCTATAACCGAGCCACACAAGTGCTGTGTGCATCGCCTATGAGTTATGACGCGTCTACTGGAATGGAGCTCGAAGTTCCGCCAGCGTGTCGTAACGAGTTAACGATGTTCGAATACGATCCTGATGGATTGTTTTTACGCATGCGTCACTTGAGTCGTGTGAACTTTGTTAAGCCGAATAGCGATGTGGGATTGGTGGAGTTCTTCCCGGGTAAGCCGGGACGTCGCATCCATGCCGAAGCCGGTCGTGGTGTAATGAACGTTGATCCCAACACGACACCGCGTTTTTACGTGCAAGCGGTAACTACGGAAGGAGAATACGCTGGGGAACGTATTCCGGCGATTGAAGGGAAAGATTACACTTTTGATCGTGATACTGGGAACGTGACATGGACGTTGTTGTCTAAGATGTTCATTGGTGTGATATTGTACAATGACCAAACGTTGTACAAAGAGTTCACACTGGATCACATCGATAACTCTTTAACGTTCAGTATTACTCGTGAGTGGTTGCAAGGCGGGCTGTTAATGGATGTGGCTCCGGCTAACATCATGGTGATCATGAATCGACACTCCTTAATAGAGAACGTAGATTACGTAGTTGATTTCCCGGACGTTCATATTTTGAACCATCAATATTTAAAAGATGGTGGGAATGACTTTGTTCTTTATTGTAGCGAGTGGTCTCCGATCGATGACAAGACGCCTCTAGAGCAATCTGAGCTCGGTTACGTCACCGGAGGTGTAATCGGTCATAACTTACGCTATAACCTAAGAGAGGACCGTGTAACGCGAACTACGATAGATGGTAAGGTTTGGGATCCGGCTTTAGTTCCGGTGGCTGAACTTGACGCACCGTCTGAACTGCTGAATACACTGAACGGTAAACCGTATGGAGTGAAACACTGGTATCTACCTTTACGAGATTGGGTAGCTTACGATAACACCGCAGGGTGGGAAGAAGCTCGAGACCGAGATCGTCGAATGAGTCAGTACTTGACTTTGTTTGCTAAGAAACCAGAACCAACGGTTATTCCATCTTTAATGGATAAGTACCGTGTGTTTAGTCCATTCATGAACATGGTGGTAAACCGCATCTTACTCGGTCTTTTGGAACTGGATGACCTACCTAGTGGTGAATCTTACTCTAAAGACTATGTATTGAGAAAAACGGCTGACTTCCAGTGGTTGTTAAAATACGATCCAGTAGAGCGTGACTATGACGTTCGTTATTTCGCGGTCTTCCCTTATGTCCAACAACACACAGCATTAGTGGAAGCGAAAGAACTGATTTTCATACAGCGGGTTAACGAGGTTTTCTTAAAATCTCGTATTAATATTAATGGACACTTTGAGGTTAAAAATGTTTGAGAAAGGTTTAACTAGCCCTACTCAGTCCGCCATTATTCCGGGAGCTGGTCCACAGCTCCCTAATGATAATGAAGCAGGACGCTTTCACTATATCTGGGACGTCTATAATCCTGATACCGTGAAACCGGGCGAAGAGAGTCGTTACCGTGTACCTAAAGAGAAAGAAGTGGTCTGCGACCCGGTTGCTCAACAATGGTACATCGTAACTCATGTTAACTGGGAAGGGGATTTGCGTTCGACTTTAGAACCGATCTTCAACTTTGGTGGTGACGGTAACGTTGATCCACTTAATTCCATCTTTGGTTTACCAGCAGGTTACCAAGGTGAAGCGATTGTTGGTATCGATTACTCTGTACGTCCTAACCGTGCAGTCGTGGACGGTCAAGTCATGGCACCGGGAGCCGCGTATGCGTTGTTGTACGAAGGTAACACCGTAGGAGAAAACGGTAAAGTTATTTCGGTGGTTTACGGTAGTAATGGTGAGATGATCTCCAACCGTATTCCAGCAGGTCTGGCAGCACACCACAGTTTGACGAATAAAGAGATCATGGTAACTCAACCATTCTCAGTCAACCGTAATGCTGAAGAACTCCCAGACGGCAGTCGTGTGACCTTGGTATGGTTCGACCATGCGGGTAACATGATTCCTAAAGCGCGTTCTTTGTCAGTTCAACATACAGCGATGTTACGTGACCACCAAGTAGGTAAACGCTACATCCGTAAAGTTCAATTGGTCGCACCTTGGTTCTTGAACTCGGGTGATCCTAAAACCTTGAACGTACCGGTAAACACGGTATTACAAAACTTAGCGTTCCGAGCTATCGTGCATTACAGCGATGGTTCTAAATCGGAAGAGTTACCTATCGATGGTCAGAAAGTCATTTTGTACGGTCTGAATGAGCACAAGCCTTCTACTCCGGGGCAACGTGGTACATTGACCTTAGTGTACAACTTAGACGCTGATGAACACATCTACGAAGCCCAACCGGGTAATCCTAATCAGTTCCGTGATTCTTACTCGTTGTTAGCAGTAGACTTCAATGGTGCTTACTCACCTAAGCTTTACTCTTACCCTACATGGGTAAATGGTCAGTACCAGTTGAAACACTACTTGACTGACTTAGATCGTTCTTTCATTATTGATGCAACCGACCACGTTCGTATTAATGAACTGTCCCCTGCTTTCCGTCCTACGACTTACGGTGTGGAACAAACCATTGAACTTAACTTACGTCTAAGTGATGTGGTTCCTACGTTTGAACCGATGATCATGCGTCAGTCCACGACGTTCATTTTGAAAGCGCCGGGTAATGAAGACGGTAGTAAGTTTGATGTTCGTTATTCTTACGATCAGCGTGCTTACAACGACCCTACGTTTAAAGCAGTAAACCAAGCGGATGGTCGACAACAAATTGAATTTGGTAAAGGTTTCGAATCTCAAGAAGATTGGTTGGATGAAGTTTACTACGCGGTAGAACCTTCTTATAACACTCAACGTGAGAAAGGTCCAATTAAACCGACTCACTTCGAAATCGAAGCCAGTTCAGGTAAGCTTTACACTTACAACATTTCTAAGTGGAATGACAAACTTTATTTAGATGTGCAAGAACCGCAAGGTCGTACCATCTATGTCCGTTGGGTTCACGAATCCATTCAAGGCGATCGTTTGTTATTGGCGACGACCGGTATCTCTATCGACGTGGTAGAAGGTCCGAGTTCCGACACACCAGTTCCTACTTCTATTGAACTTGATCGTTCAGTGGTTAAGAAAATTGGTGTTAACGAAGTGTTCTCCGTAAGTGGTGTGGTTTACGACCAGTTCGGTAAACCAATGAAGGATGGCTTAACCAACTTAATGGTTCGTGGTGGGACTCAACACGACAAGTCTCCTCGTAAAGTGGCGGTTAAGATTGATGGTACTTTCCGTTTCTACACTTGGTCTGAGAAGGCACTAGGTGAGACTGAGACCATCGAGTTTGCGTTTGAAACAGGTAAAGCTCCGGTTTACATCTTAGAACGTAACATCGACATCATCGAAAATGAAATGAAAGTCGGCAGTGACTTCTATCCTTATTCTCCTACGAAAGTGGGTGTGAATAAACCAGCGCGTGCGTTTGGTTACTTAGAAGACCCTGAAGGTAAGCGTTTACGTGACTACCAGTTCTACTCAATGGTTGGTGATGACTTGGATAGCATCCGAGTAGAAACTACCGATGAGAACGGCGACTTCTTACTGACTCGTTTCCACACGGGTGATGAGAAAGTAGCGGTAATGAACATCAAAGCCGGTGGCACTGACGATGTACGTGTACTGACTTGGGTAGAGACCGAGTCTTACGGTGACCGTATTACCTTAGACCAAATTGACTGGACCTTTACTGGTACGGATCAAATGTCTGTAACGGGTCGTGTCTACGATCAGTTCGGTGACTTGGTTCAAGGCGTGAACGCGACGTTTGGTTTCGGTCCTTTATGGAATCCAGCCAACGTAACGACTACGGCAGCGAAAGGTACTTACGTACTGAACCACGCTTACATGGAACCGGGCAATACTTACGACATCGTCGTATGGACTGATAATGACTTCGCTTTCGGCACGGCAACGTGGGAGAAAGAGATCATCGTCGCTGACCGTATTGTACTGGATAGTGAAAACCCTTCTGAAGCACCAGCAGGTACCACGGTTTCTATTAGTGGTAAGTTGGTTGACAAAGACGGTAACGACTTCGTTAGTGAAAGTCAAACACCAATCAAGGTTACTCGACTAGGTAGCGGTGAATCTGAACTTATCTACGCTGGTTTGGATGGACGCTTCGAAACCCAAGTCGGTCCGTTTAAAGATTGGGAAGTCACTACGTTCTTGTTTGAACTTACTGGTAAAGCTCCGGTTACACACACCATTACTTGGATGGGTGAACCTGCTCGCTTAGACAACTTGAAGTTTGACGCTGGCTTGCCTCGTGAAACTAAGATTGGTCTACCAGCACTATTGCAAGGTGAAACCGTTGACCAACATGGTAAGTTGTTTGCTCCGGGTAACGAGTTTGAGTTCGACGTAGAATACGGTGACGGTAACGTAGCTAAAGCGCACTCCTTAGGCGACGGTCGTTGGACATTCCACGCATCTAGCGATGTGGAAGGTGATGTACAATTTACCTTTAAGTCTAATACTCGTGTTGTGGGTACGTTTACAGTTAAGTTCGAGGGTGAGATATTTATCCATCCATTACCCAACGTTGATATCAACTACCGCATTCCAGTCGGGGAAACTATGACCATCGGTTGGTACGTAGTGGACGAAACTGGCGCGGCTATGGTGGGTCAACGTATTGACATCGTTCAACGTTTACCGGTTGAGAAAGACTTGGGTTACGGTGTAACTGACAAGTACGGTAAATTCGAATACACGGTTCCTTACTACCAAACTAACTTCGGAGAAATCCATGGTTACGCCGGTGTGAAAGAAGCCAAAGTTGAATTGATTTGGACAGAAGAAAAAGACATCGCTCACACCATCTCTTCGTTTAACGCTCCGCAATTCGTTTACAACGGTGTAACACCGTTAGTACGTGCGGTGGTGACGAATGAAGATGACGAACCATTGCCAATGGGACGTTTGATGTGTTACAGTCGCGATGACTACTCTTTGATTGAACTAACGCCTTACGATCCAGATAACCTACCTCCTGCTCACGATCTTAACGAATGGGGCGGTGTGTTAGGTAACGGTGAACAAGCGTTCTGGGTAGAACCATTACCGGAAGGTAAACATAACCTAGTGTTCTTCTCTGAGTGCGATACTAAGGTGTGGCCGATCACATGGCGTGTGTACGATAAAGTGCTGTCTCGTATTGATTTGGCACCAGACACTGCAACCAAAGCGTTGACTCCGGTAGATGCTCCTACGGTTTACATCCGTGGCACTGGTATTACTGGGGATGAATCGGTTTACCAACCATCAGCTCCGAAAGCGTTAACGTGGGAAGGCAGTGATGGCACTACAGGTGATATCGAAATTGATACCGATGGTTCTGTGGGTTACTACATCCACGGTGTGAAAGGTAGTGGTACCGTAGTGTACACCATCAAAGATGGTACACGTATCCTAGCGACGTTCGAAATCGAATACATCAATGGTACGTTAGTCGAACTTCCTTATTCACAAACCATGCGCTATAACGGTGAGTCAGCTCGTGTGGCTTGGGGTGTTCGTGATGAACATGACCAAGGTGTGGCTGGTCTAACGTTGTTGAAAGCCATTAACCCAGAAGCGAATGAAGTGTACACCAACGGTATTACCGACGAATGGGGTATCATGGAACTCGTGTTAACTGGTGATGATGCAGTACCGGGTTCTACTAAGGTGACTGCTTCGTTCGATAATGATCTGCCAAGCAAACAACTCGTAGACACTCCAGTGGTTCTAAGTGGCACTAGTAAAGTTATCGAAACCACTTCTGGTGAAGCGAAGGTCCTCGTTAAGATGGAACCTAGTGTGCAAACCGTAACTTGGTTCGACAGCGGTGTTACCGATCCATTGATGGCTAACGTGACTGATGTGACGTTCATTGATACGATTGGTTATGGTCAAGGTGACGTTCGTGTTACGACTGGTGTTAAAAGTGTGATAGGGGAAACCCGTCCTACGGATAACTTCGTCGTGTTCGATAAAGGTTCATTTGACTACGTTGATTGTGGGACTAAGGGTGAGGGTGACGTACGTCCTAACCATTACGAGTTTAACGAAGATGGTTCTTTGGAACTGAACATTACGGGCGGTCCTAAGTGGGATGGTACTCGTCACTTGATGTTCGCTACTGGTTACGACATCCGTGAAGAAACCATCGAGTGGGTAGGTGAAGCTGAACCAGTTACGGGTCTGCGTGTACTTCCTTACTCTAACACTTCTCAGGCTTACGAAAGTGATGGCTTCGTAGCGATTGCAGCGATTGGTCTATCTGGTAAAGGTGTTCCTAACATCCCAGTGACGATTAACCTGCGTTACGACGGTCTACAACCACAAACGGTACTTACTGACGAATTTGGTATCGCTGAATTCATTATCCCTGATAATGATGAAAACCCTAAAGAAGTTCAATGGGGTGGTGAAACTCAAATGCGACCAGTGTACTGGGACGGTGATATTAAAGTTCTAGCGAAGTACACACCAGACCATAATGTGGAACACGTTATTAACTGGACGCAAGGTTCGGCTGGCTTGATCACCACACTGCGTTGGTTGGATTACACGGATGTGGTTGGTAAAGACAGTGAAGGTGTCATTACCGCAGCGACACTTGATGCACGTGATCAATTCACACCGCTAACGGGACTGTCGGCGTTTAACAAGAAAACATTGAAAGATGTGGAATTGACTACGCATGACGTCATCAATGGGCTGTACTACGCTCATATCTCTAGCCAGTCTACTGGTGATCATGATATCGCGTTCTACACACCAGCCCTACAGTTTACTCGTAAACTGACATGGGAAGATGTGACCGCAACACATTGGGATGCGATTGGTTGGAAGATCCCAACAGACGCAGAAGAGATCGTGGGCACTGGTGGTCCTACAACGGTCGACGGTATGCTTATGAAGTGGACTCCGGAAACGGGCGAACAACGTATGCGTATCAAAGGTCCTGTGCAGGTAGACTACCGTCGTACGGATGATGTGGAATTCGGTAAAGTTTGGGCTCTACCTGACGGTACCGTGAGTATTCCTGTTAATCAAAGTGCGGAAGGTCAATGGTACTACAGCTTTGTCAACAACGGTCAAGACGTCGCAACTAAGACTGTCAAGTTTGTTGAAAGACTCAGAGTAGCTTACGCACCTTACTCTCACCATGTGGGATTAGTAGGTGGGGAGTTCTTTGTAGCGGCTTACGTCGTAGATGAAGATGGTAAGGGTCTCCCTAACGCCACAGTGCCGTTCTTCTTGATGAACCTACCTATCTTACCAATGGATAAAGTTCGTACTGACCGATTCGGTATCGCGGAAACAGCGGTGAGATGGGATGAGTTTGTTGCACAAGAAACCTTAGTGGTCACATTCGGTATGGTATACGAGTTCAAAGAACTTGAGTGGACTACGGTGGATGCTCCGATGCAGTACCCATCTAGCTTCGGTTCATTGAACGTTGTACGTCAAGCTGAACTACCTAACCAGTTGAACGTGAGTGGTACCATCTTGACACAAAACGGTAACCAGTCGTTTGACGATGGTTATTTATTAGTGTTCTCTAAAGAACTACTAAGCATGCAAGGTCTGGTTGGCGGTTCTTCACCAGATGGTGTGTTCAACGTGAACTACGGTCCGTTTAAAGAAGGGAACAACAACATAGTCTTCGCGATGGACATGTACCACCAAGAAGAACAGGTCGTGTGGAATACTCGTCCTATGGTGTTGGCTGAACTTACACCAAGCGAGTTCACTACTGATTTCTGGGCTACTGGTTCAGATTACGTGGTGAAAGGTAAAGCGCTTCAGTTGGATGGTTCTCCGTACACACCAGATGTTGCTGAAGAGTTTATCGCAACAGACACCGTGAATGGCGGGACCGTTAAGGGCACGATCGGTGTAGATGGTAACTGGTCGATCAACCTACGCAGTAATGTGGAAGGTCTAACGACTTGGAGACTGTCTCCTGTGAACGACCCTGACGTGGGCATGGGTAATGTTAACATTACTTACCACAACGGTGTGGAAATGTTCCCAGCACCATACAGTAGTTCTGAACTACACTTTGGTAAAGAAGGTACATTGGCTTACGCGTTTAAAGATGCAAACGGCGACCCTATTAAAGATGCAGTGTTCTGTGTCGCGATTAATAGTGACGAGCCGAATGCTAAGATCAGTACGGATGATTGGGGTGTGGCAACATTCACCATCCCATACGTGGTTGATCAAGATCGTGTTACAGCTGATGCTGAATTCGCTGGTAAACAGAACCAACACGTCATTGTCTGGTCTTCGGACAGCATTCTGTTGCCGGTAGACTTTGAAGATCTAATCCGTCCAGATGGCATTGCTCTAGGTGACTTGTTCACTATTAACGGCAAAGCTATTGACCAACGTGGTAACCCGATTGATCACGGCCCTGTGGGTCTTTACGATCGTCGTACGTTTAACTACGGTCAACGAGCGGTGGATCCTTCGTCTAAACGCTTCGAGTTGGAAATGGGCCCTTGGGACCAAGCTGGTGTGAAAGAGATGATCCTTTACACTGGTTCCCATTACGAAGTGGTGACTGTAGAGGTGATCGACGGGTTGATCAGCTTTAACCGTGTTAATGTTGATGAATCATCAAACAAATACATCTTGATTGAAAATGGTGAGGTCCTACCTAAACCGATCGACATCAAGATCACGTTAGATGGTGATAACCCGAGCGTAGGTATCGTTAACGAACAAATCTTAGTGAAAGGTGACGTAAGCTAAGAGTAGTTATCCGTAGGTGACATACTACGGCATCGTCCATAATCTTAGGGGGAATTCGTTCCCCCTATTCATTCAACAAACCATGATGTCAACAAAAGAATTTAATTAACCTAATTAACGGAGTTAATAATGATTGGGATTATTAAGGGTAATATACTGGATGCTCGGGGAGAACCTGTTGTTCCCGGAGAACCAGTGACCATTACCGGTGTCCGTAGTGATGGTGGGGATGATATCTCTATCATTACCGACAATGACGGTAATTGGTCGTTTAACCTGTCTTCCGAAGCGGTAGGTGCGTGTGATATCACATTCATGTACAACGGTTTAGAAGTTGGTTCCTATGAAGTTTACTTCGTAGACGACTTGGATTTAAAAGTCCTTCCTTATTCAACAACTTTGGTTCATGCGGACCACAGCGCTTTAATAGCTTTCGCAGTAACTGACCCTGATGGTAAAGGTGTCCCTAATGCTCCTGTAACGTTCTATGACGACTCTTCGTCCCCTGAACCGACCATGACTATTAATACTGACCGTTTCGGCATAGCAGAGTTCCTAGTGAGTTCTACCGAGGTTATGGGAGAACGTAGCTTTAACGCTACTATCGGTAAAACGATGACCAAGCACACGGTAGAGTGGACGACGACGTCTGACTCTTTGGTGTACTCGTTCAGTGAGTTCATGCACACGGAAGAAGTAGAGACCGGGAATCAAGGTGTGCTTTCAGCTTACGCTTTGGACCAAACTGGTGAGCGCGTACTTTATCAAGGTCAGTACCGATTGTTCAACAAAACCACATTAAGTGATGTGGGGTTAGAACGATTAACTAACCGAGACCATCGTGAGTGTTTATCTACGTCAGTATTAAGTGACGGTGAATATCGTTTTTGTGTTTATGCTGATAACGCTCGTAAAGACGTTTCCATGACTTGGCAAGATCTTGCTTCCAGTGAGATCGCTAAATTCGAAGAAGTTTCTGGTGCTTCGGTTTATCCTACCAATTACCCGTCAGTGGTTAAGTTCAACGGCTTGGATTATGAGTTAGAACCTATCACAGTTCGTGGTAAGATTGTAGTGACAGAACTCATCGACGGTGCTACCAAGGGTAACGATGCGATAGTCTTACCAGACGGGACAGTGGATTTCTTTAACTATTCTGAAAGTGAAGTAACACAAACCAGAAAAATCAAAACCGCGGACTGGACGTCGGCTTTACAACAATACGAGTTCCGTGATGGATTAAGCATCCGAGCGTGTGAATACAGTAATGACCAAATCCCCACTGGCGAAGATGGTTTTGTAGTATTCGCAGTTACGGATACAGATGGAAAAGTGGTTCCTGACGCGGCAGTCAAATATACGTTCACTAACGGCGACACGGGTTACACTAGCGCTTACGATGGTGGTTTCCTCCGTTTTGATATTTCTCAGGATGGGAATGAAAATCGTACCTATGAAGAAGTCAGTGTTTACATCGGTACATCTAAAGCGGTGGCGGGTGCTTATTGGCGTCCTACTAGCGTTCCTGTTGGTGTTAAATTCGAAGAAGTAGTTTTTCCTACTGAGTCTAAAGATAACGTCGCTATGACGATTACAGGGCTTTTGAAGGATCAAAACGACACTCCTATTAAAGATACTAAGTTGGGTATCTTTAACGTATCAACTTTAGCCTACGAAGAGTTTGGTAAAAACGGCGCTATTGGTGACGACGGTCGTTTTGAAATAGAGTACGGTCCTTTGTCGATAGGTGAACATGAATTGATTCTTACCGCTAACGCGGTAACAGAACATCATGACACTACTTGGATTGACAGTGTTCCTGCATTTGATGGCTTCCAACCATTACCATGGATGACAAACTCTACCCCAGAAAACACCGAGGCAATGATTGGTGTTGCTGCTCGTAAAGAAGACGAGTCTTTAGCCGCAGGTGTTCCTGTAACATTCTACCGTTCAGACTTTAATCAAACGGTGGGTGAAGAACTGGGCACAGTGATGACCAATGAATTCGGCATTGCTGAATTTAAAGTGACTGAAACAGAACCATTAACCCAAGCGTTTGAAACCGTTTACTACTTAGCGAAGTACAAAGACAAACAAGTAAGTCTGAGTTACACTCGTACCAACGTGAGACCTACAGCGGTTGAGATCACTGATTTCTCCATCAACGCTGAAACCCAAGTAGGTAAGAAAGCGGTAGTGAAATGTACGATAGTAGATAAACTTGGTACACCAATGACCAGCCTTCAAGGCTTACAAGTTTACCACTTACCTTCGTTTAAGTCTCTTGATGTTTCTAGCCCTGACATCGGTTATGACGCCACTGGTATCTACGCTATTGAAACCGCCGAAACGTTCGGTGATTACAAACTGGAGGTTGGAACACACCCTATGGTCATGTGGCATCGTAGCTCCAATGCTCGCGTCTATTTTGATCTGGTTGTGGTGGATGAAGCTGATGTGGTTAAACCAGCAAGCATCGTACTGACTGAAAATGCACCTACTGTGGGTATGGTTAATGATAGCGGTTCATTCCCTATCATGGCACAAGCTCAAGACGCCGATGGTAATCCGTTCAAACCGGCTTATGGTATCCAAGTGGCTATCAGTCGTAAGATGGATGGTGTGGATTACAATGGCGGTTATGCGTACATCGGACCTAACGGTGAAGTGTATGGTAATGTAACCCCAGCCGCTGACGGTGACTTTACGTTCTGGTTCGAAGACCAAGACTACGATGGTGATCAAGGTGAGAACTACGGTGAGTTCAACATTACGTTCCGCGATGACTTGTTGGTAGAAATGTCCAAAGCAACTACTGAACATATCGCACACGGTGAACAAGCAACCTTGGTCGCTCGTGCTATGAACCAAGTACATCAAGGTGTTGAGAATGTTTGGGTGGACTTCACTTCAGAAGAACTCTACGGTAACGTAAGCGGTGGTACGTCGGATAGTCGTGGTTACGCCATGGGTAAAGTTTCCGAAGCGTACACAGTGTCTCTGACCGATCCTGAGATGATCACGGTGAAAGCGTCACTCGCTGACACCGTTGTGTCTGAAGAAGGGGTCGTAGTCACTTGGGATAGTGAAGTTAAACCGGTCGTGTTAACTAATGTTGTGGTTCCTGATACCACACTTCCTAACAAACCAGTAAGTGTCATCGGTAATGTGGAAGATGCAGACGGTAATCCACTTGATGAAGTTGTCGTTACGATTACCGACAAATTCAGTGGCCGTGATTACGTGACCCCACCTACTGTCGAAGGTGAGTTCCGTATCGACATCATTCTGGTAGAAGAAGGTGATCACGACTTAATCATTAGTGCAGGTAGTGCGTTAGTGAACGAAAGCATTAAAGTGGAACTGGTCATCCCAGACTACGATAATGTTGAGAAACTACCGTTCTCTACTCAACGATCGGCAACCGGTGGTGAAGTCTTCCTAGCGTTTAAAGCAACGAATCAAGGCGCTGGTGTTCTAGACTTACCAATCGATCTTTACATCCAAGGTACTCCTCAACCGGTACGTAGTTCTTACACGGACGACCGTGGTTATGGTGCACTGTCATTTAGCTTAACTGAACCAAGTTCAACGGTACTACTAGAAGCTAAAGTGGGTGAAGATCTCATCGGTTACTACGAGGTTAACTTTACGGACGATCCAGTAAGTAGTAATATTGCTGAAGCATTGAACTCAGAACCTACGGTTAATGGTGAGTCAATGTTGTTCGACATCACCATCACTGACCAGAACGGTGCGGTAGTGGTTGACCCTGTTATTGGTGCTTACGACTTCACTAACATGGAACCATTGACCATTACAGCGGATACTAACCAACACGGTCGTGGGTTGTACGTGATCGACGGTATGACTGATACATCTATTGATGTGATGATCTATACTGAAAACGCTCACCGTCCAGTGATCGCTACTTGGTCACCAGAAGAACCTAAGGTTTACCAAACCATTGTTCTCGATGAGTACGAAGCAAACCCAAGTGAAGGTGAAGAAGTTGAACTGACCGGTCATCTGTTAGGGGTCGATGATGAATTGATTAAACCTAACACTATCCTAGTCGCGAAACTCACGGATACGGATGGCGGTGAAGTTCTAAGTACGTTGGATACGGATGGTGTGTTCTTGTTCCCTCTAAGTTACGCGGAATACACTAAGAAGACCTACACCGTGAGTGTAGGTGAAGTATCAACAGAACCATTTGATATCGAATGGGGTCACTTAGATCCTCCAGTCTACACCAGCATCGAGTGGGTAGGTGAACAACCAGCGAATGGTGAAGTCGGCACTCCGGTGACACTACGAGCTCGTTCACTAGACCAATACGGTGATCCAATTGAAGGCGTGTCTGTACGTCCATTCATTAACGGTGAACCGGGTAATGCGTTCCGTTCTCCTCCGGGTGGTGAGTGGTCGTTCGACTACAACGCTACCGAAGAAGGTGACGTGGTCTATGAATTCGGTTGGGACCCGGATATCGCTCACATCAGTCATACGGTAACGTGGGCATTACCTGAACCTATCTTTACTAAGATGGAATTGGTGAGTGCGCCTACTGAAGGCACCACAGGCGAAGACGTAGTGATTACGGTTAAAACCCTAGATCAGTTTGATCGTCCTATGGCAGGTCAATCTGTAGCATGGTCTGACGGTGGCACTAACTTACCGGCTAACACCAGTGACCCAGATGGTATCGCGACGTTTACTGTAAACGAAGCAGATGCTGGGGATGTCACTTACACGTTCATTGGTGGTGGTGAAGTTCTTAACCTGACTCACACCGTAACATGGACTGCTCCTAAACCAGTATCTACGACTATCGAAGTAAATGGTCCGGACACAGCAGTCATTAATGAAACGGTTCCTGTACAAGTGATCGTGAGAGACCAGTTCGGTCAACCTATGTCTAACGTCAGTGTGGTGTGGAATGATGGCGGTATTCCGTTCCCTCAATCCATGACTGACGCTGACGGTCAAATCACGTACCAGTTGACTCGTGATAAGGAAGAAGTAGTGACTTACTCTTTCAACGCAGGTCAAGGTGTTAACGCACAACACGTGATTAGTTGGGTGAGTAACATCCTTCCAGCGGAAGGGTTAGCGATTCAACCAATCGAAATACCAGTAGCATTAGCGGGTCAGTCATTCACTATTTCAGGTGAAACTACTGATCGTGTTATCCCACCAGCGGAAAGCATTACTATTGATGAAATGGACGTTCCTGTAGGCACTACGACAGGCACAGTTACTATCACTGGTGACGCTTCTTAACATTAACTCGTAAAGGTCAGCCTTTACACAACACCATAACTCGGAGTACCTGACTCCGAGTTATGGTTATTTTTTGAAATTGTATGACTGGTTTTAAAGTCTATTAAAAACGGAGAGTCTAATGGCTAATACGAATACAGGTGTCGGTCCTCGTAAACTCACTATGAAACGTAGTGATGGGAAACCAGACACGGACATCATTAGTGACGCTAATGGTAAGTGGTCCATCGATGTAGGTAGCGAAGGTAAAGGTAAAGTTACTTTCCAATTCTTCAGTGGTGAAGAAAAACTCGGTGAACAAGAAATTAACTTTGTTCAGAAAACAGATCTCCTAGACGGGTTTGATAATCTGTCAACGAAAAACTACAGCAACGTTAAAGGGTTGGTCCTCAATGACAAACTCGCTCCTATCAGTGATGTAGTACTGGACTTCTCTTACAGTGTAGATGGCGCAGCCGCAGTAACAGGTAAGACTTACCCTTCTTCTAACACTGGTCTATTTACTTTCAGCTTACCTACTGATGAAATGGTCGGTAAAAGTAAAGTAGAAGTGACCGTGACTTACGATGGGACTACAGCTACTCGCACATTTGATTTAGTGGACGAATACTTACCCGCTAACTTCGCCACACTTCACGCTCCCGTCCAAGTGCGTCCCGATGAGACAATGACGGTGTACGGTAAAGCTTTCTACGATTACAACGCTCTGCCTTTGTTGGGTCCAAGTCGTAAGTTGTTTTACTTTGACAAACACCCAGCGATGATGCACGACGTTACCGATGCACTAGAAGACAACGGGTTCTTTAAACTAGAAATTCCGGCCACCGGTTACTTTAGCGTAATCAACAATGGCGGAGTTACACAACAAGGTATTAACGTGGTTAAGGAGCTTACTCCTCCACACTTGTTCCGTGTTGCTCCTCGTAGCTTGATGATCTTTGATAGCAGCTGGGCGGGTTCTTCATCAGAATGGTGGGGTCGTGTTTTTGATGAAAACGGTAACACTCCTAATCTGATCAACGGCAATGTGGTTTGTGCTGACTTGCGTATGTCTCGTCAATACAAATCGGCGTCATTCAACAGTGACGGTTCGGTCGAGAACTGGTTAAGTGTAGATGAAGATGCGAAAAACCCTTACTGCTTTGTGGACGGTCGCATGGTTCTACCTAACATGACTCGTTACAACCACAGTGGTGACATGTTTAACCTAGCCGCTGGGACCACTAACTGGGTTCGCGCTGGCAAACCAGTGGTTAACGCCTTTGCTTATACCGACGAAGTGAGTATTCCTAAAGCAGGCGTTTCCGTTAAACTAAGTTCTATCGAGAACGGTGTTCGTACTGAAATCGGCACAGCGGTAACTGACAAATACGGCGTGGTCAAGTTTGATGTTCCAGCACGTGAAGAACCTACTCGTTTAGAGATGGTAGCGGAAGCTGGTGAATTCGAATTGTTCTTTGTGAACGACTGGGTGGATCCAGCTAAATTCAAAGTGGCTACTGACATCACGTTGCCATTCATTCCGCCGATCTATTTCGATGGTTACATCCAAATCAACTTTGATCCTATCGACCAAAACGGTGAGCGATTCAACTTGGATCCTCAAATCACTTATGAAGGGATGCACATGCAAATTCGTGACTATCCGTTCTTCCGTCCTTACTTGGACTTAGGTGACAACCAAGGCCGTTACATGTTCTCACTGCAATCAGCACAAGACAAGTTCCCTAGTCGTACTCGTATTGCGATGACGTGTGATGAGCTGAGTGTGGAGAAAGATTTGGTCATAGGTTCAGCAGAAGGTATTAACCCGTTGATCTATGCAGCTGGCGCTGGCGTGGCAGGTTTCCCTATCACCGCAGGTTGGCGCATCCTAGATGTGAATAAAGCTCCGTTGTCTGGTAAAACGGTTAAAGTTTGGTACGATAAAGTAGAAGGCGAGCCAGCTCATACTTTGACCACGGACAAATACGGTAGTGTATTGGCGGACATTCCTTGGAAACCACTAAACTATACTCGTACCATCATTATCCAATCTGAAGGTGATGAGTTCACACAACAACTAATGTGGACTAAGAAACCTACGGGTAGTGAAATCGATCTACGTTTCTCTTCAGCACAAATGGCTGGAGACAAATGGTTCCTAGACATCGAAGTACGCGACAAACCGGGTAATGTGTTGTACGACAACGATTGTGCGTTGTATGAGATTTTCCTCGACAACAAAGCTGGGATGTACCTCAAAGACGAAGACCTCTTAACAGGTCGTTACCAAAACCGTTCTGGGCAATTCAGCATGAATTGGCCGAGTGATGATACTAAGATCACGGAATGGGTTTACTTCACCGAGTCTGGTTTCAAAGAGTTCACCTTTGATAAAGACAACTTAACCAGTCCGCAATCCGCTCCGGTTACAGCGCTTAAGGTACAACCTTGGTCTACTAAGCGTGGTTCTAATGAAAGTTCTTCTTTCCTTGAAATCTACGCATCAGACGCTGATGGTAAACCAGTGGCGAATGCCGAAATTGAAGTTCACAAAACTGATGCGAATGGCGATCTTTACACCACGGTTCTTACGAACGATAAAGGTGTTGCGCACTACGAAACCACTCATGTTAAGACGATCGGTGCTGAAACATTATTCTTCCAATGTGATGGTGTTAATACCACCACCACCGTAGAATGGGCGAACGATCCTCTTATCGGTGCTATGTTCCACGATATCGATTGGACGTTGGATGTTGCTGAAGGTCATAACGGTATTATCGTCGGACGTGTGAGCAACTACACAGGCGCACCGATTCCGAAAGATAACTTTAACATCAGCGTTTACGATGCGGTAACGGGTGAAACGTTAAGTGGTATCGGTACGCGTACTTTCGACGACGGTCGTTTTGAGATCTCCGTACCGGGCACTGGTGTTAAAGACTACGTACTTGGGACGGATGAAGGGTTTTATCCTTTCCGAATGATTTGGTCAGACATCCCGCTAGTGAATCCTGCGGACCTAGTACTATCTGATACCACATCTAAAGTCTTCGTGAAAGATGAAGAGATGTTGTTGACGGGTTATGTAGTGGATGCTGAAGGTAACCGCTTACGTCTTACTGGTGTTCCGCAAGTAGCGACCAAAGCAAGTAACGAAGGTTACACCAATACACCGTTGTTCGCTCCGGATGGTTACTTTGTGTCTTACCAATATCCAGATGCGCTTGGTGACGTCAGTATCGATTGGTTAGTCGACGGCACTAACATCACTACCATGACATTCCCTGTAGTGGGTGAAGTGTTGTTAGAAACCACACTGATGAGTATCACTGAACCTTACTACCAAACACCTGCTAAGTTAGTGGCCTTGGTTACGGAAGTTGAAACCGAGAAACCGTTAGAAGGTGCTTACGTGGAACTGAAAGGTGACAGTGTTAAAGGTAAAGTGGGTGGGGTAACAGATCAAGATGGTTTAGTGCACATCGAGACTCCGTTCCCTGAACAAGACGCTGCATCTTTGACGTTCACTTTAAGTTACGGTGGATACGAAGAAGAGAAAACCATCACTTGGGTTTCTCGTAACGTTGTGCCAGCCGCAGAGTTCTTGAATCTAAAAGAGAAAGACAAATGCAGTGAAGGTGAAGCTTACACTACTCGTGTTGGGTTGGGTTACAACGGTCGCCCTGCTACAGTTGACACCACCTTACACCTATACGACTTCGGTACTAAGACTTACACTGAACTCACTAATGCTATCGAGTCTAAAAACAGTGTGAGCTTTACTATTCCGGTTCACGGCACAGGTGTACACAAATTCGCTCTGTGCGGTTCTAGTGCTTACCAAGAGTTTGAAGTCGAGTGGGTTGATGGTATCTACGATCCAGTGGACAGTGTACACTTTAGCAGTAATGGAAACACCGCTGAAGTCGGTGCGACTGCGGTAATCAGTGGTTACTTGATGCAAGGCAGTACAGGTTACTTAGCAACTAAAGAAGAACCATTGTTCGTTCGTCGTGTTACTGACGGTCATGTGTTCGAAGGTATTTCTAAAGTTGGTGGTGGTTTTGAAGTCACCGTAGAAGTCGATGTGAAAGGTGAAGTGTACTTTGAGGTTTACCGTCGTCCTGAGGCTATCCTAGGTGAAGCTATGTTGAATGGTATCGAGGTAGGTTCGGTAACTATGGTTCCGGGTGCTAACCAAATCATACCTCTAGACGAGTACCCTTACCTACCAGTGTACGTCCGCGATAGCGATGGTAACCCTATCGAGGGCGCAGAAGTTGTAGTGACACTGAAAGGTGGTGATGGTACGGTATTGACCAGTGATACGACTGACGTATTCGGTTACATCGATCTATGGCCTGAAGGTCGCGCAGATTCAGGTACGTTGACTTACGTTATGACGTTCGGCAGTAAACAAGTTGAACACACCGTGACGTTCACAGACGATACCAGCATTCCTTACACCATTTACTCGTTCGCTCCTCGTCGTTGGACTAACGGTGAATCATTCCGCATGGCTGGTTACATTCTGGACTACGATAACAACCCAGTCAAGGATGTTAATTTGGGTCGTGTTTGGTTCGGTATGGGTGATGCAGTTGACATCACAAATGCGGTGGATGAACACGGTCGTTTCGAAATCGAAGTACCAGCAAGTATTCACACTAATGACTCTGATGGTCTATCGTTGTACACCACTTCAACTTACGACACGAACTGGATCTACTACGATGACGATGTCATGATGCCTCACCATATCGAGTGGGATACTGAATTCCCTACCACACTCAACGAGAACGAGACATTCACCATGTCTGGTAAGGTGGTGGATAAAGATGGTGTTGTGGTTCCTATCAACAACCGCTTGTCGTCTCGTACTGATAGCAACGATTACGGTCGCGCAGATGTTAGTGATGGTGTGTTCAGCATTCAGCTTGTTGCTAGCAAAGCAGGTAATCATGCGTTCATGTTCTACTTTAATAACGAAGGTTACGTAGGACGTCAAATAGTGACTGTCTCTTAACTTAAGTAAATGTTGCTCTCCTTAGGGGGAGCAACTCTTTTTAATAACAGAGGAAATTATGGCTGAAGAATTAGTCAAAGGTTTGACTGGTAAATCCAATTCACCATTCGTCATTAAACGTGACGACGGCGGAGACGATGTAACTGTCACACCAGCCGCTGACGGGTCTTGGTCGGTAGAGTTAAGCTCCGAAGTAAAGAAAACGGTGAATTTCAGTTTCGTAGTAGGGACCGAAGAAAAAGCCAGTCTATCTATTCCGTTCGTTGACGTGGAACGTTTTGAAGACGTCAACTATTCCGTAGTTACCACGGAAGTAGGACGCTCTGCTAAAATCCATACCGCGCCTATCGAAAACTGGGGGCGTAATCCGGTTCCTCACAATAGTGTGCGTTTCTATTACGCTGACACCGACGAACTAATCGGTAAAGTGTTTACGGATAAATACGGGATTGCTTCTATTGAGGTCCCAGCCGAGTCTGAACAAAAAACGCGTAGTGTGGAAGCTCGTTGTGGTTCTCGCAAGAAAACATTTAACATCGAGTGGAAAGCGGCGGGTCAGTCACCTAAAGTCTTCATCGAAGATCTACGTGTCACCGATAAAGTCGAAGACATCAAAGTTGGTAGACTGAGTTGTGTGGTGGTGAATGAACACGGTGAATCACTTCCAGATATGGAAATCGGTATTTACGATTTGGATAGACTGACAGACGTTACTGATGGTAACTATGAAAGTCTCGGTGATACTCACTTCGTTGCTTGGGACGATCCAGATTGGGGTGTTGTTAATTCACCACGTCACTTGATGGTGTACTGTGGTGACTTCCATCAGGAAATCGAAGTCGTTGATGGTGATTACATTAATACAGTTCCAACTAAGGCGAACTTAGTAAGTGATTTCTCGGCAGCGATAGCTTACGGCCATCCTGTTATGGCGGAAGTTGGGTTCAACGATGAAGGGGATGATTTCGAAATCCACGGGTACCAGTATGGTCGTTTTGAATCCAGTGATAGTCAGGATCGTGATACGTTTAACATGCGTCCTAAAGGCACTTCCATTTTCCCTATGGAAACTTATTGGGGTAGGGATCGTACTTACAAAGTCATGAACAAAGATCGCACTGAGTTACTGGAGTTCCCGGTTAAGTTCGCTATTATCCGTGACTTCTTTATGTTCTGTCCAGTAACCACGGCATTGAAAAACACCACGTTTACGGTTCCTTACTACGTAGAAGGTACTGACGGCAAACCTATGGCCGGTGTGAAGGTTTCTTTGAAAGAAGTAGGGGTAGGTAAAGATTTCTACGTAGAAGGTGGTACAGACGACCGTGGATTTGTTTATTTGGACGTTCCTTATGTGGAAGGTGAATCTCAGCGTAAGTTCCGAGCACGTTGTGGTCTGAAAGACATTGACGTGGATCTAACATGGGATGACGGTACGGGCTTACACCCTACCACGTTCACTAACTTGCAACACGAAGAAATTGGTGATGCTTTAATTCACGATATTTACGTTCAAGATAAGGACGTTAAACAAATCGGTGAGCAGTTCATTGAAATCCGAGCAACGTTGTTGGACCAGAACGGAAATCCTTGTGAATACACTGAGTTCTTAGTACATGATGATCGTGGTAATACCGTTGGGACGTACGAGTGTAATGACGAAGGTAAGATTTATCTAAAATACCGAGGTAATGCCGGTTATCATAATCTGACCTTTATCTCAGGTAATGCGGTGTTGACTACCTCTTTCCGTCTTAAAGGTGTTAAGAAAATGCTGCCGTTCGCCACGGGCGATCTGTTAGTAAAACCGGGAGTTACCGCAGACATTCCATTCTTCTACTTAGATGAATGGGGTGAACCGGTCGCTAATAAACAAATCCATTGTACCTTTGATGACCCTACTCATAACTACGGTAGTTCTTCTACTGATAAGTACGGGTTCGGCGTAGGACACGCCTACGACACCCACTTGAATGAACCTCACACTACGTTCTACTTAGTTGACAAAGACGACACGTCTACCATGTTGTCTTACAACCTAGTCTTTACTGACGAGGCGAATCCTTATCCTGCTTCAGTAGGTTTGTGGAAATGGTCTAAGGGCACCACACCTACGGTAGGTGGACACTACGGTATGTACTTCCATCACGCCGATAAAACAGCGCCGTATACCGATGAAGTATTGTACGGTTGGGTGTGTCCGAGTACAGGTGAACACGATCTATATAAGCGTCAACCTGATGAAAACGGATTAGTCGTCTTTGATTCCTATCCAGTAGGGAACAACGACACACCTTATCTGGAAGTCTTCGCGGGGAACAACGGTAATACGATGACGATATCGTACAGTGTAACCGAACCATTACATGGTCGCGCTACTATCGATCCAGCGTCTATCCCTGATGAGATTTTATCATCTACACCGTTCACACTTCGAGGACAACTCCACGCTCCTGATGGTGGCCCTTATGACGTAAACCAAGAACACACTGTTCGTATTTTCGGTGTTCCGGTTAACCTTTCTGGTGGCAATGGTCGTACTTCTTCCATTTACTCTGACCGAGAAGGTGAGTTTGAAATTGAATTCATCGTTTCAAAACCGGGTGATCACTTGTTCTTAATCCATACGTCAGCAGAAGACTATTTGACTTCGTTGGCTAAAGAGGTCAAACAAGGTCCAGTAGCGGTGGGTTCCAAATTCACTAAACCTGATTTGGAACAACCAATTTACGTTGGTGATCGTGTTCCTATTGAAGGTGGTTGGGTGGACGCGGATGGTAATTATGTCTACATAGAAGATACGGTTAACTACTCTTTGGATGGTCGACGTTTCTACTCTAACGATGGGGTGTCTATCCAAGACTACACGTTTGATCATAGTGGTAGTACGATCAACACGGAAGGTGAACACACGTACACCGTGGAAGGTCATGACGGTCATAAAGCCGAAATTACTTTCACGGTACTTCCTAAACCTGCGGAATAAACAAAACGTTATATACTCGGTGGGTTACACCGAGTATATACTTTAATAAGGAATGAACAATGAGCGAAGATTTAAAACCGGGTGATCCTATCGAACTCACTATTAAACGTGATGACGGTTTACCTGATTCCACGGTAATGACCAAACCAGATGGAACGTGGGAACTCGAAGTCACACCAGTAGGTAGTCCGGGTAAGGTAACGTTCACCGTTCACCACGGCATTCGTAAGTTGGGCGAGCACGCTATCTCTTTTTCTGGTATGCCTTTCTCTGCTGAGATTTTGTCAGGGGCGTATCCGATAATGCCTTTTGATGAAGATAGAGTCGTTACGTACCAGTTAAAAGATAAAGACGGTAATAACTACCATCCGGGTGAGGGTGAGTTTCTGAGCATCCGTACTACGGAAGCAAGTTACGAAAACTTAGACATTCCTATCCCTAGCACCGGGATTGTGGAAATCCCTTGGGGTAAAACCAGCTTAGGGAAAGAGTCACACGTGCTGAAAAACAGTAATGACGAGGTGCTCAACCAATACGACAATGAATACATCGTAGTGGATTCGTCTACGATAGTGTACCAAGGTTCTTCTCCTAAATTAGGTGAATCTTGGATGACTTTTGGTATGTTGACCGACCTTAATGGTAACGCGATACCAAATGCACCTGCCCGTATTCATTCGTTGACTAATGGGTATGAGTTCGATCAGACTATGGTGACTGATGAGAATGGGATTATTCCTATCTTACTCGATCCCCCTGCTGGTACTGATGAATTCGATCTTGAATTAGAAATACTTTCAGGTGGCACAGAAGAAACGAGTGACATAACTTGGTCGGAAGACAACACGAGTTCAAAAGGGACCGTGGTATTAGATCCCACTCCCGCCGAAATATCTGAAGATGACACTATGGTCTTTAAGGGTATTATCAAGGATAACAACGGTGACGGGATCCCTAATGCTCCCTATGACGTTTATCGTAAAGACGCAACGGGTGAAATCTACCACGATGATAGATACACCGCTGACGAACAAGGCCACTTCACCATTGACTTTTGGTTAGAAGTAGGTAACCTTGCTATTTACGTCGCCACGGGTGAACACTATCAACATAGAAACCTGACTGTGTATGGTGAACCGGGTATTGATCAGATTGGTTCTGGTACAACCAGAATTGCTTACGGTAAAGACTTCCCCGTTTACATGTACTGTAACGACAAATACGGAAAACCGGCTGTCGGTAAAACGGTATCTTTTAAATATGTCGACCACCAAGGAGGTCAAACTGAAGTAGCAGGGACTGCTGACACCGATGAGTTTGGTTTAGTGAACTGGACCATTCCTTGGGAGAAGGTTCAAGCCTATCACAGTCTTCGTGGTGAAATTGAAGAAGATTATGCTACCTTTATATTCGAGGCTGCCCCAGAAAACGTAGTGGTTCCTGAATCTGTCGAAATCATTGTTAAACCGACTAAGCTCCATCCTTATCAACCCGGTACGATAGCTGGTTTTGTGATGGGTTCGGACGGTAAACCCGTGACTGAAAGAACTAATCTGTATGGGAATTACAATAATTTCAATGGTTCCATTTACATCACTACAGATGAAGATGGGTATTTTGAATCCAGACTGGGTTCAGCTCAATCAGAACACGAACAAGGTTACAGCTTTTACTTTGGTCGTGGTATAGAGTTAACTCGTGTGGATGTTGCTTGGACTGATGGTGAAGGTCCGTTATACGAGATCTTCCGATTCGATTATCCTAATTACCCAAATGGTATTGGTTTATCAGAAACCATTACTTTGACCGGTAAAATGGTGAACCAAGCTTGGTTGGCAGCCAGAGATAAAGTGGTACCTATGGAACTCACTGTTAAGGTGATGAAAGGTGCGGAACTTATCTCTACTCATAAAACCGTGTGTGAAGACACAGGTGTGTTCTCTGTTGACATTAACACCCCAGATACCGGCGATAAGTTCGATGTTTGGTTATCAACACCTGATGGGAGTCATCAAGACCGTCTGCGTATTTGGATTGGTCCTGAGCGTATTAAGAAGATCATCATTACTGAACCGACTCCAAGCAGTGTTCCACAAGGTAGTTCTTCTATAACAGTGGGATGTCAATACCTCGATGAAAATGGTCAAGGTATTGCTAACGCCAGAATCACCATCTACGGTATTGATCCATTTAACGGTGGTTGGGGTTACGCTGGATCAGGTAGAACCGATTCAGAAGGTAAAATGACGACGAATGTTTACGTCCGTGGTCAAGATGTTTTGAAACTGCGCTTCATGGACGATCGCACAGAAACCTTCATTGATATCCCGTTTGAATAAAAACCATTAAACTTAACCAAGTAGGGAACATCCCCTACTTGGTTATTACCCGATCGTATAGTGACCTAGTCAACAAGAGAGCATTATCATGGGAGTACCACTAGGATTTAATTTAGAAGAACAGCAGGCCGTTCTAAAGTACTTAGAAATAGAACAAGACCGTTTACCTACGAAAATGGTAGACGATCCATCTGACGACATTCCAGAGCGTTCTTGGGAGGAACTACTAGCAGCTCATTGGGAAGAAGATACGTTAAAGTCTATTAAGACCGTGCGCTTCATGAAAGACTTCCAACGTTATCGTGCAAGACCAGATTTAAAAACAACCAACACTTCCTTTATCCGCACCATGGATGTGTTTCGTAAGATGAAGGTGAAGAACTGTGCCTTCCACTTACAGCTTAATAACCCGGCGTTGGTGGGTGTGGATCCTCGTGACCCTAACTTAACTGATGATCAACGTTTGATGATCATGCAAGAAATGCGAGAGAACTTCTGGTATTTCTTACGTGAAGTGTGTCACTTGAACGGAGGTATTCGTTTTCGTGCTAACCGTGCTAACATCAGTTTCGCTTGGTGTTGGTTGAACCATTTGACCACCATGTTGATTCTTCCTCGTCAGCAAGGTAAAACAGTTACAGCACAATGTATCTTTTTCTGGCTGACTTACATCAGTGGTCGTGCATACGAATCTCACTTAATCACACTAAAAGACGATAACCGACAACAATTTGTTGACGCCATTAAAGGTATCCGGAACAACATACCTTCGTGGATGACCAACGTCACCTATCGGGATAAGGATGCAGGTAACTCTTTAACGTATTCAGCTTTTGGTGATGAGGTTAAGAACAAGCTCACCATCTCGGTTCCTCAGATCGGACAAGAAGCTGCACGAAACGTAGGTCGTGGTTTGACCATCAAGTCTCGTTTCATAGATGAACCTGCGTACATAAAGTGGATGGAAGAGATCCTCAACGGTGCAGGTCCTTCTACATTGACGGCTCGTGAGAACGCTCGTCGTCTAAATGAACCTTACGCGACCGGTTTCATCACAACACCAGCCAGTGTCCTGACGGAGTCTGGTGCATACATGTACAACATCCTCATGGAGTCTACGGAATGGCGTGAGAACTATTTCGATACTTACGGTGAATCTCATCTCTACGATGTGTTGTTGAAGAACGCTCCTAAAGCGACCACCAGTCCTTCTGTCGGGATGGTGTTCAACTACCTACAACTTGGTAAAGACCGCGATTGGGTTAAACGTACCATTGATGAACTTAAGCTTTCACTTAGTGAGGCTAAGATTGACTTGTTGTTAATGTGGGATGACAACGGTAAAGGTAAACTGTTTGATGACGAAACTCGTGATGCTCTGAATGATGCTAAACGTGGACGAGTCTGGAGCCAACAAATCAACGGAACGTCATTGTTTTTCGACTGGTTTATTTCTCCAGAAGAACATGCCGAAATCATGAGTGGTGCTAAAGCAAGTACTTTCTACTTGATTGGTCTGGACACTTCTGGTGCGGTAGGTCGAGATGCTTGTACCATCGTAGTTCGTGATATTCGTAACGGCAAGGTAGTGGGTGTAGGGCGTTATCAGCGTGCTTTCTTAACTGAGGTAGGTACCGTGGTTCAAACGTTGCTTACAGAGCTTCCTGATTCGTTATTGATACCAGAACGTAACTATGCTCACCACATGATCGATCAGTTGTTGCAATCGTTACCAGCAATGGGACTAGATCCGTTTAAGAAGATCTATAACCGTATTTTCCAAGATCCGATGAAGTACCAAAACCATTATCGTGATATCAAAGCCCGTAGCTTCGGTAATCGAAATGATGCGTTCTATCTCAAATACAAAGAGTTCTTTGGATTTAATACTGGTGCGAAGTCTCGTGAGACAATGTACGGTTTCCTAGAAGAAGCGGTAAGCTTAACCGGTAGCGGTACTCATTACACCAAGTTGATCGATGAGTTAACTAACTTGAAATTGAAGAACGGTCGTATCGACCACGATACCGGGAACCACGATGATATCGTTATCAGTTGGTTGTTGACGTACTGGTTTATTAAACTGGGAGAAAACAAAAACGAATACGGTATCCCGAATGGTATCTCTTTAAGTTCGGTTGATATGCTTCGTTTAGGGGATGCTAAGAAAGAGCTTCCTGATCCTGTTCAAGAAAAACGCACAGCGTTTTATAAACAGAAAATCGAAGAAGTTACTGAGATGTTGTTCAATACCGACGATCCTGTTATCGCTGCTCGTTTAGAAGCCGCTTTAGATCGACTTCATGCACTGATCCCTAATGAGGTGCGTAAATCGATTACTATTGATGACGTTAAACGTAAAGCAGAAGAAGAACGTAATCGTCGTTTATTGGAAAACAAGCGTGTTCGTCCTCGTCGATAAATAATCAAAAAAGCAAAAATAACTCCTACCTCCCAAGGGAGGTAGGAGTTATAAGTACGCCAAATCCTTCATCATGGTTAACGCCAACCAACCATAACAAAGTTTCTCAACAAAGAGGAGTTATCATGTGCTTTCACAAACCCAAACTTATGTCAACACATAGTATTACCCTACGGTTAAAAATCACAACCTAGGTATTTAAGTTTTTCGTAGACTTCTTCGACATCTTTAGAAATAATAACGGCGGTATCACAGAAGTCATGCATCGCACGGAAATACCAATCGGAACAATCTTGGAAAATTTCTTCATAATTAATTCCTTAAAAGCATAAAAAATAGGGGAGTATATGACTACCCTATGTAGTTAGAATTAATTACGATCTTTAGTTAGAACACGTAACACGATATACAACATTAACGCGGTACGTAACGAAGAATAAGTGACACGAGTACGGATCCCTGTTAGGTCTTGTACGATGTCATCTCCCATAGCACGCATGCGCAATACCGACTCGTTTTGGTTACGAGGGGAAGCGTAAGTACCAGCCATACGGTTAATGACTTCTCGTAAGTTGGTTTGCTTAATACGGTTGTTGGTTAAGTATTCGAATAAATGGGTTAATACTTCATCCACGAACAGTCGGTAAATATCCCCACGCTTGCTCTTAGATTGGTAATTCCCCGGGAACTCTTTAAGGACGCGTTCCAGTTTATCCTTAGGAGCGTTATCGATTTTCTTAACAATCAAGTCCGCGTATTCTTCACGATAGAAACCAGTAGGGGCGCTTAAGATTTGCTTAGCGTAGTTTTTGTAGACGTTAACTTGCTTAGCTATCTCTTTAACCGTCATCCCTTCTTCCATGTTCACTTGAGCTTTATCAAGTTGCATAATGTTGGTACGGTTCTTCACATCATGAAATACTTTGTTGATGTCATTCACCAAACCACGAAGACGGTCTTGGATATCACCTACCATGTAAATGATTTTCTTATCATCATTCATGTTCATGAACGTTTTGTAGTGAATGCCGGTAGTAGGACTCAGGATGTACTCAGCACGCGCTAGGAACAGCGCTCGCCAGCTTTCGTACTTTTTGATGTCATACTTCAGGCTAAGACGGTTATACGTCTCATAGACGATCTCAGGCTTCGCTAGGTACTTATAGTCGTTATGGATCATCGAGGTAATACATTTACAATGATACATAAAGAGTACAATGATTTGCGCTTCGCGTTTCATCCCACCCGGAAGTTGCTTGGATTGTTGGATTTTCCATAGCAAATAAGGGATGGTCAAGTTAAAGACATCACCGGTTACCGCCCAGTCTTTATTCACCCACTTACACTCATGAAGGTTTTCTTTCAACTCTTCTTCGTCCACGTCCCAAATGTCCGTAAACCATTCGTTGCGGTCAGCGGTCGTGAACACGATTTTCTGCAAACCTAGATAAGGGGAACCAAAGAACTCACCATAGTCCGTTATCCCTACTTTGCGAGTAGTGAAACTGAACATGTACTGTTTGAGTCGGGTTGCCCATTTGGTGTCGATAACTAGATCACGTCCAAATTCTTCACAGACGTCCAGTATGGCGTTGTCACGCTTAAACTGGAAGTTAGGTATTAGTGACTCCATACCGTCCACTAGCATTGGATCTAGGGACTCATACGGGGTATCATTAAATAGACTTACGGTGGGTTCGTAAAAAGACTCCCCTCCGAATACGTCGTAAAACTTATCCATTACATTCTCCTTGGGACAGACTTACGAATCATTTCAGCTTTGCGGTTGGTATCGGAGTACGACATGTATTTCAACCACTCTTCTTCAAAGTACTCGTTGTAATCTTTCCAAGCATCTTGATAACCATAAACTTCATCACGGATTGAGTCTACGTTAACACCACCACGTACCACACCTTCGTTAATTTTGTTACGCAGGTTTTTGTAGATATGTGCTTTAGTCGCCAGTGAAACCAAATGTGCGAAATAAGGATAAGCTCTAGGGTTGATGTGAGATAGGTTATCGTCGGACTCCAATACTGCGCGTGCAGTCATAGAGAAAATGCCCGCCGGACAGTTATGAATAATGAAAGTGTTATTACCAACGACTTGGATATTGGTGAAAGTTTGCGGAATAGCACGGTTAGAACGCATGCCATTAATCATGCCGGATAACATGTCGTTCAGGGTGCCTTCGCCGCAGCCTACGTTTTGTGAAGCCATGGACAACACCCCACTGGAGGCACCGATAGAACCTTGGTACACTTCCGCTACAGAAACGATCTTACGACCGCCCGTAATAAAGTCCGGAACTTGGACTTGCAACTTAGATTGACCTAAGTCAATAATACTGGATCCCGTTAAGTCTAGGAGTTCGGTAATACCACCTTGGATATTACATCGCTTGAGGACAACGCCGTGTATAACACGTTCTCGTAAACCTTGTTCAACACTGTAGTTTAACGGGTCTTGCAACCAGTTGTCCACGACGTTTTGATTGGGGTTGGCGAAAGCGAGTTCTAACACGTAACTGGAGATGTCCCCACCTTCTACCACTTCGTTGATCGCATAATCTACACAGTTCATAATACGTCACCTTAATAGGGTTGATGAGGGTTGGTGTTCAATAAAATTCCAAAATGCAAAATAAGGGGGTGGGGTGAACGCACCCCACCTATCCTTTTAATTATGTGACCTGAATACTAACTCGAGAGCAAACCCTTATGTCTTTTCGACGACCGAAGACAACCAACCACAGTGTCATTCGTAAAAAGTTATTTGCTATAGGATGGTAATAGGGATTTAATGTGGAACTTCTTTAACTGGGAGCTCCTATTATTGAACCTTATACCTTAACAGGAGAAAGAGATGGCTAAGCCCATAGAACAAGTGTTACGTGCACTCCAATACGTCATTTTAAACATGTTCTATTATAACTTTGAAGCTTTAGTTATACTAGGACATCAAGAAATCACTTCGACCAATTCTGGTAGTGTATGTTTCTTCCATGCACCGAAAGCCCTAGGTGGGATTTCCATCCACATGGTTCGAGATAGTAAAGCTAAGTACTACATCGAATTCAAGAACTTGCCGTATGATCTTGGTCCTCGAGACGTCATCGTTAAACTGGGTACGGGTAAGCATCTGATTAACCACCGAGTGATGAACGACTTAGGGGTACGCTTAAACGCGTTCCTAGACACCAGTGAATACCTCGCTAGCATGTCGGTGTTAAAGAAACACGCTTTGCGTTTCTACAGCGAACAAGTAACGGTGGTTAAACCTAGTTTCTTTGCTCGCCTGTTCGGCACCAAGACCGTGAATTACTCGGGAGCGTTTGATCGAGTTAATCTACCGGGTTTGATCGGCAAGCATTACACCGATTGGAAAATGTTAGATGGCGTCAGTAATCACACCACACACGTTAGTCTGTACGGTGACATCTCAAGAGAAGTAAAATAACATAGTGGTCGGGAACTTCGGTTCCCGACCACTATTCTACTTTTATGATTTTTTAGATCTATATTATCAAAGTGAATGCTTATCACTTATTTAAATATTGGAGACTCACAATGAATTTTAATGAAGCAAAACAATACGTCGGTGCTACTATGTTACATGACTTCACCACACAGCTCCCAGACGTGCTCAGAATTTACCGTAATCAAGTCTTTAAGGAAACCTTAGTGACTGTTGCTAAAGTGGACGTAGGACGCGTACCGTTCGTTATTTGCTTAGAACGACGGGAACAACTCATTCGTGTGATGGTGAAGAATGCCCAAGTCCTCAGCAACGAGCACCCAGACCTCCACAGCGAAGTTTGGGAGATCATCGATGTCGATAACGTGACTGACGTCGAAGAAGTTATGAATACGTTATATCGTTGTTTTGACAAACTGTTCGACGAACAACTTACTTTAAACAAACTGCAAAGTTACAGTAAGTTCATGATTGATAATGTATCGATCCGTCAACATCCTATCAAGTCTAATTTCTTTACGGAGTTCTTAGGCAAACGTGTGATGGGTGAGTACGAACTCATGCCTAATCGAAAAGTCTCTTTCATCGTTAAAGAAGGATTCTTTTTCAGTAAACCTAGTGCGGTATTCCGTTTCGAAGAAGTGGATATTACAGGTCGTTTACGTGTAATAGAAACGACTCGAAGTGAAGTATACCGTTATGTCACCAACAACACGAGCGAATAGGAGGGCTTATGTTGGTAGAAGCGTTTTTAAATAGCCACTTACTCCCGGTGGATGTATTGAACGAAAATGCTTATGAGATGTTCTCTAAGTGTCTTCCTGCTTACCGCAGTCAAATTCTTTATGACCACTTAGGAGAAGCATTGATCGATGATCCTGACTACGAGTTATGGACTAAACACTATCAGTGGGATGAAGTGTTCTTTGAGATACCGGGGTTGTATGTGAGCTCGTTGGGTAACGTCTATGACAGTCTACGAGGTCAATTCATCGATACCGTGGTTAATCCCGATACGGGTAGTGTGGAGTGTCCTTATCACGTAGGAGACGTACAAGGTATACTGAAAGTAGATCGAGCAGTAGCTAGTATGTTCGTTCCTAGTTTCTTGCCTTATCCACTGACTAAGATGTATCCTGTTCACAAAGACTATGACTTAACGAATGTTCGTCATAATAATTTGGAATGGAATCTTAAAGGTTAACGGTTTACTGGGCTCGTCATAGGGTCCAGTAAACTTTTACAAGTGGGTGACTATACTATACTAGAAAAACCTTTTTACATTTCACTTTTTGAACGCCTTTTTCCACATGATTTTGCACTCTAAAAATGCAAGGTCTTAAGGGGGAGGGGGGTTCAAGGTTGGGGTGTTCAAGGTTGATCGGTGTTCAAGGTTAGTCGGTTCAAGTTAGTTAAAAGATTCGGGCAACGCCCAAGATGATTAATGTTAATATATTAATATATCCAAGTTATAAAGTATGACATTCCTTAGAACGTAATGAGTTTACGAATGGAGTGGTTAAGGTAATGAGTCATACGTTAGTAGCATAGCGAACGATACTCGTTAGAGGAGAGTTCTAGCGGAGCAGTAGTAGGGTATACTGACGCATACTGTTTTTTATTTACATTTTAATTAAATATCGTAATAACTTAAGATTAGAGTTCTTATTAAGAGAATTCTAATGAGTAAGAGTTTATACTGCTTTTTAAATATTTTTAAAGAGTTATGGCAACAACACGTTAAATAAGCTTTATAGGAGCATAGACCATGTACATGAACAAACCAGAACTGAAAGTAGAAGTTAAACTAGCGTTACGCGTATTAGCTCGAGAGTGGGTACGACAAGCAGTAGATATGATCCAATACCGTAGCGTTGACGCTAATGATGTCATCGGTATCGTTAAACCTGCTGGTAAAACCATCGGTGTAGGTACACATAAGTCAGGTAAAGATCTTTACTTGGTATTAAGTGGTCTCCCGTTTGACTTTAGCGTAATAGGAATGCGTTCAGATGAAATTGCTATTCCGTTTAAACTAGGGGATGATCTACGAGGTAATCCAGCAGTTAGGTTAGTGTTAGAGTCTAACGTGACACTGGGTCAGGAGATGTTATTACGTCTGATGCAAAACCCAGACTTTAACCAAGAACTCCAACTCGACGTGGAAACTGGTAACATTAGAGAAGGAGGAGACTTCCGCTTAGGGAAAGTAGGAACGCCTTACGTTCGTATTTCTTTTTGTGGTATTGGGGAGGACCTCTTCTTATCTACTGAACGTACACCAGACTTTAACTCTTACGAGTTTGATAAAAACGTGTTAGCGGGTCGTAGAGCAATAGTTAAAGTCATCGGTAATAAACTAGTAGATCGACTACCAACGTTAGTAGAACAAGAACTACTACAATACCGAGTCGTGTTAGGGGATGAGCGTTATCCTACTATTAACCTAATTAACTTAGGAGTACAACACTACGAAGGTATTACCGTTAACATAGCACGCGTAGGGATGGATTATGAACTTAACGTGTTCCATGACGGGAAATCATCTTCATACGTTATCCCTAAGCAAGTACACGAACGTAAGGCGATGCTGGGTGAACTGATGTGGTATCTTAAAGACATCTTAACCATGAACGAGATCGATCAAGAAGCCTTGATCGATTACCTTAAAACTTACGTTAACCAAACTACCGACTACGGCATCATCGCTGGTAACGTCGATACTGAAATCGATATCTTCTTAGCAGATGGTATCACTAACCAACCTACCAACATCACTTTGTTAGAACAGGAGCTTTAATCATGAGACTACAAGAACGTTTAACGTACACTTTAGCTTTACGAGCGTTAGCACAAGCATGGGTGGAACAAGCCGGCTTACTCGCTCAGAAAACCGAACGACAATTAGACGAGAACATTTTCGTAGGGGTAACAGAAATCCCTTGGAATGGTGAAACGTTGATGGTTAAGATCGTAGATCGTCGAGCACAATCATACACGATCCACACCGAAGGATTTCGACACATCGGTTTACCGAACATTCGGATCGAACTCCCGTTAGGGGATAAGGTGTCGAATAGTCCTAACGAGGACCTACAAACCATCCTAAACGAGGTAGACATCTTGAGTCGCAATACCCTTACTCATTTGGTATTAGAAACCACATGGTCAATTAAGGGGACGTCTACGGTATCGAACTACGGGACGACTTACTTAGCGTATGAAGGTGACGGGTACCCTATGGAGTTAAAACACAAAGACGGTAGTTTGGTTTACGAGTTAGCTCCGAACGTATTAGCTCAGCGTAAGGCTTGTGCTAAATGGTTGTTCAACGAAAGCTTAAATGAACTCCCTATGATCATCGAGCGTTTGTTGGAAGAACAAGGGGGAAGCGAAGTAGACATACTTAACATCCATATCTTCGAAGAGAACATACATCGTATCATTTTGAAACGTTATGGTTCAGAGGTCCGTCTAGTTGTTATTTTGGATCATCCTTCCAATTACTTTGAAATGCCATTACTTCGTGTCTACGAATACCGTAAAGCGCAGATCAAAGAACTTATCCGTCAACTTCGTAATCAGGAGATCGTCTCTCCGGGAGAAGTTGAACTTATCCACGAAATGGTTAAACGTATGGAATTTGATAAGAACGAGTTAGGAGTTTTCCATTACGTAGATGAGAAAGCACTCGTTTCCGTTAAAGAAAGTGCTATGCCATTCCATAACAGTCGTCGTTTCGAAATCTAACACCAATACACCTAGGAGGGGATAAAACCTCTCCTAGGACTTTACAGGAGCTTTAAACGTGATAAAACCGCAAGACTCTTACTTAGTTGTACACATCCTACGTACGGTTCAAAAAGAACCACTCCCATTCATCCAAGATATCTTTGATCGTTGGTTGACCATAGGTCGTACAACACATGAATACGGTGGGTTGACTATTAACATTGGACTCAAACGTATGGAGCACCGTACAGGAATGGGAGAGTTCACTATGAAAATCAGTGGGCTGCCTGACATCCACCGACCTTCTAATGACATCCCGGGGAGTTACTACGAACGTGAACCGTTTCTCTTTGCCTTTGAGCAATCTTTGTTCTTCGATAAAGTGGAAGTGAGTAAGATGTTAACTCACAACTTAGAGAAATACTTAGGGATGTACGACAACTTCGAGTTTAAGGAAGCTAAGAAGTACTTAGGCGGTCGGGTGAAAGAAGTGGTCACTGAACACTACCCACTCGCCATGAGTTTAACACGCAGCAACTTGATTAACCGTATTGGGTTATCTCATTTTGATTTCTTGGTGGTGGTCGAACCTAAGGTCGTAGGCGGTAAACTTCGTCTTTATCCGGAGTCCACTCTCAACGTTGGTCCCGAGAAACAACTCAAAGTTAAATACGACGAGTTCACCGTATAGTCTAAAACGTCCCATAATCGCTTATGGGACGTTTTTTAGAGATTAGCAATGGAACTATCAATTCATTCCTAATCTTTAACTAAGCTTTATACAGGAGCAAATAATGGAACAATTAAAACAAGATTTGGATCACATCTTAATGGATCTTATTCAACGTGCTCGTAAACATGGATCTGCACGATACATTAACGATATGTTGGATCTTAAACTCGATATCGTTAAAAACGACGTGGTGTTTGACATGAACGGTGAAATCCATCACTTCAACGCTTTACGTTTATTAAACCTAAGAGCGTACACCAAAACCTTACGTTTGAATGTCGAGGACTATTTGTCTCACTTAGATAAACAGTCTGCTAAGACTGATGTTGACTTGATGTGGTACATGCATGCCACTCACGCGGTAAGACATCTAGTCGAGTCTTTAAAGTCACTGGTGAAATAAACTGAGATATCTCCTTAGGAGTCCTATTGGGACTCCTAAGGCTTTAATTGTTATTCATTCGATAAATCATACCAACTCATTAATTAAAACGCTTATAACGCGTTATAGGAACTATTATGCCTAAATGTAAATTCGATCTTAAAGCAACTAACCCAACTAATGCTAACGAAGTTCGTATTAATCGCGGTAAGATGGGAGAGCTGTTCTACGTCACCCGTAGTTTGGTGGACGCGGAAGGCTGGGTGACTCAGCTCATGAATAAAGTTGTTCATAACTATCAACGCCGAAATGGTACTGCTAGCATAAAACCTGATGTAAGTCTGTTGACTTTACCACCGATGGCTTACAGTGATAAAGGGATAGAGTATTTGGTGGTAGGGGATCGTCTTCCTACCGATGTTTCACTTAATAATCGATTTGAAGTGAGGGTTGCTTACGTCCCTGCTAATAACCGACCTTACCAATTAGAGTTCACCGCTCCCTCGTTTCTGTTTCCGGAGATTGCTTTGGATTACGATAAGGAATACGTTACGGTTAAGTTTACTTTCGCAGCTCAACCTGATCAAGCGGATATCAAACGTACTATTAACGATTACCTTGGTTATTTCCCTTACAACGCAGATCAGGCTTATGAAGAGTTTTGTGGGCTAGTACGAGCGGAACTACGTAAACCTCAATTCAACTGGTTTGGTAAGAGTGGTAAATACGTAGTTAACATGACGGGTACTCGTCACCATAATGTCACGTACTATGCAGTAAGACGTAAACTACGTAAGGATGAAATCTACGCTGAATGTTTACTCCGTACTTTGATGGTTCCTAGCACTACGATAATCGTAAAGTAGATTTTTAGTGGATATATATATTATATGTACTAAATAAAAATGTCGAAGACCCCCTAAAAAGGATGGGAAAGGGTTTTTATTGCATTTGAGTTGAGAGTACTCCTTAGAGTGAACTATGAGGTACGAGTAGTGAACGGTGAGTGTTGTAGTACGAAGTACGTAGACACGATGAAAAGGAGTGTACTCTTCAACGAGAATGTAGTACTACCACTGTAAGGGGAGTACGGTAAGGGATTTATAAATCTATATTACTTAGAAGTAAAGTAAAACTGTTTTAAACATACTTATAGGTAATACGGATACCATAGACGACAAGCGAGTTTTTAGTTATGAACAGAGTACAAACCATACCACATACGAACGTTCATCACGTTCACGGATCAATCGTTACCAGTAACGGTAGACTGAATCGACAAACCAACATTATGATCACGATCAAGGGTCATAAGCAAGTACGGTTAACCAGAGCACAAAACTGGATAAAGCATTTAACGAAACTACGAGATGGGTTTCCTATTCACTTAATCGATCAAGCGGAAGAGTTATGCTTTAAGGAAGTACTATTACCGACTTACAAAGATTACGCCGTTAATGTTCCTTATTTGAGTTGTATGTTGCGGTGGGAAGGATTAGAACTATTCGTTCTACCGGGGTTCTTAGGGAACGCGGTGAGTGCGGAAGGTAAGGTTTACGAGCTGTACTTAGACGAAAGTAAGAAAGAATGGTACTGGGCAGAGATCTATCCTAATCAAAACGATTGTTATGATTTGATCAACAGCATCGACGGGGATATGTTAGAGCTCAGCGTAGAAGACATTATCTATTTGTTGAAGAGTGATCACGTCACTACACAACAAGTCATCGATTTCTACGAGAAGCGTAACGTAGATCGTAAAGCAGAATTAGCGTTAGGAGATGGTTGGGTGAGTATTGATCCAGTAGACGCAGATAAAACAGAAGCGTTCGGGTTATTAGACAAAGATAACGTGGTCGTTACTTTAGATACTAAACCAAAAACCGTCGTAGAAGCTTTCCTACGAGCTTACCACCAAGTTAACGGAGATGCCTTAGACTGGCGTAGTCAAGTCGCCGTATAAGCTTATCACGCCCTACCTCAGCTAAATACTGGGGTAGGGGTTATTTTTCATTTTACATTTATTTAAGGATAGCACCATGTCCAACGTCTACGTTCCTAGACTACCAGTTAGTGATGTTAGAGAAGTAAACCAAACTTTTAATTATTTAAAGTCCCATTTCAAAACAACAGGATTGATTAGTGAAGTATGCGCTCACCTCAACATCACACCTCATCAACTACGTTACCTGTTTGCTAAAGATGGACTAGAAACCCCTAAATACTATTTAGCGAAGTTACGTAGTGAATACGCCATGCATGAAGTCACTACGACCGAACGTCCTATTAGCGAGATTATGTCCGATCTCCTTTACGAGAACGTCCACCGTTTTACAAACTGGTACGTGTTTCACGCTAAACTATCTCCTATTAAGCATCGCATCGCAGTCAAAATGCAAGAACAAGGTAAACAACCATCGATGGATACTCCGACTGATGTAGCTAAACGTTTGAAAAACAAAATCGACACAGAGTTTACCGACATCATAGAAATCAAGTCTATCATGGAAGACACCGTGTTTGCTGATGTCAGTGTACGTCGAGCATTTAAGCGCTTAACTAACCATGCTCCGAAAGAGTACTTGATCAAAGTCCAATGTGATTACGTAGCAAGACGTATTAAGAAAGATGGTTGGATAAAACAATCCATTTTGAAACACGTCAAGCAAAGTCGTATTACCGGGTTCAACAACATGTTCAAGAAACATTACGGGATGACCACATTTGAATACGGACGAGTGCATAGTTTTGGTTATACTGCGATGGTGTGTGGTGTACAACGCTGGGTAAACCAACACTTAATGGATGAGATCTTAGAACACTTAGCCGAAGAAGTCTTCACGGACCATCAACCTATAAGAGACATCCAGAAGTTCTACGGGATCCACTACGGTAACTGGTCTAAGATGTTTGAACAAACGGTAGGGATGAACGCTAAATGCACATACCGTGCTTTAGAGCTCGAAGGAGCACTATATCTAATCCAACACACCAGTTGGAACATCGAGCGTATCATCAGTGTCGCAACCAGTGGCAATAGAAGTTCTTTTTGTATGTCGTTCCGTTCTCACTTTGGTTTAACTCCGACGGAAGCCCGTCGTTATCCTGAACGTGTTATGCGTTTAAAGGGAACAGAAGGATTAAGAAAATATATCGAGGTAGGTGTTAAGAACATCACACTAAGTTAAGGTAATAAACCATGAAAGCAGAATTTAGAGATAAGCTTTTTAAAGATACGTTAAAATGGATAGACAACAACTTTCATCGTTCCATTCGTGCTAAAGACATCGGTGATCAACTGGGTATGAGTATGAATAACGTGACTGATCTGTTTCGCCGTCAACTGGATACCACGCCCGGAGAATATCTCCGGGTTGTTCGGATGAAACACGCCAAACAACTATTGATGAAAGGCGTTAGACCAACCTCAGTTTACAAACAAACCGGCTACAGTTCTTACCGCGCTTTCACTAGAGTCTATCAAATACACTTTGGTGTCCAACCTTCCCAAGACTACCATTACTTCATGGGAGTGATAACGGAACCGATGGCAACACCACAAATGGACACACTTTATCCATTTGCCTTACGGAAACGTATCGTCGATTATGTCAAAGACAACATTCAGTGTAATTACACGTTACGTGATCTAGAATCTCGTTTCAAGTTACCGGGGAGTTGTTTAGGAGAAATGTTCGTGCACTATTACGACCAGACCTATACGGACTGGCGTAAATCTTTACGCATGCGCATGGCTTCAGACTTAATCCGAGATAACCCGAAGATTGACGTAACACGTATCCATGGACAACTTGGCATCTGTTCCTTCCAATACTTCGTAACTTTATTTAAACAACACTACCGTACGCATCCTCAATCGTACGCGAATGCATTCAAGAGAAAATGAATATGACTGACCACGAATTAGCACTACAAATCCAAGACTACGTTAAAGAAATCTATATGAAACCTCGTCCATCTAACTTGGTTTACACTAAGTTCAATATGAGTGGACCTGTCATGGGACGTTTCTTGGAACGATTAAATCATCCTTCAATCAAAGTAATGTTGGTGGAAGCCCGTATGGAGCGAGCGAAAGAACTCCTAGCACAAGACATGGTTAATGTTCCGGGGATCCATACCCATGTAGGTTACTCTACTCGTAATAGTTTCGAGCGTCGTTTCAAAGATCACGTTGGTATGTCCCCAGCGGTCTATCGCAAAAAGATCCAAGAACAACAAACCGAGCAAGAACACATGACTTACTCTAAACGAGTTAACGAGGTTACTCAAAACGAACTCCGTAAATACTTGATCAAACACTTCCGGGAACCAGAACTGACGTTGAACCGTGTGCAAGATGTTTTTAACCTCAGCAAGGATGAGATCCAAGAGATCATCGGCATCGTTTACAATTGCACGTTTGAAGAACGACTCTTAACTATGCGTTTAGAAGAAGTCGGTAACCTTTTAGTGAAAACCACACGAACACCACGACAACTCTCTACCGAGTGTGGGTTTGTGAGTTATCACTATTTCGTGGGTCAATTCACTAAACGTTTTACGGTAGGTCCTAAACACTATCGTCAACTAAAATTAATCAAGGCTATATAACTGGGGTGTAATACTATGTGGGTAATGACTAGCTGACCATCTAAATGAAGAATTGAACAATCTTGGTGTATACCGCAATTGACGACATAATTTGGAATCTATCCTCGGCACCCACATCACCCTTTCACTAATTGGGTGTACAAAACGGGTATAAAGCGCAAGGCCGTCATTTTACGATGACGGCACTTATTATGTTGGAAAGTAAGTACATGAATGTTTATTCCCTTGTTTTCATTTTTGTTGAGCCCTTACTTTCTGACGCCATATATCGGCGGAAGGTTTCCTTCATTCCCTGTCGCCGGTAAGTTCACCTGACCGCATCGATAAAGGTGAATAGCTGTCTCTACAGCCGGCTGTGCTCTTTCCCAACATGGGTCCTCCAATTCCCCTGTTGGTCCTCCTTGTGAGAGCATAGTTCGGGTGTTCCGACACCGCCACTGCTTTCATGCAATGCTTTGCAAACCATCTCCTTGACGGGAGATGGTTCTTTTTTGCTTTTATACTTATTTTAAACTTTACGGTAAACTTCCTGTAACGCTTTCTAAGCCTGTTTACCCCATCTTACCACCCAATGTAAAGGGTAACTGCGTGCGCCATCATTTAGGTGCGTTTCAAGCGGTTTAAACACGGAATTAACTTATGAGTCAAAACAACTTATCTATCGTCGGGGTTTGTTTCTCAGATTATCAAGATCTGATAAACGACACCCGTAATGACAATCTTGGGCTAGCGCTCATACAAGAAGCATTATTGGATCAAGGTTACCACGTCAACCATGTACAGTATGTCGAAGGTGACCCATCCACATTAGCGGAAGTGCGTGCTTATGTTCGTGGAGCTATCTCTGATCAATCGAATGGAATACCTACTAATGTGAACGTCGGAATCAAACCGGCAAATCAACATTGTTATTCCGTATTGTTTTTTAAATAGAGGTTACTATGTATTTTGTAGATACACGTGGGATGACTGACAGTCTACTCACTTTCGATGCTGTTGGATCAACTCGAGTAGAATTATCACCGTACCCAACGATTATTATAGAGGACGTGATTGTGTTGTATAACTCAGGTGACGAATCCAATCTATATGAACGCATTGGTCATATCACGAAAGCAATGAGTAATAACCTAGCGGTAGAACAACTTTATCTTTCCGTTTACAACGGACTTAAAGATTATGCTCGCAGCGCAGGGTGGGATCCTCGTATCATGGTGAAATTAAGTGATTACCGTGGACGAGACCACAGCGGAGAAATAGTCCAGTTACTTATTGTTATGGATTTAGATATGACAATGGAAACACGTTACGATCCATTTAGCCCTACGACGTCTTTAGGAGAAATGATCAGTGATAACCCAACTCCCGATCAAATGTCAAACTTCATCCAGTCATAACACTTATTCGTTAGGGGTTTCTGACGTTTACGATACCATCGCTGGACGTTTAATGTGGGATAACGACAAACGTAATATCCCTATTCCCAAAATAGGTGCGGTAGCCAGTGCCCTCATGGCATACACAGTAATGTCTATCGCCGACCATACTAATTTCGAATACCGTCGATTACCAAGTGATCGACACGGTTACACACCGTTGTATGTATTTAACAAACCGAAAGATAGCATGGATTTCGTCTTTGCAGAAAACTACAGTGAATACGATACTCGAGTATTGCGTGACTATTATACCGCGGATGCCTTGGAGGTAATTGTGGACGATATCCGTTATTTGATATTGTCGGAACTTTACCGAATGACGCCCAACACGTATTTCAGTCATAAGGTGACAATCTCTTTACCTCACGTTCGATGTTTGTTCGTGACGATACATAACGAAGACATGGTGGAGTGTGATGAAGATATTATTCATGATGGAGCCGATGGCGGACTTCATCTCCCGGAGGGACTTAGTTCGATTTACGGGGATTGAACAAGGACCTTTATTACATACTTTCTTTGTAGTGGCGTATGAAAACGTCATCTCATATGGAAGGACAGGTGCGGTAGAGTTAGCCAAAGGAAACATGCTCAGTCAAGTATTAGAAAACCTAATACGTTTAGATTTGAGTAACGACTTTCCTTGGTTAACCACCGCGCATGAACTTAAAGCTCTTGGTGTCATCCTAGTGGAAGCAATGGATGACTTACTCACAGGAAATTCAATCATTAGTTACCAGCCTGTGCCGAAGACTAAATTCCCTCAGGCTATGGTAGTGGAGTGTGTACGTGAACAATAATAAAACTTTTTCTCATTCATTGACGGTCCCACCGGCGACCAACATGGATGATTTGTGTGCCTTTATAGGTAAACTAGTAGCAGCTCGTGGCGTGACTCATAACCTTTACGTTATGTCGGACAACGAATTGGATCACCCTATCCCAGAGTCCAAACAACAACTCTTGGCTGAAGCAATCCAGTTGAGTCAAGTTTTGGCTTCGGTATGTAACCAATACACCAACGTGGAACTCACCGAAGCCAAATTCGCCATGAATCAAGTAATCCTTATGTTTACTTGTTCAGGAGATCGAACTCATGAATACATACCTATTGGCTAGTGTCGATTACCCGGCATTAACGAGTTATGTTAATCGGTTGTATGATGAAGATCACGCGGTACTCACCACGGAAATGTTAGGAACTCATTTAACAACCCATTTAGCGATGTTGAATGATAAAGGGGAAGACCCTGACCCAGTCCTAACCGAGATGTTATTTATCAATCCCATGTTTCACCTCACCCATTTCCCGGTTATGATAGATCGTACAGCGTTTACGATAACTTGGGAAAACGGTTTGGTTTGTGAGTGTCCCATGATCATACTCATGCGACGGCTTTATTACGATCATTTCTATAGGCAGTAAGCCTACCAACTTAGGAGAAATATCAGTGATTTACAACATTGGTCAAGAAGACCTAATCAGTTTCCGTATCGTGGAGTCTGGTTTAATGAACAGTGGTTTCGAGGGAGTAACTTACCAAGGGACTGTTGGACATGCGGTGGCAGTAATGGTGTCGCAAGACATCAATATCAAACACCAAAACCTTCGCACTTATTTCAAGTCAGCGTACCCCGATGCGATTAATCCTACCGACTACCAATACATCTTGGTTCGTCACCCTAACGGCATCGTAGAAGCCATTGGTGAACCTTGGATTGTTAAGAACTCACTTAAAGTCGTGAACACTCAATCTAAAGTCATCACCATTAGTAACTGGTCAGAATGGTTCGGTGAACCTATCAAAGATTTGTTGGCTTCACTTGGTGCTAACTACACCATCACCGACAAAGAATAAATCCCTACCCTACCCGTAATGGGTAGGGTAGTTTACCGCTTTCTTATTTTTTTGGAGATTTGTCATGTGTGAATGTAACCCATCAGAAGAACTGGTTTTCAACGAAGAACAGAAAAATGTATGGCAAAAAGCTTACCCGTTAATCACCATGGAAGGATACCAAGGTCCCTTTGCTTATTTGGATCTAACGTTAACTTGGTTTTGTCCACGTTGTTGTGATTTGTCTAAACCGTTATTACTTAACCGAGAAAAAACTGTCCTTTATTGTGACAGTCATCCTCATACATGTGAATACACTTATGCTAATTTCGAAACACGTAAAGCCAAACGGACCTTTTTGAGCTCACAATACCGTTTGCCGTTGTCCTTAGAAGAATGCCGAGATAATGTGTTAAAACGCCTTGAACTTGATGTGTTAGGAATGAAACAACAACGTGACCGTTTAGGAACCCGTATCGAAGAAAAACAAGAACATATTATACAGCTAAAAAATACTTGGAAGTAATCCTTAACTCCAAGGTGAATGATTTAGCATAAATTACAATTTTACTTTGGAGTGATACAATGATTCAACCAATGTTGTCTCCGTTTGTCGATCCTGACTATCATTCTGATAGAAACATCGTTAAACATTACCATCACCAAATGGTAAACTACGTTCAGAAACGTTTTAATGTAACCGAGGAACAAGCTAAAAAGGTTATACTAAAGAACTTCCGACCTAATAACGGTACTTACGAAGATCGTAAGTTTAAAGTCTTAGAGAAAAACAAATATGGCGATCGTGAACTTAAAATCATGAAAGCCACTCAATTCTTCGAGAACGTTCATAGCAACAACTACCATTTAAGTCCGTCCATGGTAGGATATAAAAACTCAGAAGAAGAACAATCCGTTAACTCCATCGGTACAGAACGATTCTTAACTTTGCGTAAGCTCTATAAAGGGAAACGGCAAGAAGCGAAAGGTTCTGGGGATAAGTGGGCTGAGAAAACTTTTGACGTTATCCAAAACGCCCTAAAAATCTTTAACAACGCTCAGTCTGGTGCGATGTCTTCTAACGGGACACCATTAGTGAATAAATCCGGTCATACGACGTTGACTTCTACATGTCGTGGCTTAACGTCAACTGCTAATATTTGTAACGAGAAACTGCTAGCAGGTAACCGACTCTACAACACTTTTGAAAACACCTTACAAAACATCATCTCAACGGTGCAATACACCGACCTAGAGAAAATGCAAAGTGTGATGGATAAGTTAGGGATGCGACACGCCACTGTAGATGAAGTCATGAACATGATACGTCACTCTACTGGTCGTTACTGGCGTAATGCGTCTAGAATGAAAATCATCGAAGAAATGGTCAATGTGTTTAAACCAGTCGAACTCACCGCGTTGTTGTGTGTGATGGACTTAGAAGGTTTACGTGTGACCAACAATAAAGTGTTGTACGAATTCCTAGATGATTTTTCTAAAGTTCCTGAAATCCCAGAAGGGGCTAAAGCGGAGGATTACCCAAAACCTGACAACGGTGACCGTTACGTACTGTGTGTGTCTAAGATCGTCGGCAAACCTTCTCAACTGCAACTCAACCATTTGAACTCATGGCATTTAGAATGTGAGATGAAATGGAAAGAGTTCATCGAAGTGTTCTTGAAACAAGAGATCCCACCGTCTGGTGTGTACAACATCAAAGACATGATTCGCGAAGTAGTATTGACGTCGGATACCGACTCATCAATCTACACCGTGGATACCGTTGTTGACCAGTACACCAAAGACCGTGCTACATCTCTTCGTACTAACGGTGTATTGACTTATTTCGTTCGTATGATAGCGGTTCACCAACATGCTCAGTTCTCTGAGAACATGAACGTGGCGAAACGATTCCGTTACCGTTTGAACATGAAGAACGAGTATTTGTTCGGAGCTTATGTAACGACGACGATGTCTAAACACTACTATGCAACACAGCTCATGGTGGAAGGTGTGATGAACAAAGAAGTCGAGATGGAGATCAAAGGGGTACACCTACGGTCTGCTAAGATTGCGGCGAACATCAAAGCTTTTGCTCATGGTCTAATGCGGGAAGTGTTAGATGCCATCCACGAACACCGTCAATTGGACGCAGCGGATATTTTGTTCCGAGCCGCCGAGTTAGAACGTGAAATCATTCGTGATGTGGAAGATGGTAAATGGGTCTGGTTAACTAAGTCCACGATTAAGGATGGTGAAATTTACGCGAATCCAGAATCGTCTGTTTTCCAATACCATGTGCTATGGGAAAGGTTATTTGCTAAGAAATACGGACATGCACCGGAGTTACCTTATACTGCGATTAAGGTAAACGCGAAAACCCTGAACCGCGCCACCATTAAAGAGTGGGTGGATGGATTAGAACCAGAGATGAAGAAAGCAGCCGAGTCTCACTTAGGTGACACCACGAAGCTAACGACCATCTATGTTCCAGAAGAATGTTTGGGTGAATCAGGGATACCTAAAGAAGTGATTCAAGCAGCGGACATTCGTTCTATCATCAAACAGAACTTGAAATGTGTGTACGCGGTATTGGAGTCTTTAGGTCTCTTTATCGTAAACCAAAAAATAACTCGCATTATCAGTGACGAGCATTAATAATCCCGTGGGGCTTTCACCCCACGGGACTACCTTAATGTTTTACACTTTTTTCAAGTTCTTCTCGTAAACCCAAATAGCGTTTAATTAAACTCGGGTTACGGATATTACTCGTTGCTAGTTTAGCATCTTGCAGTAACCAACGTTCCACATTACTTTTCATTACCCCGTTAGTGTTTCGGGTTAGTTTGTTGTAATTAAGGTGCGTGGTTAAAGCTTTCATGTACGCGAAGTTCCAAACCCAGCGAGATCTTAGGTACAAGGCATAACGTCCGGGATTCATCCATTGAGTTGGATTGTGTTCCACCAAAGGCAAGCTATCTAGCTTCTGTAAACATCCTAGGAAGTGTTCTAAATTACGTACAGGGTTTTTGCTTAATAAAGTATGCAAATCTTTTACGTGACGTTTTAGGAGTGTTTCTACAGGGTTAATAGCGAACGTAGTACGCGGGACACTCACCAGTGACTCTGGCGCAACACCGGTTAACATCCCTTGGTATAACGCATTCATTACCACTAAACGATTACCCAATATTTGAGCGTTCATCAAAGGATACGGGAGCCATGTTTCTGGTTTAGGATCAAAGCCGTATATTTGAGCGTCTCTTAAATAACGCCAGTAAGCGACGGCTAATGCCATTAAGTCAACACCGATGATGGCTAACTTAGTGGGTTTATTATCGAGTGGTTTATCACCGACTGGTCTAAAATCCAACTGGGTGGACTCAGTATAGACTGGAATAAATGGACAGAGTTTTTTCTCATCCATGTTAAGATATTCAGTAAAGTCACACTGAGGCGGTAATGATATTAGAAGCTCAGAAAAGTCTTCTTTGTATAAGACGCTTCGCTGCAATTTGCCTGAGTTATAAACTCCAACTAAACCACCGTTGCTTGCCCAGCGTTCTGTTTTAAAGTCTATAACGTTGTGTAGTTCTTCTTCGGTCCAACTCGGATCGATCTGCATGAACTCCAACAAAGCGACTAACGGATGCTCGTGAGGAACACGGTACGTCGTATTTAATACCCGTTGTTCGAGTTGTTCTTGGTTGAACTTACAAACCCGTTTTAAGTTACTCACATTACTATAACTGTAAACTGCATTTGTAATAGAGTTCAACCCAGTATATAGTGTTTGCATAAACTGGTTACCATTCTATGTAAATAAAAAACTTTCTCCGACCGTAAGGTTGGGGTGACGAGGACTAGTATTGGAATATTTTTGACATAAAATCGAGGATTTACCTGAGTCCTAAAATATTTCAGTCCTATATAACTTAGGTGTTAAGCAATGGATATAAATCCAAAACTTAATGTTTAATAACGTTATTGAATATTAATTCGTAAGGATCACTTATGGCGATCGGCGGTAAAGACGATTGGGAAAAAGTAATTGAAGAAAATGAACGTAATACTAGTGACGTTCCATCTCAAGAACCTATCCCAGAACAACCAATTGTAAAACAACCAACCACATCTCAAACTGCACAACAAGGAGCAGAAAAAATGTCTCAAGCAAATAAAACACAATCTCTACTAGACTTCGCATCAGTTCTTGGTATGAACTCTGTAATGTCTGGCGGTCGTTCAGTTCCTGTTGTGAACGAAGTAATGAAAGCTTTGAACGACTTTAAAGAAGAGAAAGGTAAATCTTCTCTAGCACCTGCACTACAAGCCATCATCCCTCAAGAAGTTATTTCTATGGATGCTAACTTGTCTCCAGTGCTACCGGGCATCATCCTAGCGCGCCGTGTTGGTACTTCAATGATCATCGCTCCTATCATGTTCTCTAACCGTGAACTAGCGATTCAACTTGAAGAGATCCACACTAACGGTCTAATGGGTCAAAACACTCCAAGCAAAGTTCAGATCAAACAAGCACCTAACCGTTACATGGATAGCAACGTTATCCGTAACATCATGGACTCGATCAAACTTCGCTACGCTGCGGATGGTGTTAACGATGTTCAACTGATCACTTCTCGCGTAATCAACTTGGAAGATTACCAAACTCCAGAAAACAAAGAAGCAGGTCTACCTCAGTTGCTTACTGGTGTCATCCTAGATGAGTGGGAACGTGGTATGAAGATCACACTAACCAAAGCAATGGTTAAAGCGCAACACGATCTGAAAACTCCGTTCATTGACTCTAAAGGTCAAATCGATAAAAACGCTTACGGTCCAACTAAGTCTGCTACAGCGCGTATCGAATCAGTGAAAACTCAAAGCGGTGCACCTCTAACTATCGATGGTGTTCCATGTTCAGCGAACATGACCGTTCAGCTTCAAACTGCGCCAAAAGAAGGTCAACACCTAAATTCAGATGCCGCTCGTGGTATCGTAACAGCTTACTCTACTGTACAGCTTATCGGTGTACCTTTCGCAGTTTACACAGCGAACCTAATGTCTCGTCCACAACAAATGGCGTTCAACCCAATGATGAATGCTGGTGTTGACGCGTACCCTCACGGTTACCACCCACTACAAGCAGTTGTTGTAATGAACACTGCACGTGCACAAGCACAAATGGGTAACAACTCTGGTATCGCTTCATTCCTAATGGGTCTGTACGCGAACATGACGGTTAACCACAACCACTTGTTCACTGAGCCACTACGTCTAATGTCTAACGGTGCTCGCGGTAACTTGTCTCACATTGAACGTCGTATCGATGACATGATCATGGGTGCACTTCCAAAACGTGATGACAAAACTAAGATCACTGAAGCTCGTCTAAAAGACATGGACTTCACTTCAAGCTGGATCCGTCGTAACATTGCACCACATGCATCTTACGCGATCGACCTAGCAGAGTTCGGTAACGAAGCAGCCCTAGGCAACTTCCTACTTAACCTAGCAGGTAAAACCAACAATGCTTCTGAGAACAAGATGACAGTAGTTCGTGTTCTTGATGCCATCACAGATGGTGAAGCAACTCGTCGCATCAACGAAAACCGTCAAGCTGGTAAAGGTTGGACTATGGACAAAGATATCCTTTGTGCATCTTCTATCATCCTACCAGTAGGTACATTCAAACACAACGGCCAACTACACTCGTTGGAAGAAGTGGATGAAATGTTCCTAAGCCGTCTGTGCCCAACTGATTCAACTCCAATGATTCAGTACCTAGGCGCTATCTACGGTGACAACGGTCAAACTCCAGAAGCAGTGCGTCGTTACAAAATGACTACTATGCTTCCTACTTTGATCAACGATGATGTGAACATCACTGGTACAGCTCGTCGTCACTACGTGTCTCCTGAGTTCGCTGAGTTCCTAGGTCTATGTCTAGACAAACTAGGTAACTTGAACGCTTCTGGTACTATGGGTACGTTCGCTTCTAACGTTGCGATCTACGCTCCATCAGTTGAGTTCGCAGTAATGGCAGCAGCAGGTGCTTCTGGTGCTTACATGGCTACTAACGGCGGCTTGATGGGTAACGCTTCTGGTGTTACTTACGCTTAAGCAACTTTACGTTGTGAGTTCTAAGGGTGGAGGGCGAAAGTCCTCCACTCCTTTTTATCGTTTTATAATTTTTTGTCAATAAAGGAGATCCTGTGATGTCACACGTTACCGACGATATTGCAGTAAACGTATTAGCTGGAGAATCATTTGAAGATCTATTGCCTATTAAGCAATTTGAACGATACCAACAACAACTTGGCTATCGCATAACTGATGACCAGTCTTACTATGCTCCTCTTTATCCTGCGTTTCGTAATTACGATTTCGCGCATGATACGTCTAAGTCTCAACCTATTTACTTGAACGACTTTGATTTCTGTTTAGAAGAAGACCGAGAGCGATTAGAAAAACTAATACGTGTGGACTTTGATACGGATACTTTTGAAACGACCGCATCGTGTGGTTGTGAAAAACCGTTGAAGGGCAACCACCTAATTGGTTCTGGTCGTGTGTGTAAGAACTGTGGTAACCAAGTAGAACGTTTGGTCGACACCGAACTAACTACAAAAGTCTGGCTACGCTTACCCACCGGTGTTCATTCTTTCATTAACCCGGCGTTCTATCGCACATTCTTGCAAAAGATAGCGACAGCGTCACCTAAGATAGAAATCATTACGTACATCATTGATCCTTCTTATCGTCGTAAAATAAACTCACAAAGCTCAGAGAAACTCCGAGAGCTCCAAAGTCATCTACGTTTGTTATTAAACAAATTAGACTTGAATGAATTCGTTGTACACGCGGATACCATCATGGAGCATTTCTTATTAGGGGAAGGTCGTAAGATCACCGCTCTTAAGAACTCGGATGCCAAAGAGATCATGTGTGGGTTCATTGACTTTAAAGATGAAGTGTTCACCAAGTATCTACCAGTTCCTAATAAGCTCTCCACGGTTATTGAGAAATCAGGTAAAGAACGTTATGCGTCTTCTAGTCAGCTTAAAATGGATTCAACGTATATGTCCATTGCTGATACGAAAGACACTACCGATCTTTATACGGTGAATGAGTTTGATATCAGTGCTAGCATTGATCGTGTTGGTAAAGGTATCGTCGCCTTATCTCAACAAAACGCTGCACAAATGAAAGACTTCTTATTCCCTAAACCGGGAGCAGCACGTAAGCTGGTAGCCTCTGGTTCATTGCCACTGACAGGACGTTCAGTTATTACGTCTAAAACCGGTATCCATAACCCGGGAATGATTGAAGTTCCTTGGATTATGGCACTGGCTCAATTAGAGAAACACATTTTATCTCATTTATATCGTAAGGGATACAGTCCGACGGCAGCCTTAGAAAAGATTTCTAAAGCAGCTCATTATTTGGATCCTGACATCGATGCGTTCTTTGCTTATCATGAAGAACGAAATGACATTGTGTGTAAATCTGGTCGTATGCCATCCATCCAGTATCTCTCTCGCCGGACGTTCTTCGCCCGCATTAAACGAGATCTGGGAGACCAATCTATAGGACTTCCAATACTGTCAGTAGGTCCTTTTAATGCTGACTTCGACGGTGAATATTTGCCGTCTTTAAACTTCTTTAATTGCTGGAACTCCGTAAAGCTCTATTTACTACAATAGTTGAGTGATCGACTATGAATGTGGACGAAAGTCAGAAATAAAAATAGAGATGTCCTATGCTTAATATCCTTATCTGGGATTAGATGAGGTGCTAAGGGATGTGTAATCGGAAATCAGCAGCGAAGACTCTCACGTAGAGTAACGTTCAACGACTAGGTGGGGAGAAGTCTCCTCGAACAGGAAGAGTGGAATCAAGGAATGATGAAGCTAAGATATAGTCTCGCCCGGTGTGAAAGTATCGGAAGTCACCATTTGGGAGGTGACTGGCGGATTAACGACCCGCTTTAAAAAGCACTAGCAATAGTGTAACAATGTGTGCGGACCAGATGGTCCTATTCTTCCTGCCTGATCTAAGATCTAAGGCAGTTAGTTATGGGGCATTCGGTCACCAGTCAGTATTTGATGAAAATAAACCATTCACCATTAGTCGACACTATAAACAACCGTCGACCAACTTGATGAATATCAACAACGTAATGCGTAAACTGGAGTTCAAGTAAATGAATATTTGTCGAGCATTCTCCATGGGTACTGCCGGAGTGGTACACGACAATCAAATGCAGTCTTATGCGAACATGATTCAGATGAACTATAGTCAAATCCAAGGTGTTGGGGGATGGCTAGCAGATGGTGCTTCTGATTTCATGAGTACCTTTAACAACTTTGTGAGTTCTCGTGCTTGGGATTTAGCGAGTAAAATACGAGGTCAGCAAGAAACAACGATCGGTTATTATGATATCGGTCGAGCGACCTCAGTAGAAGCTCTACAAGCGTCTCAGGGCTTTATGCGAGATTACATTATGGCTATGCCGGGTGTAATGGAACTTTACGAACAAGGCGAGTTCAGTGGCTGGGAAGGACACATCAGTGATTGGTGTACAGGCGTAGGTGAAGACAACATCTACTACCGTCGTCAAATGCACGGTGTGTTACAACTAGACACGGTCGATGATGTTCATACCGCGCGTACAAAACACTACTATGACTCCGTAGCGGGTACTGGATTAAGTGTGCGTGAACGATTTGATCTAGCGGCGACTCGCCAAGCAACGAACCACTACCTAGCGAACAGTCTATTCGACATTACTAGTGGAGAAGGTAAATTGCGTAAATCTGCTCAAGAAGAGTTGGAACAAAAAGAAGGGGAGTAATCCCCTTTTATTTTTAAAGGTAAAAGCATGTCTCATTTAAACATCGTGAAACACCGTCGTATGGTTATCTTTAAGAAAAAGGATATCACCTTAGGTGTTATTAAACTCCTCCGTTCCCTAAAGAAGCGTCCTGAAAAGAAGCGTTTCTTATTAGTAGAATACGGTCGTCCTATCCACGATCATATCACGCCTAAATACGCCGTATTAAAACTCAAGTGTTTTGAGTACGACGATGAAGGTAATTTGACCGCATCAGTAACTGCCGCGGATTCCCACAACCCAACCGTAAACCTAGGTAATGGTAAAGTCAGCCTCGGTCAACTGTTACTCAGTTCAGAAAAACCAACCTTCTCGTTTGTAAGTGAAATGGTTAAGCGCCCAGTGCAAAAGGACGGTCAACCAGTGATCGATGAAAAGGGTCGACAACAGTTCTTCAATAATTGTTTGATCTATGTAGAGCCGGAACAAAAACCAATTTTATCAGTAAGTTCACAGTCGTAAATTGACATGGAGTTTATTTCAAACCTATATAGTTAAGGTGTAAAGTAATATACTTAAACTTATTAGGAGTTCCCCATGAAAGATTACGTAAACGCAAAAACTGAAAGCGAAACTAAATCAACTAAAGTAGCTTGGTACCGTACTAATGGTGCGATCTGTTCACTGATGTTATTTAGTTTATACGTAGCTGTTCAATACGGCAATTGGTAATAACTTCCCCTACCTTCGGGTAGGGGATCCCTAACTATCCTTATTTTTTTGGAGTTTTTATGGGTAAAGAGTTTGTTGTCGGTACGATGTCCACACTAGGACAAATCACTGAGTCCCCCGAACTCGCTATGGACCGACACATCGCTTATTGGTTTGCCGCTCGTCGTAGCCAAGGTATGACCATTGGTGAGACCAGTTCTTTTGAGTGGGTGTTAATGAAAGCCCAAGGTTCACAACAACGTGTCGTTGATGATGTACGTGAATCTTTGAAGTTATACTTTGAAGAACTTTTTGAAAAAGTAGAAGTGTCAGCAGAAGCCGAGGGTTTTGATAACGATCGTGATGGTCGTTTCCATTTGTATATTCAAGTTTCCGCCATGTATAATCAACGATGGTATGATCTCGGTCACGCCGTTTCAGTATCAGGGCAATCCTTCCAACTTATCAACCAAGGACGTCTCAATGCAAAAGCAAGACAAAACTAAAAAACAACCGGTAGTAGAAACCAAAGTGGAAGAAACGACGGTTGAAGAAACCACTATTGTAGAAACAACACAGGAGTCGACAGATGTTCCCGAAACTGATGTTGTCGATCACACTGAAGCTGATTCCGTGTCCGATGAAGACGACGAAGACATTATCCCAGAAAACGATGAGTATGAGTATCTGCAACGAGTTGAAGTTAGCAGTGAAAAACACCAAGCTCGTCTAAAAGAAGATTTTGGTTGGATCGGTAATTTGAAGATTGAAGATGTAGACGGACAACGCGCCATTCGTGATGAGTCTGGTACTTACATCATTTCTGATGCTTCCATTACGGAAAGTGCTTTTGTCCAACGTTGGCTTGATCAGTTCGCTCTAGGTTATGTTGGGACGTCTAACTACTTTGACGCTACCACATGGGGTAAGCTCACACACGGTCATCAACGTGGTGTCGTGGTTACTGACGACGAAGGTAAACCACTATTCGTTATTCCACCGTTATCTCGTGCACCTTTCACACCTACGGAACAATACGTGTTAGATTTGGCACATAAGTCTTACACTAACGCGGCAAGTGCAGAAGAAACAGGTGATACACACCGTGCTCAAGAAATCATCACACAGACTTCTAGCCTGATCAAACAACATATCAGTGATGAGTCGGTGACGGTAACTGATTTGATTCCAGATTGGTTCTATGAAAAATACCACGTCGTACCATACATTAAGCGTTCTCTTGTTTATTGTCGTGATATCTATGGTTTGAACCCAGCGTTCCATGCGGACTGGGAAATGGCAGAAGGTATCTTCACAGACATTTACAAACGTCGTGCACTATCCGAATACCAACTTCGTTTCATGGAAATCCTAACTTCCGGTGAATGGACACCGCCAGAATACGAAGTGGTGGAAGATCTCGGTAATCCGCAACCGCGTGTACCATCTAACAGTACGGACTTTGATCCTTTTGATAACTGATTAGTTGGAAGTTAAATTTATGAAAAATGACCACTTGTTTGGGTTGTGGTTTAGTGATCAACACACACTGCACAACAATACACCAACGCAACATGTGTTGTATAACGCGAGTCAATTCCTGACCCGTAGTCACAATCTAGAAGAAGTGGACCTCGTCGTATTTGGAGGGGACTTCTACGATCGACTCGTAGATACATCTCACCCTGATATGCGAGCGACTCAACACTGGATACGTGATTTCTTATTGGAATGTTTGAAGCACAACGTGATTGTGAGGGTGCTTGAAGGTACATCGTCGCATGACCGTGAACAACCTGAGAACTTCATCGTCCAGTGTCCGGAAGGTCTTAACCTTAAATGGGTGAAAGAGCTCTCCTATGAACGCATAGACGAGTTAGGGATCGATATGATCTATGTACCCGACAACATGGGTGGTGTAAGTCCTGATACGATTTGGGACCGTACCTTGGCATTGCTGACCGACAACGGGGTTAGTAAAGTAGACTATGTTTGGTTCCATGGTGCTTTTGAATATCAGATCCCTCTTAAATTTAGCAAACACTCACATTCCGAAGTAAAATGGCAATCCATCGTCAAACGTAATTTGTTTGCGGGACATGTCCACATCCCTTCGGAGTACGGTAAAATCCGTGTTAGTGGTTCTTTTGATCGCACTCGCCATGGGGAAGAACATCCTAAAGGCGGTTATGAGTTCTGGTGGGATCCTAAGTCGGATTGGTGTGATACCAAGTTCTGGGAGAACAAAAACGCCCTTCCTTATTACCGTGTATTGCAACACCCGGATGACACCAATGATGAATTACTGGATCGTGTGAACCAAGTAATTCAGTTGAAGAAACCTCAACCTAAATCTCGTATACAAATACGTGGTAGAAATGGGGCGTTAATAAAAGGTGTCACGGAATACTTGCAAGCCACTTATCCTGATCTGTTCTTCGACATTGATTCTTCTAGTCAGATGGAGAAAGAGATTTCCCAAGACACAGTAAACGATTTGACCTACGAAGGGGTTGACATCAATGAACACAATTATTGTGATCATTTGGTACAGTTCATGACTGGGACTGAAAAGTATACTGCTGAAGAAATAAGTGAAACCGCAGAATTATTGAAGGAGTTCTTATGAGAGAACTTGGGGAACTAGGGATGTCCTACGGGACATCCATGGCTTTTGAAACGGATGAAGCCAAACACGCCATCCCGTTAGCAGATACGTTGTTGATCAATCTACGGACGCTGGTTCGTAATGTTCATAACGCCTACCCTACGGACGATCCATTGAACGACGACATGGACTCTTTATCAGCGGCTTTATTAGAGGACGTTAAAATCATCGCCAGTAGTTTGGCTGAGATTTCACCTCGTAAAGCCATTCATGTAGAGATCTACTACCCGTCGTACAAATCAATGAAGTCGAAGTTTCCACACGCCGATTTGTGGACACCTCGCACACCTAAGCAAATAGCTCTAAACACCTTGTTAGAAAGTGTTGCTAAAGCATTCATAAAAGAATACCCTAGTCTGGTCACCTTGACGGATTGTGGTATGCCTGAGTTCAAGGGCAAGGGTTTGGTGATCACTCATCACGTAGTGGACTTGGTATTGACTGAGTCTTGGTCACGTCTAAACCTACTCGAATCTCAAACCGGTGCCGTTAAACCATATTTGATGTGGTACACCAAACTCACCGGCAGTGGTAATGAAAACATTCCACTCAACAAAATGACCATACAAGTCTTCGGCGATAAATCTACGAACTTCTTTGGGCAAAAAGCCTCCATAAAGAAACTCGTTAAGGATTTAGCGGATAAAGCGAATTGGACCTCCGCGACCACACCACAACGTGCTCGTAATTCAGTCACCACGTATTTGACTGGTGTCGATAAAGAAGGGCTGTTGTTGTTCTGGTAACTCATCACCAGAGTGACCAACTATTAGCGCAAAAGAATTTTTAATCAAACTAATTTAAAAAGGTAGATCAACATGTCACAACCACAAGGCAATGCTCGTCAAAAAACTATTTTCAACGACTTCTACGGCGTACACCCTACTACACTACAACCAGTAGAAGGTGCTAAGTTCCCGGGTCAAATGCTTTGGGAAATTGCGAACAACGGTAAAATCCTGTTCAAAGCCGACGATAAACGTTACAACCCTAACGACCAACAAGCGTACAAAAAGAAAGAATGTGAAATGGGCTACGGCGACCGTAACGCAATCTTTGAACTGTTGCTAGAAGCAGCCTCTGATCCAACGTTCACTAAAGCGCAGTACACGGTTAAGAAACGTTCATTCATCCGTCAAAACGGTCAATCTAAAATGTCTGACCAACCTATCGCTCAAGGTCAGTTCACTATTATCCGTGACCAACAAGGCGTGGTGTCACTAGGCTACTCTCGTGGTGATTACAAAATCCTGTTCACGTTTGACCGCCCGGGATTCTCTGAACTTAACTTCTTCGAAAACGGCGAATGGGTTTCAGGTGCTGGTCGTATGTCCCAAATCTGGGTACGTTCTTACGTTAACCGTGTTCGTAAATTCCTAGACCAGAAAGAAGACGAAAACTACCAACCACCAAAACCTAAGAATGGCGGTGGTAACAACAACTGGGGTGGTAACAACAACGGTAACGGCGGAAACGGTGGCGGTAATAATAACAACGGCGGTTGGGGTGACTCTAACAGCGGTAGTGACGATTACGACGACATCCCGTTCTAATCAATCATAATCCAATACAGGGAGAGGTCTCGCGACCTCTCCCCGGTTTTCTATGTCGTTAAATTTTTTCAAATCTATATTATCTTGGTGTAATCCATAGGAGATTAAAAATGGAAATCGCTATAACCAACGCCACCATATCTCAATTCAAAGGAGTTATGGTTACTCATGGGCAGGAATCAGTAAGTTTCGCTGCTCATTCCAAAACTCATTGCGGGACCACCAAAGATAACCTGTTTGAAACAGTTAATGAATATTTCGGTTCATTGTCTGAATCTAAACAACTGGAGATCTTTAAACAATTCCAGAAAGCCAAGAGTATTTTAGATCCAGCTTTTGCTGACGCGGAAGGTATTGATGATGAACTCCTACGTAATCATCGAGACTATCGTTTTCTGATAGACCGACTATCACCGGTAGTTAGAAACATTTATCAACTCATCGATTTACGTAACTATACGTATTTCTTAAAACAATCAGGCGTGTGTGCACCACCTAAGGGTTTAAAGGAAACCGTCGCTCGTGGCGAATACCATGCTGAACAAACCATCAACCCAACGGAATATGAACAGATCGCAGAACTCGCTTTGTTGATGCGACCTTGTTTTCCTATATTCTCAGGGATGATGCAAAAATCTAAAGAGATCACCGGGGACGAATATAAAGAAGTCGTTACCGCGGGATTGTTCAAAGATATGGATGTGTTCGTTAACCACCATGGTTGGAACAAAATTCGTAACTACATGAACTACTTTTATTCCAGTAATGGAGTAAACTCATTACAGCTATCTTTGATCTCTGAAGACTCCTACGTCAACCATGCTTTTTATTCAGCGTTATTCAGTCGTCTAGGTTCAACTCATATCCCATCGAAAGACAATTCGAAGAACATCGCTAAGTCGTTGTATTCCGTAGCGAAACAATACTCAGCACCTTCGTCTCGTATTCGTGAGAAACGATTGACCGCTAAAGATGAAATGAATGAAAAGCGAAGTTTGTATGAGATCTACTTCCTTAAAGAAGAAGTGAGCTCAGCAGACGAAGAAGCCCACGGTGAGTATTTCTCGATGGGTCTATTTGATAACACTGATCGTCGTCTTACTGAAGGGGTATTCGACATTCCTTGTATGGGATTAAAGATCAAGAACACGAAGTTAGTAGAGTGGGTCTATGATCAGATTCCGAGTAACTGGGAATTCGAACTGCAACCCCATATCTTTAAACTGTTACAACTGGCTTTCGTAGAAGGGATTTCTTACAACATCTATTTGTCATTAGATCACGACCAGCTCATGGCGGCTATGTCGCTTGCCACGGTCAAACTGCATGAGATGGGTTACACTAAACTTGCCACATTGGTGTGCACGGTATATGACCCAGAACAACCTCGTAGTTTGACTGATGAGATCTTTGCACTCGATGCAGCAGATAAAGAAATGTTGGAAAGTTTGTGTGCGGTCTATCGTGGGACCTCTGGGTTATCTACGGATAACGAAGCGGTAATCTCCGCGAATGAGTTCCTAAAAGAACTTGGGAACGGACAATGGTCTTCTATTATCGAAGACGGGATGTTAGACGACCCTGAAGTCATGCGAAATGCAGACCAAGGTGATTTGTTTGAAGTCGAACTTGATCGTTCACTCAAACAAGAGTTTTTAAATCTAGTTAAAGAAGTGAACTCTTAGTTCACTTTTTCATTAAACGTTATATCAACGAAATATTAAGGAATTTTCCATGGCTACTCTTACTCTTACACAAGCTGTTGTAGGTCTATCTAACTCTTACCAACAACATCAACTACGTGCACATGCTGTAAACGTTGATGCTTCGGACATGAATGAATTGCTGGCAGCTCGTCTAGGTAATACGAGTAAAGTTGCGCCAGTTCAAATGCATGAGATCGCCAGTCGTTCTGGTGGCGTTGCGACACAATCAGGTGGTGCTGCGTTTATCGAAGACGGTTGGGCTGAGTCTCGTGGCCTTGCAACATTGGAATTTGAAATCACTGGCGCGTCTCCAGTACAATCTCAAACATTAACCGTATACGGTTACATGCATGGCGGTTCACCAACTATGATGGGTGGTCAACTTCCACCTGACATCAAGTTCGTTCCAGTTAAAATGTGGTTGATGGAAACTCAAGCCTCTATGGATGGTTCTGGCTTCCCAGTAGAAACACGTCGTATGAACCAAGCGGGTCAATTCTTGCTGAATGACAACAGTATGATGCAAGGTCTCCACACGGTACGTCCTATGGATGTGGTTAACTCGGTATCTGCTTTAGCCGCATTTGATAACGAAGATGTACCGGGAGGTGGTCTAGACGGATTTGGTGGTGCAACATCAGGTCTGCTTTCAACAGTAGGTATGAACATCAGTAAATCCACCAACAACTCTACGGTGGATTACGCAGAGACCATCTTAACCGCGGCGACTACCGCATCTTTTGAACGCGAGTATGCAGGAGACCGTTATTCAGCAATATGCGCAGCAACTGGTGGTAACTCTATTAAAGAGATCTCATTAGAGCAAAACCCATTCATTAAAGTGATGCGTCGTACTTTGGGTTATGTACAAATGAACGGCTTCGATGGCTTCACACTTGGTGAGATCGCTACGGTATTTGAAAACTTTGGTCAAGTTACTAACGTTATGTTGACTGATACCGATTCTTTCAATGTGATCGACCACCGTTACAACTCTAACGAGATGAATGGTTCTACTTACGAAACCTTAATCTGTTCAGAACTAAACAACCTAGCTAACGCGATGATGAACGATTACCGTTTGTCTTACTTCCACATTCGTGCTTCAAACAACGTTCAAGACGGTATGGGTCAAATCATGGTAAACGACCTACCAGTTGCTTACCAGCTTGGTGAATCTGCTCCGATTGCATCTAAAGACCCAGATTGGCAGTTTAATGCTACGTCGGGTGTAGAGGCCTTCCTAGCGAACTTCTACGCCAAGTACAACTCTGCACTTATCCACGAACGTACCATCGTTGATTTCGAAATCAACGCTTCATTGTTTGGCGAGACCGAAGTACACGTTGCTTTGTCTGGACAACAAAACAATGTTCATAAAGAAGTCTTTGGTACTATGGCGGGTAACCGTTTTGATCCTACCTTGGTAACCACCGAAGGTCTAGGTCAATCCGTAAACGGTTTTTACTCTAACCTAGTTAACTACATGAATTTCTAACCCCATCGGTCGTAGTAGAAGAAAGCGCGCTCGGACACTACGACTTTTTATCCCATCATTATTGATCAATATAAAGGAAATTTCCAAATGAACGAACTGAATAAATTGTACGTTGCTATTACTCGTACTTGGAACGCTACCCATGATGAAGACGGTAAGCTTTCACTAGAACTCGATGGTAACTCTTACCCTATCCGTCTGGATGACATGGACGTTTACCTACCGTTTAACTCTGCGCTAGAATCCGACACGACAGAAAAAGTATTCTTCCACCCAGCGTGTGAGTCTATTATTTCTAAAGAAACGGAAATCTTCCGCATCATTCGTAAAATGGCTGGTCTGCAAATCTTGACACACTTCAAGAAGTTTGCTCCGGTGTTATTCGATGTTGCTAACAAGAAAGCAAAACGTGGTCTACGTAATGACTTACTAGAACGCATCGAAGTTATCAAAACAGCGAAAACCAACCAGCGTAAAGAAGTTATCCAAATCTTCGATCACATGAACGTAGAGATGGAAGCTGAAGATAATCTAGATCGTCGCTTCGTACACTTCGATATTAAACGTGGTGGTCGTAGTAAGTTGACTGGTGAGAAAATCTACTACAGCTGTAAACCGATCTTCCCGTTCTACAACGAATTGGTGCGTCGTCTAACTCGTACCGAAGGTGAAGCGGGTAATCGTCCTGTGAAACTGTTGGGTAAAGAGTTTACTCGTGGCGCTTTGGTCGTGGCTGAAGAAATCTTCCGTTTTGTGTTACCGGGTGTGGAGGATCCATTGGCGTACGAACAAGAACAAATGACCGCAGAAGCTGCGCGTTTTGTGGTATTTGTGAATACGTACACTACAATGATCAGTGACATGAACAACCTACAAAACACGTTCCGTTCGGAATTTGATAAAGTGGGTGTTTACGAAATTGATACTTCTTACACCGCACTGCTAGAAGACATCGATGTACTCTACAAACAAGTTCCACCAATGGCGTATAATTCTCAGTCTTCTAATACCGAAGTGAAGACCGAAGTTCAAACACACCAAATGGTAAACTCGTTGATGAATCAAACATCACACGTTACCAGTAACGTTACACCATCTAGCGTGCAACAACAAACTCAGATGGTAGATAACGCAACGAATGCAGCGAACGGTTTTGTTAACGAAGTTAAAGCCAGTCTGCAACCGGGTGAAACATGGATCGGTGTGACACAAGAGCCTGTCTCTGGTCATTTCATCCACTCCATCCAAACCATGCAAGGCCCTGTTCAGATCCGTTACTCACGTCAAGGTAACTTTTTGAGCCGTGAGTCTAGCATGATGGCTGGTATGGGTGGTATGAACAACATGAACCCATACGGCTACAACATGCAACAGATGCAACTAGCTGCTATGTTATCTGGTAACATGAATCCTGCGGTAGCGGGTCAACCTACTTACCAACAACCAGTGAGTGCAACTGGCACTTACCACCCAACAACTGAAGCAGCATCAACTTGGTAATACCTTTAGGTCGTCCTCGAAAGGGGACGACCGCCTTATTCAACCTTTTAGGAGATTTACATCATGGCGTTTAAGAAACTAACTAGCGCAGAGATCCGCGCATTAGACGAAGATCAATTAGAAGCTTACTTGGAGCAAGTCGCTATCCACGACCCATTTGACTGGGATAAATACATTGAAGAGAACAAAGTAGAACGTCCTATCCGTAAACCTAACTACCGTCCTACGGAATTAGATGAAGAAGACCCTAACGCAGTCTACACACTCTTCGCGGCTTCTATTAGCGAATTAGACAAAGCAGGTGTGACTGGACGAGAAGTAATTGAGCACGTTAATGCTCTCATCGAGAAAGATGAAGCTTACGCCACATTAGGTTATGTTCCTCCTATTGAACGCATCTATTACGAGAACACCAAAAACGGCATTACCGGTTACGGGAATATGATTCGCAACTATTCCAACCTAAACCCAAAACACATTGGTGTCAAGATCCACGGTATTCGTATGACCGGTCGTGGGATTCATGTGGATTTTCTTCCTCATGGACCTAAAGCTGGTGTGGTGGAAAACTGGATTAAAACCGAAAATCTCTCTTTCCGTTTCTACTTACGAGTAGGACTAAATGTTGATCTAGAGCCTCAATTCATCACTTTCGATTTGGACCGAGAAATCTTCTTACCTTAAATAAGCACCTACCCCCATGTCGGGGGTAGGTACTCATTATCATTATTTTTTGCGGATCAGGTTAGTACGTTGTATTAATTTATTAATAACTGCGGTGTCAACTATTAGGACTTCTTTCATATCACCTACGTAATCACTAGGGTTTTCTACATCGTTTAAAAAGGCGATGGTCCAGTGCATATGTTGAGGTACTTTAAAAGATTCTAATATCAATCGATAGAAGTCGTATCGGTGGGCGTGCTGGAAACTGATATCCGTAATGGGATAACTGCCAGCGACGGACAACAAATATTCTTTATTAGAACGAATCATGACACGGTATTCGTCTGTAAAGAACTGGTCCATTGGAGGTGGTAGATCAATAGCCATTTTCCTATACCTTTTCAAACCTATATTATCAGGGTGTGAACCAACCTAAATATCTAAGGGTAGTCCAAATGGAAATCTATAAAATCGAAAACCAAATCTTACCAGAAGTGTGCAGTGTCGGTATTAACCTTAGCGTTTCACCACACAATGCTTCGTCTGGTCGTAAGTACATGTTTGGTAACATGATCTCTAAATCGTGCAGAGCTAAAGGGATCACTAACCGACGTCTTACTTCGGGGTTTGAACGTCAATACGGGGACCATGCTCGTAAGATCGTAGCGCCGTGTAACATGGAAGTAGAGTTAGTAGTATACCGTAAGTCAATTAACTCTAATGAAGCTCATACCGACGACTGGGGTTCCATACACGTCGTTTACTTTGACGCTGACATGCAACGTTATGATGTGTTACATCTACCTAAATATCACACCCATAACTTCTATGTTGGTTTTGAATACCTTTACGAGAAAGAAATGTTGAACCGTTTACGTAAAGGAGCAACTTATGCGAAAGGCGAAGTGTTTGCTAAATCACCTGGGATTAGTGATACCGGGGAATGGAAATTTGGATTAGAAACCTTAGTCGCAGGTATGACATTACCAGCTACCGAAGAAGATGGAATTATGGTGCGTGATGACTACCTAGATCGTCTTATGGTGATGTTTGAACACGTTCGTAAGTTCAGTTGGAATGAAGCTGAGTATATTCCGGTTAACCTTTACGGAACACTGGAGAACCCTAAAGCGTTTCCTGAGAACGGTGAACGAGTCCGGGATGATGGTTTGGTAATGGCATTCCGTCGACGTGATAGTCATTCTGCTTTAGTCTCGTTAACTAAGAAAGCTCTCATGCGTCCTGACCGACTCTATGACGTTAAGTTCTATGCTCCTCCGGGTTCTGTAGTAAAGAATATCGAAGTGCGTTCAGAACGCCTTAAGGACCGTTCTAATAACCGTAGAGTAGAGAAGCCTAGTTACCCACACACTAAACTGTTGGAACAATACGAGATCGAAGACAACAACATGTGGTACTCGTTGAAGTCTTGGTATTACCAGCAAACCAAACGTTACGGTAAACATGAAACACTGCCCTTTACCAGTGAACTAAATGCTTTCATCTATCAAGCGTTTGGTAATGTGACCAAAGACTATGCTTTAAACAAACCTAACTTCACTAAACGCACACACCGCAATAAGTCTCTATTAGACTGGAACGTTAAAGTTACACTTAAAGAAGACGTGGCTGGTAAAGTGCGTTTCAAGCTTTCAGACTGCGTGGGTGGTAAAGGAGTTATAGTTAAAGTCTTTAAGAAGGAAGACGCTCCCGTAGATGAGTATGGACGTTCACCAGAGATCATCATTAACAACACACCGGCGTTCCGTCGACAAATCTACGCATCTCTGATGGAAGCATCTATTAACTTTATCAACCTCAACGTTTATGATGAAGTGATGGCGCTTAGAGAGCAAGGAGATTATCGTGGTGCCTTTAAAGTGTTGTGTCGTTTCTATGAAACTATTTCACCAGAGTTCTATGAGATAGTTAAGAATGTGAGTTCAGCGGACGAGAACTTTATGTTCGAACACATTGACCACATTAAGAAAGAAGCGATGATCTCGGTACAACGTCGTAGTGATTCGGAAATCGTTGGGGTAGAGGTAATCCGTCGCCTATCAGAGCAATACGGTAATTACAAACCAACGTGTGTGACTTACACTAACGAACTAGGAGAACGCGAACGTACACTAGAGCCGGTATTGATCAGTTCTATGTACTATTTATTGTTGGATAAGTTTGGTACAGAAATGTCTTCGGAGTCATTCCCGAAACGTAATTTGTACGGTTTACCAGCGAAACTGAATGCCAATGATAAATACAACAAATACTACCGTAGTAAGGTTGACCGTAATACTGGTGAAACCGAAGGTCGTATCGCGGTATCTCATGAGGGGGGAGAAGAAACGGCTCGTATGTTAACTTTAGCTAACTCACCTGAAGCTGCTCGTATGGCGATCAAACGTATTATACGTAGCGATGACCCGTTTGCCGTACCAGAAGTCATCAAGAGAGATGAATATAAAACGAACCGTGCTTTACAACTAAGCATGAACATGTTAACTGACGCTGGTTATGAATTAAGGACTGAAAATGAAAACGATTACTCTGCGTGAATTCGCTAACTTAACTGAACATCAAGTTATCGGGTGGCGGAAAGATCTTATCAAAGTAAAGGTGGTCGGTGACGAAGGTGACGAATTAGTAAGTAATACCTACGATTTGATCATGACGTGGTATGGATTAGAACTCCATCGTCGCTATGAACACCTAAACATTCCTTACACTACCAAGGAGATCATACATTGTAAAGTCTACAACGACGCTACGTTACAACGTCCTTTGCAGTACATGTTAGACATCTTGATGGAGTACGTAAACGATCCCGTGGAAGCGGACTTAATTAAACAGATCGTCTATGTTTGGCATTTTAAGATCAATAACATTTTGGTATACCTCGGGTCTCCCGGGGTTATCTCTGCTACCGCAGAAGACGTTATGGAGGTCTTTAATCATCCTAAGATCGCGGACATCCGTGAACGTTTAAGAAAATGTAAGATCAACTATGATGAAGCAGAAGAAGAATTCAAGCAAACGGTACTTCATGAACCAACGTTAGATTTTTCTACTTTCATCATGCAAGCTCGTACAGGTGCGGTGTCGATCAACCAAGGTTTCCAAACGTTCATATCTCGTGGTGCTTGTTTTGATTTGAACAACCGAATCATGCCAAACCCTATTGAACCGTCCTTCGCTGAAGGTATTACTAACCTAGCAGATATCCTAGCGGAATCTCGTTCGGCAGGTAAAGCACTGGTCTCAAACGGTAAGGCGCTAGAAGACTCGGAATGGTTCCACCGTAAGGTACACTTAACCGCATCACCGGTCAAGGACATCGATCATTACCATGATTGTGGTACGGATACTTTAGTTCCTATCGTCTTAAAGTCTAAAGCTTTGATAAACTCTTTAGCCGGTAAATATTACAAAGGTGAGGATGATCAATTAAAGTTATTAACCAGAGAACGATTAAAGGAACTCAAAGTAGGAGATACTATCCGAATCCGTTCTATGCAGTTTTGTCGTAACGAGAAAGCACCATGTGCAGTTTGTTATGGTCAAATGCGTATGTCGGTACCTTATAACGTTATCATGCGTAAATCGGCTAACCCGGGGATGCTCAGTGGCACAGCAGTGGCAGAGCCTATCGGTCAAGGTATGTTGTCAACTAAACACTTTATGCGACATGTACAAGCGGTACCTTTCATGGTAATGTCGGGTGACGAGGAATACATCACTACGGATGGTGATAACATTTTCTTGAAACCAGAAGTCGTTAAAGCGAATACCCGCATTCAACTTCCGGTAAGTATGATCAGTGAACTTACCGACTTGCGTTCTATGGAGAACTTAGACGAAATCCAAGACGATCAATTGACGTGTTTCCCAACACTGACGTTGACGTATGAAATGGAAGACCCTATGTTACCGGGAACCAAGACACAAACCACGGTGCACTTAGACACACAAGTGAGTTCACGTCAAGCGAGAATGTCCCCAGCGTTCATCGAATACGCGATCAATAAAGGTTGGGAGAAAACCAAGAAGTATTTGGAAATCGATATCAATGAGTTTGATCACACTGAGGCTTTGCTAACCCTGCCTTATGTGTATGAAGACTTGGATAAATACCGCAGTGAAATCGAATCGTTCCTAGCGTTGTCACGACGCAATAAAGCTTGGCGAGATACTCAAGTTACACCTGAGTTCTTTGGTCAAGTGATGGTGGACTTCTGGACCTTGATCGACCGTAAGTTCAAGAACATCAACATGGTACATATAGAAACTCTATTGCATGCCACCACAGCTGTAGCGCCTAGTGAGGGATTGTATAGATTGCCTGTGGGGGACGAACCACGGTACTTCATCCCATTTAAGAATGCGATTGAGAACCGTGGGTTTGGTAGCTTGATGATTTATCAAGGGCAACCTAAAGTCATCGAAGCACCCTCTACCTTTTATGTGAAAGAGCGTCAAGCCACGGCAATGGAGTGTTTCTTTACTAACTCTGTTAATTAGGAGGCAACATGCGCTCAACCGTAACGGTATGGAAGGGCGGGACTTACCTAAGAATAACAGACTACAAAGCGCCGTTCGTGCAAGATGTCATTATGCCGTTTTGCCGACGTCGCTTGTATCGTTTAGGAAAGGTACCTATACCCGGTACTCGACAAAAACGAACGGTAGTCACGCATTCTTTTGCTCGCATGAATAACGACCGTAGTGAATTCCGTATCTCAGCGGGCTTATTAGAAGACTTCATCCAGTTCATGGAAGGTGTCGGATATAAAGAAGCTCGCGTGAAGATTAAAGACGAACCGGTTATTAAAGGGAAAGACGTAGAGTTCAAGTGGAAAGAGGGTTGGGGTGAACCTAGACCACATCAGGTTGATTGGTGTGAGTACCAATTACAGAATGGTCCGGTTAAGGTAAACAACGCTCAAACAGGTGATGGGAAAGCGCAACCACTGTACTCCAAAGTCTTAACACCACATGGTTTTGTTAAGATGGGTGATATCCGTTTAGGTGATGAAGTCATTGCTAAAGACGGGACCCCAAGTAGAGTCACCGGGGTGTACCCTCAAGGGCTAAAACCCATTCACAAAGTGTTGTTGTCAGACGACCGTGTAATTGAGTGTGCAGACGAGCACTTATGGACGGTCTACCACAATGATGAATGGAAAACCTTGCAAGCTCAAGAGATTCGAGAGACTCTCCGAAAAGGTGAGCGTTACCACTTACCTCTGTTTGTAGGGAATCCGATTTCTCAGGCCGAGTTGGATCGCATTAGCACCAAACCGACTTATGAAGAACGTTCGGACTCGTTTGAACACCTGATTAAGATCCGTGATTTGTTCCACGCCGCTGGCGGTACTGCTTCAGTACGTCGTGATCGCGGAACATGGTTGTTGAAAGCTACCCGATACACCAAAGATCCGAAAGCACTGGAGATCGTAGACATTACGATCAGTGGTAAGACGGAGATGCAGTGTATTGAGATCGATCACCCAGAACACCTCTATGTGACTGATCGCTATGTAGTGACACACAACACCTTCATGGCGACTCACACCATGGTGAACACCGGTAAGCGTACATTAATTACGTGTTTACCTCGTTACACCTCTATTTGGTTCGAGTCACTTGGTGCGGCTGTTGAACTGAATCCAGAAGACATCATGTTGGTGGGGAACGGTAAGATCGAAGAAGCAGCAGAGACCATTAAGTCTGGTCGAGCGGACCCTAAGATCATCATCCTTCCCCTCACTCGTTACGATACGTATCTGAAGCGAGAACGTGAAGAAGACATCCCTTGTTTGGATGAAGTCTTTACTGACATGGAGATCGGATTCCGTATCATGGATGAAGCACACGAAGATATTTATCGTGTGTATATGTCTATGTTGTTCGGTAACTTTGAGAAAACCATCGCGTTGTCTGCCACCTTAAAGGCGGATGACCCGTTCGTGAATGACATCTATCGTTATGTCTATCCGTACAAAATGCGACTCAAAGAGCCAGAGTACAAAAAGTACATCGACGTTATTGCGTATCATCACTACATTGATATGCAGAAATACCGAATCAACACCAAAGGCTTTGGTGGGTATTCTCACGTCAAGTACGAACAAGCCATAATGAAGACCCCGAAACTCTATTTGCAATACTTAGAGTTGTGCAAGCAAGCTTTCGAAGAATTCTACGTGAATGATCACAAAGAAGGACAAAAGTGTTTGTGGTTCTTTAGTACGGTGGAAATGGCAACTCGGATGAAAGAGGACTTCGAGAAAGCGTATCCGGACATGGATATCTGGAAGTTCACTAACGCCGAGTCTAAGAACAAAGAGACAGAAATGTCTTATATGGAACACCAAGTCGTGTTTACCACACCGCAGTCTTGTGGTACTGGTAAGGACATTCCAGACTTGGCGGTGGCCTTCAGTCCTTATGCTTGTTCATCCCGTCAACGCAACGACCAGATGTTAGGTCGTACCCGTCCGTTGAAGAACTACCCGGGCGACAGTCCGAAGTTCGTCTACTTTGTGTGTACTTCGATCCCTAAACAGAAAGAGTACCATCAAAAACGGAAAGAACTGTTCGCAGTGAAATCAAAAACACATAAGAACATTAATTCGTTCCACCATATCGTGTAACCCTAAATATCGGTCCGAAATTTATTCGGACCGATATTATCTAAGTGTATTCCACAGAGGGCATCTCATGTCACTAAACCAAGTTAGTATAGTGTTGAACCTCCCAATCAATGCTACCTATTACCCGTTGTTTAAAGATGAAAATGCTTTAAAGTTCTTAGGGAATGAAATCTTAAAGGATTATGGTAAAGAAGCCGTGATCGAACACGACGACATCGAAGAATGGAAAATGAACCTACTTGCTGATTTAGCCAAGGTACTTATGTCCGAAGAAGATGGTCGTATTTTCTTATCGCAACTCAGCCGAGCTTACACAGAACAACAGGTGTTAAAAGAGTCAGGAGTCAAAAAGAGTTTAGTTTATTTATTGTTCTGTGACCAACAGGACGATGATAATGATTGCAACGACTGATACCTATTTAACGGTTTACGTTAATATTAACAACCAATGGAACTATCCTTTAGACTCCTTTATGGTTGTTGTCGAACATTTGGTTGATTTTCTCATAGAAGGTAAAATGACACCCGAAGACAGTTTAACCAGTCTATCATATTTAGTCGATTACCAAGTCGAATGTACGTACCATCCGGGGATCTCTACGGACCTGTCGGATTACTACATCATGACACAAATAGAAAATCGTTTCTTCGAACTCTATGAAACTGCTAAGGAGTTGTTGTCCATCATACTGAGTGAACACCCCGAACTTCGCTCTATGTATACGTTTAACATAGAAGACGTCAACATAGTTAAACAAAACGATGAGTGGGCTCTATTGGCAATAACCGGAAAACCTTTCGTAAGGAGCTTGTTATGTCCACCACCGATACCCCCGCTGTGTACGTGAATGTGGTGTTCACACATCTTACACCGAACAATGAGTATATATCACACGAAATGTATCAAATGGCTTTAGGGATACTGTTGTGTGATATTTTCTTAACCGGGTCTTACCAGCCCGGTATCATCGCAAGAGCGGTGGAAACCACCATGGGTGAAATGGAAGCAGCGGATGCCGGTCTTACTTATTCTTATGCGTATGACCAAGTCTACGGTGATCTACACACGTATTTAGAAGACACCATCCATAACCCTATTAACCTTGAACCTTTATCCTCTTTAGTAAGCTTGTACGGTACCGGAGAGATCTATACTGTACAGCATTCGTTGTGTAATGCAAGCATTATATTGTTAGTAACACCACAACCAATAAGAAAATTTACCTCTCATTAAGGAACAATTATCATGCAATTCAATCTAATTTCTAACGCACCTCTAGCTGTCAACGAAGCAACTGCTCTTTACTCTACTGAAGTACAAACAGGTCTTTTCCTTCTAGTGCTAGAAGAACTGGCTGCGGCTAAGCGTTTAGAGTTGGTAGGTGAAGAAAACGTCCCTACTGGTGAAGACGAAGTACCAGACGAACTAGAGACGTTAGGTAAGGTTACTCAAATTGCTGAGAACTCAGTAGGCGAATGTCCGGAAGACCGTACCGAAGAAGAACACGAGTCGATGATTGAGATTCTAGTTGAAGACTTGAACACTCGTCTTAGTAAGATCACCGAAGGTTTCCTATCTAACGAAATCAACTCTGATCAACTTAACGTAATCGCAGGTATCGATTGGTCAACACCTAAAGATCTAAGCTGGACGACATCAGAGTCTGGTGGTTTTGTATTTGTACTTGCTTAATAAGTTAAACGCATAAATAACTCCGTACTCCCTCAGGAGTACGGAGTTATAACTGTTCTCATTTTTTTTGATGAAAAAAGTGGGGATGAAACATCCCCAAATATATCCGACCCAACTTAGATCGGACAACCCATCAGAAAGGACATTTATCATGTCATATAATAGGTATCCAGACATGCCTTAAAACGCCCTGTATGAGCTCAGGTTGAGTTTTAGACACTTATTCGAATAGTTCTCCTAATTCGTATTCTCTAACGCTCATACCACTAACGTGCATCCCCTTCATTTTTTGTAGCATGAAGTTTGTCGCGATATCAGAACATTCCATGGAAACACCGTCTTCAGAACTACCCAAACCCTCACCCAAACAGACCTTACAGAAATTACCCTCACTAGTTTTACAAACGTTAGGAGTGCGCATTCTCACTACTTTACCAACTAAGTGGTTTTCGTTACCAGACCAAAGTTTAAGTTCGTTCGTACTCGTCATGTAGTAACAACCCGTCCACATGCCTAGTTGGTCTTCAGTCATGGTAACTTCTTCGTACAAGGTCGTTTTACAATCTTCTTCACTTCTGCTAATACGAGATGTTAAACGCTGGATATCCTTAACCGCAGCACCACCTTCACCCGTTGCTTTACCACGGTCATAAGAACCCGCTATCGCAGTGTTGATGTAGTTGTGGAGTTCATCAGGATCCCATCCGTCATCCAACGACTTATGAAGGAATTTGTATTCACCCGTGTTCCAGTCTTGCTCAACACCAAATGCGATGAACATGCGTTTACGGGCGTTATCGATGAACTTCTTGTTAATGAAGAAATCTTTAGACGGACCGTTTAACTGGATCTCCATATCCTTGGCAACTAACTGGTCAATAATCCAAGCGGCTTTGATCGGATCCTTGATAGCATCTGGGTTTTCTTTTAGGAGTTTCTCTTTCAACTCTAATAGAGCTGGATCAACCGTCAAGGCTTGAGTAGAAGCGGCTTTACAGAAAACGTTGTTCATCCCCATTAAGTAGTTGAATTGACGAGTGATCTTAAGACATTCGTCCACACTTGCTTTACCAGCTGGTAAATCTTCACCCTCTTCAGGATTATCTACCATCAACAATTTAATCACCCCTTTAACAAACCCACCGTTCATTTGTCGGTTATGGTAAGGAGTGCGGTCTTGCAAACACTCGTAGAACACGCAACGGTTAACCAGAAGAATCCCTAAGGTGGTTTCCAGCGGTTCTTTAACACGAGGGTCAAAGTCTTCGTCAATAGTGATACGTTCATCTTTATAAACAAATGGTTGACTTAGATCACCTTCAACGTAGGTCTTGTCTTCAGTGTTGTTATTGAAAAAGTAAAATCCATTTTCATCTCGATGTAAAGCGAACATCGTTTTTGATAAACGCTGGTTGGTTTCTTCGTTATCATTGAGTTTAGTAAAGACACTCAACAACCAAGCTTTTTTCTGATAACAACGTGCTCGGAAACAGAGTTTAAGATACTCATGCTTCTTCATCATAGTGGATACCTCCTTCAAGGTTAATCTCCTCAGCGACTTTTTCCGCTCGGTAGATCAAAGTAACGTCTTCTACGTTTTCTTCTATCACCTGTTTGATTTGGTCCCAGAAGCGATCATTAGGAGTTTCACTAATCAAAGAGAAACCAAATAGCTCTTTCACGTAACGTTCAGGAGAATCTGCAATAATAGAAGCGAGTTCCAAATGATAGAAACTTAACAGCGTTAAGAATCCCATGCCGACAGTACCATTGTTACGAACGTGCTTCCCGGCCAATGTATCGTTAATAAAAGCAGCATTAGCTCGAATACGTTTCACCACAAACTCTGGTACTTCCGCTATACCGTCCGAGACGATCAGACTGATACGTAGTGTCTCCATTAGGTATTCAGAACACTCTAGGATCAAATAGTTTAAATCTTCAATCACCGGCGTTTCAGGTGTCATATCGTAGAGCTTACGGAACAACTCAATAAAACGATCTTTAGGATCCAGATCACGCATCTCTAAGATTTCACTTAGACCTTGTAAATCTTCGTAACCATTTAATAAGTAGATGACATCAACAACTTGATATAGAGTGTGGAGTTTGTTAGCTTCCACGTACTCCAAATCCACCGTAATGCCAAACTTAACTAGCTGTTCAATTATATTGTTCACTAGCAGCTCTAGGATGATAGTCTTTTGTTCTAACGCCGTGGAGTCGTCATCTGCCAAGATGTTGGCGATAGTACTTACTAACACATTCTCCTCATCGGTGATGGCTAGCAACGTATAGACACGTTCAATCAGATCTTTGGTCTCAGGAGTCAGCCAAGCGCTGTAGTTAATCCAAGGAGTACCCAAATCTTTAGTTAAAAGTTCCACATTGGTTAAGTCCAGTGCGGGCAAAAAATTACTCATAAAAACCTCTCATTCAGAAGGAACATAAAATGTCAAAAATTAGTAAACACAAACAGAACAAACGTAAAGCTCGCCAACGTCAAGTCCAAGCTCGTAAAGTGAAAGAGCGTCAAATTGATCGTGAGCAAGCAAAACTGGAAGAACAAATCCGTAATAACTTCGGCAGTGAACACGCGATGAGTGACGAAATGAAGTCCGACGCTAAAAAGTCTATGTGGAAAGTGTTCAGTTCATTGCCACCCGAGTTACAAGACCAAGTTTTGAAAGAGTACACGTCAGGTAAAAACAAGGTCGATTCTTTTGACATCGAAGGTGTTTCTAATCTCCTAGGTGAAACCATCAATCGTTACATGCATCCACATGCATTGGTTGAAGTCCTAGAATGGATGGAAGACGCTATTGAACTAACCGTTCCTGATGAACTCCGTCCTCTTATTGAACAACTAGACAAAGAAGTCGTGGCCTTCATCGGCAATGCTTCGCTAGTACTCGGTCGTTTCGAAGTCATTAGTAAAGAACCAGATCCAACTAAACGATCTGAGATGTTGTATGAAGATGAGACGATTTCAGATCGTTTGATTCCTGCTCTAACTTCTTACCAACAAACGTACGATGACGTCATCACTCCTATTATGGAATTTGCTGAGCAATACGCTGATCTCGTCGATGAGCGTGTTAAAGCTTACGCGGAAGAAAATAATATCGAGTCTATTCAAGAAGCAACTCGAGCTATCCATCTAAAACGTGTTGAAAAATACTTTGATCGTGAGGCGATTAAGAATGCAACCATCTAACGAAAATCAACCACCTAAAATCCGAGATAAACACACCTCGGAAAATACCACCATGAAAAACTCGGTGAGTCCTAAACTCCCAACCAAATATGAGTTGGCGAAAGGAGAATCCGACCCAGTACTTAACTTCATGTTGGGAACTACCAAAGCTGAGTTCGAACCAATGATGCGTTTGGTGTTGAGCTGGTCTCGTTATAAAGCTGCGGTCCACGAAGGGGAAGCGCCTAAAGCGGAGATAGCTCGACTACGTGGTAATTACGAACAACTTCGTGACGACATGTTCCCTAACATGCCAGAAGAAGAACTCGAAACCAAAATGGGACACTTCCTATCCTTCCATCGTAATTACGTTGAACTGGCTTATTTCCGTAACACTGATTTACTTAACCGTCCTTGGGAGAACGAATCCGAGTTTGCTGATGGTAAGTTCGAACACGATGTGGTGAAGCGTTATCCGGGTGCTAAGAATGCGGCAACTTCTATTAGTGAAAGCATGAAGCGTGCATCTCAACGTAAGAGCCGTACCCCTAATGGTTATGACGTATTGTTACGTGACTCGTTCATTCAAATTCGTTTAGAACCAAGTGATCTGTTGGAGCTCGGTGCAGTCGCTGACCGTATCAATAAAGAAATCCATGGTTACGTGCAAACGATTAACGGTAACTCACTCACATTGATTCGCGCTTCTATCTATCGTGTTTTCTGGGAATACTTGTGTGAGAAAATCAGTCAACACTCAGTAACTGATGTTGATGAACCTCGTGACCTTGCTCGTTTGATTAAGCTTAGTGATCTCCGCGTACTGTTCACGGAGCTATTAGGTGAAGTCATGGCGAACGGTATCCCGATGACGGTACATTGTAACCAGTCTGGTTGTGATTGGGTTGATGTTCTTAAAGCAGACCCGTACACGATGTTGTGGCATGACAAATCGATGCTAACGAGTGAACAAGCCGCAGCACTAGGTAACTTGAAGAACTTCGCCGAGCGTTATTCTTCAGAAGAAGTCTTGGCGTTACAATCTCAGTACCAGTTCGTCGAAGAAACACACATCATGTTCTCAGACGATACACAACGTATTGACTTTGAACAACCAACGATCAGTGAATACTTCCTAGCGTTTGACGTGTTCATGGAATACATCGGTCCTTCTATTCGTGAAATCCGTAGTGAGACTTTAGATGACAAAGACTTCGAATCTAAGTTATCTAACTTAGTTGATACAGTCCGTGGTTTGGAATATCTACACTGGTGCTCTAAGCTTACGGTTTATCCTGATGAAGGCAGTGATGAAGAACCTCAAGTGTTCTTACGTTCAGATAACCCTATCGAGTTCTTTAACGGTCTTATCGGTGTTATTGATCCTGACGACGATGTAACATCTAAGGTGATTCGTTGGTGTGTCGCACACGGTCCTGAAATGAGTTGTAGTGTGGTTGGTATGTCTAATGCGACCTGTCCTAAGTGTGGTAAAGAAACACATGGTGGACACACTGCACACGGCATTACACCGATTGACCCGTTCATGAGTTTTTTCGTCCTGACCCGCCAAGCGATCGCAGAGCGAGCAGTAACTCGAGCTATTATCGCTCCGAACACCCTTTAGATGGTGGGTTACTAACCGGTCACCGTTTCCATCAGTTCCGTCAAATGATACAACGTTTGGATCCCGATAACCTAGGAGAAATCCAACATCAAACGATCGCCCTTATGTTGTATCGTGCCGGTTACGGTCAGATAGAAGCTGGTGTACCGGCTCCGGGGGACGACATTCGTTATGACGAAGAAGGTTACGACTATGATCACCCTTGGGCTATTAAACAACGTGCTTACGAATTCGCCTTTTACGAGCTAGAAGAAATCTTCGGAGACTTTAACACTTATCTTAAATTCACACCTAAACAGATAGATCAAATATCCAGAGGGGTGAGGGAAGGTGCTAAAGCTTTAGCTATGCGTAAAGAAGAAGCAGCTAAGCGCGTCAATAAACCTAAGGAATTAGTTGAAGCTGAACGTCAACTGAGTGAATACGCTAACTTCGGTCTATCCAGCGGGTCTTAATAAACGTCGTCTGTCCTAACGGGCAGACGTCTTTTTTCAATTCTATGTTTGTTTCACAAGCCCTTTAAGAGGATATACACATGGGTAAGTACACACCACCTAAGTCAACAAAAACATTCGAGCAAGTAGAACCTAAACAAGAAGTTGCGGAACTTCCAGTGGAACGTGCTGCCGAGTCTGAGAAATTCGAAGTCAAAGATGCATCAGCCGCGGAGATCCTTTCTAACAAGATCAATAACTTTATTGATCTATTGGCGGGACGTCGTAATGTTCCTAGTGAACAATACGGTAAAGAACAATTGCTGTTCATGGCGGCATTAGACGAAACCATCAAACAAGAATACTCAGTGTTTACTACCGTGATGGATAAAATGGTAAACCGTGTTCGTGTGGAGAAAAAAGCGTTCTCTATGGATCGTTTGTTCGTCCACACTCAACATAAAGAAGTGCGTGCGGCTAAGACCGATGCTTACATCCAGAAACACATCACTTTGATGTCTGCGGTTGTGACACTTGGTCGTAACCTACGTGATCGTCAACGTGTGGGTCGTCAAGTAGATATCGTGACACTGACTAAGGGTTACCACCCTAAAGCAGCACAAAACCTACAAAACTATTTCACTAAAACCTACGGTTAATTTACATCCGATCATAATAACTACTACTCCCTTTGCGGGAGTAGTAGTTATATCGGTGTTATTTTTAACATACAGTTTATTTCAGATCTATATAGTCTAGGTGTATAAGCATAAGCATGTACTTAAACTATCTAACCTTTATTGAGGAAACTATCATGGAAATGACTAAAACAACTAAAGCACGCCTAGCAACAGTAGCAGCAACAGCAGTTAACGCAACAGTAGCAGCAACTCTATTTGACTCTAAAGCTATCGCGGCTTACCACCTAGTTACTGGTGGTATCCAAACTGCTATGACTGAAGTACCTGACGACTTTGAATACGGTAACAAAGAAATGGCAATCCACACTGGTAGCATGCTAGCAGGTGGTACACTAGCATCATCTCTACTAAAAGTAGTTGGCATGGCAATCGACAAAGCTACACTACCTGAAGAAGATGAAGCAACTACAGAAGAAGTGAATCAATTGATCACTGAGCTTACTGGTTTAGAAAACCCAGAAGAAGCATAATAAGAATAACTACCTACCTCCGAAAGGAGGTAGGTAGTTAACAGTTCTTTATTTTTTTGTCTAAGCTGCTTTCGGTAAAGCCTCACCGAATTCTTCTTCAAAGAGTTCTGGGAAGACTTCTTCCATTTCTTCGAATCCCGGGAAACGATGTAACGTCTGACACAAACTCACCGCATTAGCTTTTGGCGAGGAAGCGTAGTTGACTCCGACTTCACGGAACTCCAATGGATTCAATCCTTGTATCGCACACGCTTCTATTCTCGTGGTCTTATTCGAAACGTTAAGCGCTACGGTGGCCGTAGGGTATGCACCCTCCACGTCAACGTCATCGGTTAAACCACGTCCTCTAGAACGTATGTGTGGCATCCCTATGAATATCGCTTTACCGTTATCCGCATTTTTCTCAGTTTCTAATAAAGCAATCCAATCACCCAATGTCGGTTTATGTTTATCCAATTCATCTTTACCACCACGTCCCTTGGTTCCCCAAATGTAACCATGCTCCGCAGCAATGAAAGATAACTCGTTAGAGATACATTTCGGTTGAGATGGATAATCAAAGAACTCCGTAGACTTTAATAGCAATGGTAAGTTCAGTGCAATGTCGTTGGTTTTCTCATCTTGTTCTTCGATAACCAAGTTATCAGAGATGTTGTACATGCAGTATTCGAACTTAGCATTACGTTGCATCCATCTGTGCCAAGCACCTTTACCTTGGGTTAGATGAGACCCTTTATCCGTGTAAAGCTTACCCTCGATGCCGTTGTCTTGTGCAGTGAATTCCAATGAGTAAGATTCTTTCTTACCTTTAGGAGCATTCTTAATCGCGTAGAAACTAGCACCGTCCAACCACTGCCATTTAGCCGCCGCTCGAACCGTAGGGTATTGCTCTTGCCACTCTAACGGTTGGGAGTCACCGTTCTCTTTACGTTTGTGAGTACGTCCCTTATCGTATTTGTAGTAATGAAACTCTTTAGGGATACTAGGGTCTGAGTAAACTTCTTCTAGATTACGATTACCCATAATCAACGCATGTTCATTACGCTGCATATCGTAGGAAGCGTTCCATGATGAAATGAAATCTGGTTCCCACATATGCCAAACTTTAATGTTGTTCTCAACACATTCAGTTTGAGTATCCACTAAGTTGTAATGCACCGTAGCGTTACGTCGTCTTAGACGTTCACCGATCAGTTCTTCTTCTGACGCTTTAAGACCCTTCATGATCTCTTCGTCAGACATACCATCAAAGAAACTACGCACTACGGAGAAAAAGATTTTCTCTTTCATCGTAGTTGAAGCCATGATCACATCTTCACCATCACCGTTGACCATATCGGTCTCTACGTCGTACGCAGCTAAGGTGGAAGGTTCAGTTTCTTGGAACTCTTCATAACGTTCAAAGTATTTGTGTTTGATCAATACTGGAACTGGGGTTTCACAACCAAAGACATAAGGGTTGTTTTTCATCATCATTAAGTCGGCGTTACGATCATTAATACCGTGTAACACACGCTTAATGCTCATCGCTAAACGCGCTTGTGTAGATTTATATTCTTTCACTAAACGTTTATCGATGTAATCTTTTTTCTGTTCGAACTTACGGTATTTTTCACGAACGATGTAGAATGAACGAACGTAATCCGCCACTTTCAAAAACTGATTGGTACGGTCACCGTTTTCATGGATAGTCGTTTGTTTAATGAACGTCATATCCTTAAGCTTGTCTCGTTTTGAAGGAACGTAGACAGCGTGTTTGCACACTTTTCCTTTAACAGGAGATTCGCTCGAAGGCGGCGTGTAACTATAATCCATTTCAGCCTTCCTCATTTTATGACTGGATTGTATTTAGGTCTAGTATAATGCGCATTGTAGTAAATTTTTAAAGGTAATCCTAATGATTAGTAATAAGTTTCTAGCACCACAACTTCAAGTAGCTGGTTTAGAATTTATGGATTTCCAATCTAAAGACTTCTTTAACGAGATCGTAGCAGTACTTGCTCCTATGGTTGTCGACGGACAACTACACGAAGTACCAGCTGCAACTCACCGTGTCATCGAGAAGTACTGTGGATTTGCGAACCTTAAATTCAATCTGATTGACTACGGCAACTTAGCCATTGACACTGGCTATGTTTCTCCGGGCAACATCCTTAACTCTAAAGGTATCGAGTATTACTTCCCTAAAGGTCAAACTAACCTTTATCGTTGGTTTACTCAAAACCAGAGTAATTTGTTACGTGGTTCTATTGATTTCAAAACAGGTAAGGTAGGTGGCGCGTACGCTGAACTGCCATTCGAACTATACATCAACACAGATCTACGTTCGTTTATTTCCGGTGACGATCTCGATGACCAAACGATTACAGAAATGCTGGCAGGTTTCTTAACTCATGAGTTAGGTCATGCTTTCTCTGGCATTTTCGCGATCCACCGTTTCCTAATGGATTCTTACGCAATCACCGCCGCACTCCATTTCTTAAGTCACCAAGAATACGGTCAGACTGAAGTAGCGATTTACAAAGATGCTTGTCGTTTGATGGAAATCGAAGAGAAGCAAATTAAAGACTTACAGAAGATTGCTGAATCTGGTAATGAAGAAATCATCGTGGCTTCTCTAACTAAGCTTGCTCAGCAACGCACCCAAATGAACTCCCAATCACTAGGTGTGGATGAGATGAACTCTGAGGTACTGGCGGACGTTTACGCGGTCCGTATGGGTTGTGATAAACACCTAATCGATGCACTAAAACGTATGGATGATTCTACGTTCGATGGTATTGGTTTGAGTATCCTTTTCAACTCTTTGATGACGGCTATTTTCTTTACGGCCTTTGTTCCAGCTCTAGCGGTGTTCTTAGGTGTGTTCGTATTGGCTTCTGGTTTTATGTCATTGATGTTGTTCAACATGACCATGAGTTCGGATATTTACGATACTTCTTACCGTCGCTTACTTAACGTTCATCAAGAACAAATTGCTCGTCTTAAACAGAACAAAACGCTATCGGCTAATGATCGTCGTAAAATGCTCGCTGATTTGGATAAGAACCTTAAACTCATCAAAGAGAACAAACCGTTCTTCGAAGATACTGCGGTTCAGCGTGTCATGCAATGGTTGTTCCAATCATCTACGTCTAACTTCGATGCTTTGGAACACTACACTAAAATCCTGCTTAACAATGAAATGAGTATTGTTAATGCGAAAATTCAACAACTTGGTAATGGAGCGTAATAATGTCTCACCTTAATCATATCCTGAAACTAAACTCTAAGTTGGTTGATCAAGGAATCACTAATCCTGAACACCATCAGTCGGTAACGACTAACGCCGTAGTACGTGCTATCGTAGCTTACACTTACATCACTGGTGGGATTGACGGTCCAGCTATGACTAATGAAGCGGTAGCGCAAATGGAACGTACAGTAGAGATGTGGAACGAAGTTTCTCCATTGGACTACGACACGATTTTCGAACGCACTAAAGCTGTGTTCCAACGTCTTTACAACCAAGCGGTGGCTGGTGGTAAGTTCACTCCTATTCTGGCGGATCAAATCGACGATATTGATCTAATGGAAATTCCTGAGTTCGAAAGTACCTTCAAGGCACTCCTGAACGAAATGATCGCGTACAACCGCTAAGGAGCTACCATGAGTAAATCTCCTAATTTCGTTGAGATGGGTACAGCGACTACCGTTGGGGTTGATAATACCGATCGTAAGGTTCTTATCGACTTAGACGAGACTTACGACGATCCAACAAACCCAGAAGAAACTAAAGCTTTAGAAGAATACCTAAAAACGGGTAAGCTAAGCAAGAAGGCTTTACAACAAGCATTGGTTACAGGTACTGAACGTTTTGAACCGGGATGCACGACACTGAATGGTGTCTTGGGTGGTGAATCCTTCATGGAGAACCTTTCTAAGCGTGCTGGTGAATTTGTTAAGGCGGTAATTAAAGCTATCAATGCTGCCGTTGGTTGGTTTTTGAATCAAACGCGTCGCATTCTGTCTTTCTTTACCGATACTCGTGAAATCACCAAAGCGGATGAAGTATTGCGTGATATCGAAAGTAAGTTGCAAGAAATGGGCGGGCCTAACTTTAATGTTATCGATGTTCGTGAGCTGTTTGAGAATCAACCGGTTAACAGTCGTCGTCTTGCCGTAGTTCACAGTTTGCGTGCCCGCAATGATTCTACTTTAGAAGCGTCTAAGAAGCTCCTAGAGTGTGTCCCTGCGCTTAAAGAGTTCATCGTTGACATCAACCGTCAAGAACTCAATATCCGTCGTGTGAACGATCGTTTCCGTGCTTCTATTGGTAAACTCCGTAAACGAGTACGTGAAGATTCCCTAAGCATGGGTGATCGTGCTAACTGGCAAGCTGATGTCATGGACATGGCAGCTCAAAACTTTAACAAGCAGAAACTGCAACGTAACTACGCTAAGTTAATTCAAATCATGACTGATCGTACTTCCGGTAATTTGGATGACGATGCATTGTTTGCGAATTCTACTAAAGCGATGAGCTCGTTGTTGATCGCCACTAAAGATGACGTTCCTATGGGTGAATTCGCTGAACTCGCCAACGTAGGTAACCAAATCCGCGACATCGTGGTGGGCAACCCAGATGAGTTTTCTGTTCGACTTGATACGGATGAACTGAAAAAGCTTCAGGACATGGTCAAGCTAGATGACCTAGAGTTCTTGAAGAACATCCCGGGACAGGACACTAACGAACTCGTTAACGTTTACCAGATGTACGTTTCTAAAGCAGGAAGTTACATCTCGGTACTTCGTCAGTCTGCGGATGTTGCGCTTAAGTTCTCAGCAGAGATCAACTACATCGCAGAATGGGCTCAACGTTACCAGTTCTTGCTCAGTGTTTATTCTTTAGGTACTCTTGAACAACGTAAAGAGCGCATCAAAGAGATCGAAACACAAACCGGTGTACCTTTGAATACTGGTAATCTGGAAGATGTTCCAGAAGACGTACGTCAAGGTATGGATCGCTCCCTACAACGTATTTACGATTCGTTACTACCGGGTGTGAAACGTGAGATGAATTCACTTGGACGTAAACTTAACATGAAGGTGAACCTCTAATGATTCGTGATATTAATAAACGCTATCGTAAGGTGCGTAACGATGTTCGAGAATACGAACCAACCGTAACGACGTTCAAAGAGAAAATCGATGAATTGTCTGATGCGATGAAGCGTCCTGTGAGTTACGACACTTTAATGGAGATGTGTAAAATTGCTGAAGCGCTACCTAGTGAAATCCGAGAGGTGAAACTTCGTTGCACTAAAGCACCTTCCCACATCAATGGTGAACAATTCCGTTATTGTGTCCGTCTTCGTAGCAACAACGGTTTCGTAGACGTAAGTGTCATCAACGAAGGTAATCGTTTGTTACACGCTTACTATGAGTTAGCGGAATTGATGATTAAGTACACCACGGAACATCTTCAAGCAAATCCTAGTGAAACAAACAATCATAAAGCGATTTGTTTGTTCCGTGACATTGCTCGTTTCCAAACTTACATCGACGGTCCTTACTACGATGACCGAATGGAAATAGACTGGGAACGCATTTCTCCTGATGTGGATTACCTCACTAACGGTTACACCATCGAAACCGTTAAGGATCGTATTCTTAACATAGCGAAGCGTGACCAAGTTAAAGGTCTTTACATTTGGAACTTGAAGTGGGATGTTGATCGTTTGTTGTCTATGGTTAACGCTATGGAGCAACTCATCGCTCGCATCGCTATATTTGGTATCGCTCGATTAGAGCTAACACCAGAGCAACTGGATGCTATCGATCCTCAATAAGCAAATAAAGTACTCCTACCCGATAAGGGTAGGAGTACTTATGTTTTTTTATTTATTTTTGTAGTGTGGTAAGAAAGCAAACGAAATGGCTTCTTTAACACTGGATACGCCATCACCGGTGTTCTCTAAACGTTTACGAACAGAGAAACTGGTTGTCGTATCTAAGTTGGACACCACATCGATTTCGGCGTCATCCGCTAATGCGTTCAAACGTAGGTCAACCACATCATTAGGTAACGCGTCTTTCAGAGCACGAACTATCTCATTGTTAGAAACCGTGGTGTTTTTCAACATCTGGTTAATAACGTTGGAAGTAATCGACTTAATGGCTGGACGAACCGTATCACTACGAATACCAGCGGGTGTTAAATAGAACACCACGTTGAACGACAGATCAGCACGAACTTTAGTTTCGAATTGAGAGTTCATCACCACGTTGATCAAACCAAGTTTCACTTTAGGAGCAAACATCAAATCAGTCTTATCACGCATTTGACTTTCGAAGTTAGCTAAGTCCTGCATAACGACGTCGGTGATATAAGCTTTGGTTTGTCTAGCGTAGTTTAGATCGTACTCGTCATTTGAGAAATGATAGTTGCCATCGAAACAAACGAAGTCCATGTAGTACTTAAGTTGACTAGGAATAAGTTTGATCGGTTGTCCATTTTCATCTTTAACTAACGAGTTCTTATAATGCAGTACGATCGGTGAACCATCTTCCGTCGTCATCACGTCGCCAGCTCGGTGTTCCAATACCAAACGATCGTTCTCGAAAACGTACTGGTCGTTCTCATCACGTTTAAAGGTATCTTCTGGCCAAGTCTCATAGACGTCTTCTGAATAACGCTTATACTGAGCATCCCCTAACACTGGATGAGCTCGATGGTATAAGTTTTTCAGAGCCTTACCAAAGATAAGGTCGTAGCCAACTTCAATCAAACACGTCATGTTGTTAGGATATAACGCAGGATCAATCAACAGATCTTGTTCTGTTGCTTTCTCACCTTCGGACCCTTCTACCAAGAACAGTACACGGATGTCAGATTTAAGCTCGGCTTTAACACTTGAAATCGGACGACTGAACATAAACATGTTGGTAAAGGTTATTAGGTCACGTTTATCAACATCGAAGTTAGAATCCAACTCAAATGCCCATACACGGTCATTATCACTGTTACGACCCAATACCGTACCTTTCAACGTAGCGATGTCTCTAGAGTCCGCTGGGCTGAAGTAAAGCTGTGCACCGACTTTCTCATCGTTCATCTTACGATAAGCTTCATCGCCACGTGTTACCATGATAATGCGGTAGCCACGATCACGATACTCCACTTTAATAGACTGCACTGATAGTTCGATCCCCAAGGTCTCTTTTTCATACAAGAAGTTTTGGTTATCATACTTTGGTGTGTCTAATAAATAAGGGCGAACCTTGACAGTACCGCCGGTAACGTCTAACACCGTGTGATACGGTGTGTAGGTTAACATGCGGTTATTCACGTAATCCAGACGTTCATCATTCGTCATCAAACGGATGGCTTCGATTTGGGTCTTAGGTAAAATACGCGTGCCGGTGTCGGTAACGTCGAACACGGTACCCGGAGGCATGGTAATGCGTTGTTCGTTATCGTACACCACTCCCGAATTTCGGAGTTCATCCACAGAGTACATAACTTTAGCAATGTATGCGTTAACCGTCATTACTGAGTTATCAGCATCAGTGTACGTTGGTAGTTCACGTGTGACTTGATACAAACGGTTGGTGTAAACATCGATCAGTTTCGTTGCTGAATAACCATAAGCGTTTAAGTAATTACTTAACTGGTTTTCAGAAATAGGAATCGACTGACGACGAGCATTGTTGATGGTTTCGTTCTTGAGTTCTAAGAACGTACGAGGGTTACTACCACCCGTCACTGCGGTTTGTATTTCCCATGCGGAGTTGTTGACCTCACGTATTGGGGCCGCGTATTTACTCAACAAGTCTTTATCATAGTCAAAGTCTAAATACGTAGCGGTATGGGTAAGTGAACGTAACGTACCTAAGTCTTGTTCGTATTCCCCACGAGTCGTGTAAACGACTAACGTCAACGTACCTACCCCTTGACCATTATTAATGAAAGTCTCTGGGATAGAATAAACGAATTGTTGGTTATCTTGATCGACGTCTATGGTTAATGTAACTTCATTTTGGTTAAAGACTTGGTTGTTGTAAGCAATACGAAGTTCACGCGTTTCTCCGTTTGTTGGTTTCAACCAAGCCCGAACTCCAAACAGTTTGTCTTTGAAGTTATAGGTTTCTTTCAAACCCGCAGATGGAGTAACCGCAATCTTGCGTTTCGTTTCACCCTTTAATTGTTTAACCGGAATATCCACATAAAGATATTCTTGGTCTAGGATGTTTACCGTACGACGCTCTAGGGAGTTGGTCGTGATGTTGAAATAAGGGTGTTGTGCTTTAGAGTCATAAACGACTTGCACATGTCCTGCTTCCATCAAACGAAACTCAATCGCATGTACTATGCTAAACGGAATGCCGTAGACCTCGATTACTGTATCTTTAGGCATGGTTAGTTTACGATAACGGTTTACTACCGTACCAGATTGTTCTTCATACGCTACCGCTAAGCGACGTATTTCAGATACCGGTAAAGAGAAACGCATTACGGCATGGCTCGGATTACCAAACAGACCATAAAACTCGTAATCACTCATGTGACGGAATAAGTCTGAAGGTTTACGGGCATGATCACGATACAGACGAGACTCCACATCGCCTAATCGGTTGATCAGTCCCGCTGATTCTGAACAGATAGTGTCCAGCGCTCTTACAAAAGGATGAGAAGAACTTTCAAAGGAAACACGTTTCCCAGCGAAAGCTTCCGCCGTACGGTCTAACACTAACGAGATAGCTCGACTAGGGTTATTCGCAATACGGTTTAGTTCATCATAGGTTAACTCACCGTTCATCAGGTACCCACCATTCTAGTTCCATGGTATTAATATTAATCCATGGGTAAGCTTTGTAGTTATTGTCTAGGAATTCAGTTCGGTCTATTTTACGATAATGTTTATGACGTTTACCGTCAGCCATATCTTCATTAAACTTCACTGTTGCTCCGTTGAAAGCATCCACACATTCAAAAGTGTCCGCACGAGCACCGATACTTTTGAATTGCACATCAAAGGTATCTTGTCCGGGACCACGCCGACCAGCTTGAGTCATATCTATGCTCGCCAAACTACCTTGAGGGTGTGTGGTCGGAACCGAGCTAATGGTCATGTAGATCGATTCAATATTCACCATGTTCGGGTTTAAGAACAAATGATAGATACGAGTATCAAAGTCCCAATAGTTTTGGTATTGTGCTTCCCAGTACGGTTCCATTCCGTGATCACCTAAACGGACTTCAGGGATGTAATGCTCCCACACACCAAACAAATAAGGAAGTATCCCGCCCTTTACGTTTTTGTAAGTCTGGTTAATGGTGATGATACCATTGGTTTCCATGATACCTTCAATCCATTGATAGACTTCCTGACGTATCCCGGGTTGAGTGGTGCTGGACTCGAGTTCCAAATCAGGGAAACCATCAGACTTTTGTAACAAGTTGGTTAATAACGGCATCCACGCGTTCTTATTATCTAGAGCAGGATGGTTGTAAGTTCGACCGACACGATAGTCTAATAAACCACGTATATAACCCCCTAAAGAGTTAGAGTCAGCTTTGAACAACTTAGCGAATCTGGGGGACTTAGAAACGTTTTCATCACTGAGGTTCAATACAGGTCGAGGGATGAACATTAATCCTATGATGTCATCAGCCATAGGTGCGAGTTGAACGCCACTGCCCAATATTTTTATGCCATGTAAAATATTGCCGAGTGGACTTAGATAACTACCACCACCGTTTTCTTTGAAGACGTCGTTTAACCAAACTTTTACTTTGGGATCGACTTCTCCAGTAAACGGATTTAGATTATCCGGTTGTTTGTCAATATTGTCCATTTCTTATTTCCAAATTAATTAACTTAGAGAGATTATTATGAGCTTTTTCGTTAGTCTAGGGAACACGTTAGCGTCAACTGCTAAGGCTGTTCTCGGTGGTACAGAATTTGAAGCTGTCGCAACAGCCGCCGAGGTTGGTGCAAAACACGGTGGCGCAGCCTACGGGACCGCTCAAGGTCAAAGTGTGGTTGCCGCAGCTCAAAAAACAATGATTCGTCCAATGGTTGTTATTGAGCAAAATCTAGTCCATCAGGACTATGCTACCGACCTAATGACAATCATACAATTGCGTGATATTCAGGCTACTCTGACACATTTACGCATGCAAGGTACGATCGCTGGCGTGCAAATTGAGAAGTACATTGACCCTATTCGTCCTACTCGTATGGCGGGACGTCGTCTGGGTAGCTTCGGTGGTCTGGAGTCATTCGGTGGGACTCACCTAGTGAAACCTGAACCTAAAGTTGATGGTCAAGAAGCACTAGATAATAAAGAAGAGAAACAAACACCAGATGGTGTTAACATCGATTCTAAAGCTGTGCAGACTGTGTTGACTGAATACACACCGTTAGCCCTAGGTCGTACGGTAGATGCACAAATCACGTTAGATAACAAAACGATTACGTTCCCTCTAACGTTCCGTCAAATCCCGGTACCTATGGGACAACGTGATCTAGAACGTGTGTTCGATCACGCGAAAGGTGAAGACTCTTGGAAAACACGTTTTGATAAACTTGACGTGGGTATGATTACTACACCAGAACTACTTACTGGTCGTGATGTAATCAAAGAGAAATTCCGTGTACGTTTGGACGACCTTAAAGCCAACACGAAATACATCAACGATTCTATCGAACGTCAACGCAACCATATCGTGAAAGCCGCTAAGACAGGTGAGATGTCCATGAACAACATGGCGAACACTTTTGTTATTAGCGACACGACTGCTCGTCAAATCGAGTTAGTAACGGGCAAACGTTTTGATAATGTTTCTCAACGTGAAACTTTGTGGAAAGGTTTGAGTGCAAACACGATTGTTATCTGTAACGAAGCACGTGGTTTGTTTACTTTCTACACCATGGGTATCAAGTTGCCTGAGCAATACACTCGCAACGACATCAAACAAAAAGCAGCTAAAGAGTCTAGTGTAGGTTCTCTGGCAGACATCATGAAACTTCTTAACGGTGGTATGTAATGAACATCATTGAATTTCGAAAACAACTTAAACCAGTCAAGAAACAAGATTTGTTGACTTTACTTAAAAACCACAAAGATTTCGTAGAAGGGATTCAAGACAACCTTCGTTTGTTGGAGTCTGACGGTGTAGAACTAAGTAAAGTTCTAATGGGCTGGTATGAACACCAACGTTTCAGCAAAGCGTGCCGTGCGACCACATCGAACTCTATTGCAGACGAAACCATCATTAAAGTGGCTTCTGAATCTATCGCGGCATTACTTACTTTGTTAGAGAAAGACTTCAAAGCAGGTCCTAACCTACTTGGTAAAGAAACCGTGACCATCCAACAAGTCAACGGTTTGATGTTAGACTCTTACATCACTTTTTGGGTAGACTACTTATCTCGCCTCATGGACATGGCTACGTCTATGATGGTGAAAAACAAGCCAGCGGATAAAGTGGCACAAAAACCTGACTTAGAGTTCCTAAGTAAAAACATTGATCGTTTTGGCGAACTAACGCACTTGTTCTTTGAACGCGGTGGTATCATCCTTAAACGTTACCGTTCTTCTCCTAAGATCGTAGCGGATGAGCAAACCATTGATGTGCTAGAACAAACCAAAGGTAAAGACTCAACGTTGGTACTAGCAACCAAACACATCGCCCCGCACAACTTCAACCCGGTCTACTGGTGGGATTACTGGATGATGGAAAACGCGCTTAAGTCTTATGAGCGTCACCAGAACTCCATCGAAGCGAATGCACAGAAGATCAGCTACTATCAAGATCTTCAACACCAAAACCCTTCTCCAGCTAACGAACTCATGATCGCTAAGCTAGAAGACCGCATCGTTAAAGCCCAAGCCGCAATGGAAGACATTGAAGCGAAATACGCCTAAGGGAGGAAATAATGAGTGATTTCCGTAAAGTAATCTACGGTTACGCCGACAGTCGTTTGATGGATCCTACTCTTACCGCCATGAACAGCATTTTACGTGCTTACGTAAAAAGTGCGCAAGACATGGCTATGCGTATTGATCCTGCTTCTATCCAAGAAGTCCTAGATCTTGCTAACAAATTTGTTGGTGGTGATTTCAAACACTGGATGATGGCAAACTACGACCACGGTCTAGGTCCGCGAGCACGCTTAATCCGCATGATCGCTAAATACCTAGATGGTGGTATTTCTGACCGCACACTAAGCCAAACTATCACTGCGGATGAACAGTACGTTACGACGACTGATCTTAAGTACGTGAAAGGTGCTTATCGTGGTGCAGTCGATCATCGTGATTACGATGACATTGAACGTGTTATCGATAATCTTAAAGAAGATGATTTGTATCGTCTGGTCGAAGGGATTGGTCCTCAACTCTTTGCTCGTATGTTAATTACCTTTAATGGAGAGTCAGCATATGGACGAGTCTGATCTAAACGAAGAGTTAGCGTCTATCAACGTTGTAACGTCCCCAGAACTAGCTGAACAAGCAACAGAGGGTCGTGACCTAGTACGTCTACAAGACGACATTCAACAGTCAATGGATCGTGTAGCGGCTATCAAGACAGTATTAGGTAACACGGAACCTAAAGACGTAACGTTGTTATTCGGCAACATTATCGATCGTCAACTAGAACGTGTCGGTGTTCGTTCATTCAAAGAAGTGGATGGCTTAGAATCTCTAGGCCGTAGTATGACACCTCGTCAATACCTAGATAGTCGCATCGCTGGATGTGAATCTTTCTTAAGCGAATTCGCTGATTGGACGAAGAACATCACTAAAAGCTTCTTATCGGACGTCGTAGAGCGTCTAGCGTCGATTCGTCAAGACCATGAATCATTGGTCAAGAAATCCAACGCGTTGATGGAGATTGCCAAGAACCAAACCACGGTGTTCCCTAAAGACCACCTCAAACTGGGAATGGCAAACCGTGTGTTGTTGATCAACGGTCAGATGCCTAAAGATCTGGTTGCACAAGTCAACCGTTTCTCAGCAACGACTCGAGCTATCACAACGAACTTCTACCGTATGAACCAAGCAAACACCAATGAGATCATTTCTTACTTTGGTGGTTTTGTTGGTAAGTCTGAAGAAGAAGCACGTCAGCGTTTGCTAATGATGCCGAAAGCTTTATCTAAATACCAGTTTAAAGAAGCCATGTTCCCGGTCAAAGAAGAAACAGACCAAGTTCATACTACACGCGCTAGTGTGGAACTTATGGGTGACCGTCGTTACTTTAACTCGGTATTAGTACAACGTGACCCACTGAACAGTCAAAACGAGTTATCTGATTGGTTAGAACTTTACCGTAAATACGAAATCATCGAACTTCGTAAAGGTGAACGTGTCGACCAAGACGATCTAGAACTCACTGGCTTGGACCGCAGTAGCGTGGATAAAGCCCTGAAAATGATTTCAGTTACTTTACGTGATATGGAAGCGCTGTTCAAAGAAGGTGATCGTTATTTGGTCAACGGTGACGAATATCGTAAGTTGCTGAATGTGGTGAAAGAAGGTGAGTGGACTGGTGAGCTTAAAGCAGACATCATTAACTCCTTTACTTCTTTGATCATGACTCGTAACAGTGAACAAGTCAAAATGCGTTCAGATGTGGTCCGTTACTCTACGTTAGTAATGATGGCTGTAATGAATGTGTGTGACGCATCAATGGAGCGTGACAATGGATAACCCTGAGTACACCCGAGAAGAACTACAGCGTGCTTTACAAGGCTTATCAGGTGAGGAATCCCTATTAAGTGACATTAAGTCCGCGCTGGGTTTTGAAACCAGTAAGGTGGAACAGGTAAAAGGTCTGGCAGACGGTAGTCTAGTCAACCAGTTTGCTCTAGGAGCAAATACGGTGGGTCGTCTAACCGCGAAGGCATTGGGGTATAATGCAGGGGTGATCTCATCCCTGTTAACTCGTGTTAATTCGGTAGAAACCCATGACGTCTCGTGTTCTGGTAAGCTGATCAGTGACTTAACCGCCGAAGGTAATCTAGACCATTTACTTCGTGATCAGAAAACCTTATCGGACACGATCTCTACGGTAATGAAATACCAAAGTGAACTAGAGTCGTACGGTAAAGAAATCCAGACGTTATTGAAAGCCGCATCAAATGCGAAAGATAACGCTGGTCTTACCGAAATCGCGACTAAGGTTGACATGGTGAAGTACCCGCCACTTAAGCTTGATAAGAAAAATGGAGAGAACGACTACGAAAGTCAAGTTCTTCCAGCGGGCAAAGTGATCGGTAGTAAAGTTACTGCAAATGGTGCTTCTTATTCTTTCGACGGTTCTGGTGAATCCGTTGGAGCTCAAGATTACCATGTAGAGAAGTCAGACCTAAACAAATTCCTAAACCAAATGAAGTGGATCAACACCCAACAAAAAGCGTTGAGTGAAATGATTAACCGTTACGCCAAATTCGTTAAAGAGTGGGGTAATACGGTGAAAGATCTACAAACCAATTTGGATAAGACGGAAGGATTAAGTAAGAGCGTCACTAACCAACTGGTGACTAAGATGTCTCTTCCTACTCCTCAAGTGGAATTTTACACTTCTTTCTTACCACGTGTAATTGCTTACATTAACTATTACGTGACACAAGGTTGCGACTTAGTAACCGAAGTCAGTAAATAAGGAGACGTCATGTCTTTATCTGTTAAAGCTATTTTAGCCGCGCAAGCAGGTTGTGAAGATCTATTACCTACACCACCGGTTGCCGATCCAGAACTAACTCCACTGGAACAACACGAGTTAGAAGATGACTTAGCCCACGCTAAGCTCGCTAACGAAATTCAAGAGAACTCGAAAGAGATCCAAAAACTAGGCGATGCCGTAGAAACCATCGACGAAGAAGTCGAAGAACTGGAACAGGTTGTTGATGGCATGGAGTTCCTATGTGCTCAACCTGAACTGAATCGTGGTGCCATTGATATCCTTTACCGTCGTGCTGTTAAACTTTCTCACAACCTAGGGGGTGAAGAAGTCCAGCCGGTAGCGGGTAACGAATCACTAGCAACCGACGATGCTTACCGTGCGGAAGTTGTCGCTGGTTGTGAAGGTTTCATGGACACTGCTAAGAAGGCCTTTAAGTCTGCTGGTGATTTCATCAAACGACTGTTCTTCCGTTTGGTGGATAACGTGGTGGCGTTCTTTAAACTCTCTTCTGACTTAACAGCTAAAGCTGAGAAAATGAAGAAAGAGCACAAAGACCACAATGTTAAAGCTAAGATCAAGCTTGGTGCATGGAACCGTTGGATTGACAAAAATATGTCCAGCACAGATAGTCTGTTTGCCGACCTAGGTAAAGCTCAGCACAAGTTCTATGAAATCATCAAGAACAGCATGAATGTTACTGAGATCAACGAATCGCACTTAACGTCATTGCAAGGTGAAATCACTGAGTTATCTCATGCGTTTCAAAAGGCAGTGCGTGGTAACAGCGGAAACTTGATCATTTTTACTCTTGGTAGTGGACGTGAATACAAAAACAGCCGTAACACCAACTCTGACAACTTGATCGAGTGGACTTATCCTGATGAGAGCAAGAGCAAGCCTGAGACACTGGATAAGACTGTTGCGGAATTCAGTTTCAAGTTGACCAACGGTAACCAAGAAGAATTCCAAACCAAAGCTGAGATCAGTGGTGAAGTGGATGCGTTATTTACCCACTCTCAGTTGGAAGGAATCCTTAACACGGTCATCAGCAATGCTGAATTGATCAAGTCGATCAAGAAAGATGCTGAAAGCGCTAAAAGCAATGTGTCTGATATCGTGAACCGTCTAACTAAGCTAGAGTCCGGTAAAGGTGACGACAAAGCCACTAAGGTGTACGTCGCTACGCTAAAAGCACTTGCGTCTAAGTACACTCAACTTTCTAACAATCTGTGTCGTTTGATCACAGAAATCGATAAAGCGAAACTGGCCGCGGTTAAAGCACACTACTAAATAAAAGGGTCGGGGTTACGGCCCCGACCCTTATTATTGGTAATTAAAGTCAAAAAGGAAAGGTAATGAAAAACAACGTCACACAAGCTCTGCGTATTTTGGCAGGGATGGAATCAGCCCCAGTAGAACTTGATTTGGAACAACAAACCGTATTGGTTGAAGAAGTGGAAACCGTGCGTGCCGAGAATGAAGCAAATGAAGTGGCTTCTGAAATCACGGCTATGGTGAAAGAATCTGACCAACGTGTTGAACATGAAACTGAGCTCGAACAAGTAGTAGACGGTTTAGAGTTCCTAAAGCAAAACCCTAACCCACAAGCCATGGTTCTGCTTTACGACCGCGCTGATCGTCTGCACGTTAAGCTTGGTGGTCAAACCACTAAACCGCGTGCTGGTTTAGAATCTATCGATACTCGTACCTTGGATGCACACGTCATTGTAGGTTGTGAGTCTTTCATGGATACCCTAAAACAAGGTGCTGACAACACGTTACAATTCTTAAAGTCTATTTGGAAACGTTTGGTAGAATACTTCAAAGCGAAGTTCTCTGAAACCGGTAAGATGAAGAAGCGTGCTGAAGAACTTAAGAAAAAACTTCAAGATGGCGCTGAACTAAAAGACGACCCTAAAGCGGGTCCTTGGTATCAATTCTTAGAATATGCTAAGAAAGGGTGTGGTGCATTCGCCGGTAGTATTACATCAATGATCGAAATAATCGGACTACTGAACAACGGTACCGGTGAACAAGTCATCAAGACTGCTCCAATACTTCATTCAATGTGTGAAGACATCCGCAAAGGTTCGCCTTCAGGAGCATCGATCAAAAAGAATGGTATCTGGACGGTTAATGCCGACGAGGGCGCGTTGGTCATCTACCCAGAGAAAGTACCTACTAACGCAGATGATGCTGTCGAGTTCTTCACTAAAGTCCGTATGGAGCTTAAGAAGTTTGAAGCTCCTAAAACCCAACCTGTTCTTAAACAAGGCGATCGTTCTAACTTGATTTCGACGTGTGAAGTGGTTTTATCTAACTTAGAAGAGATCGGTGTTCTACAGAAGAAGATCGAGAACCAAGAGAAAAGCTTGGAAACTTCTTTGAAAGACATCGATAAAGCCGAAGCTCGTTTGATCCGCGCACAAAACAACGCGATTGTTCGTTTGAGCACGTCGTCTTTGAACATGCGCATCCGTTCATCTAAAGCTCTACTAGAAATGGTATCGGCTTACATTAAGTAACGTAGTCTAAGGTAATCTTCGGGTTACCTTATCTTAATCTATCACGGTGGATTAAGATAAGACCGGACGCGGTCTTAGTATAACCTCATGAGGAAAATATTATGTCTATCCGTAATAAACTATCAGCAATGGCTGGTATGGAATCTTTGTCCCGAGATGAAGTGACCGATGATCTCCATAAAACGATTGTTGAAAACGTTTTCGGTGATGGAGATCAAAACTTATCTCCTTCTATTGAAGCAGAACAACAACAAGTAGACGAAGCATTAGCTGACGCTACCACTGATGTTGAAGAATCAGTAAAACTGGTAGAAACTTACCTTGAACAAGAACAAAGTCAAGAAGAAGCCGTACAAGACCTCCATAAAGCCGTAGACGGAATGGAACAGCTTTTGATGACCGAATACACACCGGCAACCTTAAACGCTCTCACGCGTCATACAGAGCGTTGTGCTAAACGTGTTGGTATTCCGTTTACTTTAGGTGTGTCCGGTATGGAGTCCTTTACTCCAGCTTCTGTTTATCTGGCGATGCGTGACGGTCTGGAATCTCTTGGGAATGTAGAGCGTGATAACGTAGGTTCTATCAAAGGCGGGTATGAGCGTCTTACTCACATATGTGATGATGTTGAAAAGCGTTTTGATCGTTTACTCGTTAATTTAGAGTTACTTCGTAAACGTCTTAAAGACAACCCTGAAATCAAATCAGAGATCGCCTTAGGGGAATGGAACAAATGGTTAGACGTACGTGACCGTACACCTAGACCGATCGTTCGTCTCGTCAACTTGATGGAAGTGGAATACATCCTAGACCGTATTAAAGTCTTGGACCTCATTGCTAAAGATGACCTAACTTCAGCGAAAGCACAAGAGTTGTTATCTAAGGACGTTAAGAAGTCGGTTGATGTATCTCGTGAACGCACCGAAGATGGTAAGAACCACACCACGTGGGAGTTCCGTTTCAACACAGCTTGTTTCTACTTTGATCTTCCTAATCAAAACGGTACTTCGTTAGAAGCCTTGAAGGTATATAACCTTCGTATGGAACCCGCGACAGATCGTTACAACTCGAAATCTAAGAATGTTTATCAGCATCTAGACACCATGTTTAGTGAGCTAGACGAAATGATTTCTATTGCTGAGGATACCCGCTCGACTTATGTTGATTGGCGTAAGTCACTAAAGACCGAAAGTGGTATGGTGGTTTCAGCATTACAATCCGGTAAAGTCGATCCTAGTAAAGCACTGGCTTACATCGGTTTACATAACCGATTCATGGTAACCGCGCAACGCGGTATTTTCGAAGTCATTTCAGCGTACGAACATCTGTTCCGTGCCCACATCTAACTTAACAAGGAACTTATTATGGTTATGAAACATAACCCTTTGATTGCTGCCATGGGTATGACACGTGTGGCGGGTTGCGAATCTCTGGATCCTTCTACCGATACGACTGAAGAAATCCCAGCGGTAGTTGAACCTACTGAAGAAGAGAAAGCTTTGTCGGAAGCTCAAGAAAAGCTGAACGAAGCAGAACAAACTCTAGGTGAAGTTCTCCAACAAGAACAAAATCACCAAGCCACGGTTAAAGAAGCAGAAGAAGCGATTGCTGGTCTAGAGTCTATGTTCCAAGGTGAGTTCGACGAAACAGTTTATCGTCAACACGTGAACACACTGCAAGGCATCAGTAAACACACACAAATTCCTCTGTCAGTGACTGTTGATGGCATGGAGTCTTTAAGCTCTGCTCAGATCTACCTGAATACCGTGAATGGTTTAGAGTCTTTCATGGATACATTGAAAGCCGCAGGTAAGACTATTAAAGAGTTGGTCATTAGAGCTTACAATGCTTTGCTTGACTTACTACGTTCATTTAAGAACTTATTCTTGGGTTTGAACGCTAAACTAGCAAACACTAAGAAACGTCTTGACGCAACGGACGAGATTAAACCTAAAGCTAAACTGGGTAAGTGGAATAAATACCTAGGTACCGAGCATTTCTCGCCAGCCGAAATTGGGTCTATGAAAATCTTAACGGAACTAATGGTTAAGGCTTCTGAAGTCAAAATCCGTGATATGGGATCCAAGGACGATCTAGCTCGTAAAAAGGCGGTTGACGAACTGGCTTATCTCATTGCTAACGAATATGGCTTTATCCAATCTAAAGACGTAGACCGCACAGCTAACAAAGAAACCTACTACATGCGCATCGGTAACACGGAATTCGAATATACGGTTCCGATGCGTTCATTACCAGTGGATAGTCTCTTATCGTTTGGTTTTGATCTGAAGTTCATGAAAGACACTAAAGATTCCGGAGAAGTTAAGGTCTACTTGGACAAACGACACATGGCGGATGACTTAGACGAAACTATCGAATTCGCTAAACACGCGCGTGACACGTTTGATGAGCTAGACAAAGTGATCAAACGAGAACGCGATTCTTTGGTAGCAGCCGTCCATAATCCTGAGAGTATGGACCGACCAATGTTATTAGAGGCGATCAAAATCAAACGTTCGCTTATTGAAAAGACTGAGCGAAGCATCTTCCATATCTTAGAAGCTAAGAATAGTTTGTTCTCTGCTCACCTTTAGTCACGTATGCATTACAGTAATTATATGTAGAATACTATAGTACTGTAGTGCTACGCTTTTCATCATTACTTCAGTGGTGGTGTTTAGATAATTTAATTAAATTCTCTAGTCAAAAGACTAAACTAATTTTAAAGGAAACATTGATATGTCTCAAATTCGTAATATGCTTATGGCTCAAGCTGGCATGGAATCTCTAGATGCAGCTGAAGTTGCACAAGTTGAAAAGACAGCTGAAGAAGTAGCTGAGCTAGTAGCAGATAAAGCTGCTGAAGAAATCAAAGCTGAAGTAAATGAACTGGCTGACGAAGTTGAAGAACTGTCTGAAGAGATCGAAGAGATCGAAGAAGACGTTGAAGAACTTGAAGAATGTGTTGACGGTATGGAAGCGCTGCTTAAAGCAGGTTCTTTCAACGGTGCTGCATTCGGCCTTCTTTACAACCGTGCAGAAAAACTAAACCGTAAACTTGGTGGCGCTGAAACTGGTGCTGTTGTTGGTGCTGAGTCTCTAGGTGACGCAACTTCTGCGACTCTAGCAGCTCGCGCTGGCATGGAAGGCTTCATGGAAACTGCACGCGGCTACAAAGACGCAGCAGTTAAATTCATCATGTCTATGTACGAATCTCTAAAATCATTCGTTAAAGGCCTGTTCGACAAATCTGTAGCGATCGAAAACCAAGTTAAAGCGACTACCGCTCGTCTTGAGAAAGCTGAGAAAATGAAAGAAGACGTTAAGCCGGGCAAATGGGCTTCACTGGCTCTACTTCGTGACTCTAACAAACTTCGCGCTATCGTTACCGCAGCTGACGCAGTAGTTTCTGCTGGTGCTAAACTAACAGCTAACGATGTAGCTGGTTACGCTGGCGCTTACCGTACGCTGAAGAACGCTATCGAGAACCTAGCGAAAGACGGTCAGTCTAAAGCGAACAAATCTGGTGACGGCACTACTCACCAAATCCACTTCGGTAAAGTTGTTATCAGCGCTACTGTATTCGACGGTGAGATCAAAGAACTTGCTGACGTAAACAAAGCGGCTAAAGTAACTACTATCTCTTACTCTGTTGCAAAACAAGAAGGCGAAGTTTCTTTCAACGCGCTAACTAAAGAGTCTGCGAAAGGCTTCCTAAAATCAGCAGCGGCTGATGGCGTAATGCTTAAATCAATGAAAGAAGCGAAAGCAGGTAACGAGAAAGGTCGTGACGAGCTAGTAGCTGCGCTTAAGAAAGTTGAAGGTAAGCAAGAAGATTGGGTTAAACCATCGATCTCTGCACTGAAAGCTTCTACAGCGATGACTAACCGTGTGTTCACTGTTGTTGCTAAGATCCTAGGTAACGTTGCTGACGCGAAAATCGCGGCAGTTAAAGCATACCTTTAATCCAACTCCCGAGTGGGTTAGATAACTTCAAATCGGGGAGGGGCTTCGGCTCCTCTCCGGTTTAATCACTTTCTTATTTTTTAGAGGTCACTATGTTCGAAGAACAAAAAGGTGCACCGGCTCAAATCAGTACGGTTAAAAAGAAATACGAAGCGTCCAAAAGCGGAACCGATGCTGCATTGCGTGACGCCAAGGAACCTTTAGATCCGAAAGACCAAGGTGATGTGAAATCAGAACTTCCTAACGACGGTCAAGATTTCAAAGAACAAGTTGGTAATTCGGATGCACTGTATTCTTTGGGTGGGTTGAGTAGTCTCCCCGTCGATGGACAAGAGTCTTTTATGGATACGGTTAAAGATACCGCAGAATGGCTCTGGAAGCGCGCTGTGGACATCTTTAACATGATCGTGGACTATGTGTATAACCGAGTCGCTACTGTACGTCGTCGCATCACTCGTTTGAAATACTTGTTCAATGACCACGGTGTGTCGTTAAAAGAATGTACTTATCCCGGTACAATCACTCGTCTCACATCAGAGATCAATGTTCCACGTACACCGGACTTTGCGTTAAAGACACTAGAACACGCACAAAAAGTCTACAACACCACGATGAGTCAACAGAACCAGATCACTAAGGTGACTCGCCCGTTCCCACCAGAAACCACTCGAGAGCAACTACTTAACTTCGCGGAATCGGTGTCTTATTCTTACACTACCGCTTTAGGCGGAAAGAAGGTCAAAGATAACATTTACGAGATCGAGCTCCCTAGCGGTTTCCAAGTGATGAAATCAGTAATTAACCGTAAACGTGGTTTCAATGGGTTTACGTTAACTGAGTTCTTCCGTCCTAAGATCAAGATCAAAGTGCCGGAAAACTTTATTGCTTCTGCTGAAATAGTCCAACGTTTGTTGTTGAAAGCCGACGTGTTACTAATGGACGTGGAAAAAACCCATAAGTCTCAACGTAGTTTTTCTAATGCTTTCCAACGTTCAGTGGATCCTTTGAAAAAGTCGGTGAGAGATTACCCACCGGCGACTAAAGAGGAATTACTGAAATACTACCGTTGGTTAGTTAACTATCAACACCGCACGGTTACCATTCCTTTGAACTACTATTTGAGTGTTATCTCAGCTTCGGTTGATTTAGCCAAAGCTCAAATACACAAAACCAAATAAGGGTTAAACATGATTAATGTTTTCAATCATTTGTTTTTCTTAAACTACCTTTACCAAACAGTGAATCGTCATTCGGCCATCACTGATCACCGTGACGTGATTCGTATTCGCGAGACTGCCGATTTATTGGGTATTGATGTCAGTATCATAAACACCTTTACGTTGTCTGAACCTTACCAGTTGATGAGTGCCATGTCTCATGAGCTCACTTTACATCTGGCAGAGATTGAGTCGTTTATTGATGGTGTGGATACGGTAATCCCTGAATCACTAGAGACTTTACTCCAAAACCAAAATTACGAAGACTATCGTAAGTTCTGCCCAGACGTTAAGTTTGATCACGCTGGTTTCTTGCGTTACGTTACCCCTCGTAAAGTAGAAGGTGGTTTAGTAGAGTCTGGGATGCTGGCTAGCCATGCCGCTAATTTCTCTTTGGATTTAGAAGCGGTACTGCGTGAACTACGTAAAGACTACGACCGTGATCATGATCTACTGGAACGTTGTACTCGTGAGATGATGTTCATCTTTGCTATCTTCGAAAACGTGGAAAGTAAAGGTGTTGAACTCTTTTTACCGGATGATGATGCGGAAACGATTTGGTACAAGAAATTCCGTGATGGTGTGACCGCAGTAAATACGTTGGTGGATGAAGCACCTGTTATGTTGACTAATCCTCATGAAGTTGCCGAGGAACAACGAGCGGAAGTTACTAAAGCCGCAGAAGAACTGAACGTAGACGGAATGGAATCGTTTTGGCTCCACGCTGGTAACACTGAGTCTTTACACTTGCTGGGTGTGACGGGTAACGAAGCTTTCTCTGAAGATGTTCGTAAGATGGCAGGTAAAGCAGCAGAGATGCTGTCTACTGCGATGAAGTCTTTAAAAGCTCGTTTCGATGAGCGTAAGAAAGAAGGTTCGAAAGAAGCGGAAAGCATCAAAGAAGCCATCGACACATCTATCAATAAGTTGAAGGGTAAAGCGGGTGAAGTGGATGGTGCGTTAATTGATCAGTTGAAGAAACAGTTAGATAAAGCTGGCTTCGGTGAACTAGCGGCTAAGCTGAACGGCGCTAAGAGTTTTACTCAACTTACCCAAGCGTTGGATAGCATCTCTAGTGAGTTCACTAGCAAGATCAAATCCATGAAAGAAGCGGAAGATGCTTTAGCTAAAGCAGAAGCCAAAGTGAAAGAAGCTTCTACCCCACCATCAGGTACGTCAGACGGCGCGACCGCAGAATCACAAGGTCAAATCAAGAACCAACTTAGCGAAGCAAGTAAAGATGCGAAAGCACTAATGAAGTCTGCTTCAGATGCGATCGGTGTATCACTCAAAGGTTTGGTGGCGTTGCGTAGTATTAAAGCAACTCTAGAACGTATTGAGAAATCTGCTGAACCTAAAGTCGATGGACAAGAGTCTTGGATGTTGTAATATAAAAGAGTGGGTCTTCACGGACCCACTCTCTTTATTCGATTTTATGATTATTAACTAGGAGAGAGTTTATGCTCAAGGCGTTATTTGACGCTGGCGAAACGTACCGTAATGCGACTCGTCCGGCTATTCTCGACAGCATTTACTCTGTATTGGAGTACTATCAAGTTCGAGAAAAAGATCTATTAGTTTACTTGAATGGGGAAGCGACTGATGCAAGACCTATGTACTCCAGTCACGAAGACCCTTCTCGTTCAGGTCAGTTCACCGACTTCATCTATCGCAATAAATTGTTTGCCATAGCGGAAGTCGTCACTACCGACTTCAACTCAGGTTACGGCAACTTAGGTAGACAAATCAACAACGTACCATTATGGGAAGATAAAGACACCCGCACTTATCTTACACCTATATTTGAAGGTCGTAAAGTTAACGTGGATTGCAATGTGCACTTTAATACGCGACAACAAGCAATGAATTTCCGTAACCGTTTGCAACGCATCTATGACTTACAAGGTGCGAATCCTTGGTTCCGTGCACACATCCATTATCCGGTACCGTATGAGTTCATGGCGTTAACGGGTCATCTACAACAGCTTTCTATCAATGGCGGGTATTCTGATCCAGATACTACTTACCCAGATTGGTTCTTAAAGCGCTGTACTGTCCCTTCTAGCGTGATTAGTAATGCGGTAGGTAATAACCCTATCTTTGCGATGAAACGTCGTATAGAGAACTCTGAGGTGATTCTGGAAGAACCGACCTTAGCGTTAGTTCAAAAGAATCCTGAGGTGTTAGGGAAATACGAGGTCAGTTTCCGTTATTCTTTCTACTGGCAAGAACTCATTAATTGGCAAGCTAATTATCCTATTATGGTGAAACAGCAACCCATTAGTAGTGACTTTATCATCACACCTTATGAAGAACCGGGTGTCCCGCACTCCCCTTACAAATTCTTCGAGTTACAAGCCGGGGATAACATTAAAGGTTTCGATGGCACCAAGTATTATGAATACGCTCGTTATCCATTGTACGACCCGTGGTTCCCTCCTGCTAACTACGATCGAGTAGAACCTAAAGTTATCGTTAACTTTATCGTGGAAGACGTAGAAGAACAATTGCTGTTCAACATCAAAGATATTCCTGACATGGAATGGAATCCCACCATACTCGCGTTCGTCTTAAAATACCACGACCTCATCACCATACGCAGTAATCTGGTATTATGGTTACAGCTTTACTCTGATGATACTCCCGTAGTACAAGAAGACATTCGTTTAGACGCTAATGGTGATCTTTGGTTACTCCGTAATCCGGTAATCGAAAACAACTATCGGATGGTCTTAAACATTGACGGTATGTTAGGGTTGCTAACGAGTGAAGGGAAAGATCTCATTATTAATGACGACTTCTATCGTGACGAACTCTTACCGGAGATATTCCCGTGGTGGCATTGGAGTAAACAACTGGCGAGTAACTTAACTGGTGAATGGGGATCCACCGGGACACCAATTCCGGGATGGAACCAAGATGGGGAACCAGAACAATTCTACTCCAACATCGAAACCCGTGATGAACTAGAACAAGCCATTGATATTATCTCCGCTTTACCAGAGTTCCCGAATACGCCATCGTTCATGATGAACATGTCGCTACGAGTAAAATAACGAGGTTAATATGTCCTTTCTAAAACCTGCTCCGGGGTTAAATGATCAGCCGGAGTTAAACAAACCAACGATTTATTCGAAAGAGTACCGACACGCTATCGTCGACTCAGAATACGTCCCTCATACCAGTTTGTTGCATAACGTCAGTGGTCAACCGATTCGTTGTGATTACTACCGACAATACTCTGGTCAGTCTGAAGAACTCATTGGTTTACAACTTAACGATATTTCCACTTACCAGTCTTATACGGAAATCCGTAATCTTGTTTACAAACGAGATGGGGACAAGAGTCGTAACTGGGACGGGGAACGTTATGAAGTCAATGAAACGTGGAACGGTTATTTCATCTTTGATTTGTTACCGCTGAAAGGTGACATATTCATTGAAGACATTGGTGATGGTCGTGCTGGTTTAATCCAGATCATGAACACCCCAGAACCTATGTCAACAGCTCGAGATAAAGTGTATTTGTGTGAGTGTAAACTGCTTGCAGAAATGACTCAAGAAATCGAAGACAACATTCGTTCTAAAGTCGTCGAGACTTCTTGGTTCTCAGCGGAGTCTGCTCTAAAAGGTGGACACGCCATCATTACTGAGCAAGATCGTAGACTCAATGACCAACTGGATCGCTGGGCGTACATGATCTCTCAACATCTGTTAACTAACCATTATTGGAACCCGGAACGTACCATCGCCATTCGCGACGATAAGGAATTCATTTATGACCCTTATCTCGTACGTTACTTGCAACGTGTTATCCCACACAAATACATACCGGGTGCAAATCCAATCGAGTCTCTGAACTTTACCGTGGGTCGTAATTACAACTACGATAAAGAGATGACTATTTGGGATTGTTTCACCCAAGGTTCCTTTGATTTCTTACCTATGATTGATCGCAAGTTATATAAGTACAGTCGTTTAACCATGATGAACACTCGTGGTTATACCGGCTTCTTAGCAACGAAGTTCGATTACATCGTGTTACCTAACAAACTGGAGTTCAATGAACTCAACCATCTGTACGTCGCTAGAGACAACGGGTTAGCGTACCGACCACCCGTACAAGAACCAGAAGAATACGAAAACTATTTTTCTGAAGAGTTCTATAACGGATCCTACAACAATGATTTCGAACGTTGGTGTAAGGAATTCTTTGGTGATCGCACGGTTGATCGTGAACAACTATTGAAACTCTGCAAAGATTATGCTAATTGGGAACCTATCGATCAGATCTATCGAGCCGGGTTGTTGGTTTCCGCAGTCATGATCTCTAAACGCGTCTTCGGAGGATAACGTGGATTTCGTCAGTTACAAATACACTCGTGAACGTCTAATTGATTTATGGCATGAATTGTCATACGAAGGTTTTCGTATGATGGTCCCACCGCACATGTTTATGACGACCAAAGAAATAGAAAACCATGAACATGTTACTTATGAGAACAGCTACGATATGGGAGGTGAGATCCATCAACAACGACCTTACCTAGTAACCGTACCTCATCTTAGTCGTTTGATTAAAGGGATGAATAAAGAGTCTAGAATCGGGTTCTTTGATGCTGGCGATTCCATCACGCTATTCAAAAAGATCACCGAGTATTTAGATTTGTGGATGGACATTGCTAATGATTGTCCACAGTATTTCATTCCTCACTTGGATGAACTGTATGAGTTGGAAGAAGTCGCGTTATGGATTTTCCATACTTATCGTCCAGCTATGATCACTCGAATGAACATCCGAATGAGAAAACAACAAAGAGATGCTGAACATGAACCTAAAGGTCAAAACCCGTTCTTGTTATTGCTAAGGATGGGGGCGACGGAATCGGTTGATGAAATACCAGAAGACATCTCTTTTATCTCGGTGCTGGATGCTCGTTTACCAGAACGACTCAGTACGTACTACCAAGCGACGAAGAAAGCAAAACCTTCTTTGAGTCTAGAGGAAGAATGGAAAATCAATATGTCTGACATCGCTGACCTTATCGGGTAAGAGGTGAAAGATGATTCCATTAGAACTCAGTAACTTATTAGAACAAGCTTCTTTGAACGCCACGGAACCTAGCCCGACGACTTATGAGGTAACAGGTTCCTTTATTATCCCAGATGGTTACGTTTCCATTATAGGGATAGAACGTATTACTGGTATGGGAAACTACGTTAAAAACCGAGGAGAAGATATACGTATCCGTGTCCGTATACAACCCGGTGTTTATCAAAGAGAAGTACTACCGTTTAAAGACGACTTACAATTCGAGATGATCACCGCTTCTCCTTACGGTGCTTATTTGCGTTATTACCGTTGTATTCCATTATCGATCAACGATACCGAGGTATTAGGTAATACTACCAAAGAACTGGATTTGTCCATCTACGATTCTCAAAACTTCATTAGCATCGATTTCCAATTGATGGATCTAGGTTTCTCTAAGTTACGCACACTACCGTTTTCCCAAACGTATTTGAGTGCTCGTGTTAAGGATGTCATCCACTACGCGTTAACCACTGAAACCATGAAACTGGAACTCCAAGGACAAGACCAGTTCAAAGGAGTGTTCATCGAAGAACCGGTGGATAACAAAGTCGTGTACCGTCAAGTCTTAATACCGCAAGGTGAGACTGATCTCATTAACTTGGTTCAGTATTTACAAGAACACGATTACGGGGTTTATTCTCGTGGTGTGGGGTCTTACTATGACCAAGGAGAATGGCGAATATACACACTCTGGAATACCACTAAGTACGATCGTTCTGATTATACGTTAGACATCATTCGTATACCGGAAGATGTCATGCCGACCCTCGAACATTCGTACTATTTGAATGACACGAACTTAAGTATCGTTTCATCAGGTCGTGGTGAGCTCATCAACTCGGTCGATGTGAATATACAAAACAAAGGCGTGGGTGCTCAGATCATTTCATCTAAAGCTGCTAGCGGTGATGTAGGTCAGCACTACAACAACGGGCAAACGATATTAACACGGAAAGATACGTTAACCCAATACCGAACCGTTGAACGAAAGTCCGGAGAAGAAAGGGTAAACGTTAACCCTAATCCGACTAACAACGTGGCTAGAGAGCTGTCTAAAGCTCGTGTGAATAACGGAGAGATCTTAACCATACCTTGGAAGAACGGAGACCATAATCTGATTCGTCCGGGGATGCCATTCCGATACTATTATTTAACAGGGGATGGTTTGTTGAAGATGCGAGAAGGTACAGTAATAGGTAAGGCTTATGACTATGCTCCAACCGACTCCACTCCTAACTACAAGTTTTATTGTAATCTTAATTTAACTTTATTTATGGGACTCGAAGAACAATTCGCTTAAAATATCTGGGGGAGGAAACTCTCCCAGTTTTTTTATACCTTTTAATTTATTTCAAACCTATATTACTAGGGTGAACCATCAACGGTTTTAATTATTTAACTTTTTTATTAAGGAAACATCATGACTAAGAAAACAGACAAACCGACTCTTGACACTAGCGAATACTTTGGTCGTAAATTAGGTTTAGTAAAAACGGCAATTGGTGATAGTGAATACTTTGGTCATAAATCAGGTTTGACAAAGACAACAATGGAAGTCTACGAAAACCAACACGATAACATTAAAGCGTTGGTACGTACGGTTAATCATCCTCGAGTCGAAGGACAAGGTGAAATCCGTATCACCGAACCTCTTAAATTGAGTGGGTACATTAAAGACCGAGCGCCAGAAAAGACATGTTGCCTAATCGACGGTCGTCCTGCAACTCCAGAGCAACTAACCGAATCTGCGACGGTAGGGGATTTATTCCGAATTAAGTTGACTCCAGAATCAGCTACACTGGAATTGGTGAAGTGTTTAGGGACTTGTGTTTACGCTATTGCAGGTGAACCAGTAGAGTTGATCAAACGCTTGACCGAAGAACTCCAACCTCAAGAAATACACTTCTACCATGGCAACCGAGAGGTCACTGAGACAACCATGTGTCACCATGTAAGGCTCGAAGATTCTTTCATGGTGGAAGCGTTCGGTGGGCGCATTAACATCACACTATTGGACGGAGAGAAACAACCTAAGGTCTACCGTATGCAGGACACTGACACTTTGGTAGGTCTGTCTTCTTTGTGGGTCGAACATCTTAAGCAAGTGGACGTTGAGAATCCGATGACTCGATTAAAGGGACGTGCATTAACCACACAAGGGCGTGACGGAAGAACGATAGGTAAAAGCAGTCGTCACTCTATCTACGGTCCACATATTGAGTTCTCTACGCGTATTGTGGAAGGTTTCATGACCGAGGAACGAACTGATCAACTTCGTGCCTTAGCTGAAACCCTAGAGTGTTACGTGGGGAACACTAAGTGTGATGTGGAAGAGTTTCTTCACATCATCGAACCTGATGACATTTTGTTGTTGCAGGTCTTCACCAGTTCTGCTCGTTTGGTGATTAACCAAGCAGTAGGTGTTTTCCAACACCCAATTAAAGACGTTACAGAAGAAACCAAAAAGGTTGTTCTGAGACGTGCGTGGAGTATGCTCATGAACTCGACCTTTGGTGCCTTTGGAACTCCGTACACACTAACTGCTCCTAAGACCTACCTTGGACCTAAGATAGCAACATCTCCGGTATTCATTAACTACCTAACCAAAGATGATCTTTTGATTTCTCATTCGTTGGGTGCGTCTTCGGCGATCAGTTGTCAACGTGCGGATAAAGAAGATTATTCAGAGTCTAAGTTGTTGGTGAACTGCGAAATCTACCCGACTAACAACGACGGCGTGTATACAGACTTGCTTGATAATGAGTTCATCAAAGACTTAACTGACACTTTGGTGGAACGTGATCTAATTCTACCTAATTGGGAGACCAGAGCTAACCACAACATTCTTAAAAATGATGCTGAGTTCTTTAGCCTGAAACATACCAACCCGGTCGATGGTCTGGATGTGAAGCATGCTCGTGCTAGAGCAGAAGCCAAAGCTAAACAACCACGTAAAGAACTTTCACCATTAATGAAACACATGTTGAAGCGTCTTTAATTCAACAAACCGATTTTACCATTATCTCTCTAAAACTGATTTAAACTATTTAAGGATTTATTGCCATGACTATTAAGAAAGAAGGCACCATGAACCAAGTCAAAATCTTCGCTTTGACACAACTAAGCAGTTGGTTATACCGTAACCACCGCGTTAAGAGCATCAAGGCGATGGCTTTGGAAGCGAGCTGTTCCCCAACCACCCTTAGCGGTATTAAGAACGGTACCATCAAGTGTGTGTCTTTAAATCGTACTTTGGATATCATGGATCGTTTGAACATCAACTACGTGATGCAAATCCAACGTCGTAAAGGGGTAACTCATTATTCCTTTGCAATGGATAAGTACAATGTTCGTAAATCCAGTACAGCGTACCCAGAAGTCGAATACAAAGACGAATTCGATTACGCTCGTCGTATTGCAAACAAAACTGAATAACCTCTCAGAATCGATTACAGGAGCTCCTACACGGGGTTCCTGTATGGAGACCATTATGATTAAACCTGTTTGTCAAACTAACCCTATTAATGAACACCGTGTTAAAGAGAAACCTAAATCTAACACTACGGATTTCGATCAAGTATTGGGTAAAGTTATGCGTGTTGTTCATGAAGAAAAAGAATTATTTTTAACTGAGAAATCTATTCTAATGGGGGAGGGGGTAAAGACTTGAAAACATCGAAGATAATTTAATTAATATTAATATTAATATACTTTAGTATAAGTAAATAAATATATATTAGTTAAATATACCTTAGAGTGAACAACGTGAACGGTGAGTGTTGTAGTACGAAGTACGTAGACACGTAACAAAGGTATTTAACTATACCTAACCCATGACCTTTTTAACTATCTGAGAAAGAGATACTATCATGAAACAAGATCAAAACATCTTTACTACTAAATACGCTTCTAAGTTTGAACAAGAAATAGTGAAACAAGAACCTACTCATTATAAACTTTATTTGCGCATTCTTAATTTCGATTACTGGTTCCGTGAATCAGATTGCAATGCAACATGGCGTGGTGGTTTAGAATCAGAAAAAGAAATCCTAGAGTCTTTAGATCAAGCTAAAGACCATCCTGATTATTACATCCTACAAGAACTATGGGCAAGCAACGGAGATCGTGGTCTACTAAGTTGTACTACTAACCCGTTTGAAATCTATGCTGAACGATACAAAGACGAGTCCATGGGGATGTACCATTTCTTGAAAACATTAGACCTACTAGGGATTACAGAAACACAAGCCGCTGAAATGTTACGAGCTGCTCGATTTATAGCACGGTTCTTATTGGAACGAGAATCAATGGAATCCTTCTTACCAGTCTATCCTAACTACTTAGTTTATACACCACACCTAGGAGGTAAACGAGAAGCAGGACGTTATACGAGTAAGATGGCGTTATCTAACAAACTACACCGTTTCATGAACAAAGGGACAGAACGTGTCACTTGGGGAGACTTCGATGCCTTTGGTCGACTATGCTCTATTGCGGGTACTACAAACACAACTCAGTTCAACGCTGATCCTGATGATGAAAGAGAACTGCTGTTATGTTACATCAAGGGTTGTTATTTCTCAGCGCCGTTCTACATTCACGAAGAACTCCGTACTAAGATCAGTCGTACAGACTTGCGTTTCATCCGTCTGGTTAGAGCAGTACTATCGAACACTGCTGATATTAGCGAACTCCGTAATACGAAGTATACCGCGAGAGTCTGATCATGGATGTGAAACACTACGAACGTGATTGGTTGACGTCTGATGAAGGGTTGTTGTCATGTGCAGAATTCTTCATCCGTACTGAGTACAAAGCTAAGTATTATACCATCGGGTTTAGCATCAAGAACCGGAATCAATGTGGCGTCTTTTTGATGATCGATCGAGATGGTAAAAAGGCTTCGATTAAGCAGTTCAGAGCCCATGAGAAATACTTGGAAGATTTAATCTCGACATTAGATCAAATTCATGATGTATTGATTAAATCTGTGGGCCGCGGGTATGATACAAAGAAATGGTCGGTTGATCACGTCGACATGTTTAGTCTCACCACTATCACCATGGAGTCGGTAACTGGCAGTGCACATCGGATGTTATTCCAAATAGGGACAAAGACGGCCTTTTTCAATTATGACACGCAAACCATGATTGATCTGGTGTTGACATTAAGTGATATGGTTAAGAACCAACATCGTAAAATGAAGGGGTTGATTGTTCATGAAGAAACTAAGTAGACGCGGTTTCTTTAGCCGTATGAGTCTGGATGGTTTTGTTAGTAAAGTCACCATCTCTAAGCGCGGATTGTTCGATATGCATTTTTCTATCTTCATCCGCCAAGACGTCACTTTACATCGTTCATTCATGGTGTGTGATTCCAATAAAAATTTGGAGAAAGACCGAGCAAGCGCGACCAAGAAAATTCAAGACTTAATCGACACGCTGGATATCTATGTGGATCGTTTACGTGAGAAAGCCCTATATCAAGACTGTCGTCCTATAGGAGTTATGCGAGATCCTGTCACTAACGAATACCACGGAGAATCCAGCACGGTCTGCCTACAAACTGATAGAGATGAATGCATTTTTTGTATCACGAGTTGTGAACACAAACTGCGTCTGACTTTATCTCATGAAGAAACAGCTAAAATACTGGTTAAGATCATTGACCAGCTTCGATTACACCTAGCTGATATGAATCAGCTATTAGACGAATATCTTTCGTAAGGACTAAATTATGTCTGTAAACCGAACTTTTATTAACCATTATCGATCCCTGCTTGGAATGGAACCCAAACTAAAACCTGTGGACTTAAAACGTGGGGAATTCCTAGCTAAGGAAATGTGTGTGGAGGATGAAGAAGCCAAAGCGCTCTTTATCGTGCTTTATTACCAAATACGCATTCGTACTAGGCTGAGTGAGCCAAAAGCCCTACTAGTCGCTTACACGACGTCTGAAGGGGTAAGACTCTTAGGGACCGGGATGACCAAACAACAAACCGTGACGGAGATGATCGCTATCCCTGCTAAGTTTGTTGAAGAAGAAACCGTCATCGTGCAGATCGCTGATTTGGCGTTAGATTATTTTGAAGCGTTAATCGGTACAGCACAAGAATTATTGAATAAGTCTTCAGAAGGTACACCAGCATGATTAAATATTACTTAGGTGTTTACATTAAGTGGTTCTATCGTTGTGTGTATAAACTGGATCCTGATCAAGAAGTCTTTAAGGGTTATTTGAAACATTACTTGGGGATGATGGGGATAAGTGAAAGTCATTTACTTATTCATAATGAACGAGTGGTGCGTCAATTGGAATTTCTTAACATGCACAACTATAAGTGTGATTTCAACGGGGCCGTCTTTATAGCGGGCTGTATCTACGCTGAGCGTGTTTTGGGGTATCGGATGCACCATCAGTGTCTTTCTTTCGGAAATGCGCTCTCAGACGTTTTCAGACACCGTCATCAGTTCACTACGACTTCTATCCACGAAGTGGTGACCCAATCACTAGAACGAGTGTGCTTAACTGAGACTCACAAACTATCTAAAGATTTAACCAATGCTGTCAAAAGCATTATTAGCTAACTTCCGTCATTAACAACTTCCCTGTACTTCCCAACCGGAAGTACAGGTTATTTTAAGTTTTAAGGAAATCATTATGTCTACTATTCGCGTATCTCAACTTATCGAAATGAACACTGAAACTCTTCTTACTACATTAACTGTAGGAGAAGCTCGCACTTACGCATCCACAGCACCGGAACAACTTGTCCCTTACTGCCACGACTTTGGTAAGTGTCGTCAACTGCACATGACTTCACTAGATGTTGTCAGTCTACTGGACTGTCTATCAGCAGGTTTCCAGTTTGTTACAGAAGACTCTACGGTTATGGATGCTTGCGTGGCGTATTTGTTTAACTCGTTTGCTTTAGAAAACACTGAAGCTCGTTTAACGGTTAATGCTTACTTTAATCTACTGATCGATCGTCCGATCAGTGTCAGTGCTCGATCACAAGAACAAATGCAGGTATTCTTTATGAACGCACAACACCGTCAACGTAATGTTGTTGATCGTTTAAGAGATGTATTTAACACCCAAGCCCAAGTTCGTCCTGCGACCTACGGGTACAATGCTCAAACTACACCACAAGCTTTAAACCGAGTGATCGACAACATCAATCGACAACATCAAGATAAGGAGATTGCTAAAACGGTTACGGTAGGGGAGTTCCGAGTCTACCAAGAAACACTACGCAACCGAAATAAGTTTGGTTCATTGCACGACATGCGTTTGCAAACGGTCATGAACCGTGTTGAGTTGATCGATCACGTTAACCACTTGATGGCCAGCTTGACCGGAGAACCATCTGGAGCTAAAGAACCTACTACGGTAATCTATGAACACATGTTGAAACTGGCTGAAAGTTACTTTGAAGGCTGTGATCACACGACTTATACCGTAATGTTGGCCACTATTTGTTTTGGTGAAGCATTGTTAAGCACTAATCATCTGACCATCACACAAGTATTACGTGATCGTGTTTTGATGATTGTTCCTGCTACACATCCTTACTACCAAACCGTATTAAGTATGTTGGAACTCCCTGCCGGTGGCGCATGGGGAAGAGGGAAGTCGACTTCTGCCGGTCATTCAGCACAGTCTTGTTTCCTCCCTCCACAAGTAGAGAAAGCGTTCCTCCAGTACAATTCTGGTAACATGGAACAACTCATCGACCGTATGAATGCACATCTAATGACTGATATCATTAACGCCACAGGTCACGCGCCACTCACTCTTCCAATGGGTTCTATCCCAGACGATGTAGCTCGTTTCGGCGGGATTATCCACAAAGCGGAGTTGGTCTTTAGAACCTTAGAAACTGGAAAGGGTGGTTACGGTTGCCACATGATCAACATCAACAACCCTACACCGATCGCAACCCTAGCAGCGGAAACCTTAGCTCAACAGCTCGAAGTTCGTATTTTAGATAACATCAAACCGTTGACTAAAGCGCTACTGTTCGGAATGAGATCTGGTGTTAAGACCGTATTAACTCAAGACCAACTCAATAAACTGGATGAGATTCTAGAAACTCTGCATCTAGAACCATTACACTACACTGCGGTTAGAGAGTCCTATGCGGTGGAAGTTAAACCATCTAAGGCAGACGACGAGATGATGGAGACCTTAATGAGAGCAAATGCTGAGGCTACATTAGACCATGCCATGGTGGATGGTTTAATCAATATTTCTCATGAGGCCACTCCTAGTAAGATCAAAGCGTTTTGGTTGGATTTGTTGTTTAACCCAGTAGATCAGTTAAAGGGTAAATACCCAACTGCGATTTTTGATGCTGTACATAACGGTGCTCGTCGTATGGCGGAGGAAGAACACGGATTTTACCAAGGTGCGTTGGAGCTGTTGACCGCTATGCACGAACTACGTGTTGAATCAGTAAAAGAACCTGAGGAGGAAGTCAATTCACTTAACAACATCGTTCTCCGTGCTCGTAATAATGCTACCGAAATCTTAAAAGAGGAATCTCCTTGGATTTTGGAAGTCGATGAGCTCAACGAAGGACAACTTAGTCAGATCAAGGAACTGTGTAAAAATCCTCTTTACACTTTGGCGTTAGCTACTTTACCGGTTAAAACTTGGGAAGAAGATACGTTGTATGAAGGAGAAGACGCGGTTGTGGTTGGACTTAAAGATTTAAAGGAAGAAGAATCAGGAGAACCTAATTCCCTAGGGAGTGTATCGGAATGTACCACCATTATTGAGCAGGTAGTGGAAGGTATGAAAGAACTAGACATGATCCCTCGTCCCGGTGAAAAGAACCTACATGAACTGTTGATTAACTACTTTAATGAAAGTGGAACGTCGATGAATCAGTTGGTCTCTTCTTTAGCACTGATTTATAGTGAACGTGATGTCACCTTAGAATCTAAGAATGCCATCATAGAAGCTTACGAGTTTTGTGTTAATAACGGAGAACAAGAAACCAGCGTCGCTTATTTACCAGAAGTGAATATCGGACGTTTGCTACACCTTGTTCTAAATAAATAAGTGTACATGGGGGGTCCTAGGACCCCCTACAAGTTTCCCTTTTTATTTTCTAAGGTTACCTATGCCATTGACCAACGAAATTGAATCTCCGTTGTTTAGGGCGCTTTACACACACCTTAACCAACACACTTATGAACTCCATCAGTTAGAGGATCCAGAGTTCGCTTCAGCTTTACAAAACAAACTCACGGATGACTTGTTTGAGATCTATCGTCCTGCTATGCAAAAGCGTCCTGATCTCCAAGCTAAATATGAACGTGCTGATTTTCGTGTTCATATTAACGTCACTCCTTACGAGATTAGACCTTGTGTAAAACCTTGTGTGTTAGAGTTATCTCATGACCTGATGCATGAGACCATACCAGACTACAGTAAACTTCGTGAATCATTCGTAAATAAATAAAGTTCTATATAACTTAAATGTACGAGCAACTAAAATGGAGGATGAGTGAACTTAGCAGCACTAGCAGGCGCTGTATTCGGAACTGGAATCACTTACGCTAGTACTGAATCAACAGGGCTCACTATTTTAAGTGCCGCTGCTGGTCTAGCGACCACAGTTATATTGGAAGATAAAGAGAACGAGTATTCGGGACCGGGTGATTTTACTAAAGCAGCTTGCGCTTCTTTAGCTCCTATATTACTCCACCGAGAAGAACCAGAACCCATCCCTTTCTCTTTCGATGAAGAGGATGAAGATTTCGACATACTTGATATGCCGCTTTATTTTGATTAAATGCAGTAGAAGTTCCCTACCTCCATTTGGAGGTAGGGAACTTCTTTTCCTTTATTTTTTTACCGGTTACGCGTCCCAATCATCGAACTCATCTCCGTTCTCATCGAGTTGAACTTTGAATGAACGACGACATTGGTTCTTACCATTAATGTCATGCATCAGCCCCTTGGTAGGGTCTAGGTTGTAAATACCGAAACGGTCACTTAATGGAGAACCTTCACCACCACGAGCTTTACCCAAACACCAAGTGAAGTAGGCTTTGTCGTCTCCCATCTTAGCAACGTGGAATGTGAACTCGTAATCTACTTCGTTCGTAATCTTAGTCGAGGTTTCCGTCATGGACTTACCACCAACTTCACGAGCAAAGTAAAGTTCTGATTCATCATCAGCTTCTCGTAGGTGTTTCTTGGCTTCTGGGGATAACTGGTGCGGGGTAACAAACGCGATGCCTCGGTTCACCATGAACGCTCGGGTTCGGCGGTACAAGTCTTGGAGTTTGTCACCTTTGGTTTCACCTGTCATGCCTTTCAAGTCAGCCATTGCCAAATAGTCGTAAGCATAGAAAATGATTTCATGTCCTTTCATCTCTAACTTACGAATACGGTCCGTGATGTTGTAGTAGTTATCTTCCGTCGGGTTAACACGGTTGATTTTCAACACCCATCCGTTTTCTGAAAACGCGTCGATGATGACCTTAGCAATATCCGCTGCCGGGGTATTAGCAAAGTCACCGTTTTCACCGGTACGGTTCACCATGATGAGTTTGTAGATACGTTCAATGATTACGTCCAACGCATCTTCTGCTGAGTCCAACAACACCGTAGGTATACGACTACGGTCTCGCAACATCGGTTTGTTGTATAAACCAACAGACGCTACTACGTGACCCAGACCAAAAGATTTACCACGGTTCGTTAGTGCATTAATTAAGTAGAACTTACCACGACGTAATCCACAGTCAGGATACAGTGCACGGTTCATCCCTTGCAGACCTAACTTAAGTACCCCCTCCGAGGACGATTCTTCTTTAGCCCGTTCTATGATCGCCGTGAAAGAATCAGGATCATCCGTATCGACTGATTCAACTAATGAAGGGTCTTGGTCACCCAACATTTTCTCGGTCAGTTTCTGTTCGATCATCTCCGCCAATGCTGCCCATTTCTCTTTGGTCATCTTAGATGGATCACCGAAGAACGGTTCTTTAATGGCTTCTTTAAAATCTAAACCGAATTTCTCATCTGAACGAGCTTTACGGATTTCTTTAATGTGCTGGTAGATAACTTGACGAGTTCGTTCTTCGGACGGATAGTCTTCTAGACCGTACTCAATACTGCTTTTTAATTCGGGTGCTTCTTTAGAGAAATCTAACACACGCTGCATCAAGTTCGATTTTATGACCGCTTCATCTTTTGGCTGGTCTAAAACCCACTTAATGGTATCTCTGATAGAACCTTCGATCTTTTTATCTTGAGTAAAAACATCGCCCTTAGACTCTGGTATGAGCTCCAAGGTGTCTAGGAGTTCTCGAGTCAAAGATTCGTCTGTGAGTTTACTTGCCTGATAGAGAGACGTTAGTATCTTGACTAATTGTAACAGCGGACTCATAAATGCTCCAATTTAATGTATATCTTTAAAGGTTAAAGGTTGAATATGAAATTTGTGAATAAAGGTCTGTCTGGTCCTCAAACCGTTTGGGTGCTAACGGACCAACAATTGTTCACTCTGGAAAAAGCTGGTATAGGATTTGACCAACTGTCTAAACTCCCTACTTTGCTTGACCAGTTATCTGAACAAGACGTTATCGATATTGCGGTAACACAATACCGCGCCGGTTTAAAACTTGGGGTCGAAGTTGACGTAAAAGAAGTCTTCGAGCAATTTAATGATGACTATAAAGATATTCTGTGCAGTAAAATTAAAACCGAACAGAATCGCCTTTCTAAGGTGGAACATCTTAAAGAACTTGCTAACTACAGTAAATTCTATGTACAAAACACTAATGGCATGTTGGTGTTAGTCATCGCAGACCCACAAGTGTCTATGAATTATATTAGTGAACTCTGTGCTTCGTTCACTGAGCTACATGTCGCGACGTACACACACGCTATGCTTAAAGCGGTTTACTTAATGCACGGTTACACTTACCTTCATAACAAAGAGTGCATCCCTGTGTTACCGAGTGAATCGTTCAGTTTAGCAACGTTGTATCGTGCACTAGTCTAGTCGTGTTGTAACATTCTATGTGCAACTAAAAAGCACAAACAAATATTTGTTTATGTTTTATCATTAAAAGAATACATTTTTTCGATAAAGGAAAGAGTAATGAAAAGAAATATCGTAGCTCAGCTAGGTTCTTCTAACGCTGGCGTTTACCTTGGTATTAAGAACGCGCTAAACTCTGGTGCTTTTGACGCTGTAGCTGGCACAGAGTCTTTCTCTACAGCACAAACAGCTCTTGAAGCAGTAACAGGTTCTGAGTCTTTTGGCGGTCAAGCTAAAGAAACTCTAAAAGGCATGGGTTCTGAACAAGTTCATGCTGTGATCGGTACGGTTCAACGTATGATCAACAGCAACGCTGTTGCAGGCATGGAATCTTTGATCGAATCTGAAAAATCAGTTGCTGGTCTTGAAGGTTTCTCTTGGGCACAATCTGCTGGTCTTTCTAACGAATCTAAAGCAGCGTCTATCACACTTAACGCTCTAGCACACCGTCAAACTGACGCAGCTGAAGCGATGTTCAAAACAGTAAGCATCCCTTACGAAAGTGAACAACTAGAGTACACGGTTCGTACATCAGGCCTAGGTCGTTACATCTACGGCGCGTCTGCTTACGACCAAGCTTCTCAACTACAACCAGTAACTAGCCTACTTCGTCAATCTCAATACTTCCTTGACGACACGCTAGAACTACACCCAGTTTTCCCAGCGTCTAAAGACAGCCCTGCGCGTAAACTATTCGTAGATCCAACTGACTTCACTCCTTGGGAGCAAAGCTATTCTGAAGCAGATTCTCTACGTCGTGACACTCACGAAACTTCTTTCCTACGTGTAGGTAAGTCTATCCCTAACCTTCTAGGTCTATCTGAAGTACCGGGACAAACTCCTTACGATTCTTCAGTTGATGAAATCGAAGCGAACTCAATCACTGTACAGAAAGTTCTGTTCAAAGTGAACATTGACGGTACTGAGCAAGTAGTTGTTCTTCCTACTTTCAACTTCACTAACTCATCTTTCGGTGTAACTTCAACTGGTCAATCATCTGATGATCGTCAACTAAGCATGACTGTTAAAGGTCTGCCAGTATCAGCGTTCACAGACAAAGATGGTGCGGCTTCTACAGCGTTTGATGCACTACAAGCAGCTGGTGCTAAAGCATTCTTCGGCTTTAACCTAAGCGGTACTTTCCAACGTCAAACTTACTCTCTAAGCACTTCAGCTTCTGATCTGAACCTAGAGTACATTGAGCTAGACGGTGTGAAACACAACGCTTCTACTAAGAACACTGCTGTTAAAGCACTGTTCGCTAAGTACGCTGAAGGTGAAGTAATCGGTTGGTTGCCTTCTTACAACCACAACAACGTTAACCGTACTAACTTCGGTTACCGTGTTGAAGTGTTCGATGCACACAAAGTAATGAACGTTCGTCGTGAAACTCCTATCTCTGTGAAATACCCAGTTGATAAGCAAGACGTAAACGAAGGTTCTCTAAGCTTCGCGATCGACGAAATGAACACCATCCTGCAAGCACAAACAACTGCCAAAGCTTACAAAGCAGCAGCAGGTCACATTGCACGTGTTGCTTCACTAAACGGTCACGCTATCGTTGGTAACGAGCAATCTGCTTCAGTAATGGCTGGCATGCACTTCGTTAACGCTTCTTACCTAAAACGTAGCATGAAACTAGCTGACGCTGTGTCTGCACTAGATTCAACTACCGTTCTAGAAGCGGTAGAGAAAACAATCACTATGAACATCACAGAAATCTGTGCTGCTCTAAGTACTGTTTCTGGTCTAGCTGCAATCAGCGAATACCGTCGTATCGAGAAAAAGTGGACTATCATCGGTCACCAAAACTTGGCTCGTTACATGATCCGTCAAGGCGACGCTCGTACTCTTGGTAATGGCATCAGCTTCAAGACTATCGACTCTAACCTAGATGAAATGATCGGTAAGTTCTACATCATCCCTGAGTCAGAAACTACTGATAACAACATCGACGTGATCGGCGGCATGGGTGTAATGATCTCTAAAGAGCATCAAGTAATCCAAGCTAACCTAACTCGTAACAACGCGGACTTCGGTATCGTGATCACTCAACCAGCGTACAAACACCACTCAGTGTGTCCAATCGTTGGTGTGCTAGAGATCGAAGATGCAGTACACGCGCTAGACGAAGAAGGCCTAATCCGTTACCTAAACAAACAACGTGTGAGCGTTGTTAACGCTGGCGAATTCCCAGCAGCAGGCGCAGCGGACAACGCAGCAACTGAAACTGAAACTGGTAAACTACCTTAGTAGTAAGCTAGCTTAGGTTTTACTTAAGTTAATAAACCCCACTGCCCAAAAGCAGTGGGGTTTATACTGCTTTTTATTTTTTATCCTTATATTTTTTCAGGTCTATATTATCCAAGTGATGCATGACGATGTATTAATTTTTAACCTTAATTAAGTAAAACCCTCATGAGGAAAATATTATGACTGTAAAAATTCCAACTAATCTAGAAGGCGACCCTAACTTTAGCGACGCTGCTATCTTTGAAAGATGTGAAATAACCCACACCGTTGTTAACCAATCTAATAAAGATTTGTTAGTAAAATACAATGCGTGGAACTTAGCACTTGAAGGTAAACCTATCGGAGATCAAGATCTTAACAACATCTTGATTAATATTGGAGGTGGAATGGATTTAGTGAGAGCTGAATTCCTAGAACCAGAAACTCCATTGGATGCATACATCATCGACCGACTTAAGTCAAAAATCGATGAAAACTTCACCAATGGAATCCATATTCTAGAACCGAATAGAACCGCTATAGAAATCAAAGTTAGGATCAATAAAGCCAATCTACCTGAGTACGTAGGTGCCGACGGCGGCGTCCATTCTCGGCTATTAGGGATGTCTCTGTATGGTTTTGGGGAGTGGGAAGAAGAAGACCTTCACACTCCTGCTCCGTTCACTAATAAAGAAGTTTGTGACGAGCATGGCAATAAAATAAGCGCCAACCCTAAATCACAGATCGTGTATGAGTACGTGAACAACACCGATCCAGAACTCGTGCTTTACGCACCAGTCGGGAAAGAAGTTATTAAACTCGTACCTATGCAAGATCCTAGTACCCAGAACGAAATCCGCATCTCGATTAAATCCGGAGGAGGCAAAGTGAGAAAGATAACGCAATCACTCCCTGAATTCTCAGGGAATCAAGAAGCGTTTTTCAAGACGTTGGAAACGCTTGGTTACTATTTGCAACATTCCGATGCAGCAAAAGCAATCAGCAGCAAATCTTTACAGCATGCAGAATCTATGGTGAAGGAGTTGACTAAAGAAGTAGAAACTCTGAATACCAAGCTAGTCAAACTAGAGGACTCTAAAGGCAAGCTTAAAGAAGCTAACAGTAAGCAGCAACTGAAACAGGAACAATCTTCGATATGGAACAAGTTGTTCGAGTCCGTCATCAAGGTTCCCTTTAGCATCATCGCTAGCCTGCTTGAACGCAAGCTAACAGCGTTGGTCGCAACAAGGTTGCTTGCTGCACTTATTTAATCTAGCCCGTGAGTCCTCATAACCGAGGAAACACGATGGACCCTAGATTGTTAGACGCTATAGACCAAACGATGCCCAAGTTCAATACTGATTTGACCAAAGGCTTTCACGCGAGACAGTTCGACGACATACTTAAGTGGTATGAAAGACAACTCCGCATGACGTTACAGTCTCTAGAATCTAAGGGGGTGAAATTCCATGGACTGCGCCCAGTTCGCCCCGACGAGATGTTTAAGGTTATAAGCGAGACTACCCAAAACAAAACATTCGAAACCAACCGTGAATCTTTGTACCCAACCAATATCCATTTGACGTACACAGACCACCAAGGTGTTGAACACGCATTTGACAATGTTTACGTGATGCTTCCTTTTACGGATGAATACGGAGACATCTATATACGTGATTCCTTATGTTCATTGCAGATAGTGTTAGCCGACCGAGGACTGAGTGTTACTAAAGACGAACAAATCTTTGTAAAAATTCTTGGTTACAAGTTCAAGATTGGGACGGAAAATGTCGGATTCGTACGACTTTATCCGGGACCCACTGGCACCCGTTCAGCCCGTATGCAGTTAAACCTGCCTGCGAACCGCTTCTATACGCCAAAAGAAGCGTGGCGAGTAAACCCTAAGAAAGTACCCGAGCCTTTATTGGCTTGGTACATGTTTGCGGAACACGGGGTAACCAAAACGATGGAAAAATATGGTGAATGCGAAATCGCCGTAGGGGATGTTGAGGTCATTCGCGACTCCTACCCCGAAAGCGAAGGTTGGGAAATCTATGCAAGTGCTGGTCGTCGTACTGAAAGACAGTTGACGAAGACCTTCATTTACAACCCGTTTGCAATTGCGGTTCGTCCGAACAATCGCAAGCGCGGAGAAATACCAACAGTGGCATTACAATACGTAGCAAGTTTATTATTCTTGTTTGATTGTGGCTCAGCTCTAGTTGATCTAGATCGACTGGACGACCGAATGTTCTGGCGTCTTATTATAGGTATGTCATCGATGTCCTCTCGTGGGGGATCTGATAACATCCTGAGACAAATGTCAGACCATTTTCAAAGCATCTATGAATACATGGATGAAAGTTCAATCAAGCGCTTTGCAGCGCAACGCATTGTTGTCGATGATATGTTCGATTTGTTCAACTACATCATCGCGAACCGTACAGAGATCGTTAAAACTGTCGATCGAGCCGATATGCTCCACAAAGAAGTTTGTTCTCTCGAATACACGATGGACCGTCTCATTATACGCGCTAATCGTTTTAAACATGAAATTAAAAACATTACGGATCTGAATACGAGTAAGGTATCGCAGACTATAGTACGTTGGTTTGGCTTAAGAGACATCGAGCCAGCCGCAAGGGAATCTAACCTTATCCAAGAGTCCACACCGACCGACTGCCCATTGGCAGATTACGCGTTAGGTGTCATGACCCAAGCTAAGGTATGCTCATCACGTGGAGGGAAGCGAGCTGGTTTTAACGTTAGCGACCCTGCTAACGGAATCCATCCTTCGTTACCTTTTACGATGTCAGCAGAACGCATCACCAAACCCGACCCAGATGGACGTGGCTATTTAGCACCATGTGTTTCTGTTAATATGTCGAATTGTGTGGTGTTGGATCCTAAGCTCAGAGAACTATACGAGCGCACTACCTCCCGTTTGACAGTCCGTCAGCCGAGAGTCTTCAACAATGAGCCATAACAACCCAAACTTTCCACAACAGCCGTTTACACGCGCTGCGGCAGGACGTCAAATCGACGATCCTTCTGATAACTGGAACGGCATGAACACCATGCCACAAAACAACATGGGCATGCCACAAATGGGTATGCCTTCTATGAACGCTGGTATGCCATCTATGGGTGGGACACCTGCGATGGGACAGCGTCAAATGTCACCAATTGCTCAACTTGAAGCGGTATCGCGTCAGATTGGGTTAGACAATGACTATGCACCTAAAACAACCACCAATAATGACTACTCTGTTGTGAATGAATTCATCAACGGAGGGGCTCAAGGTGGCGATCAGGATTTGGTTCGTCTTAAAACAGAAGAAGCAAAATCTGTTGTCGCTGCTTTACCTATTGCCATTATGGGTGACTTCCAACATCGTAAGGGTCACTACAGTGCGTTCGAGGTAGCGATAAATGAGTTTGCTCACAAATTCACTACACCGAACCAAGTACAGATCGTGTACAAATTCCGTGACATGATTAACAACAGCTTGAAGTTCCGTCAAAACATCGGTTTCAACGTTGGGGTTATCGTAGCAGCGAACACCGCTACTGCAATCATTAATGACAAACCACACTCATTAAGAGAAACTAACCTCTTGTTGTTGGGTGCGTTGGATAACGTGATTGCCATGGAGTTAGTGAAATGGTTAAGTGCAAGCACACAAGCGCGTAATGAGCTAATGGCGGAAGGACAAATCGGTCAATACTTCCGTCGTCGTCTAGCTGACCAATTCCGTGATCGTCGTGATCACGTTAACGAATCCTTTAACTTCTTAAACGTTCCTTCACCTTATGATGGCATGGAGTCTAAAATGGAGATCGTTATGGATATGTCTAGCGACCCTACACCATATGCTCATAACCCAACGGTTCATGGTTACCGCCCACCATCATTAAACTTTGGTGATGTCGGTGCTGAAATGTCAGGTCGTACTATGTCTGACGAAGAACTGTTGGCTTACAACCGTCATCTGGAAGAAACCTTCCTACGACCTAAACCACCAACCATGCCAGAACCTTCTTATAATCACTACGAGGAAGAAGCACCAACGACTATCGTATTTGGTGAATCTCATGCTCCGCGTGAAGACTTGGAAGAGATGACGGCACAAAACCACGAAGAGTTCGATTGGATGTCTAAGCTCGTAGTTGTGCCTAAATCGCAATTATGGACTGCCGACAACGAAACAGTAGATTATCTACGCAATGCGTTCTACGATGGTCGTTATGATTGTCTACGCACGGCACCGGGTTGTTTGACTGTATTCACGTTGGACATTAATGGCAAACCAAATTCGGATGATCGTATCATTAACTTAGGCGGGAGACCTATGGAAACGTTCTTGACGAATCCTAAACTACTACTACCACTGCTAGAAGAAACACCAGCTGGCGTTGTGGAAGTAGAACAAGTTGAGGTGAAACTCGACGAAAACGAACAGTACGATCTAGCCGCTTTGAAAGAAGCAGCGAAAGCCACGCCTAACATCCGCAACACACTGATCGAAGATTTCGCATCTAGTGATCTGGAAGCTTACGATCGTGAAGCTGAAGTTATCCACTTCGGTGGTAAACGTGAAGGAATCGTACACGCGACTTCTAACGTTGAAATTCACTACCAAGGTGTTGTCTTAGGCAACCCTGAAGAAGTGAAAGAAGTATACCGCACCATGGGTATGCTAGTAAAAGGCAATGAACAAAACCTTAACTACTTTGATTGGATTAAAACGGTCTACACTGCACTAGGTCAACGTCACATTGAAAAAGGTGAGTTCCTACAGATGGTAGACTCTTATTTGTCACAAGAGCTAGAACGTCATGTGGTAGACCGTTATGGTTTCAGCAATGATAGTAGTCACGCTCGTCCATTCACCGTAGATACGTTAACTGACTGTTTCCTAGATGCAGCCGAATCTATTCAACGTATTTGCCCAGAAGCTTATGAGGAATTGTCCAATGTCAAAACTTCGCGTACTTTGATCGCTAAATCTCAGTGTCTACTAGATCATGTAGAAGGTCTGATGGTGATGTGTAAGAATGCGCGTATCAAATCTCGTATTGTAAGTGTTGAAAACTACAACGCATCAATAAGAGTGTGTTTTGCTCGTGAAGTTATTGTTACTCGTGTTTCTAACATGGTTCCACCAGTGGAGCGTGCGGAAGAAACAGTAGCCGTAATGAAGCGTAGTGAAAACCCAGACTTTTTCTCTGTTATCACCGCTGCTTATACGACAGCCATAGCGCGTTTACATGAGGGGGCGGAACAGATCGTAATCTTCACTGATGTGCCGAAAGGCGGTCGTTGGGTATTCCAAACGAACCGCTATGATGGTAGTAACGTTGGTAGTATTCGTAAGGTTAAACCTAACCACTCGAATCTTACCATCATGCCATTGGAAACCACACATCGACTGTGAATGTTTTAATGTAGGGGACTTCGGTCCCCTCACTTTTTATTGGATTATTTTTTATGTTTTTCTCTAAATTATTTTACCCACGTACCGTAGAAACTTTTGCTGGCAAACTTGAACTTCGCTTAGCCGAACTTGCTCGCACTAATAAACCGGGTTATTACGATAACTTATTTAGTATCCTTACGGAAGAATATAAGAAGTGGGTAGATTACCGTGTTAGTGGTAAATCGGATGAAGTACGACTTATTAACGTTGGCATTCCGTTGAACAACCGCAGCCGAGAAGTTCTCTTTTTCCGTTTACCTGTCCCAGTGAATACTCGTTTAGATAGTTCTACTGATCGAACCGATCTTGCTTATTGTCGTGGTTTGAACGAACAAGCTCTAAAGAACGATGATCGTCGTCGTCCTACTAACACGAGTTATGCAGACACTCCACTGAGCGCGTCTAAAATGAACTACACGTCGTTTTTCTACGCCCATGTTGGCTTTGCCTTGCTTCGACGCAATGGCGCGGTACAACGCACTGTGGATCAAGCTCGTTTATGGGATTACTTAACCCCTAACTTTAAGAAGGTAAAATAATGGATCCTTTCATCTTTGATTTAGACGAATTAGTTACGGCTATTCGTTATCGTCTACAATGTACTTTAGGTGGTAAAACCACTGACCAAACTTCGGACATTATACGCGGTATTTATGAGTCATATCCCTTCACCAGTGATATGATTGATTTACCGGATATGTGTATTGGTTTAGACGATGCTTGGTTAGTGATTAAGTTCCCTAAGAACGAAGTAGAACTACGTTTGTTCAATAAAGAACCACAGGTCTACTTTACCGCACCTAACAACAACCTTGTTATTTGTTCAGGGGATTGCCCTATTGAGCCATTAGCTCCGACATGGGTGGTAACTAAATATATGTTCACTCGTCTATACCTTGGTCAGAAACTCCCTGATCAACCATGGCAGGAACAATACGCTCGTTATCCATTCAAAGGGGTGTTGCGTTTCAATAGTGGTGAATTTGATCACCCTCAGACTTACTACATGCTGCTACCGTCTGAAGAAGTACGTTACCGTGGCAATCAATCTTTGAAACCATACAACGTCATGTTCCCTAGTGTGAAACACGAACCGGACTTCATGCAGATCGCTAAACTAGAAGCCTACCGCTTAGCAGAACTGTTGAATGACGCTGAGACGTCCGGAGAGGCTTATGAGACGTTCGTTGACTGGTTTAATGCACCACGTTACCCATTATACAAAACAACGCCTGAAGCACGTTTTGGGAACGTTACGGTTCAATACCCATTCGATCAACGTGTGTTGTACCGTATCCTTGCGCACCCAGATAAGTACTTCTTATCATCTATCGATTTTGAGAACCCTTTACCAAAGTCAATAGAAGCTGAGGAAATCCGAACACTGGATCCCAAGATAGTCAACACGGTAAGAAAGATTAACGAACTGCGTTCGGAACTCGGTCTACCTAAACAACGCCCTGTGTGGGCTTCTAACGACACCATAGCTCGACTCGTTGATGAGGAATAAAGAATGTCAAAATCATTGAAAGTAGAACCTACGGTCCAAGATAAAGTTTTAAAGGAGCTCCAGTCTTACGCAACTAAGATCAAAACGATTCGTCTTAATGCTGAGCAAGAAATGGCCGAATGGTTAAATGGATTAACACCAAAGGAATTCAGTTATCTTCCTGAGTCTGTGGGTTGGGAGGTATTAGGTGGTCGCCGTACAATACTGCTCCCTACCACCAAAGCCCAATTAGAGTGGGTTAATGATTTTGGGTTGATTGCGGTTAAATCTAAGACTCAGCAAGAACTCGATTTAGAAGAGTTATTGAAACTCCACGTTTTAGAATCCTACGTCATTCACGGATCAATGCAAACCAAAACCCGCATGGCGATTGTTGCTTGGTCTAAAGGTGATTACCCGTACATCTTCGAAGCGGTACGTGGTAAAGAGCGAATGACCGTATCGATCATATCTCCGGAAGTCTTAGACCTAGATGCAGAGGAGTTTAATAAACTCTACGTTAATTTCGCTCCTGTCGAGTCTGAACCTTATGACCGTAAAGAGCTCGATGAGCGTTACGAGGAAGGTCCTACTAATTCAACGGACGAGATGTTCGAAGAAGTCTCTAACGCTGTTCAGGAAGCCGCACGCGAACAAATAGAACCGGTTATGGGTGAACGTTGTCAATTAGCGACAATGGACAATGGTCGCTACGGTGTTGAGCTGTTTCGAGAGTTCCCTGACCGTGAAGCCGCGGTTGCGTTTATGAAAGCCCAATTAGAACTATAAGTTAATCTTACCATCCTCCCCTAAGCGGGAGGATGGTAAGTATCTCTGCTTTATTTTTTAACATACAGTTTATTTCAGATCTATATAGTCTAGGTGTATAAGTATACAAGTATTTAATCTACCAACTTTTATTAAGGATACTATTATGTCAAACGAAGCTATGAACAAAATCCCAGCTAAATTACCACAAGAGCTACGCAACCTTATGAATGAAGACCAACTTAAAACCATGGATGAACTCGATGCTGAAATTGAAAAAGCTCGTGAGACTCTAAACAATGAACGTAAAGGCTACAACTCTGCTACTCTACTAGGCGGTCTAGTTGGTGCAGCTGGTGTTGCTATTACAACTCGCAGCATCGAAGCAGCGGTAACAGGTACCGTAGCCGCAGTAGCTGCTTCTTACCTAACTTCAGAAACCAACCGCGAAATCCAAACACTAAAAGACACTGGTATTGGTCTAGCGTCTGGTGCTACTGGCGCAGGTCTAGGTTTCCTAGGTTCTAAACTTCTTACTCACTTACTAGACGGTACTGGTGAGACTGAAACAACTGACGTTCCAGTAACCACTACTGTTACTGAAGAACAATAATTAAATCCCTTTAACATCCCCACAACAGAGAGATATTCATCATGTCAAACAAAGCAAACAACAACCAAGAAATCGAACGTGTAGAAGCAGCAGTAATGGGTGAAAACACTCAATCATCAGAAGTCGTTTACTCAACTGAACTCGCCGACGAGAACGGTGGACCTACTGAAGCTGAACTTAACGATTTCCAAGAGAAACTTAAAGAAGCTGTAGAAACACAAGAAGCAAACGCTAAGGAAGCAAAAGAAACCGTGGAAGCTCTACGTGTTCGTGTAAACCTTAATCGTGTAGCGGGTGGTCTAGTAGGAACTTTAGCATCCGCTTTAGTAACACGCAACTACAGTGCAGTTGCTAGTGGCGTATGCGCAACCATCGCAGTAAGTGCTTCGATGGACAATGGACCTAGTGAAGAAGGTGCGTTATACAACACCGGTGTAGGATTCGCAGCTGGATTCACAACAGGTCTATTAGGTGGTACACTAACTAACTTCCTAACAGGTTCTGATGAATCTGAAGAAGCATAAAAGTTGGGTGGGGATGTTATGGGTCTACGGACTCATAACTCCATCCTCTTTATTTTTTTTGTTTAAATCAAGGTTATGACATGTGTGACGTTTTAAATCATTCAGTTCCTTTTTTATCACTAGCGTTAGATCTAAGTGAGTTGGATGACTTCAAAGCTAAGCTGCAACAGATCCACGATATGGAGAACCTTCCTTTGGACATCCCGGACGATGTAGGTGAACTTTGTAAACACATACTGTACGGGAAACAATGGTACCGAGGTGACTCGGAACTCCCAACCTTAGTGAGTGTCGTGTTCTGGTCTTGGTTATCGATCGATGGAACCATTAAAGGTATACTAGATCGTGCTCGACGTTATTTCTATTTGTTAGGGGAACTTAACTTTAAGTTCTTTGAACATCTTAATGTGTTGTACCACGACTATAACAAACACAAACAATAATACTTACCTACCGCCCTAGTGGACGGTAGGTAAGCTATGTTATTTATTTTTTTTATTCTAAATCATCTTCTTCTTCTTCGGTTTCTTCCTCTTGCTCAGATTCTTCAGACTCACCGTCTTTTTCTTCTTCGCTAGGTTCTTCCTCAGATTCTTCAGATTCTTCAGACTCACCTTCCGGTGTTTCTTCTTCGTTGAAGTCGTCCTCGAATTCAGGTTGTTCTTCTTCCGCAGGAGCGTCACCGATTGGATCCCCCTCACCATCAGGATTGTCTTGGAACTCGTCTTCTAACTCCCCTTTCGGTTGTGGCATCATCTTGACCAGTTTCTCTGAACGCTTATCGAATTGTTTCTTGTATTCCACCATGAACAACGACAAGTTTTCATTGAAGTAATCCAGATCATTAAGCAGTGAGTACATGCCACCTTCACGACCTTTGTTGATGATGTCATCGAATGGTGTAGGTACGTTGAACAATTTAAAGGCACGGAAACGAATTACCGCAGCAAACTGTCTAGCGATTTCATCAGCGTCAATTTCTTCGACATCAACCCCAGCACGTTTCAGTAACGGTTCCATCAAGCCCTTCGTTGCTGACATCTCAATCACTTTCTCAGCCCAGTCTTCCGCTAATTCCATTTTCTCTTTAATCTTAGTTACAGACTCCATAGTGGTAGGAGCTGGCAACATAACAAAGAAGTTCTGGATAAAGTCATTTAAGATAGTCATGACTTTAGTACGATCATCACCTTCAATAGTCGTTTTAGAATCTGGAACCCAAAGGTTCTTAGGTGTATCCATGATGGTGTCGATCAAGAGGTTCATTACGACTTCGTTTACCATCAAGTTTTTACGGATACAATCAGTTAAGAAATCCCCGAGTTGAGATTGATACATGATCGTTTGGTTACGTAATGTTTCTTGTTCTGCTAACGCTTCTACTTGGAAGTTGTTACCGTTCTCATCTCGTTCGTCCAGCCAGCTACGCGGTAAACCAAAGAAGTTAGCGATAGAACTTAACAAGTATTGACGAGAATCATCATCCACTCGACGGAAGTTAGTGCGATCCATTTGGTTCAACTGCATTTGAGGTGCGGTGATGAATTTGTTATCACCAGCTTCCACACGTACTAACAGTGACTGTTCTTTCAACGCATCTACAATCATCGGCATAGATAACGTCCCAGTGGAGATCAAGTTGTGGACGGTAGGGTTCGATTTAAAGAACTCATAACGAGCCATACTGATGGTAGAGTCTGGATCCGTATCTTGGGACTCTAACGCTACCACTAACTCATTACGAGTTTGAGCGTTATCGAGCTGAGCTAGAGCATCCGCAATATCCAATGCCGCCAGACGAGCGATGAAGTCTTTGGCTTGAGTAGTTAGAGACTCACCGATACCTAAACGGTTATGTTGGAACGCCATGTACGTGAAGTAACATTCTGGAATGTACAACACCCGAGTACGTTGTTGTTGGAATGCACGTTCTAGGAACAGTTTCAGTACCGATTCTTCTAGATCGATAGAGATATCTTCTCCATCACCACCAGAATAAATAGACTGATACAATTCTTTCTCAATCTGAGTTTTCGCCAACATTGCGAATTCAGACATGTCGAAGTCACACTCACCACCTTGTTGAACTTTACGTAGATTAGAAATCAACATGTTGGTAGTCGTACCACCCGGCTTCTCATCGATCTTGCTGTTTTGTTTAGACAGCGACTGATAGAACTGGTAGTCCTTAGACATTTTCAAGAACTCACCGTTATCATCGATCAACGCATAAGCTCCGCGTAGACGTTTAACGTCACCGTGAACGTGAATAGGGATGAAACACTCACTAGGAGGATGATAACCCAACGGAGTACCCCAAGGTGCTTGAGTGTAAACATTAGGCTTACGAATCGACTGAGTGTGTTTCGTAGCAAAGTTACGAGCACCCGGCATGATTTGTTGTAACGCTTCTTGTTGAGCTAAGTTCAAGTTCTTGGTTTTAGCACCCGGGTTAGGTTGTTTCTTCCCTTTCTTAAGATCCGCGTTATCTTTGGAATCCAATACATCACTTTTCTCGAATCGGTTAGAAATGTAATTCTTTAACGACTCGTTACCTTGGATACGCTCCATGTTAACTTTTAGACGCTGGGTGACGTTACGCATCGCCAAACAACTCACGTTATCCGTTACCGTGATTCCAAAAGATTTGTCAATGATAGGAAACTCGTAGTTATCTTCGTCCCCTGCACCCCAAATCGATTCCATACCACCAACTTTAGAAGCATTAGGATTACGAACAAACCCAACGTTCTTAGCCAGCAATTGTTTGGTTTCTTGATCTTCTTTGAATTCTTTGCGAATACCAGCATCTACTTCTTTACGGTAAGTCTCTGCACTAAAAGCTTCATTACCTTCAACTAACTGGTTGCCGTTAATCAGGTTATCCAAAGCAGGACGAGTAATGTTTAGCTTAACGTAACTACCACTACCCACCAAAAGGTCTCTAACGATGTCAGGGAGTTCCTGCTCGATTTTATAGTCGTTAGTGTAGTATTCACTTAAGATCTTTAAAAGACTTTCGTGCATTTTGGTGTTTTTGAATTTAGACGAATTCGAATCGTACTCTAAGACATTTTTTCTAGCACCGTTAGGGTGTAAGATTAACGTCTTCCAAATGATCTCCGCTTTACTAATGTACGGTGTGATTTTCTTTAAGTCTACCGTCGCATTAATTGAGTTAGCGATTATATCGCCTAAGCTTTTGAGCTTACGGTTCTGAATACGGCGAAGTTGTTCGTCTTCGTCCCCTCTACCAGCGGGACGTTCTTCTTCAACTCGTACATTCAAAATAGCTTCTACTGACTTAGGTATTTTCTTCACGTTCTTCCGCAACTCGGTGCGGTCGACACGTGTGTTACCTCTGTTTCCTGACATAACACCCTCTTGGATAAATTATGGAAAATATTGAATTTAACGCCCACGTGGAGAGCGTATTCAGTCTGGTGCGAACACTTGTTATTAAATGTGAAGCCATTGGTGACACGGATAACAAGTTATTAGCAGACGCGGGTTATCCGGTATCTGAAGATAAACGCCAGTGGCGTTATTATCTCAATATGACCGGTGAGTACCACGCGACAGACACCCCGATGTACGTTACCTCTATCGATAACGGTGAATTGATATTGTTCAACAAAAAGAACTTAGACATACACTTGGCTACACGCCGGGCGTATCAACCGGGTTCTTATTGGTACAAACAACTATCAGAACAACATCCGGGTCAAATCGACTTAATCAACGGGATTATGGATCCCATCGATATGGAATACGCCATTGGAGCCGAAGACTATAAGATCCTTCGTTACAACAAAGATCTCATAGAAGACAACGAGGACCAGTTAATCCCTAGCTTACAACGCTGGATTAATGCGTACACTCAACGTCACTTCGAATCCGATTACATCCATACCGAAAACTTACAACTCCCTATTGATCTAGCCACGTTATATGGCTTAATGATTCCCCTTATATTGATCATACGGTTAGAAGCCTTCGGAACTCGTAATGTTTCAGATTACCATATTTGGAATCGATTGAACTCTTACGGGGATTTCCGTGTCTATCGTAACGGGATTTCAGATCAACAAAAAATGTGGTTGTATCGTAACATCGAATACATCACCAACAACCTAGGTAAAAATTTCACCCTAGAACAACTCATCGAAAACTTATTGACACCAGAGTCCATTCCTATTTTCCACTACCGTACTTTGATTAATACGGAAGAAATGGAGAACGCGGGTCAACCTACTGGTTTGTTCATCAAAGAACGTTTGAACTTTAAAGAACTCGATTACGATACCGGTGAACGATTTACCAACCGTCAGATCATCAACTTAGAAAAACGTATGGCACGAGATAACGATTTGCTAGCGGATTACTATGAAGAGATCACGACTCCGGATTCTAAAGAGTCCACGCACAATAATCTTTCTACGAAGATCTTAGACTCTACCATGGAAGATTACACCAACCGTCACGCTGACACGCTCATGAAGACGTTGTATCACGAATGGATATACATGAGTAAGCATGGTCTCTATGACGCCGTGGTGGACTTCATAGACCCGTTAAACGGGAACCACATTCGTTTGAATACTCGAGACGCGTTGATCTACTGGCAGCTACTAACCCGTAAGCTGCGGGATGAACCTTTGGAAGCCATTGACCCGTTTTGGTTCCAAGACGTCATGACTAAGAAACTCCGTTCACATGAAGTCTTCCAAGAAGCAGGTCCGACAGACATCCTTCACCACGAAACCGTAGTGGGAATACGCAAACAGTGGCAACCTACCTTAAAGGTTATTTCTCCAGATAAATTCTTCGAGCAATCTTTTGGTATTCACCAAGCTAAATGGCGAGCTAAGAAGATTTACTCTCAGTTTGATGAATTGCACGAACACGCTTATACCAAAGAGTGTGTGCGCCGTTTGTACGATCACGGACTTTACTGGTTGCACGATCCTGAACAATTCCCTACGGTCGATGCTTGGTTAGAATCACAAGAACTCAACCTCCATAAATACGGGGAAACGGAACTGATCGAACTGAGCTGGGATATTTTCTCCAAAGCTACCGGTTGGGACGTTAAGGGAATAGTGTCACTTCGTCAAATCCAAAGTAATCTAGTTTCTTTAATGTCGGAATTAAGTTCTTACACCATCCAGTTTATCAAAGATATTGATGATGGTAACGAGACCGCAGAAAACACTGACGTTGTTCATCTAGGATTAACCAAAGGCAATAAGGTTAGTAACAGTGGTGACTATTTATTAACTCCATCTCTACCGGTGTTAATAAAGGCTAGACCGGAACCCGCTTTAGTCACTTCCGTAAAAGCTGAGGATGTACGCAACCATTTAGAAACGCTAGAGTTCCATATGGCGGGTACGGTGAAAGGTGACGTAGACATTAAACTTAACGAAGTTGTTGCTGATCGAGCAAGTACGATTCGCATTCCTATTACCGTAGGAGTAAGAGAAGCAACGTGGGCTTATTAATACTCATATCACAATGGTATGGTTAACTCATTTATTAGAACAGCAAGTACGATTNAGCAAGTACGATTATCTCTACCGGTGTTAATAAAGGCTAGACCGGAACCCGCTTTAGTCACTTCCGTAAAAGCTGAGGATGTACGCAACCATTTAGAAACGCTAGAGTTCCATATGGCGGGTACGGTGAAAGGTGACGTAGACATTAAACTTAACGAAGTTGTTGCTGATCGAGCAAGTACGATTCGCATTCCTATTACCGTAGGAGTAAGAGAAGCAACGTGGGCTTATTAATACTCATATCACAATGGTATGGTTAACTCATTTATTAGAACGTAAAGGATTCCTTTAACATGGCAACCGAAAACGATATTATCAGAGAATCTGATAACTCCCGCGTGCCTGCGCAGATGGTCAGTATTCAGCCAATGGGTACAAACATCATGATCGCTAAGGCGTGTGACAAACCACTGAACATTCCACCTAACACCACCCTTAACGAACATCACGAAGTAGAAGCTACCAAATCACTCGGCATGAAAAACGGTGGTGACTTCCGTCTAGGTTACTTCGGTGTGGGGATCAAAGGTTATCAAATCGTAGGTAATCACCCGGTAACACAAATCCCGGTAAACTACACGAACCAACACCAACCGTTTGACCAAAACTTGTTCTACTCGATTCCGATGTGCGCTCGTCCTTTGGATGACGACTTGACGGAACAAGAACGTGAACCTTACCGTATGCGTACGGTTAAGATCATCGATGGTGTTCCTACCGCGTTCTACTGGTTACACACCGTAGGTAGTGATGAATTCATTCCTAAGACCAAACGTGGTTATCGTAACCCATCAACCGGTAACGAAGTTCCTGAAGATTACGTGTATCGTCCAGAGTCCCTAAACCCGACTCCGATTGCGTTGAACTCTGACGGTACAGTTCCGCTATCTAACTCTTTCTTGATGTCTTCAGGTTTGTTAGATCTTTCTTTAACAGGTAGTCAGCTAGAAGAACTTCGTAACGTATGTCGTTTGCTGTTCGGTGATCCTAGCTTAGCGGCAGTCAGCGAATACCAGATCGTGTGGGGAATCGAATCCACTACCGAAGGTCAAGGTGCAGGTGGTACGACTTTCCGTTACAAAGAACTTATCTCAGCAGTTACTCAATACGTAGTATCAGAACGCCATGCGCGCGACGCCAACGCGAACGGTGAGATCGTATTGAAATTCGACCTAGGCGGAGCATACCCAATGCTCTTGGAAGAATGATTGTATTACCTTTAAGCGAAGGCTGGGTACGATCAATAGCGATAGACCCATCTACTAAACGGATGGGTATATCGGTTATCGACATTAACTTAACGGAATGTGCGAAGTTTAAACTACAATGGGTGGAAACCATCCATGGTGAGAAACTGGAACATTACGGATCAGTTAACTATGATGACGACGGTGCGGTACAATCTCGTATCCACGGTCTCTCTAAGAGCTATCGCCAACTCTTAGAGTTCTTTAAACCAACGATAGCGGTGTGTGAGGATAACTTCTTAGGAGCGTCCCCAGATACCTTTAAACGGTTAATAGAAGCTGTGTCTCTCTTACGTATGGAAACGGAATCCTACGGTGAAGGGTTGTACATGGTCAACGTTCCTCCTCGAGTTGCCAAAGAAACTGTTGGCGCTAACTTCAAAGGAACACAAAAAGAAGACGTGACCAAAGGGATCAAGAAGTACGAGGCGATTGATCTTAACGGACACGACTTGGATGTACTCGATGAACACTCTATCGATGCTATAGCGATAAACTTAACGGTGTGTGAAAGAATCGCTAAAGATAGAGGAAAGTTCTATGAGTCAAAAAAATAAAGAACAACCTCAAACTTCCACTGAAGGCATCGTCCTAGGTAAATGGGGGACACGATTCCGTACGTTGTGTGGGATCGTCGCTGTACTTACTACTTGCTGGGTATCTTACTCTGGCATGAGTTCTATAGTAGCGTCTGTTAATGCTGGGAAAGGTTGGCCGAGTGACATGACTGTATTCCTTATTACGTTTGGCCCTGTGGCTATAGCGTGGCAATACATGAGTGTTAACAAACTGTTGTCCTTGTTATTCAGTTCTAATGATCCAACCGCGATCAATCTTAAAGATCGTTTGCGTGGGTTCTTGGATCCGAATGCGAAACCGGAAGGGAAGACCACAGGTTCTTCTTAATTAAAAAGTAATAAAACTCCCTACCTCCTTTCGGGGGTAGGGAGTTTCTATGCAATTTGCGGATTACTTGCTATCATCCGGGGGTTGTGCTTCTAAGATAGCATAGATGCGATTTAGCGTTTTAATCAATTGGTTAACGGTGGTCTTGGCTCCGTGGAGCTGTTCATTCCCGTCATCCGCTCGGTTAGCTAATTCGATCGAATAAATAACGGTGGTTAACAAGCAACTCTTAGGAACTGGGTCACCCTCACACTGATGAGAGTCCAAGAACACTTTAAGTGCTTCCAGTTCACTCGGTGGGAAGACAGGCGGATCTTCCTTTAGATACGGTGGAATGTCAACCACACTGCTTCTTAACGAACCAATGTTTGCCCGGATGACATCCATCTTTGCTATTTCTGTTTCAGCTTTAAGTTGAGCTGAGCCTTCTACAAAACTCGGTTGGTTACTACACCCCGTCATGAAATAAATCGCGACGAGAACCAAGATAGCGGTTATCCCTAATTTACTTATCAGGAATCTCAGTATCCCCAACCAACGGAACAGGGTCAATAGGTACACTAGGTATTACTCCTTCCATTTCATTTTGATATTTTGACATTAACTCATTGTACGTCTCATTTCGGTTCGTTCTTTTTTCTTGTAAGAACTGACTGAGAGCTAAGTTACTGGCACGGTTCTGGTTCACTAGGTCACGAGACTCTTTATTGAGCGCTTGAAGTGATTCCACCACTTGTTCCATGCGACCAATAGTTTCGTCGGACATTCCCTTAGAACGACCAGAAAAAACGTTAGCGGTACTTAATAAAACGATTACTATCAGTAACCCCACGACGGTACCGAATTGTACGGTACTCCATGCCATGTTTTTGTCACGATCAGGCATAATCATAGATCCTTGAATATCGAATAGATTTTGAAGTGATAAGCTTCGACCAAAGTATGAGGATGAGACCAGTTCACTTTATCATGGTACAGATCACCCCCGTTATCGGGACCCGTGGAATAATCCATCGGCACATCTAGTAAACGAACATCAAAATCTAACAGTCTACGTCCTGCTCCCTCGCGATGTCGGTACGTTGGGAAACGTCCGTCCGAAAACATCACTGGATGATGGAAACGATCTTCCGTTGCGAAAGTCGTTGGAAACGTATATTGTTCCAGTGGAGAAATGTCAACGCCGATATACGGGTTGGATAGCACCACTAAGAAACTATTAAAGTTAGTGAATAGTTCCTCGATGACCTTAGGGTTATCTAAGAGTCCAGCTTCGACAATACCGCTTTTACAATTAGCGATGTTGTCCAAGTCAATGTGCTTCGCTGATTGGATCAGTAAACGACCTAAGTCCAAAGCACGTAAATCTATACGGATAGTGTTATGTCCTGTTTTAGCCACCGCAGGAGCACCACAAATCAGTTTGCCTGCTACTACGAACCAAATGGTCTCATGTAAAACATCGCGATCTAGCGTGACGTATACGGCGTGTTTCTTGAGATCGATGTCCATGGACTCGGCTTTAAATGGAAGAGTCTCTACACTAGATATTCCTTTAAAGTCCAATGCACCGACGTGACCTTGATCATTTATCTGGAAATTCTTACCTGCACCTTCCAAATAAATGCCTTCTGGACGTCCGTGCGCTCGAACAAAATAACCGTTATAAGTAAACAACGTCGTTTGTACGAACAAAGGATAATTAGGATTAGCGACCTCGATATGTTTTACCAAGATATCTTTCGCACCCACGGCGGTGACTTGGGGTTGTCGTCCTCCGGCGAGTTCCATGCGAGCTGGGAGTAGTTTGTATCCCATGAGTTGTAAGTCTTCAGCACGGACATAATAAAACTGTTCACCGATCTTCCCGGTGAAGGTTTTTAAAGGTACTTTTTCTTTGGTGTCTAACCAATCTTGAACTGAGCCTTTAAAGTCAATGGTTTCTGTGCGGTAATCCGACATATCAATCGTTGACTCTTTGAGTAAAAGCTTATCGTAAACCGTAATGAACAAAGCACGTGTCTTACTAACCACGTCACCGAGCTTGGCGTTTTCTATGTTCAACGGTTGCAGACCAGCCAAGTCTCCTTGGAAGGCCCCGATAGCTCGTCTGTAAAGATACATTATAGATTGTCTCCTAGGTGAATTCTATAGAATCGTATCGATACTTGGACGATTTGACACTAACATAAGGCCTTTGTTATGAGTTACCTAAATTATCCTTGGAACCCCTTTGGGGACAATCCAGAATGTTTGGTACCGAACGAGTCTGTTACTGCTTTAGGTGACGAGCGTGATCTATTGGTCCCTCGCTACGGCCCGTTCTTTGAGAAAGATTTCATTCTTAAAGATGCGCAAACGGGTGCCGTACTAAAGCCGGGACGAGACTTTGTATTCGTGTACCCATTCGTGGAGTTCATTAAGCAATACAGCCGTACCGTTTACGGCGGTTTAACGTTACTAAGTAGTGGTAAGAACCGACAGCTCACGATCGAGTCTTACAAAACACTTGGTGAACCGTTTACGATGTCTGACCAAGACTTCATCAATTTGTCTGCCAGCATCATCCACACCGATCGCATCGCGAACTGGAGTCAAGTCGTTAACCTTCCTATGGAAGGCTTCCCACCGGACCCGCACGCTCACGAACCTGATCTTACTTACAACTATCAAGCATTGATCGATGTTCTTACCCGACTTGATCAGGGACAACGTGACGAGTTCAATAACCCTACCGTGGCGTCTGAACTCGTAGAACACATCAACAAAGCCTTTAAGTTAGCTCACCCTAGTGCTTCAGCGGAAGACTTTAACCTAGGTAAAGTGGCTAACTTTGCCCCGGCTACGGATGCTGACTTAGCGGGTAACTCCGATCAGTTATACTTAACCCTTGCTAAAGGTCGTAAACTAACGGAACAAATCCTAGATGACTTAGGATTAACTCCTGATACGGATCCCGTTGCACCGGGTGACACTGAAGATCTCGATGCCCCTATCACGCTTAAAGAAGCCCTAGCGTTGTTCTTATCTAAAGAAGGACTCTTGGGGGAAGTGCATGTCGAAGGCAGTGCTGCTCAGCGTGAGGCTCGTTTAAACTTAGGTCTTAAGTCGGGTGCTGTGGCAGAAGTTGTACAAGCGTTAGGCACGTCTATTCGTGACGTGGTTTCTCAAAAGTTATTAACTGAAGAACTGGCTAAGAAAGTTCCTGAAACCCGTAAGATCAACGGTAAACCATTAACATCTGACATTACCATTGATTCAGACTCAGCAGGTACTTATCCTAAGAAATACATCGATGATGAGCTGAATAAAAAGTTCGATAAAGCGAACGTCGTTCAAGCCACAGGTTCTGCGACAGATAAAGTCATCTCTCAAAAAGTGGTGACGGATGAGTTGAGCACCAAAGTCCCGAATAGTCGCAAGGTCAATGGTAAGCCGTTGACTTCGGATATTTCTTTAGGTCCAGCGGATGTCGGTACTTATTCTAAATCAGAGATCGATGCTAACGACAAAGCAATTCGTGATGCGGCGGTATTGAAAGCACAACTATCGGAGTCTACTGGTAATAACACCGAGATAGCAATGTCTCAAAAAGGTGTGACTAACGCTATCAATACTCGTGTGCCTAATGGTCGAAGAGTTAACGGTAAACCCCTATCGTCTGATATCACTCTTAATGCTGGTGACGTAGGTGCTTACTCTAAATCAGAAGCAGACAATCGTTACAACAATTACATCTTGAAATCTCGTATGACGAACTCTACTGGGTCGTCAACAAATTACGTGATGACTCAAAAAGGTGTAACTGACCAGCTTAATGATAAAGTACCACGTTCTCGTAAGGTAAATGGTAAGGTCTTAACCTCAGACATCACTTTGAATGCATCTGACGTAGGGGCTTATACCAAAGCGGAAGTAGACGCTCGAGATAAGAACTACATTCCTAAGTCAGCAATGACGAATTACATGGGAACATCGACTAACCACGTCGTGACTCAAAAAGGGGTGTATGACGCCATCTTGGGTCGTGTACCTACTAACCGTACGGTGAACGGGAAAGCACTAACTGGTAACATCACGTTATCCGCAGGGGATGTGGGCGCTTACACTAAGTCCGAGGTAAATGCTCGAGATAATAATAAGCTCGATAAATCTAAACTCGTTCAAGGTGTTGGTCCTTATTCTGATAATATCATGTCGCAAAAAGCGGTGACAGACGAACTCTATAAACGAGTCCCTACGTCCCGTAAAGTGAACGGGAAAGCACTAACTGGTAACATCACACTGACCGCTTCCGACATTGGTTTATCTAATGTAGAAAACAAAAAGTGGACGAAGATCAAAACTGGTACCGCTTCTTGGAACTTAGCAAACGGACGAGACGTATACCGTGGTGAGTTCTACACCGGGGTAATTAACGGCGGTCGTCGTTTTGATGAAGCTCGTTATAAACTGGTGTTAGAAACCGATAGTCGAGTAGAAAGTTCTAACCCGAATGCGTGTTGGTGGTCTTGTTGGCACCGTCTAGAGTTCCGTCAATACTGGAATAAAGGTAACCAACTATGGGGTCGTGTTTACTGTTCTGGTAACGCGATTACCTCTGGTAAGGTTGACGGCTGGCAGCTTTGGGAATGGCGTTAATTTAAACTTATTAAGTCTGGGGGTTCGAGAGAACCCCCGGGCTTAATATTTTATTACTCCCCTTAGGATTTTATGATATTGACCAAAGAGGTTACCCCATTATTCATTTCCTTCCACCTTACGGTGTGACAGGAACTACCCGTAAGGACAGATTATGAATCTACCTGAAATTAAACAGTTCCGAGTAGACGTCTCCGGTAAGTCACCAGAGAACCTCGTCCCTCGTGAACGTATCCCAGCTAATGACGAACGCAGTGCGATCATCATCGTTCCCCGCCATGCGCCTTTCTTTATCTTATCTTTAAACGTGTATGCGGTCGGTAACCCCAACCCGTTGGTAAAAGGTGAAGATTACGATTTTACCAGTATCGATGACGAACTGTCAGAGTTCGCTGGAGCACCAGTAGGTTGGACCATCCGTAAACTAAAACCTAATCTACCGGATTTAGAAATTACGTACCAAACCTTGGGTACGGTCCCTGCTTTAACTAAGACCACGAAGTCTTGGTATGAATCCGCTGCCATCGACCAACGACCAGTATGGTTCGACCAACTTATCGATCGTCCTAGTCATTTCATTCCTAAGCTCCACGGACACGATCTCGAACAAGGTTTCTATTACTTCCAACGTTTGGTTCGTTTTTATGAAGAACGTTTAGAAACGTTGTTTGGGACTTCTGAAATGATCCCTTATCGTGATTGGTTCTTAGCTCAACTCAGTAACCTCGGGTCTTACATGATCCCGTTCCGTACGTTGTTGAACTATTACACTAATAAACACTACGCTCATGAGAACGACCCTCATCGTACTACATCTCGTAAGGTACCGGGACTAGACCTGATTGATCCGGTTAAGACAGCTACCGTCAGCGAAGCTCTAGCGGGACACTCAGATAAACTCCGTACGTTATCAGCCCACGCTGCTGAGGTCATCGCGGATCAAGGTATTGTTGTAGAAGACCATGTGGTTCCTCAATTTAATCAATTGGAATTAGTAGGTGATACGGAATCATTACGAGTCGATCGCATCGCTACTGGGTTGGGTGATATTAAAGCAAGTTGTTGGATCGGTACCGATGGACAAGGTTATGGTTTAGCGGAGTTTTGGGATAAAGACGGTTCAGTCATCAATCGTATCTTTAACCCTAATCCATTGGACTTGAATTCAAAGTTCGAACCGTGTCAATGGAAAAACACTCATCTCCCATTCCATTTAGAATCGATCGACGAACCTGTTACTCGTATGATTCCGGGTGGTAACGGGAAGTGTCATATCGTAGGGACTAAAGACCGTTGGTATTGTCGTGTGGCGGACTCTCATCGACCAGATGGTGTAGCTCGTGAAGTAGAACTTACCGTTTCAGGTGACTTCGCTAAAAACTGGAGTGAATACCAACTTACCATTATCGGTCAACATATTTGGTTAACTCGCACTACCGATTATAACACCACTCCCACGTTGTTGTGGTACGTGGTTAAGTTAAATGAATCTAGTACGGCAGTGCTCAGTGAATACCAGATTGTCTACAAAACTATTAACGATGGAACGGCTCGTAGTGACTATGGTAAAATGGTGTTGTTCCCTCGTGGTTTCACCGGAGGTAAATATACTTCAGGTGATATCGTGCTATCCAAAGGGGTAGATGTCGTAGAAGAACGTCAACGAGTGGTTTTATTACCTACGTTGGTTGACAACGAACTTCACGTCGAGTTCATGTTACCAGAAGTCTTCATGTACAACGGTATCGTCCGACGTTACACTCACACCCATATGGCGAAGTGTGTCGTGGATCCCACCGGTCGTAAGATTACGTTGACATACACCGATCAACGTCCTCGTCCTTATGTTCAAACCGATTTGCTATTCCGTCCTAATCCGGAAGCCAACACTTACTTTAATCAAATTGCTACCCAGTTCCCTACCACAATGGGGAATCTATCTGGTTCCGTGGTCATGATGGATCGTGAAGGTTTCTTTGGTTTTGGTTACACTGATTATGAAGAATGTGGTACATACGGTTATTCGTTCATGCCAGAGCTTTATACAGTGACTAAAGAGGGGAGAGAATGGTACTTGGATGTCGGTACTCCTTGGGGGACTGATCGTCGAGGAACAGTACCGGTGAGTCCGGTGTTGCCACTTGATGTGAATCATCCAAATGGTGTTCAACCTTACTTCGGTGTCATGGGAGTATCGGAACAACAACCTCGCACTATGTTGGTAAAGGGTTGGAACAAAGAAGGACGCCGCGTGTGGTTTGTGAAAACGGACTTTGATGACGTTGATTCTCGTAGTGTGTTAGGTAATAAATACCACACTTCAGGTTACGGTGGTGAGATCACCATGGCGACGGACTTACATCCTGATGTTTGTGTCGGGACCTATTTAACTGTAGCCGGTAGCGATTTCTTCATGGCCGCACTAAACAGTAGTAATCCTGAACCTTACTTACCAAGTCTGAGCGCAGTCTCTACTAAAGGTAACATTGTTAAACATTGGTTAAAACCCACCACGGAGTTCTTAGCTAAGTTTAACGTGTCACCGGAAGACCATTGGACGTTAGTAAGTGGTCACGCTCACGGATTCCCTGATTTGTTGTACGTTGATCGTATCAATGGTGTGGAACTCCGTACTACCGTGCACGTGTTCACTATGTCAGACGAAACCTATTGTCGTGTGGATGATTACCATAAACGTAAATCAGTAACGGTACTAGGTGATGAAGAACTTACGGTTCACGCCACTCAAATCGTACTACACACCCTCCCGTATGGTATCCTAAACGATTTAGTGGACTTACCTGAACTCAGCCTACACTCCGGGTCTATTAACCTTTACCGAGATCCACAAGGTGAATTAACCGTATTGTTGTGTCCTAAGACGCAAGCCGGCGACCTTTACGAACACGTTAATTTGAATACCGTATTAACTTTAAACCCGGATAATACGATCAAAACCTTTATCAGTCCGGTGAATAAGAAAGAGCGTCAAAACTTCTATCTTACTGACGATTTAGGTTGGGTGTCGAGTTCGATGTCTCAACAACGTAAAGTAAAAGGGTTGGTTAACGTTGGGACTAAAATAGATGGTCTACCGGTTATCCCGGGTAGCGTAACTAAGGGTAAGTTAGGCGCATTCAATCCGATATTGGATACTCAACACATCACCTATTACCCGCCGAACATCATGTTAGGGGATCACCAACAACTCATTGCCTTAGATTGGTTGAGTTATGATTTCCGTTCTCATACTCCCGCGTCTGGTGAAATCACATACACTGTAGTGATGGAGATCGGTTATCAAGGTCCTTATTTGTGGGCGGTGAAAGGTAATGTGATTAACGATGGGATTGTGGTCGTTGATACGGTAACCTTAAACGGTAACGGTATTAAGTAATAACACGGGTGGGGAAACCCACCCTAACAGAGGTTTCTATGGAAAAGGTAAAATTGTTGGAACTGGATTTGTTAGGCACAAACCCAGACAACTATATAGACGAGACCCAACCGGTCACCGTCCGGACGCGTGATTGGTACCGACCTGACTACGCACCTTTCTTTGAAGATGATTTTGAACTTTACGACGGTAACGGTATGTTGCTTCGTAAGAACAAAGACTATGTGTTTGAATCATTGAGTGACGTTTTACTTACCAAAACAGGTAAACCGGTTCACTTGTTTTTCCGTATACTTAACACGACGTTAAATAATAAAAAGTCGTTTCGTATCAAATACCGTAGTGTCGGTAATACCGGGTTCCCCCGTTCACTGATTCAGAAAATGACGAATGAACTCATCCACAGTGAATACTGGGTGGATTGGGAGACACAAGTTCTAGGTAAGCCAGAGACTTACCCAGCTTATCAACACTGGCACGACATTGCTACCGAAGTCGCTAACTGGGATCAATTCATCAATTTTGCTCAGACCACTTTGGAAATGGTGGTGCGTGGTCGTAAAGACCATTGGGTGGAAAACGAAACTAAGATCGATCGTGCGGAGCGTGATTTCACTAATCGACATCGTGCTTTCTGGGCTGCGTTAGATGATCATGATCAAAACTACCAAAACCCGCATAAGTTAGTACGCGGAGATTTTGAGTTACAACACATCCCTAATTACCCGTTAAGTACGTTGTCAGAAGACTTAGCTGGGATTCGTCCAACGAGTTTCACCACCCCTAAAGGGTTAAAAGAAACCGTGAGTCAAAAACGTCGTATTAGTCCGGGGCATGTAGCGGCAGGTCGTGTGGATTACACGGTACCACCAAACACCATTGGGGTAACACGCCAGCAAAATATCGATGAGTTGTCCCTAGGTGGCATTCGTAAGTATTTGAATGGCGATATGGCTTATGTGGTGGCTGGGAGTGATGAACAACCCCCTACTAGCATTTGGTTGACTGACACTGACGCTGAACTCCAACAGATCAGTTATGACTTGGCACCGGTCTATCCACCAATTGCAGGTAAAGATCTGGTCATGGACCGTACGTTGAGAGTCTTAGGTAAAGGTTATGCGGTTTCTCATCATTCGGATAATTTGAGTGCATTGTTCTATTTAGACCCTGACTCCGTCCATCTGGCTGGTCAGAAAAATTGTGTGAGACTCGACCTTAGTAACGTTAATACTCGTTTGGGTGGAGACTGGGTAAATAACAGTTGGTTGTTCACTATTTCGAATACCGTTTTCCTGTTAGGCACTAAACCCGACTCACTCGGTGTAGAGTACGAACTATACTCAGCTAAGATTACCGCTTTATCCCCAGCGACGACCTTGGTTCTTAAACCCCATGAAGTTTCAGTGGAAGATAAAGATGGGATAGTGGGTAATCCATCTAGCACACTGCCTTTGATTGATGTCATCAAGACCGGTGCTGATACTTACCGCCAGTTCCACCACTTATTCGCAAGTGATGTGAAACCGGTCTTTAACCAACACATGACGTTGGTGACTGGTGATGACGATCTGCGTGGGGAGCACCATTTCTTCTTAAAGATCATTAAAACGATCTTAGTGAATGGTGAAGCTTTACCGATAGAAATGTCTTGGTCTTTTGATGTAAACCAGAACGTACTGTATCGCAACCTAAGCGGTTCTAACGCTAAGACGTACAAATCATTAAGTGATGTGTCTAGCTTTGATCCTGCGATCGTAGAGCTCGTTAAACACATGGGTGTGGACTACGGTGACACGCACTTTAGTTTAACGGGAGTTATCCACGTATTAACCAAAGGTTCTAAAGTAAGACGTTTAGTCACCCATTACGATACTTTAGAGCAACTCTACTTAAATCGCATCGGGGTTAATCTAAAACGTTCACCAACGGATCAACGTTTGGTGGGGATTCCTACCGCCGTATCAGATTGGCACTTTGGGATTCTAGCGGATTCTAAGATGGTTTATTTGGGTAAGCGTGTGTTGGTTAAACGTAATATCTGGGATCTTCGCGATCATATTACGCCGGGGACTGGCGGGGTGCATTACATCCACGTAGGGTTCGTAGGAGGGAAGACACGAACTTGGCTTAGTTCGGACGCACAAGCAAAGGGACGATCTGTTGTTATTGCTAAGGTGAACTATACGAGTGCGGGGATTAGTTCTATTGTACAGAGCGGAGACATTTAATGAAAGTCATTAACGGTGGTATTCCGGGTAAACCGGAAGTACCTGTAGAAATCGGTAACGTTTATAACCAGTTAGCGTTGATCAATATCAAGCGATCGGAACAACTACGACAAACCGATTTAAAAGTAAACGAAATCGTCACCCGTATTCATGAACAACAAGAACGTGATTACGGGAACTTAGAACGACAACTCAAACACCACTTCGAATCACCGGGGTTAAAACACGGAGAAAACCTACACACCTTAGGGTTACAAATGGTTAACGACTTTCCATTTGGTACGGTGGACGATGTTGTCGTTAATAAAGACTGGCACACTTATTTGAACCCAGAGTCATTAAGCGATGCCTTGCAACAATGGCGTTATGCAGACGATGATCGTGTGCTAGCTCGTGGTAACGTGTTCTATACAAAAAATGATTTACGTTTGGATGCGTTGTTTGACAGTCGTGGTATCATCCCTGACGATTTAGTGGAAGGCTGGTATGATGTCTCCCCAGTAACGTACTACGGGGGTGTGCTGGCTCCTTTGAACACCAAACCTGACACGACCGGATTAGCGATACTACCCTACATCCAAAACCACACTTCTACCGTAGGAGTGAGTTTAGGAACGACTACAAAAGAAGTCGTTGTCTACGGATGGGGAAGTGGAACTGTCAAAGACGAAACTCGTGGTGAGTATTACTTGTTGGATGATTATCATCGTGACACCGCACTATCTTTCACTGACCTAGGTGATGAGGGTGATTTAATCCACGACGCGGTATGGTTAGGAGTGGACGGTGACTTCACCACAGGTTATGCTGCTACGTGCTACGCCCACGCCGAAGGGATTACTGTAGGGTTAGGAAAAGTGAGCTACGGTTCAACGATGTCGTTAGATTCAACTTACCTTTACCAACTGGATGATGAGACACTGGGTAATAAACTCATCACGCTACAATGGGATGAATGGTTTACTGGTAAGACGGTAACGTTAGATCATGAACAACCTAAGGTTTATGGTGGGGTGGAAACACTAAGTGACGATGCTCAATTAATGTTGTTCGTCATGGTTCATCTGATCGTGGATGGGGAATCAGGACTTTATGTATTCCGCTGGTTAGGTGATCGTGGTGATAACCAGTGCCTATTAAAGTTAGTGGAATCCCCAGTAACCGGGAAACTGGATCCTCTACCTGACAACCATCCTTTCCATCCGGTTTATGGTCGTGGGGTGTTTAAACCGACCGGTGGACACATCAGTGCACGACATTACGGAAATCGTACGTTTTTCTTAGAACACCAACATGACTTTACCACCATGCATAGTTTCTTAGAACAACGCGGTAACTTAATCAGTCATCCGATTACGACGGAACAGCGTGTCGTGACTCACCGTCATTACTCCCCACTAGGTGCTGACTTAGGACGAATGTTGTTAACGAATGATCATACCGTGATTAACGCCCAACAACACGTTGATGGAGACTGGTCACATTATTTGTGTCATTACGACGGCCCAGTAGGGGTTAAGCATACCACCTTTAACTTCAATCACCCTAAGACGGTTTGTCCTATGGCGGAACGCACTACGTTAAGTAGAGAGTTCGTTAATACACTACAGTCTGATGGGAAAGTGGGGTTAACAGGTACCGTATGGTCTAATAAAAACCATTATCAAGGTATCCTAGATGCTCGTGGTAAAGTGGGTGGTCCGATCTACGGTAAACCCGTAGCCATAGCGGAAGAAGACTTAACTCGTTTTAAAGGTGAACACCAAGAGTGGTTAGACTTCCGTGGTGGTTTAGGTTACACCGCCTTGGTGGTGTTCAACAACGGTGGTAAGCTGGAAGGTCTGGAAATTCGCACTGATCATTACCAATACATCGATGTTGCTTATTTAGAAGTCAAACTCAACGTAGCGGGTGAGTATCGTTTAACTCGTTTAGGTGATCGTGTGATCGTGGTTGAGTCTTCGGAACAAATTGATTTGGTGAGCAACACACGTCGTTGGTTAGTGACCGACTACTACGCTCATTATCGTGATGGTGAGTGTCATGTGATGATACAAAACCCTTACCAACATCGACCAGCAATCGTGGAGCTGCGTTTACGTAATGAGAAAGTAGAAACGTTATCGACTTATATCCCTGTTCCCGATGTGACGGGTGTGGTGGATTACGCGCCAGTAATCATGACGTTGGATGGACCGTGTAAACCTGACCAAGCTAATCCAGTTAGCGGGGAATACACTAACCATTACGGTTTACGAACTCATCGTTACGCAGGTAATGTGCAGGGTGCTGGGTATTTGGTGATCGAACGTGGGACCCAACTCGTAGTGAATGGTGACCCGTTTGATATCCCACCGGGTTTAGTAGCTCGTGTTACACCAAACAAGAAACAATACGTTTACTTGGCTTTGGTTAACGGTGTGGTGGAAACCTTAGTGAGTAGTAATCCCCTCACTCGTGGTCAACTCTACGCCGTAGTAGAATCCGATGGTACGGTCGACCTTAAAATAACCGAAATGTAAATATAACTCCTACCTCCTTTCGGGGGTAGGAGTTATTACTGTTTTCATTATTAACCGATAGGTGGGGAAGTAGGTGCCCCTTTGTTACCGGTGTGTTTATGGGACTTCAGTGAAATCCCTGCTGCCACCACATCTACTTTAGACTCTACAATCTTATCTGCAACGATACCACCTGATGTTGCTAAGGTGCCACCACTACCACCCGGTCCAGCAGAACAACTCATCCCGCCTGCTACCCCCAAGTTACCTTGGATCCCCACATTACCTTTGATGCTGTTGGTAGGACACGTGATATTAATAGAGTCAGACTTCCAATCCGCTGTTTTAGACTTAATGTCCAACTTACTCGTATCGACTGACATCGATTCCGATTTCATTACGGTGTTGGTCGTAGTTAATGAATAGTCTTTAGTCGTCAGTTTCATGAAGTCTCTAGCGTGCATAGTTAACTCATTACAAGTTACGTACATTTTATCCGTCTTCATGTTGATCGACTCATCGGCCTCGAATAATTGTGTTCCTTTGTTAATCATCGAAATGTTCTTACGATGAATGTTGAAAATAGACCCTTCCCAGTTACGCATCACCCACGAGTGTTTCAACGAATCCAAAGCAAAGGCGTTTTTCTCCGTATCAGTTAACGCCCACGTACCGTTCTTGGTATTAAACCCTAAACGGTATGCCACCGGTTCATCGTTTGCTTGGGTGGTCTTAAACACGATCTCTTTATGACGAGTCGAAACCACTAACGTGTAATAGTCTTCAAAACTAAACGGGGCGTTTTTATCGAAGTTAGGATTCGCGTTCCAAGCATAGAGTACGTGTTCTAAACGGAAAGATTCGTTACCGATCCCCCACGTGGTCCAGTAAAACTGGTCATCGTCGGCAAACTTATAAATCGCTACTTTAGAACCTACGCGAACGTCCGGTGCAGTAATACGGTTAGGTGTAAACGGCATCCACTTCGGCATATAGAAGTTAGACTTTAATACGTTACTGGTTTGGTAACCACCGTCAGCGGTAGGGATGGAGACCGATTCTTGGACGGCGTTAGCCAAACCCGCACCATCGGCTTGAGGAAATTGTCGCTTAAGGAAAACTTTAATAAAATAAGATTTCTCAGGCTTGTTTTCTACCACCGTTCCTACGCCGACAAAATTCAGTAAATTCATACGACAGAACCTATTTGATTAGAGATGAATACTTACACTGTAAAGAGTAAATAAGATGATTGCAGAATTACGTTTAAAAAATAACGTGGGATTGTTGACCAAAGGTACCAAGTCAGTCACGTTAGACTTAGCCGACCTAGTGAACATCTTCATGGGTCGGAATGGGTTTGGTAAAACCAGTATTTTGAAAGAGTGCCACCCCTTACCACCGGATAACAGCGATTACGTAAAAGGTGGTTACAAATACGTGAAGTGGATTGTGTCTCCACAAGAGTTCTACATTATGGAATCTCATACCGGTTCGAGTTCAACACACTCCTTTAAAAAGAATGGGGTAGAAGAACTCAACACTGGTGGAACACTAACGGTTCAACGTGATTTGTGTTTACAATACTTCGGTCTGACACCAAACATGGTAAAATACATGTCTGGTTTGAAGGTCAATAATTTATTCACGACGCTGTCTACCGCAACTCGTAAACAGTTGTTCATGGATATTTATCCTAACGACACTCGTTACGCGTTAAATGTCTACAATAAAATCAAAGCAGAGTTACGTAACTGTATTGGTGCGATTAAAAACCAACACAAACGCTTAGCGGAAGAAAACCAACGAGCTGCGACATTAAGCTCAACCAGCATACCGGAGTTAGAACAAAAAATCGGAGATCTGGATAACCGCATTAAAGAAGCGATGGTGTTAAGCGGGATGTTGGCTAATGAACAAAACGTTCAGCAACAAACTCGGGATTTGATTCATAAGTTCATTAAGTTAACTAAAGATTTAGTTATCGGTAACGTGACTACCTTAGAAGGCCCAAATGAGTTGATGGCGAAGCACGACCAGTGTAAACGCATCATGGAGAAATGTCAGCATCGTATTACGGTGACTCGCACTAAGTTAACAACTTTAATGGAAACGTTATCTGGACTTAACTACGTTAATGACACTCCGGAGGTTTTAGAACAACAGCAACAACACTTGATTACTGTACAAAAACATGATCAGGGTATATTCAATGATGCTGATCGTTTGGTGCGTAACTTGTTCCCAAACCTCACTGAAGAACAACTCGACATCATTGCACGTTCAGCAGACTCTTTGTGTCCTAAGTTAGAACAAGTTGTGCAAGCGTCCAGTGAGTCCATGACGTTATTGGATTACAGATTACTCCAAGAACAAATGGAGAAAAACATCAGCCACGGTCGTACTTTGAAATACGAGGTTGAAGAACTTCGTCATGCGTTGAAACACTTTGATATGACTGAGGACATGAAGTGTCCAGAATGTAAGACGGAATTTAAGCCCGGGTTTGATCTTAAAGACGTAGAACAAAAGCGTAAGGACTTACAACGTTTAGAACAACAACTTAAAAACGTGGTATCGGAATACCGTAGTTTGGATGCTAAGTTGAAAAACGATGAAGAGTTCTTTAATACGCTAACTCCGGTCGTGGAAGAAGCGAAGATGTTCAGGGACGAGGGAAACACGTTATTGAATGTACTTAAAGATTACGGAGTGGGTTACAAAGACTGTTCTCCGTTAGTAAACGTATTCCGTGCTGCGGTAGAGCGTCGTACTCGTGGTAAGTTGATCAAAGAACACCAAGACGAAATCGAATCCTTAGGGAGACGTATCGCATCTCTGCGTCGTAATGACGTGGAAGAGTTAACTCGTCAACTGACCGAATACGAAACCATCCTAGCAAGTGAACAACGTACTTTACGTCACTTTAACGAACAACTGGAAACCATTGACTATCGTTTAGAATCTATTAATGCTCGTGAACTCAAAGTCGACCAATTGGTTGAAATGAGAGATGAGATATTGGATTCATTTCGAGATCAAGGTCGTTGGTTGTTAAAGCAAGCAACCGATCACGCGGTAGCTGAATGGGTACCAGCTAAAGATAACTTCATGCAGATGTTGATTCGTGGTCGCAGTCTAGCGTCGGTAATTGAATCTATCGAGTTGGACATTCAACGCTTAGAGTCACGTAAAGCAAAACTCCAAGTGCTCCAAGACAACGTGTGTCCTAATAAAGGTTTGATCGGTAAAATGATGCAAGACTTCATTAAAACCGTGACTGCTAATATGAACGCAACGATTAGACAAGTCTTCACCACACCTTTATTCGTTTTACCTTGTATTAATAAGAAAGGTGATTTGGATTACAACTTCCCAGTCATTAACTCTATTGATGGTAAACCTTCAAAAGATGTGAGTGATTGTAGTGGCGGTGAGCAAGACATGATTAACTTAGCGTTCCGTATGATTTTGTTACGGTATAAAGCGAAGAATCGTTTTCCTTTGATGTTGGATGAAGTCGGGGTTAAACTCGATGCTTATCACCAACAGCGTTTGTTCGACTATATCCTTAACTTATCTACTTCGGGTGAGGTTAATCAAATCTTAATGGTCTCTCATTTCTTTTCACACACTAGTATGTTTAAAAATGCTAACGTCATTGCATTGAACTCCGAAGGGATTACGGTCCCAACCGACGCTAACCAGAAAGCCGTTTTCAAATAAAATACAAACCTATATTATCAGGGTGTTGTGAGTGAATCGTTACTCTAAGTGCGTTTCTATAGACACCCTAAATTCGATTAAAGGAACCACATTATGAGTCACCATCAACCCCAATCAAAACCACCCGTCATTTTGCGAGGTACTTACGACCCTAACGGGATTATCCAACTGAGTCCTACTGGCACTGAGTTAATTAAGATCGAGTTCACCAAAGTCCATTACCAATGGCAAGCCGCGGTGTACGTGAATTCGATGTGTATCGGTTACGTGACCTTTGGGATGAACAACGAACGTGTAGTGAGTACCTTTGCCCAAGGTTTCGCTGATGATGGTCGAGCAGAAGCGTCCATCCACAACATCGTAGCAGGCATTCATTAAAATACGTGGGGTGATGTAAATCATCCTGCGTCCTTTTTGTTTAGGAGACGACAGCATGACTGAACCAACACTTACCCCTGTTCCTTTATTAGAAACCGGTGGGATGGTTAACCAAGGCAGGGACTGGTTAAAGATAGACCTTAAAATGGGATACGACATCAACAACGATTGTTCTCATGCTGAAGCAAAGTATGCTTACGGTAAAGAGTCTGAGTCCTATTATACCGGCACCCTTACTCGAGCTTTAGAACGTGGGTGGGTATCGAACCGAGATATCCCGGAAACCCCCTACCAGACCATCATCGATGACTTCATCGAACGAGTCACTAGCCCTAACGTGACTATCACGGATATTCCGCAAGAACAAAATGAGACGTTTAAGACGATCTTTAAATCATTAATGACGGAACTGCGTGATCATCAAACCGAAGTCATTAACCAATCTATTCGTTTGGATTTGTACGACTGGGGTTGTCAATCCAAAACCTTAAAAACCTTTAACTAGGAAACCATATGTATCACATCACTTTTGACATGGACGACACGCTAACCGCAACGCATGCGTTCATACGTAATAACCTTGTCCCTACCACCCAAGAAATCGCAGAAGAAATGGAAGAGTGTGATCGCAATGGTCTGGCCTACGTGTTGGCGTCAGAAGCATTGCAAGACGACATCTATAACCAGATCTTAGAACCTGAACGTTTCATGTTAGAGACAGCAGTAGCTACTTGGGTACAAAACCACATCGACGAGTTCCGTGAATTGATTCAAGAACTTAGAGACTTAGGTCACACGTTTAGTATCTGTACACACCGTGGTTGGTCAGATACCGGGTTTAGTAACACCATCAGTTGGTTGCGTGAAAATGACTTGGACTTGTTCAAAAATGTTCATTGTTTGAACTCCGAAGAATACCCTTGTAAACTTGCTTACTTGGAAAAGATCTATGGTAAGCGTTTTGTTATTGTAGACGATAACCCTTACCACGGTGTAAACCGTCAAAAAGAATTGGACTACCACGGGAATGTATTGCAGTGTGTGGGCGAGCATCTGGTGGACAACTACGTTCACTTTACTCGCTTCTCCTCATTTCCAGAATTTAAAGATTTCTTATATGAGAAACTAGGGATGCTTAATGAACCTATTTAAAGTAAGACTCGAAACCCTAGCAAAACAAATCCGTTATCACGCCGGTATTTACTATCGTCAAGATACGTCTGAGATCAGCGACGCGGATTATGATTTGTTAGTTCAAGAGTATAATCAAATCATCAACGACCATCCTGACTTACTTACGCCGGACGTGGATGTGTATCGTGAACAAGCGGTTCCGATTGATGACGAAGAGTCTAAGTTCACCAAAGTGAAACACGACCCGGCGATGTTGTCTTTAGCAAACGTCTTTACCCCAGACCAACATGCGGACTGGGTATCGAAGCTACCGGAAGAAGCCCGAGACGATTTAGTTGATGAGTGGAAATACGATGGGGTCGCCTTACGTCTTGTTTACCTCGGTGGTAAGTTAGATAAAATCTTGACTCGTGGCACTGGGTTGATTGGTGAAGATGTCACAGAAGCGCTACCTTACTACGGGAACATCCCTAGCGAACTAGTTGGTACTTTTGTCGATGAAGACTCTAAAATCATTATTGATGGAGAAGGATTGATAGAACTGTCTATGTACGACCGCATCAATGATGTAGTCCCAATCCCATACATCACACCTCGTCATGCAGCATCAGGGATTACCCGTAACCGTTCGTTAGGTGATGTGGTTAATGGGTCCTTAACTTTCATGGCTCATACGTTCCCAGTAGCGATAGAACACGATTACGACATCACGATGCAAGCGCTACGAGATATCGGGTTTGCTACCGCAGCTGATTACCGAGTGGATGAAGTCGGTGTAGAACGTCCGATTCATATTCCTTTTGCCATTGATGGTATCGTAACTAAAATTAAGACACAGTCTGTCCGTAACAAGTTAGGTTCCACCAACCACCACCCTCGTTGGGCGATTGCTTACAAATTCCCTACACTGAAAGAGTCTAGTAAACTCGAAGACGTGGTGTGGGAAACCGGTCGGACTGGGACAGTGACACCAGTGGCGGAATTCGCTCCAGTCCAAATAGCGGGTGTGACAGTACGTAGAGCGACGTTGCATAACTTCCGTGCTTTCCAACGTTCTAGCGAAGGGTTGCGAGTAGGGAGTGAAATCGTTGTCGGTATGGCGGGAGATATCATCCCTCAGTTCTTCGAAGTCACATCAGTAGGGAAAGGTCGTCAATGTAAGTCACCTAAAGAGTGTCCGAGTTGTGGTGAACCTTTGCATTACGAAGGAACTGATGAAGACCAAGTGTTCTTACGTTGTACTAACCATTCGGGATGTCCGGCACAAACCTTTGGTCGCTTGTTGAACTTCGGTGGGACTCACGGGATGAACATCATGGGTTTAGGTCCTGCTTCCATCAAACGTTTTTCTGACTTAGGTTATTTGAATAACTTTGTTGATTTGTATCGTCTTCGTACGGTATTAGGTCAACAGCCGTTAACCAAGGTCGAAGAGAAACTGTTGGATGCGATTGATGTAAGTCGTGAAACTAACTTAATTCGTTTCATCACGGCTTTGGGGATTAATGGTGTGGCTAAAGGTACAGCTAAAATCTTAGTTGCTGAACTTAGTAACCCTGAGACGCTCTTAGACGACCTGTGTGACACGGAACGCCTCGCATCGATAAAAGACATCGGTTGGGGTATAGCGTTGAACTGTGCGTCTTACGTAAAGACTCATCGTGCATCTTTAGAATCATTAATGAAAGAACTCACTTTTGCTTCTTTGGATATCCCTAAAGACTTACGTCCAGTGTGTGTGACGGGTAATTTCCCTTTCCGTCGTAAAGCACTAGCACATGATTTATTGAGTCATGGAGTGGAGGTCACGGATAAGGTAAACTCTAAAACGGTCGCGTTAGTGTGTGGGGAATACCCAACTAAACACAAAGAAGAAACGGCTAAGGAACTGGATACTCCAGTCATTCATATTTTGACCCACCCAGAACTCACGGTAAGTGAAGTGGTGGAAGTTATTTTGCGCTGTGTATAACAGCGCTTTATTTTTATAAGGATACTTTCTTATGCGTCAAATCTATCTAGTCACGGTTCACGTTGGTGAACTCGATGGTAAAGAAATACTACGTCGTTTAAAAGCTCGTGAAACACCAGCTTATCGCATCCATTCGGTGGACCATAGCTCAGTGACGATTTATTCGATCAGTGACGATGAGAACGCCATTCTACGTGATACTGCGAAGCTCACGGATTCTGAACACACCAACTACGAAGTGTCTAAACTGACCAACTCTCATTTTGTTGTTTGGTTAAAAGACGAAACCGATGGCGACATTCGTTACTCTGATAAAGATCACCAATTAGCCGGCTCTTTGTTTAACCGTTAACCAACCACCTACAGTAAAAAGGAAAGACTATCATGTCTAAGAAAGCAACTAAAGTTAAAGTTCCAGAAGTTAAAGAAGAAACCGTCGTTACGGAAACCGCGGTACCTGTGTCATCTGTTCCTGAAAACGGTCTTAAACTCGCGCACGCTCATGGTGTGGTAGTCCTAGCAGACGGAACCATCCACCGTGTCGATGCTAAAACACAAGACGCTATCACGCTCAAAGACCTAAGACTGAACAATTACCGTATTACCGGGATTTTGTCTGAGATCGATAAAGCCAAAGCAATAGGTTACCCTTACAAAACTGCGGAAACAACCCTAGGTGAAGAGAAACTTTACAAAGTCGTAGACTCTGACGAATATCAAATCTGGATGGATGAAAGTTCAGTTGTTGATTTATCCACTAGTGCGGATGATTGTTGGGGAGGTTTCATTAGTAAAGAACACAAACAGAAAGTCGTCTTATACGCACTTAACTCCAAAGTCGAAGTAGAAAACTTGGATGTGGATACTACGATTGCCTCACCGGAAACAGTAGTGATTAACACGGACTTGAAAACCACTACGTTGGTCAGTTCGGTGATTGGTGGTACATTACACCGTGCTAAGCTAACCGCGCGTAGTGTGAAAAACAGCGTGATGTTACTTAGCCATGGTACTTTGGAAGCCGACCATATCGAGAACTCAGATTTGACGTCGTGTTCCGGTAACATCCGAGGTAGCATCCGTGACTCCGAAATGACACGTTGTTACTTGAACACCACCGGTTATTCTTCTATCTCGGGTTGTCGTTTAGATAACGTGAATATGTCAGCCCGTTCGATCACCCTAGGTAAACACATGGATAAGGGTTATTGGGCTCGTATGCCGATGAAAGATTTCCATTTCTACGACGATGGTGTTGATATGGATATTAGTCGTGCATTCGAAACTGGTAAAACTGGTGCAGGTCTGGGTCGTTTTGAGATTCTGTTCTTCCCTGTACGTAAGAACAACAAAATTGAAATCTTGTTGCAATCGCAACAAAGCAATGACGAGTACACTACTCCGACTACTTACATTGGTCTGGATGAATCGCGTATGAGCATTCGTGAGAAAGTGACTGCGATTTTGTTCCCTAATAAAACCAAGAAACGTGATGAAGATGGTTTACACAATCGTGCTATGCGCAACACTGTGGAGTCATCGATCATTGATGAGGCCGTAGGTGTCCTACACGGTCGTATATCGTTAATTAACCAAGCACGCTTAATGGCGTCTATCTAAAACTTAAAGTCTGTTAGGGAGCCTTCACGGGCTCCCTAATGGATGAGGTAAAGATTATGAATACTGAAATACCAACCACCATCAAAGAACTCACCATCAATGGTGAGACTAAGTCTTACGAAGTTAACATCGTCGGTACCGATAGTGAAACGGTTACTGCCGTAATCGCCATGAGTGCGATGGCAATGTGTGACAATGACCCTTTTGTTCGTCTAGGGATCAACGATTGGGCAGAGACTCGTGATGAAGATCATCCGGTTTATTCTTACGAGTCACCAGACGGTCTGTTAAGCATCGAGTTCGACGATAACATTAATGTGGACCTGCACGTCGATTTAGATAAACCTACGTCTGTATGGCTGTTTAACAGCTCTGTAGAGGGTGCCTTGAAAGTAGAAGGTTACGGCGGGTTGTTTAATTGTGAACTCCAAGGTAAGAAAATCATCATGCGCGATTCTTTGTTGTTTAATCAAAACGATTTACCAGAAGGGAATCTGTTGATTAACACCACTATGATTCATCTCGCTAAATCAAAAGTAACTGCTGTGAAGGAGTAAGTAATCAAATGGCTAATAAGAAAGAACAACCTAAAGATGTAGAGATCACCGTAGTACTGGGTGGTAAAATTCAAGACTTGGTTGGCAAACCCTTCGATGGTAAGAAGGTCAAAGACATTTTGACCCAAGATCAATTGGAGAACATCTCAGGGTTCGTAATTCGTGAAGAGTTAAGCAAACGAACACTTTACGAAGCAACCGCTAAAGATGAAAAAGGTCGTGAACTGAAGGTGATCTTTACGGAAGGGGACCATGTCGTCAAAATCGAAGAGTTGATGTCTATGAGTACGCCAGCTGCGACGTTGTTCTTGGTAGGGCGTACTAAAGTCCACGCTCGTAGTATAAATGGTTACGCAGTGGTATGGGATTCTGAAGTCGAAACCCAAATCATTTCGCGATCCACGTTCGTACAGTCAAATGTGGAAGCCTTTAGTGTAAGATGTTCTTCGTTGCGAGAAGTCCGTTTAGAAACAGGTAGAGGCAGTGTCGTCATCAAATCTAACCTCATGGATTCTGAAATCAAAGCTGGTCAACAATGTCATATTGCTAATTCAACGGTGAATGAATGTTATTTGACGGTGGTCGACACCATACGCTTGCGCAACACTCATATGAAGTCAGTGGAAGTAGATGCTAATGGCCTGTCTATCAATATGTCTGGGGATGTTAAGAGTTTCACAGAGTTCTCTATGAACGTCCCGGGTGACATTGACGTATTCCATCCGATGTGTCGTATGAGTATGATGGGTGAGTGGTACAACCCATTCGGTATCACGCTCATCACGGGGTCTAAAGAGGGTGCGGTCGGTTATTGGTTAGGTAAGGTGGCTTCATTTAAAGAAGCAGTGTTCCTGAAGCCTGAGCAGCTTAATCAAGATACCCTGTACACCATTCTAGAAGAAATGTTGGCCGAGTACGAAAACCAAGACCTCGATGAGTTTACGTTATCAGTGGTGAGTCACTACGCTGATGCGATCTCTGGTCGTGATGAAATCATCACTATGGCTCGTGCCGCTAATCGCATCCTAGGTTAATCATAAACTAACCCTACCTCCCGTTAAGGAGGTAGGGTTATTATGGTTGATTATTTTTTTACTGGACACGCTATTATTTTGGGGGAGGGGGTCAAAGCTCAAATCCGTAGGATAATTTAAGATAATTATAAGAAAGATAAATAAATATAAATCTATATTATCAGAGTGTAATGTCCAACACTTATTTAACCTTAATAGAGGAAATTATTATGAAGAACAAATATGCCAAAGACCTAGGCAAAGATATCGAAGCTTACATACAAGCCCATCCTGAGGCCAACCGCATTTCTCAGATATGTGAACACTTTGGTATTGGTCGTATGGTCTTTGCTCAAGCCATCAAAACCTTCACCCATTTGACCGGTAAAGAGTTTATCAACGTTCAACGTAGGAAAGCCGTGATCGAACATCTTAAGAAAAAGAATGCAACGGTAGAGTCAGTAGCCGAAGTCATTGGGATGAAATGTTTGTTCAGCACACAATCTGTCATACGTAAATGGTTTGGTCAACCTTTAGGTCACTTAGTTCATCTGGCTAATATCAACCGCCTAGATAAATTCTTAAAGTGTGAACATCAAGTTTATCGTCAATTCCTAGCGGAAGAAATGATGGACTACATTGATAACCATAATGGGAAGGTTAACATCAATTCTGATCTTACTGGAGAGTTCCAGATGGGACAAACCATGATCAATACGATATGGCGAGAATACAGTCCTGATGAGACGTTGGTGTTGTATATCCGTATGACTAAAGCGCAATACGTTCGTAACTCATTCCTTAAAGAACAATGTACCATGGAAGAACTCCTTAAACGCACTGGGTTTAATCGTACGTTCATCGAGGCGCTCCATAAAGAGCTCTACGGTATCACGTTAGGAGCGTGGGTGAAAAAGAACTACAAACATCCACAAATCCGTAATCCTGATGGCAAGGGATTTACGTTGGTTCCGGCAGACACCTTAGATCGCATAACTTCAGCGATTAAGGATGAGCACACTTCGTTACAAGAAGTCAGTGACGCGGTAGGGTATTCCATTTACATCGTGTTACGTATTGTTCAGTTTTACACGGATAAGAACTTCGCCCAGTATCGTAAAGAGGTCATCGAAAAGAAACTTCATTTGAATAAAACTGAGACGTACTATGTATGAACATAACTACAAGGAAATATTATCATGTTGATAATCAATACCGATGGTTCATGCATCGGAAAATCAGGTCCCGGACCTTCGGGTTACGGAATCGTAGTCCGTGACGGGGATGTCACCGTAGAACTGTCTGATGGTTACGCTTGGTCTACCAATAACCGTATGGAGCTCTTAGCACCTATCATCGCCTTAGAAGGGCTTACAGAGCCTCGTAAGGTGAGTGTTACCACTGACTCCCAATACGTTAAGCAAGGGATCGAACAATGGGTGCACGGTTGGTTACGTCGAGGATGGAAACGAGCCGATGGTGGTCCGGTTAAGAACGAGGATTTGTGGCGTCGTCTTTATGACATGACTCGTTATCATAATGTGAAATGGCATTGGGTAAAAGGTCACTCTGGTGATCCTGATAACGAACGTTGTGATACCATGGCGCAAGAAGCCGCTCGTGCTAACCCGACCAAAATCGACCACGGGTATTATACCTACAACGAAAACCTACCTAAGTATGAATCGAAAGGTCATCAATGGTGGAAGTACAAAAAACGTTAAGGACACGTCATGGCTCCTATATCGAACCAGACCATTAAGAAAATCTTAAAGAAAGTGAAGTCAGGTGGAACCATCAGCTGTAATGAAGAAGATGCCGTTTATCGTCATCCTTCGGTCGGCACTACCGTACGATGTAATTTACTCACACGCCCTAACTACAGTCCGTATTGCGGGAACTTTGGGGAGTGTGAGTCATTACCTAGGACGAGTTATGATGGTGGGCAGTTTGTTTGTGGTGACTGCGGATGGCGTAGTCAATTCCCCGACGACTTCATGAAACTTTACCGCCTAGTAAGGAAATAACTCATGGCTAAGAAATTGATCAGCGATATTCATATCGCGTTGTCTAAGGAAAGTGACTTAGATGATTTGGTGAACGCATTTAAGTCTAACTTAACTGAACGTCGTTCACCAACCATCAATCATAACTATTTGAACCACCATCCATTCTATCCGGGCATTTGGCATAAATTCAATGGTCGCGCTTACACACTCCCTTATTACCTTCGTTTGAAAGACGGTACAGTGTTAGGTGGCGAACAAACAGAGTGTGGACTACATACCCGTTGGGACGGTCATCGTTTTAATGTTATCAGTAACACCGAACCTGATAGTACCCACGACCACCACATCACGGTAGCTCCTGAATCAGTGGACCACATTTACATCCCGACTAAAGAAGAACTCAGTTTCTGCCACAGCGCACAATTGATGTTGGACGCCCACCAAGACCCAGACTGGTTAGAAAAAGTTTATGGTGACCTCCTACCAGAAATCGGGATTGGTGACCACGGGGATTTACTTTATTTAAAACCTAGGGAAAATGTGCAATGAAAATTAATTTGGACCCTATTGTTACTGAACCTAAAGGTTACGTTTCAGTAGATTTAGCGTTTCACCAGTGTGAGCGCATTCGTGATATCTTAATCGAACAAGACATCACTCCTATCGACGATGGTAAGTTCCATTGCACGATCGCTTACGACAAAGATTTAGGTCACGTTACGTTAGAACAAGAGATCGACCCGACTAGAGTCTACGAAGGCGAAGTCGTTAGCATCGAACTTATGGGACCGGTTAAAGACGGTAAGCAGTCCGCTTTAGCATTTGTTATGCGCAGTGACCAGCTTAAAGAAGAACACGAGTGTTGGTTAGCTGCTGGCTATGATCATAAGTGGGATGACTACGTCGCACACATGTCTGTGGCTTACGACATTGATGTAGAAGAAGGCGAACGTATGAAAGAGATCCTAAAACCTTTCATCGGTGAAACGTTCTATTTTGATAATTTGTCAGCCGCTCCGGTTAAGTAGTATTTGTACCCGTCTTCTTAGGCGGGTTTATTTTTTTAGTTGGTATTTATTATGTCTAGAAGAAACAGCACCACGGTCAGTCACACCTTACAAGCTCGTCGTCAGAAAAAGCGTAATCAACGAACGATTGCTTTAGTGGTATCTAAGATCCGTGATCAACTTTATTTTTCAGGGTCTCACTATCACCAAATGGATGGGAAACATTGGACACCTTATCTTAAGATGTTGAGTAGACCAGAAGATCGTAACACCGCCATCACCGTGGCGATCGATATCTTGATGGAAACTACCGATTGGCAGTTATTGCACTTCATAGCCGTTGATACCGGTGATGCTGTGGAGTTGTTTTCTTTCAACAACATCTTACGTCGGGTTACTTACTTAAGTGCACCTAAGACGGTAATGGACCTGATCGATGGGACGTTGGATATGATGAAACAACAAATCGACGAGGAACAGATAGTAGAAGGGACTAAACTCAACAAACACATGTCTATCGTGGGATTTGCTTATTACTTATTTAACTCCACGACCTATGATGTGAAAGGTTCCGAAGACACGATCGCTGATACCTTAGTAAACGATGGTACCTTCGAGCATCCTTTCAACCCTGACGAGTATCAACGTTTGAAACCGTCAGACTTCTCAGAATTCTTTACTCGTCAACAACAAACTAATTAGAGGTTCTCATGAACAGTTACATCCATAAACTTAAAGCCGTGATTAACCCACACCTACCAATAAACGGTCAAACTATCGTACCGGGGTTTCATCATCAGTTCTTACTTGCCGAAGAAAGTATCTTACCGCAATGGTCTAAAGTGTTGAAACAAGACGGGGTAATCAAAGCGGTAGCGGAGTTCAACTGGTTAACCGATGCTAAAGCAGATGTGGACACCCTGCACTCAATGGGATGTCATCATCGTGATGAGTTTATAGAAACTGAGAACGTGGTGGTTAAACAAACCCTAGACACAGATGGTAAGTTGAACGTAGCGGCTGAGCGTTTCCGTGAAGCGGGTCTAGAAATCGAGTCTATCGAAGATCTACAACAAGCCTTTATCAACAACGGTATGATGACAAAACACCTTACCATGGAAGCGTGTATAGAAGAAATGGGAATCGAAGATGAAGTTGAACATGTACTTATCGCGAAAGGTGAAACTGGACCTAACCACGGTGTCGCGTTCAGTCGTCCTGCTACTAACGGGTTACTGTTGTTCCAAGACCCGGAGCTGATCCCATCTAAAACGAATACCTTAGAAGAAAACCTAGAGATGGGGCGTCTGAAATACACTCCGAAACAGATCATGATGTCTTTCATTAAGTTTCCTATTCCGTTCCGTAAACGTTTAGAATATTTCTTGAACGTATTCGAAGGTGACTTCGGTCCCGCTAAAGACGTGGTAAAACTCTTAGTGGAAGGTAAAGAGTACGGGGACATCCCAGACATCAATTATTTCTTCGATTACACCATGTATCAAAACATGGACCACGAAGGCTGCATTACTTTAATCCTAGACGCGATTGATTGCCCTAAACATTATTTGACTGCACGTTTGCACATGGCGAATCTGTTCCCTATCACGGAATACGCTCATGAGGTGCTCCCGTACGCTATTTACGGTCAGTTCGTAGCTACCCGCATGGGTGCGTTATACCACAGCTTCGTGTTAACGGTAGACGGTCTGGTGGTCGATGAAGAAGAACAACGTCTGGTTAATGAAGCGTGTGATACCGAAGACCTTAGTGCTAAGGTACCATCCATGTCCTTCAATCCAGATTTCCGTCCTGGGGAAACTCGTCTTTCACTCGACGACCTTAACATCCGTGATTACATTGGTAACTAAATTTATTCAAACCTATATTACTCGGGTGTAACAATCCCGAGTAAATAACTCATCTAACTTTTATATAAGGAATCTTTCCATGTACGTAAATTACAAAGAAACACAAACACTAAAAGATGAAACGGTTCGCGAAGTATGTGGTGCTGTAAAATCCACTATGGGTCCGGATGGTAACATCGTAGTTTGTGATAAGTCGGGTAGACCACATCCTACTAAAGATGGGGTGACGGTGGCGAAAGCAATGCGCTTCGATGACCCTACTAAAGATCTCATCTCAACAATGATCGCAGAATGTTGTTTGCGCACAGACCGAGTATGTGGTGACGGTACGACAACAACAGCTTTTCTGTTGAACGAGTTTTACACACGTTTCAAACACCAAATCAGTTTCCGTACCAAGAAACTACTTCGTCAGTACACCGATGAAGTATTAGAGGTACTGAAGATGATGTCTACTGAAGTGGATATTGATTCTACCTTATTGGCGGATGTGTTGCTGACCACGAGTAACAACGACGAAGTGATCGTGAACAAAATTCTGGAAGTGTACCGTGAAAACCCACACCTGCCAGATTTAGAGTTCCGTGATTCTGGTGATGATCAAGATCAAGTTCAATACCGTAACGGTTGTACTTGGCCGGGTGGGTTTAACTCTCCGGATATGTCTGATCTAGGAACTGGTCTAACCGAACAGTTCCATGGACGTGGGGATTACCGACCAATACTGGTAGCGGACAAAATCCGTGGATTGGATTCTAAAGAAGAAGTCTTGAAATTCGTAGAACTTACCCAAGACTTCGTAAAAGCTGGTGGGACTTACTTGATCATTTGTCGTGGTGCGGATGAGTTAACAGAAGCAGCGATTAAGCAAATGAACTCTACGGTAGGTCGTAAAGCATTTAAGATCATTAAGATCAACGCAGCGGGTTCTTCAGGCATCTCTCTAGTAAACGACATCGCGTTGGTACTAGGTACTGAAATGATGACGGAGCTGATGTCTAATGAAAACGTTTATAAAGACGATCGTCAGTTCCCAATGGTTTCAGTCAACATCACACAGTTCTCAGTTCATGGTGTTCTGGGAGAGCACCAGATGAATCTGGATCGTGCTATTGATGCGGTTAAGAAACAAATTGCGGAATTGGATGTTGAACAACGTAACTCTGCTTTAGGTAAGATCATTAATTCTCGCTTGAACATCCTATCGGGTGGTAGCGTGACGATCTACGTAGGTGGTGTAACGGAGTCCGACATCAAAGAGCGTCGTGACCGTTTTGAAGACGTTGGTCGTGTATGTCGTTCAGCGTTGTCTAATGGTGTACTGCAAGGTTGTGGTTACTCACTGGCGCAAGTTGCTAAAGTGTTAGAAACTAAATACCCTGAGTGTGACATCGCGGATACTTACGCGTCGGTATTACGTCAACAAACTGTTTACTTAATGCAGAAAGATTTCGACGACATCAAAGAGTACGTTAACTTAGCGACAGGTGAAGTGGGAGCTACTCCGGGTGAAATCAACGTGTGGGATGCGGCATTGGCTACCTGTACAGCATTGGAAGCCGCGGTATCGATGGCGATCACTTTGATGGACACGGATTCCATTATCATGAACTCACGTTTGAGCGAAGTACATATCTAACTAAGTACAGTGGACTCCTACGGGAGTCCACATACTTTAGTCTTTATTTTTTTAAGGTAAACTATGTTTAAGAAATTTTATCTTTGGTTGCGTGAAAAAGTAGCGGGTAAAGAACTCCGTGAACTTCGTGCAATTAAAATGCGGTTGCATGAACTCGAACATTGGTGTTCTTACGACCCGGCCATCGTTGCCTCTGCACGTTGGGTACAAGACCCTTCTAAACGCACTAAAGTAGGTGGGGACTTATGTACATCGATCGCTTCTTTTCGTACCCACTTGAAACGGACTTATACTAAAACCAGAGTGTTAGAGGAGGTGGATTATGAAGAAGGCGTTCGCTAAAGTCGGATTAAGTAATACCTTCGATGTTCTTAATGACGACAAAGAACTTAAACGAATCATCATTCTGTGTGGAGTCGGTGGTTTAGCGCATCTGTTCGGATGGCTTTGGTTACAAGGCACTATCGGCTTCGGTTTACTTTATCTTTTATTGATGGCTTCGGTTGGGGATATGTATCAACATTATTACCGATCAAAGAACCGTCTTTGGTTAAATAACGGAAGTCTACTGGTTAGCTTTACCCTAGGTTGGGTGTTATGGTTAATCGTAGGAGGGATGATATGATTACAGACTTAGAAGGTAACCCCTGTAACTGGTTACGTTGGACGCTCGTGAGTTGTCTATTGATTATCTCGATACTTTTCCAGCAATGGGAAATCAGTGCAGGTATCCTAGCAACGTACTGGTGTTATTTTTGTTTAAGTAAAACTACGACACCAGACGAAATTCGATTAGACCTCAGTGAAGATGTCTTTATCACGTTGAACACTACTGGGATATCAGCCGGTGTCGGGTTGATCGTTACATTCATATTACACTTAGCAGGACTATAATGAGTAAGATCTATTTTTACACCAGTGCGATGAATTCTGGGAAAACGACTACCGCCATTCAAACTGCGTTCAACTACAAAGAACGCGGAATGTACCCTTACGTCCTTAAACCGGTCGTGGACACTCGTGACGGTTGTCCTCGTACTTTATCCAGCCGCAGTGGAGCTAAATGGGATAACTGTATTCCTTTCCCTAAAGAAGGGCTTGGTGAACTCGAACTTTGGCTACGTAATCCTGAACAATCTCCAGACGTGATCATCATTGACGAAGTTCAATTCATTAGTGTGGAGCAAATCGAGATGTTAAGTTTGATTTGTGCGGAACGTAATATCCCATTGTTATGTTACGGTTTACGTAATAACTTCCAAGGTGGTGGGTTCCCTGCTTCTGATTGGTTACTCCGTCATGCGTCGTCTATTAACATTGTAAAGGGTATGTGTTGGTGTGGTAAAAACGCGACCCATAACCTCATGGTGATTGACGGTAAACCGCATTATGGTAATCCCGGGGAATCGGCGGTGTCGGTAGGTGGGAACGAAACGTATCACGCGGTTTGTCTCACTCATTTCCGTAGCGGTGAGTTTGCTCGCAAATAAGCGATTTTATTAGGGCGAGGGCTCTCCTCCCCTAATTAACTTTAGGAACGTATTATGAAACATATCAGACAGGTGCTGCTGGATAAAACCGGTAGTCACCGTATTGGTTATGCGATGTCCACCTCAGATCTCACGGCAGTGAATCTAGCCAAAGCGCGTTTTGAGGGATTGGACTACAACGAAACGACGTTCGGTGAGATCAAAGAGTCTTGGCCGAACACGAAGCGTTACGAGTGTGAAATCGAACTCACTGGCAGAGATGGATTTAAGTTCAAACAAGTTTGGTGTCCTGCTGATGTCAAAGCAGTGTTGAAAGACAAGGCGTCTTACCAACTACCGAACATGGATGAACTAAACATGGTGGTTCGTCCCGGTCTTTATTTCGTAACCGATGTTGCGGAACTTTGGGTCGTCGCACTGAGCGCAGACACCGTAGAAGAAATCAAAGCTCACTTAGGTTATATCTTTGAACAAAACGATCTAGTGATCGAAGACAACACACTTTCGTTTTCTTCTGAAATCGTGGAAGGTTCATTGCCGATGATAAAACTGGTTGCGGATGAACACGGTAAAGTGTCTGACGGCTCCCATATTCGATTCTACGCCCAAGGTACACCCGTAGTGAACCCACACGACCAACCTATCCGTATCACGGTAGAACACTCTGGTCAAGAAACACTGGTCTCTAAAGACGTTAAAGTTACGTTCAAAGAAGGGCCGCTTAAAGATCAAGTTTTCCAAGGTACACTTGGTAACGACAACTTGTTTACATTCGAAGTTGAATTGGATTACGACTCCCTGAATAAAACGAGTTCAGCGTTGATCCAAGTTGGTTTGACTCATGATGAGTACGACGACTTCGGTGCGGCGGAAATCAAACCGGAATCATGGGAAATCACTTTAGACGGTGATGTTTCACAAACCCAGACTATCCATGTCCGTGCCGCTGACCCAGATGTCTTTACTGGTAATGTTCAATCCAGTGTTGATCCAGAAATCAAACCTTGGGGTACTTCTGATAAACCTACTGGGGTTTTCTTTAGTGATGATGGTGAACGTGTTGGGGACGTACTGGAAAACGGTAGTTGGGAATGTGATATCGGTCAAAACGTGATGTCACCTAACGAGAACCGTACTGTTGTGGTTCGCCCTAACCCAGTTACCGACGACCTAACGATCCAAGTGGTATCACACGGTCCAGTGTCTGTTGAAGAAGTCACCATCGAAACCCAACAACCAGACGTTGACATTGATCTAAACCAATCTTTGTCCACGGTAATCAGTGCTAAAGTAGAGAACCAAAATTTCCCTTACGAATGGCCTGACGGTTTTAAAGTAGTGTTGCGTGACATTAACGACGACAGCACACGTCAATCACAAACCCCGGATGAATACGGTAATGTCGAGTTCACGGTTAACTTTGACGAGAACACCCCAACGAAGACCACAACGTATCGTCTAGTATGTGGTAACGACTTCCAAGACTTCACCTTTAATATCACAGGTAAAGTTCCTCCAGCGCAACCTAGTGACATCGTAGTGGATGAAGCCGAAGGCGATGTCGTTAATGCTTGGATCGGTGAGACCAACACTTACCACGGTCATTTATCGCAAGCGGCAATTGATGCAGGTGCGACTCGTCCTGTGATCACCTTTGATGGTGTAGAACAACCAAACGACAGTGCGGACGATCATACGTTTGAATTCGTGATTGATGGTACTCATCCTGATCAAATCGTTATCGATTGTGGCGTAACCCAACGTACACTTACTGTGGGTAGCAAAGAAGTTAAACTGGAGTTCACTAACGTTAGCTTCCCAGAAACCGCTGACCAAAACGTTGCCTTTACTGTAACAGGTAAAATCGTTTACACTGGTCCAGACGATCATGTTTACGAAGACGTAAGCGTAACTGACGGTAATGGCGTCGAACTAGGTAAAGGTACCCCAACTGGGACTGACCACAGTTTCTCTATTCAAGCGACCGCGACCAAAGGTGGTGCTAACGCACTTTACCTAGAAACCGAATCAGTGAAAGCAGGTCCTTACACGGTCATCGTGCGTGAAACACCTAAAGTAACTACCGTCACGGCTACCGCGGATAAAGCCTCTGCAGAGACCGACACTAATGTGGTTATCACTGGTACGGTGAAAGACCAAACTGGTAAAGTGATGGCTGGTGAAAACCTATCGTTAATGTTAGCAGGTGAAGTCGTAGAAACGAAGGCGTCTAATGCGAGTGGTAAAGTTACCTTTACCGTAACGAGCGCAGATGCCGGTAAACTGGACTACACGGTTAAAGCCGGTGCCGTAACGAGTGCTGTAGTTAGTGTAACTTGGACTTTACCCGCACCTAAATATACCAAGATTGAAGTAGTGTCTGGAGCAACCACTGGTGAAACCGGTACCGAAGTTCTTATTAAAGTCGTGACTAAAGATCAGTACGGTAACCCGATGGCTAACCAAACTATCGTTTGGAACAATGGAGGTATTCCGTTCCCGGTCACACACTCCGATGCGAATGGTGAGTTAACGGTTCGCCCGACGTCTGAAACCGAAGGTAAAGTGACTTACACCTTCGCTGGTGACTCGGGTGTGACAAAAGCAGTCCACGAGATAACTTGGACTGCACCTGCTCCAGTATTCAGTGATTTGGTAATCACTCACGGTGATTTGGAAGTAGAAGCTGGACAAGACGTTGCATTTACTGTTAAGACGGTAGACCAATACGGTGAACCTATGGCTGACCAAGAGGTTATCTACTACGACGGTAAATTAACTTACCCTGCTCGTCGTTCTGACCCTAACGGTATCGTTAGCTACACGTTCAACGAAGCAGAAGCTAAGTCTATTACTTACGCCTTCATCGGCGGAGGTGCTCGTAAAGAGTACACCGTGACTTGGACAGCGGTAGTAGCGGACCCAGTTTACACTGCCTTAACTATTGTATCTGGTCCAACCGAAGGCACCGTAGGTACACCAGTGGAAGTAGTCGTGAGCACGGTTGATCAAAATGGTGATCCAATGCCTAACCAAACTATTGTTTGGGACGACGGTGGCATCCCATTCCCTGTGACGTCAAGTGGGGCAGACGGCACTAAGACTTTCCAATTAAGTCGTGATGCCGCTGAATCGGTGACTTACGAGTTTGCAGGTGGTAACTCTGAAGTAATGAGTGTGACTCACACTATCAACTGGACTGCATAATAAAAGGGGTAAGTCTCCCCTATATTTTTACAAGTCTATATTACTAAGGTGTAAGAGTTCACATTTTTACACAAGGAGATACAATGTCTAAAACTCTTAAAAGTTATTGTCATGATTTCCAAGCTTTACTTAAAGATATCGTGTCATTAAGTGCAATTACCGGTACCATCAAAGAGTTTGATTCGTATCGTGAACGTCGTGTGCTCGCTACCGATGAAGAATCGTTCGTGTTCCTACAAGAACCGAACAAAGCTTCTTTGGTGATCAGTACACGTGATGGTAAAACTCATGAGATCGTATTAAATGATAACGGTCGAGTTCCTAAAGTAAAGGTGTTGGGTAAATTGACACTTTTATTTAAAGACTATCCTGAGTTCTTCCATCTCATCATGGAACGTTTAGAACCAACACGCACAGCAATTCGTATTATTTGTACTGAGTTTATTCGCAAATACGACGAACCTAGTGTGGGTTATCTGGACGACACCTTAGGTCATCCCGCTAAAGTAGTGGAAGATTACTTAACGACTTACAGTGGTCTCTACCTTACGTTTTTCGTTAACTACTTAGTGAGTAACGAAGTAGCAGCACGCTTCGAACTAGGAATAGATCAAAGCGCGTTACTGGGTAAGAGTATTACGGATACGGGTACTCGTCACTACCGAGAAACAAAGTTGTATCTCACTCGTGGAATGACAGAAGATCACTACATCGTTATTGATCACGAAACACTGGTGAATACCAGTAACGCGATCATGCACGATACCCATGATGAAACATGGTGGTACGATCAACGTGTAGATACCGCACAATTCTTATTCAACTAAACTATACCTAGAGCACGATGAGTGCTCTAGGTATATTATTTTATCCAACTATTTAACTAGGAGTTATTATGGAACTTTTATCTAAGACTATCTCGGAATGTCAACGCAAACTGGATTTAAAATTAAAACCATTTACTGTTTATTTACATCCGTTGTCTTTCCTTACCTTAAATGAAGACCACACTTGGACCCTCAACATCCGTGATCATGGTAAGACCGAACAGATCCAACAAGACACCATCGAGTACCCTTTAGATACCGAAGCCTTTGAACTTTACGAAGGTACTATGATGGATCGCATGGCGGCCACTTACGCTCATGTTCAATCGTTGGGTGAATGGGTACCTGAAGCTAACCCGATTTGGGCTAACAGTTACTTGGACTTCGTAATCACGTTAGAACAATGGTTAAGTTCTAAATGTGTGGAAACAGAGCCTGTCCACAAATTCATCTTAACTTATGGTGCTGGGGACTTCATCTACTTTCACGTGAGCCGTATTGGTCGTGGAGAATACCAAATCGTTTTAAACGTAACTGGTCAAGATCCAATCACGGTTAAGTACACTAACCGTAACGGGATGCAACATAACACGCTTTTAGTCTCATGGTTCCGTGACAACGAATCCTTAGGTACGAAGATGGTTCTAAAACTTCGTGAGGATCTCTCTTCGGTCTATAAAGAGGATATCCTAGCCTACCCTACACCTAAAGCCTTAGAAGCCCTGATAGAGTGTTTGGTGTCCGGTCCTACCGATTACCTCAACACTTACGGTCACCTACCGGCACCTAACACGACAGTAAGTAAATCTAATGAGACTTATCGTGTTACCATCGAACGTCCTGACATGGATTTAGTGGTGGCGGTTAAGCGATACGAAGAAGATCTTTGGGTGTACAACATCCACACCAAAACTTTAAGTGGTCCTAAGGTTGATTTACTACCAAGTGATTACTTATTGATCCAGTTTGCGACTCACAAATGTTTTGGCCACTATCTAAAACATGTATCAGCAGAACCGGGTCAATCGGGTGTGTACTCTAAACGTTTCAACACATTAATGGGAGTGGACTAATGGAAAACGAGTTAAAGGCGTTTCTAGACAGTTGTGTTATGTTTGGGGAGCGACCTACCGGTAAATACATCCATGTGGGTGACCACGAGGTGTTGATCATTATCCGACACGTAGGTCAAGGAGAAGACCAATTACCTGTGGTGGAGTACGAGGAGCTTCCTGAGCACCTATCCAAGATACACGCTGACTTGTTAAATTATTTTGACACTGGTATCGTGTTGAATGGGTCTGAGTTGATCCCGGAATCCAGCCCGTTTCAATACATGTGGGTGGTGGAAGACTACATCGTAGGACTTTCCGTAACTCCATTAAATAAAGAATAAATTTTCACGGTGTGTGCCGATTTTATTGATCAAAAAACTCCACTTCTCTCAAGCAGAAAATCAATAAAAATCAGTAAGGTACACACTATGAAAACTTCTTTAGTAGAATCAATCCGCGGTCTTGTTGGTAAACGTAACCCGGAGGTGTTAGAAGGTGACTTTGATGTTGACCTAGACACGATCCAGCAAAATGTCGATTACCCGGACCGCTTCACTGCTGAAGGCTTTTTAAACGGCGTCCGTATTCCGTTGGCTTGGAAACGCGTAAGTTTTACGAATGCATTAGACTCGGTGAGCGAAGGTACTATCAGTCGAGACGATGCTGACCAAGAAGGTGTCTACTACGATGGTAAGATCATGCATCATTACCTTGCAGTAAAACCGAATCATGGTTTGGATGACGTTAACCGACTCTTAGGTACGAATTTTACCGACGAGCAATTGCTCTACAGACCAGAACGCATGGAAGCACGTTGGGTGTTGAACCACCCTTGCTACTATGGACGTATTTTTATTCAAGTATTGCTCCCTAAAGCGAGCTAAGTATGTAAGGTTGTATGACCATGAAACAAGAACAGATTTTTAATAAAGTAATCTCTGATTTTTCAGCAGGTGTGTTGGGTTTCCGTAATAACGATCGTGCTCGACGTTTGAACAACCTAGCCAACCACCTTAAGTCTGCGCGTTATAATCTAAAGAACCAAATTCAACCGATGGCGGGTGGTCAGTCACTGTCGGTGAGTAATTACATTGAACTGGAAATTAACTTACACGAATTTAAAAGCAGTTTGTGCAGTAAGTTAACTTTAGGTCAAGGTAATCAAGAACGTGAAATGCCAATCAGACTTCCTTTAACTGATGTGATTCGAGAAGATTATTTCCGTCATTTGTGTATCGAAGCTTATCGTTTGGCAAAACAAGAAGAAGAACGTTACTTTACCGGAGATGAGTTACATGAACGTTTCGTAGAAGAACTTCATAAACAACTCCCACCGGGAACAAAAATCGGGGTAAGTGGTGCTATCTATTTCCCTCACACACCGAAAGCTTCATTCATCCTAAAAATCACTGATCTAGGAAAATAAGATATGAACATCGTATTTGATCCTGCTAAAAGCCGTGACACTACGGTTTATGAGCGTGGTCAATACTGGTGCCGAGTATCTAATGAGAACGGTAAATTAGTAGGTGTCGTTGGTTCCTCTGGAAAGGGGAACCAACTTATTAAAGCTATTCCATTTGAAATATCTCGACCTGTCAGTAAAGACCAGCTTATTTCTATCTATTACGAATGGTTGACTAACGTAAAGTGTTATGAGCGCCATAGTCATCGGTCTTACCAATTCGTTATAACCGCCCTCAAAGCGCTTCTAAGCGATCATAAACAGAAAGTCTGGGATTTACCTTACCGTAAGCGTATCGCGTCTCTGATACTGCGTGACGGTCGTTACGTAGTAATTCGTGTCAAAGGTAACAAACCCATTATTAAACTCACCCAATTTTGGCAACCGAAGCTGCTAGAACAAAGCTTATTCCCGGTCGCCTTATAACTCATAAAAGGATTATTCCATGTCAGACAAAATTCTAAATCCAGTTGAACCTTTCGTTGGTCGTATGTTCTCATTACAAACGATGACGGAATCTTCCATCCGATCCCATTACGATGGACTACGTGTTCACCTCACTATCGAGATGAACGACGGTAACGAATCTCGTACCATTCGTCGTCACTATGCTCGTAAGTTCCTAGATCAATTCGCAGGTTATGAAAACTGGAATGAGTCTAACTTAACGCAAATCGCATTAGGCATCTTTATCTTAGATCCTAAAGGTCTTTACCAATTAACTCGTGCGCCTCGTGTTTGTATCTCTACGTTAGTGGACGTCTATCGTAAAGACTTTGTTGTCAGTGGTTCGTTGTTCTTCACTAAGTTAGATTTTAACGAAGATGGTCTAACCGTAACCAGTCAACGTGATCCAGAATTAACCTTCACCACACGTGGTATCAAAGAAGTGACCACTACTGCTTTCAAGCCGATCATGGATCTAGGTGCAGGTTTCACCCGAAAATAACATAACTACCCCTCCCTTTGCGGGGAGGGGTAGTTATTACGCTTTTTATTTTTTAGAACATATCCATAATAGCGTTGACGGTTTCTCCGTAACCACTAGGTAATGAGTGTTCGTCCCACAAACTAAACTCATCATCGAACAGATCTTCCATACCTGCAACCCCTACCAGTGTGACGTCCTCACCGTGTTGCACTGCCATGATCTCAGCAACTTGTTGTTTAGACCACGACATGATGTCGATGTTACGGCTGGTGACGTTTTCTCGTCCTTGAGTGTCGAGCTCAAAGATATAAGCAAACGTTGGTGCGGTTTGTCCTTGACGGTGAACACGAGCGATGGTTTGTGTTAAGATGTAATCACGCCATGGTGCGTTCATACATAACACTTGGTTAGCCATCAACAACGGATAACCGGTGGACAATGATTTGAACGTAGTCACTAACGGGTTCTTAGATTCACGTTCATCGAACTCTTTTACGAGCTTATCACGTTCATTGGTATTATCACCGTGAACAAAGATCGTATCGTAACCTTGTTTGGTTAAGTAGTCGTCACATTCATAGACTACGTCGATGTGGTCAGTAAAGATCAACGTTTTCTTCTCTACGTGATCGATGTACTTAGGAAGGTCCGCGTATTCCACTAATCCCTTAACAGCTTCTATACGAGCTTTACCTAGCACGTTACCTAACGCTTCCCCTTGGATTTTTAACCCAACGTACTTAACGATAGACTTGGCGTTACGGAAATGTTTGCGTTCTTTAGGTGGCATCCATTCTTCGATATCCAGTTCTATTTCTTTAGCGCGTTTAGATAACTCCGCATCCGTGAAGTTGTTGTAACCATCTTTACGGAACTTATTAACAATACGTAAATACTCATCAAGTTCATTTAGTGATTGTTGATCATTACGTGCTGTGCAGTGTTTACGGTAGTCATCGATGATCTGGTTAAAGTAACCGACGTACTTATCCATGTTTTTGTTATAGTACGAATAACGATCTTGAATGTAAGTGCGCATCTGGTTACGAACTGAGTCTAAGGTAAAGTGTTCCGCATGAGGGACTTTAACTTTAACTCGTTCGGCCTCAGGGGCATCCCCTAATCCACTCAATACCGAGATGGTATATTTTTCTGCACCAATACGGTGAGCGAGCAATTGGTTCAGTTTGTCACGAGAACGTCCGTAACCGTCTAGGAAGGCTTTTCTAACATTACCCTTGAAGAAGTTATCGATTAAACAGAACACGGCGTAGGATTCTTTACCGAGGCCTTTAATCGGTGTCCCTGACATGGGTAATGTATCAGTGAAACCTAACGTCTCATTAAACTCGATGAGTTTCTTAGTACGTTTAGAGTTCGGATCGTTGAAGTTGTGACATTCATCGATGATCATTTTAAACGCAGGGTTACCACGGTTCCATTGTTCAATTTGACGAAGGTATTTCTCACACAACGGGTTCAACATGAAATCGTAATGGAAAAAGTAATATTCATCATCTTTTGACGGTGGACGATCCATTTTGGTAGTCCAATACTTCGGTGGGGTATGCCATACTTCGTGCTTGATGTTGTTAGACATATGGTTAGCCCAAACTTCATCAATGACGTTCAGTGGTACAAAACCAACGGTCTTACCTTTCGGTAATGACTCAGACCACATCAGAGACAAACTGGTATTGTGAGTCACGATGTAATCATCGGTGATGTACAGGTGTTCTTCGTGATCCACCATGATGCATTGAGTTTGTTCTTGCGCAACCGGTTCGATGGAAACAATCTTAAGTCGATTAAAACCAAAGTGTGCTTCTACTAACCAACGGTCACCGGATGGGAAAATACGACACTGATGTCCAAGTCCTCGGGTGATGTCTACGATCAAACGAGCTAAACGTTCATCATTGAAATAACCATGTGTTTGACCCGGCTCTAAAATACCGCGTACCCAAGAGTACAATTCATCATTAGTACACTTGTGGTGGAAATCTGGATCGTAATGAGTACCCCCTACTCGTAACATCATCCCTTGGTTGTACCAGCTTGGAATGAGTTCTTGTGGGATAACATGATCGATCATAGGGATGTAATAATCGGTCTCTGTCAAGGTATCCATTAACTCGTGGGTTTCTTTTACTGACCACTCTTGACCATCGTAGACCTTCCATAAGTGTTCAGGGTTACACTTGGTTTTACGACCATCACGGAAAGTAATTTCTACGACGTCGGTAATACCTTGAGGATAAACACCGGTTACGGTAGTATAACCACCATCAGGTGTTTCAATCACTTTACCTACTCGCATGTCCCCCATGGTCTCCCAACCTCCGGGTACTTTAATCTTAGCAGACAGCGGTTGAGCTTTACCAGACCCTGCACGACCATCCAACAGCAATCCTTTAAGGTGATACGACGCTTTACGAGATGGGTACGTTTCTAAAAAGCGTAACTGTGGTTCTAATGGTTTGAGTTTAACGCGCTTTTGCATGGCTTTAAAATCAAACGTAGAAGGTTTAGGAACGATGGTATCACGGATCCATGTTTCTTGTTGAATTAATTCTAATAACTTGGTGAGGTCACGACGATTAGTACGTGTGGTTTTTAACTGTAGTAACTTAGTTATTAGGTGATTAAGTTCCAAAAGGAAAAAAGACTTAACTTCAAACTTACGAGAATTGATACGGCTCAGCATGTACTTCGAGATCGTCGTCGTACCGTAAAGTCGGATTAAATCTTGTTCTAAGTGTCGCCAAGACACCCCACTTATTACGGCTCGGTTTTCTTCTACTTCTATTGCCGGACCGAATAATCCACTAAACATATAGACCTCTTATTAAACATTAAAAAGTGAAAGGAAATTAAAATGACTAAGTCAGTAAAACCTAATCATGAACTTTGGAAAATCTTCGCTCATATCGCTGAAGGTCTAGGTAACATGACTTTCTTTATCCGTGGTGAAGACGAAGAAGGTAACCCGGGTCTTTATCATACCGGTGTTGCGTTGGAAGACATGCAAGTCACGATTACTCCTCACGAGTATCTCCCAATGACACGCATTCGTTTCGACCTTAATCTACCGGCTGACCTTACGGACTACCTGCAATCAGACGAAGCTAAGAACGATTACAACGCCGTTCAGCTTACCAACTACCTAACCACACGCGGTGATATCGAGTACGTGATCTACAACGAGATGATGGGCAGCATTCTGGAAGAGTTGAAAGGTTGCCGTCAAGCACTACTAGCACAAACCCAAGAAGCTCGTAATGGTGCCACTCAAATGGTGAACTATCTGGGCAACTTGGAAATGAACACCATGGATCCTAAAGTAGCGAAGAAAGCAAACCGCTACTACCCGTTGGTGATCAACCGTACTCCTAACGTTTTGGTTCACACCCCATCTGATGAGTGGATTGATGAACACTTTGGTGACATGACCTCAGGTGACATCACACGAGCGGAGTCTATCGTAACACGCAACGCTAAGCTCATCGGTAAACGTTTGGAGAACATCGCTCACCTCATTAACGATTGGGGTAAAACAACAGAAATTCCTAAAGACCACGATTTATGGTTCTCTCTTAACATCGAAGATCATAAAATCTCTCTCGGTCTAGATCGTCAACCTTACCGCTCGGCAGAATCGTTTATGATTGAGCGTTCACCGGTGGATTACGATGAATGGGATGATGCAGCAGACATCGCTATTATTGATTTAGTGAATTCTGAAATCGATGAAATGAACATCATTGTGGCGAATTTGCTAAACCACAACACAGGCTACGTGTCACTGAACAAAGATATCGAGCAGATGTACATTCGTGCGATTCACCATCCGATTGCTAAACATACAGTTCGTGTTTGGGAATTCGATGACGTGTGTCCAGCAGGTCGTAAGTTGATCGATGAAGAGATCTCTGAGATCATGCAATTGGTTGATGGTAAAGCGAAAGAACTCGAAGCGGATGTGAAACTGGATATTTCTAATATGTATCTTCATCAAGCTGCGGAAGGTCAAAACTTCATCCTCACTAAAGACCATCAAGTGGTGGCTGATCGTTGTCAGACTTATTCTGGTAGCTTCTTCGATTCACTTCAACAACATTTGTTTGATGTGGAAACTCCATTGTTCGGTCCTTATACACACGTTACTCCAGCGGACCTAGCTAACGAAAAATTCATTAGTGAAGAAGATCTACTAAACCCACCGACAGTACATTAATCGATTTTATGGGGTCGTAGACCTTACGACCTCCTAATCATAGGAGATAAAAATGTCAGCGGTTTTAGAAGAAATTCAATCAGCGGGTAAAGTGAGTCGTGGTGAAACAGTCTTGCTTCGTGGTAAATTTAAAGGCTTAGCGCAACCAACTTTGGTTAAAGTTCGCTTTAACGGTGAGTCGGTTGATGCAGATGTTTACACAGACCAACAAGGTTACTTCGTGACTGAATTCCCAGCTAACGTGACTAAGGTCGGCATGTACCCTATTACCGTAGAACTAAAAGAGTCTACGGAAGCGGGTACCGTAGTGACAGGCGAAACTGAAGTTCGCATCACTCGCTAACATGAAGTGGTAACTGGTATCCTACGGGGTACCAGTTACTTCTTTATTTTTTTTTGCTTTTAGTAAATTTTTACAAACCTATATTACTTATGTGTATGAGCGTCATACATAAATTTTTTATTCAACAGAAGGACAAACATCATGTCAGCACAAATTAAAAATATCATCACCGAAGGTCAACACTTTGCTAAAGGTGACTCCATCAATATTCTTTACACCGTCACCGGTGGTAAAGGATGCACCAACACGGTTTATGTGGATGACGAGGTCATCTCAACAAGCGAGATCGTCGACCAATGTACCGAGTACAACTTTAGCATCGACGTTACTGGTAACCCGACCGTCTTTATTTACGTCAATAAAGGTGAGGAGACGATTGCTAAGAAAAGTTTGGGCTTTAAAGAAGTCGAGCCAAACATTATTAAGTCACAACAAATACTGGACATGGGTACACACTTAGAACGAGGTAATCATGTCCTCTCTATTCTAAGTAAGCTTGCCTTTGATTCAAACATTGAGACACCACTTTATCGAGGTGAACAACGTAAAGTGTTTGAATTCACCACTCCTCGTTGGACCCATGTGGTGGAGATCGATCATGTCGGTAGTGAACCTATGATGACGATCGTGATGTTAGGACATAAGGGTGAAGTCAACCGCGTTAAATCTCCTCTGCGAGGTTGGGGTGTGGTTCCTCTTAATTTCTTGCGTCAGGTTTGCACTCATTCCGGTCAGACCTTACTCATTGATTATACATCCGAACATGGATTAAAATCCATTCTTCGTATGAGTAAAGATCCCGTGTATGGTGAGCAAGTCAAAGACGCCATCATTTCTACTTGCACTAGCGTCGTTTTTGAACCTATCTCTAATGATAAGAAAATGACAAAATTTGATGAAAGATTCTGTAACTTGTACCGTTAAGGAAAAGAAAATGGATAAGCATACTAAAGTATTTTTTGAACACTTGATTGGCTTTTGTGAAATGATGCAACACCATACTGGTCAAAACTCTGGGTTCATCGACCAAATGCGTAAGGTAGTGACGGACTCACGTCTTCCTGAAGAGTTCCAATGTGTGGGTGATGTAAACCGTGTCGGTTACATTAACCAAGGGTTCAACCAAGGTGGTGTATTAGAGTGGGGTGAGAAAACCCTTCCTAGAGATAAAGAAGGTTGGGGTACCTTGATTTTTGATCGCGGCTCGGAAGGTTGGTCGTTAGATCAAGAACACGTGATGTTAGATTTGGGCTGGTGTGTTGCTCGTCGTCCTTATGGTCACAATGGTTGGTCTTTCGCCTTACCTAAGGAAGAGGGTAGTTACACCATTGGGCAAAAATGGTTGGAACCTAACCCTAAACTACTAAACTACCTCAATCAACGCATAGCAGGTCTTCTAGGTATCCTGCCGGGGTTCTTTGAGGAAGACGCTAAGAACGAACATAACACTGCGGTTAAAGCGTTTAAGAACAGCCTAAACGGTATGTTAAAGACACTTAAAGATCGTGACCAACATCCGTTCATGATTCGAGGTAAAGTGGATGCTTGTTATGGTTGGTTTGATACGTTGTTCGATAGCGAACCTGAACACGCATCACCGCTCAATCGCGATGCGTACTTCCTAACGTTGTCTCGTGGTTGTTGGCGAGTGTATGTTTGCGTGAACCGTCCTATCAAAGTTTACCGTCGTGTGGGTTCAAAGTGGGAAGAGTTTAACTTTGAAGATATTCATGTATGTAAACGTAAGGTCATGGAAGATTTGATGTTGGTGCTGGACAACGGTATCGATCTTAAATCCACCGAAGTTCATCCTACAGTGACTGCACTGAAGGCAGTGAGCGGCATGCGTCCAGATTTTGGTCTGTTCCCTATTACGGATTTCACGGTCCGTGTTAGTGATCAAACCGGAACTTGTATTTCACGTGCTTATGAGATCTTCAGTAAAGGTGTCATGCCGTACCCTAGACTGTCGGAACTTAAAAAGGTCACTCGAGACTTAGGAACTCAATCTAACCTGAAAGGAAAGTCAGCTGCGAAACTATTCGAAGGTGCGGCACGGGTAAGTACTGAGCACGTGAAACTGTTTGCGGCTGATCACGGTCTGGAGTTTGAGATCAACGAACCTCATTTCGTGAGTGTCTATTTACCTACTGGTGAACAAGTCTACTTGGATTTCAGTGCTAATGTTAGTAATGTTCCAGTGTTGGTTAGAATCCTAGAAACACTAGGCGGTTACAAGCTGAATAACCTACACACATACGAAGGGGAATTAGCAGAGAAGCTCGTTAATTTGCGAGCTAACGAGGATGACCGTAACACTCGACTCATCCTTACTGACCTTACGGGAAGTGTAGACCACTTCCAAATCATGAACGTGCTGGAACGTTTATGTGATAAAGGCAACATCGTGGATAATCATCTTTATCACATTTTCTCCAACACTAATTACTAACCAACTTAGGGTGGCTTCGGTCACCCTCTTTATTTAACCTTTTTTAGAGATTTAATTATGAAAAACTTTCACGTAGATGTGGATTACACAGAACACGGTTTCAAAATACCTAACGCGGTAGATTTCTATGCAGACCGTTGTTGGTTCGGTAAACGTCTTTCTATCACAGTCCACGATATGCAGATGGATATGGAAGACGAAGAAAATGGTTGTGCGGGACCAGATACTGGTGTGACGATTTACGATGAGATCTTAGAATCAGAAATCGTCACGGCTAACATCCTCCCTCAACATCTCCGTAAGATGAAAGGTGATTACTATGTCAAAGCTCGTCTTTACAATCAAGACGATCAGTTAGTCGATGCAGAGTCCCCTATTCACATTATCCGTTCTACCGAATTGGACATAGCGGGTATTACGGAAGAACGTAAACTCAAATCGCTGCGTCGCTTGTCCACCATGATAGGACCATTAGATCTTCTTATGGGGTCAGGTAGTTACAAAGTCATGGAGACTTACATTGCAGGATGTTTCTTACAAATCGAATGCACGGGAGGAGTGTGTTCGGCGATACTTCGTGATGAATTAGATATGGTGGTCACTACGATCAGATCAGTAACGATGAATGACTTAATCGCTAAGATTATGATTTCTGAAGATTTTGGACGTGTGTTGGATTCCGGTAAGTTGTTTGAGCGTTTCATGGATCCGGTTAAGTTTACGAAAGATGAAACCATTGCCACGCGACTACGTTTGAAAGACGATTTCATTTTCCGTAATGTGGATAACGTGTACAACGGTAAGCCGGTCAAAATGAATCGTAAACCTCATCCGGTGGTGAGTGCCATCCGTGGTGTATCTCGACCTAAGGTAAAACCTACAGTCAATGTTAGTGTGGAAAAACCGCTCACTAAAGAACTCTTCACAACGTTCTACAAGAAGTTCTTAGATGAAAATCCGTGTGATATCCAAACCAAAACCGGTCGTGGTTTCTTGAGTTGTATGTTTGGTACTGAGTTCCGCAAGCTATTACGTTCTCTAAACAAACCTGAATCGATCACGGGAGAACGTTACGGTTTGTATTTCCAGTACGATGGTAAAACATGGACCGTGACACCTGACGAAAAGACTAAGGAGTTCCTCGGTTATGAGTTGTAATAAAGAGTTTTGTTTTATCGAACTGAAAGCATTCTTGGAAAAAGAAATCGCTTTGTTAAACGAACCATCTAAACATACCCGGGTACACGAGCTGTATGAAGAGTATTCGGTCCCATTTGGTAAAAGGCTACTAGCGTACCTAAAAACCACTAACATCGATTCTCGTTACTTACACGACGCTTACGGTTTAGACTTCCGTAAGAACGACGAAGGTGGATGGGAAGTGTTGTTAAATGAGATGGTGTGTGAGTTGCTTCATTTTAAAGACTCGGGAAGAGTTGTACTCGATTTGAAGCCAAAAGTATGATAAACTTTTATGGGATGATCAATTAATAGGTCGTCCCATTTTTTTATTTAAAGGAATTTATTTTTATGCAAGTAGATTTACAACCCGCAGAAGATTTGTTTTTGACTCTGCATCAAGCTATGGGTTTCTTAACCACTCCTACTAAGGAGTTAGAAGAACAAGCTAAAAATAGCAAACGTCATAAGTTCGAGTTAGTCCTAGTGGATTGCTTTAACCCTAGTGAATGTTGGTATCGTGAGTTTACCGTTGCTCTTACCGTAGCGTGGGATGCAACACGAGGTGAACGCCTTGCCTTCTTAACCGTTATCGACGAAGACCTAGGGAATCTAAGAAACATCGTTTCCATTGACCTCACGGACATCACCAAGCCGATCAGTGAACACTGGGAGTCACTCATTCGTTTAATCGCTGTTTCTCATCCAGAGACCTTGGGACGCATTGCCGTGGCCGGTTCACATATTGAACGATCTCGCACGATTCCATTAAAGGACCGTACCGCTGGACTTCACAAGTTTTGTGACTTCCAACGTAACCAATTTATTTCATTAGTAAAATCTTTCGCAGACTTAGAGGTGTCAGAAAATGAATGAGCGTTTATTCTCTTTACAAATCAGCAAACAAATTCACTCCGTAGGTGATACTATTAAAGTTTTCCCTTACCAACAACACTTAGCTAGTTTAACAGACCAGCACGAACTTAGTGCTGAAGTGCTGATCAACGGTATCACGTTATACACCAACTTACCATTGAACCAAATCTCTTACTCTCTGGTAGACCATGAAGAGAATCTGGTCGGTAAAGAGTACGAGCTCAACATCCGTATTAAGCGTGCTGAAGAAATCGTCATGGAGTCAGAAACCATGAAAGTGGAATGTGGTACCCGTCTGGCAACCGAAACCCATGATGCGATGGCTGTAGCAGCTGGGTGGGATTGGATAGGTAAACTTGCTCGTATACTTGCGATTATCCACGAGAATTATGTTGGTCGTGAACATCCAGAAGAACGCACTAAGTTGTTTGGTTGGTCGGTAGGTCCTTCTTACTATGAGTTGTACTGGGTGGAGAACGAAGAACGTTTTCCGACCATGGAACTTAACGTTTGCCCGACCAATGACTTGGACGATATCAAATCGTACGAAATCAAAACCGAAAGCACACTGGGTGCAGCTCGTGGGTTAGCTAAAGCCGTGGAAGAAAACGAATGGATGTTATCTCCTGCTTTCCGTGTCATGATGATTGAACAGCCTATTGGACGTGATCTCATGCACCATTATCAGTTCTTGTTGGCGTATGCTATTGGTGACGCTCCTGCGTTGTCTCTTCCTAATGGTTTACGACTCGTTAACCGTGCGGCGACAACACCCAGTCGCCGTTGAGTGAGGATATATGAAAATCATCCATCATAAAAGTGTCGTTGAACCCGACACCTACTTTACCTTTCAAGCCATCGACTTTCAAAGTAACCCTAAGTCTACCATTAACGTGGGGATAGCGAATGAGAGTCAAGCTCGACATCGTGCTTGTAGTGTTCATCGTTATCCTACGGCTAATGGTTCTTACACGTGTTTCTTAGACACTCGTGGTTTAAAGAAAGGGGATTACTCTTTACAAATCTGGCCGAGCAGTAGCATCCGTGAATCCCAATACATCGGATTTACTATCGGGGATGCCCCTGACACTTACCCGGGGTTAACGAAAGAGTTGAGTCATTTCTACGCTTATTTGTTGAAATGGTGTGCTAACTTAGAAGAACAGGAAACCACCCTAGTGACGAGTCATTTGAAGTTTACTCCGACCGTGGTGTCCGACGTAAACACATTACTCGTGTCTCCGTCGTTGTCACGTAACTTTGTAGAGTTATCGGTGGATAGCTTCAATGACGACTTTGAATCACTGCTACGGTTGTTGTCAGCTCACTACGGCGAGTTCCGTAATATGTTTGATAAACCTGACTTTAAAGAGTTGAGTTCACACTTAACCATACTGGGTAAAATCAACACTGATCCCCTACCCGCTATCGAACGCTTTGTTTCTATATTCCCTAACGTCGCTGTGCCGAAGGAGACAGCATGCTAATCAAGAAAATCAACAGTATCGCAGATTTACCTAAAGACATAGAAAACTATCGACGCGGCATGATCACTCGTCAAAACGATGGTGAGACTAACCGCATCCTTATCACTATGGTGTCGGGTAAGGAGAAGCCGTATTTCCATTTAGATAATAAAACGTGTGGTGATCCAGAAGAAGCGTTAGCGTTTTTACTGGCGATCAAGGGTGATTATTCTAGCGCGGAAGTCTACGGGACCTTTACACCAGAAGTAGTGGGTTTCTTACGTGAACATGGATTCTACGCCAACTTATTACCGTGTAATCTTTTCCACTCGTTTAAATCATTGAGAATCGTTCGTGTGAAAGATGTTGAAGACATCGAGTTCCAAGAGCACGTTAAAGTAGGTTCGGTCTTTAAGAAAGAAGATACGCTGACTTATCAATGCTCGACCGATAAACCGGAAGATGTTCCTGTTGTCATCCTAGTCAGCATCGGTAACATTGAAACGATTAACGAACTCACTAATGTGCTGTCGTTGATCAAGCTGCATGAGAAAACCGCTAACGTTTACATCGAGTGTGGTGATGGCTTTTCTAAATTAATGACTGAAAAAGGGATACGACACGTTGGCTACCGACATTAAAGAACCAGAACGCTGGAATGGTGTAGAAGTCTGGACCTACGATCCCGCTCGTCAAGATGACTACAGTGAGATCCGTAGTTTGGATACGTACTCTTTTGTTTACGTAGGGATGGAATACGACACTCACGCGGAATGTTCGTATTTGTACGCGCATGAAGATAATCGCGTCCCAGTAGTGATTATGGAGTATATGTCTAGAGACTGTTTGGTTTCTCATTTCCAGTGCTTAGAGAAAGCCAACAAGAAACGCATTTTGGTGTTCATCCCTAATAACCTTGATTTACTCAATATCTTGGATGAATTAGAGATACCTTATCAATCTGCATCCGGCGAATAAACATAATCCTATCCTCTCCTCCTTTCGGGGGAGAGGATAGTTATGTCTTTATTTTTTTATTGCAAAGCTCTTAAACGTTCTTCTAAGATCGCGATGTATTTACGATCTTCGATTTGTTCTTTTTCAAGCTCTTTAATACGGATAGCATCTGCGGCTGACTTTTTGATTTTCTCTTTACGAGTGTTCTCAAACACTTCGGCTTGTTCTCGACTCACGTACGCTTTAGTAGGTACGGTACCGACGTAAACCTCCGGTGTATCAATACCGGTGATCGCTTTCGTCTGGTCTTTCAAAAAGTTACGATAAGTGTTGAGTTGATCTTTAAGAGATGGTGGGACAGCACCGAGATCGATGATGTAACACAAATGCTCATACAACACACCATCCACTAATGGGAACGATTTGAAGTGTGTCGAAGGAATGTGTAAGGTCGGTAATCCCGGACCTACCAAAGTGACAATAACCCCTTGGCTGGCATCCACATCATCCATTAATGTTGCGGACTCGTCTGAACTTAATCCTACCGGAGCACCGACTAATTGGTGGGTGTTTACTTTAGCAATATTAAGTTCGTCAACCGTACGCAGTGCTTCTACTACGTAGACCAGCTTAGGATCACATATCTGGTCAAAGGGTTCTAAGGCGACAAAGGAACCTTCAGCACCCATTTCTGGAATGACGTTATTCATTAATTACTCCGTCTTGTACCATTTGCCAATACGTTGGGCATAAGTAGTTGACTTTATCAATACGTTTGGTAACATAAAGAATATCGTTACGCTCAAGACGTTTTACACCAGCTGGAGGAATGCCATCTGGTCGTACAATTTCAGCAGCAGATAACAAGGTTTCCATTTGACGGATAAAGTCAAAAGTTTCCGGCTCCATACGACCGTTATCGTAATCGAGCGTACTCATGATCTGGTAATCTGGGTACAGTTCACGGATTTTGATCTTACCACCGTAGTTCTTCGCTTTAGCAACAAAAGCGACTAAGGTGTTGTTGTACATGAACGGAACCGTCTGCAAAGATTTTATGAGATCTTGACTATTAATGGTCGGACAGTATTTAGTTGGAAGCGGTAACATGTCAGCGTAATCGCCGATAGGAGAATACGTGCTAGACGATTTCGTCTCGTTGATCATACCGACTGTATTCCAATAAGGGACACAAGTAAACTCTAGCGGGTTGAACAAATCCGGTAAATGAGGTTCCCAAACCACTTCATCGAAAACTGAGTTATTCAGAATTTCTTCTTTGATGGTTTCGTACAATTGCTCATCAACGTCAGAGGCATTTCCGTAAATAATGGCTGTGAAATAGATCGGGACCGTTTGATCGTTAGTCGTATCGATGAACTCGAACTTCACAGACTTACGTGCGGTGTACGGGTACTTTTGTCCTTCTGTCAGTTCATTAATGCGTTCTTGAATGACGTCGGGAGTTTCTTTTTCCAAACGTGCTTGGATTTCCAAGTGGTTGTGGTTAATGAGATAATCGATGTCTTCACGAGGAAGAGGTAGATCGATCAGGATTTCACGGAACGGGTATTCTGCTGCGAAGTAACCAGTAGCGTACCAAATACGGGCAGTGATTTTGTCTTCGGTGGTCACAAAAACCATCTCAACAAAGGACGGCATGTATAACGTACCGTTAGTCACCATTTCACCGACGCTAACAATTTCGACATCTTTCGTGAAAGTAGCGCGTAACTGCTGTAAACAGTCCTGTGCGTTTTGTGTTAAGTTGCCACGTTTAGCTTGATCCAATAACCATATAGTGATTTCGTTTTGACGATCAATGGTCGCCTGATCAATCGTTACTTCTGTGTCTTCTGTGTCACGGGAATAAAAGTTGATAAGGGTGGTCGTGCCCTCTTTACTAGTGTAATAGTTTGGATCTTTACTAAAAGTAAGTTCTGACCCCGTTGGTTCACCAATGGGAGACGTTACCAAGGGGTGGTGATCATGTAGTTCCGGAATGCTTCCGAACGATAAGAAGTTAACAAGCATAATAGTTTCCCACTTATAAAAACAATAAGGTGTGTTAGCGATGTTTATAGTTCTAAAAGAACTGGCGGACAGATTCATAGAATCCATAGTCCCAAAGGTTCAAGGAGAGACATACGAAGAAAAGATTCGAGTGGTATTAAGATGGACCATTTTCTATGCAACTATCGTGACGTGGTTAGTATTCGGGCTAGGCTTGCAGTACACACACGCTATGTTAAGCAAAAAAGAATGGGAAGAGACCAGTGAGGTTATACAACAAATCTTTGCGGTGGACGATAACCCGTTAAAGTCCTTCGTTACGATTAACCGTGGCCTTACGGCTCGCTTAGAGACTATTCAGGATGAGCACATCGCCGTATTAAAAGAGCGAGCACTCCTCATCAGAGATATCGAAAGGTTGACTCAAGACAACTTGGAACTGAAGCAGTTCATTGAAACGGCTCAGTGTGAAAAACAATCAGAATAATGGCTATAACTAAGGTTACTCCTTATGGGGGTAACCTTAGTATATTATTACCGGAAGTGTTATATATAGGTAATCAAAATAACTAGTGGTAAAACAATGGCGACTCTAAAAAGAAACATGGTAGTCTACATCGGGATGGGTGTAACTACTTTTAAAGCGACACGTGTCAAACCGGAACACAAAGAGTTTTATACCGCACTGCATGGCTATACTTACG